CTTGTGGATGACTCCGGGGTGGCTGTTAAGGTCCGTCGGGCAATGACAACTACGGCAGAAATTGCAGCATACAACATCGTGGAAGAGGTCCACTAAAGTAGTCACCTGACAACATAGATCCCCGCCCTACTTGGGCGGGGGTTTATGCTATATTACACCAGTCATGGCACCTAAAAACAATCGGGCTGGTCCGATAATTTCACCAAAGCCATATTTATCACCACTGGCTACTGTAAACGAGGCGTACAATACCAGAACCGTTAAGGTGATGATAACCCCCTTAAGAAAGGAGTAACCCCCCTTCTTTTTTTTTGCCGGTCCATACAGGTATTCCACTCTTTGTCGTTCTACTGGTACGGCACTTTGTTCTGGAAGCCGTTGTCGTTCGTGTTTGCGTCTCCGCAGTTCCTCACGTACCCGACGCTTCTTTCTACGGTACCTCCATTCAGATAACTCATAGTACGCAGTAATCAAGGTAACTGTTAGTGTAGCACAAATTAGTAAAATAGAACCTAGGTCTGATACACTCATACCTAGGACGTGTGGCTTTCCAGCAACGATCGACCACCAGTCCATTGGTATGTGTTCCACCACCGGAACCTCGTCTGTAACCAGTCCAGCAGCACCAATGCTACCAGCCAGCCCATTTTGCACATAAGCCATACCTTTCTCCTACTTTCCAGAATGGGCCCACAGTCCAATACAGATAGCATCGACAGCATGTTCATCTAATGCTGAAGCGTACTGTGGTAACCAAACCCCGGGCATTCCAAATAATGCCTGGCGCATGTGGTCCTTGTCAGAGCTGTTTCCTTTAACACCCATTGCAACTTTAGCCGCAGAGGGAGTAACCTTCTTATACGGGACTGTAGGGTCCCAACTCATTGTCTCTCGTATGAAGGAGATCGACAACTCGTTCAGGGCTTTGAACGCCTGTGGGAAGCGTTCCATGTAGGAGGTCTCTACTGCAACCACCGTGGGTTCCCACGTTAACAGCAAGTTACGGAACGATAGGCTATATCCCATGACCGCAACTTCCCGTTCCTCGTATTGTTCTGACAAGAACGGTTTATTTCTAACTAAGTCTTTACGATGAACTGTAAAGGCCATTGGTACGTGTATCTCTCCCGTACTTAGATCCTTTTCTACGATAGCAAAACCAGTGTGAGTGGTTCCGGGATCTACAGATAAGACCCGTTCCCGGTCAGGGTATGGGATGTGCATTATTTATCGCTCCACTGTTATGTCCTAAGACCTCAAAGGAACGTCAGTGGCTTCAGAGTAAGTTTGTCTGAAACCACGTGACGTGATTTCCAGAACGACCATAACAGGAACATGTGCGGCAATTTGTGCCCCGACTGCTTCTTCGTAGGTAATGTTAATCCCACCTAATGTGGAATCTACCTGCGTTGGAACAGCTTGCACTACCGCCATCTCTGATATGACTGCCAATCCTGGATCGCCGTATATCGTCAAACACGCCTCCATCATCTCTGCCACGTCAGAAGCAGTGATCACGAACTCACTGTTTGTCGCTACCGAGGCCAAAGTTTGTCCAACAACAATTGCATTTGCATCTGTAGCAATAGCGGTTGGGTGTAACTGACTGCTTGTTGCAGTATATTCTTCACTGGTCGACACCCCATCAATGGTAGTCACAATCTCAACAATTGGTAACGCAGTGTCAAACGGAATTCGCTTTAGGTAGTATGCAAAATAATCTACACCCGAAACGGTTATCAATGTCCGCATCCCATACCCTGTTCGTTCAGCGACGGTTAAGTCATTTGAAACCGGACGGATAATAAAGGGAATGTGTTCATATAGCGCCGCATCGGTTGGGGAATGTACTGCTGTACCAATCGCGGTCTTGTTATCCGTAGTTTGTCTCCACAGGTGTGCCCCTCGACCAGCAGCCACGTAATGGTTTTGTGGGTACGTGCCATTAGGGTATGTCGCATCGGGCTGCACTGAGAACAGTTCGTTTAAGGTTGAGTATGCCATAGGGGTGTAGACTTGTTGCTTCTTTTGACATTGCTCAAGCATCGAACTGTAAATGGTCTTTGTTGTTTCGAACATGGTTCTTCCTTTATAGTAAAATGGTTTCGGTCCGCCCACCTACGGCCGACCCGCTGTGCAGTACGCTGATGCCAGTCTGGTATATGCTGGACGTTGGCCTGGACATGGCCATAGGGACTAATTCGTTTGAACCGTATGTTTCCACCGCAATGGATGTAATGACCGTACCTCGATCTACATTGCTGAACAGTTCTTGAGAGACTGCCCTTCCCATTGCCCCGGTCAACACAACTGCTTCTCCGTCTGCCTCGGTAGAGACTCCTGCCGGATATGTCCCAATGTCGCTATTTCTTGGACCCGCTCTTTTCTTCTTACCCTTTACATACATGCACCCATAGCTGGTTAGTGTACGGAGGATGTCAGTCATTGCATTGAACCGGGCATCGGTGTTACCAGATAGGTACGACGAACCGGTTATCGCTTCGAGTACGGTTCCTACCAAATCACCAGGGTCGCTACTTTCAATGCCCGTTAGGTTCAGGCTTTTAGCCCACGTGCCATAGGACATGTCCTCCGGACCAAGTGCAACGGACATAGTGGTAAACAACGACTGCATCACCTTCTTTGTTTCTCCACGGAACCGTGCTGTTACGGTACCTACCATGTAGGTGTACATTTTGTAGTACGCGATAGAACAGGCATTGGCATAGGTTGCGAGTTCCCCAGTCGTACGAATGGGTACCATTTTAGGTAACAGCGAGTACAGGTAGTCCACCGCACCTGTGTCCCGGTATTTCTTAGACACACTGGCGTACAGTAGATTGATTGGTACCGGCTCCACTGGGGTTACCCCATATATCTGGACACGCGGTATCAAATCGTCAGGGCTTCCACCGTCTGCCAGGTTCAACGCATACATGAGTAAAACCGCAGCGTCTTTAGATGACAGAGTCACGTCTACCTGACCCGGTTGCCGTAAGGTCATTATGGTTGGGAAGTAATCCACGGATGCCGCGTAAAACCAAGTCTGCAAAGTAAGGAAATCCACATTAGCGATGTCCTCGTTAGGAGCGTACTCTTGCTTCAGCTCAACAAGCCCAGTTGGAACCGCATCTACGGTCGTTGCCGAAATGGTTCTCCGCATCGTGGCGGTATCCTCATCTCGTTCCAAGTCATTCCACAGGGCCAGTCCTGTCATGTCCCCGTATACGTGCTCTGTGTCCTCTCTGTGGTCTTTACGTATCTCAGTCCTTGCGTTAGCATATCCTGTAGGTATAAAGGCCGGAGAACACACCCTGTCCCTTATAAGGTGTTCTTCGGTCTGGGTTATCTCATATCGGAACGCCTTAATCCTAGCCGGTTCGGTTATGTTCTTTTGCAAAAGCAACATGGTACTGTCTTTACCCACGTTGTGTTTGATGTATCGGATGTTCCTATACAGGAACAGTGCTTGCTTATGGGTAAGGTGTTCCCGATACCGAGAAAGTCCCATGTTACTGGACAGGTAGTTCCACAGGTGAAAAGACCCCACCGAGGAGGTATGACAGTTCCTAAGTCTTATTGAGATTACTTCAAGTGCAAGGGTTTGGTACATGACCGCCAAGTAAGAAGCCGCATATAAGGGGTGGGATACAGAGTATGCCGATACCACCCAGCGTTGTAGGAAGGAGTACAACCATTCCTGCAATCCGGAAATTAAGTTATCTTCTCCCTCGCCAACCAGCGTTTTATCATACGTCATGATCGTGTGGTCAGGTGAAGATATTGCCGTCTCCATCTCTACAGGATAAAAAATCCTGGGGATTAAGTTTACCTGGTCAGGATACCGCTTGAGGAGTTCTTTGTGATATATCCCACGTGGACCGTATTCTGATCGTGTGATTGGATGATCTTTAAGTACCTCAGGTGACAAGGTTATTTCAAGGTGACTGTCCGAGGAAACAACCTTGATCTCACTGTCGGATTCATGGTACAGTCCAGCCAGGTTAAGGTAGGTCTTCCATGTCCGTGGGTCGTCTAGGACCAGGTATCCCATGTAAGTTAAGTATTCATTTACCTGCTCAATACTGTGATGGGACTTGATCACCATTCCTCGAATGAGCGTAATTGACTCTTTTAAGTAAAGTCTATATTCCGCGTTCATAGTGTATTACTCGTTCTAAGGTAACGGTGCAGGTCGCACCACTCATACAATTTATAGGGGTCTGTAACAACCATGGCTAAGGGTAAGGATAAAGATAAAATGCCTCCAACGACGAAACCAGCGGCGGTGGCAGCTAAAGCAACAATTGACGCAAGGGTGTACTTGCCTACCACTAAGAAAAGAAACGCCGGTAAAACACAGAACCTCGATGGGGTTGTACAGGCCCTGTTGAAAAATGTGACCGACTCCATGGATGACAATTCGGCACACATGCGGTTGCTTCCTGACATAAAGCTCGTCATGCGGGTACTCGTGGCATCCATCCTTTCACCTAAGGACTTGCTCGAACCCACTTTAAACTTCACCGCCAAATCCCCAGACACCTCTAAAGAGTTACCGGCTGGGTTACTAAACGAGATATCGGAGTACTTCACAACCGATGAGGGGTATAACCTTCTTCCAAAATTGCAGAACATGTTAGAAGAAGCGTTGTTTAAGGTTGGGTCGTTCACCTTACTTACATTGCCGGAGTCAACCATAGTAGACCTTGTTCAGGAAACAAAGGCATATACTGCCGCACGTAACAATCTGGGCCTAGAGTCATACGGTGCAACTACCCCGGTGATATGGGGTAACCAACCGGGTACAACAAAGATGTCAAACCTGGGTACCCTTTACAGCGACAAAGGATCGCGTTTCCGGTTACCCGAACTCATCAAACGAGATAGGTCAAACAGTACCGCTAAGTCGTATGGCATGGAGAGTTTCTCGGCACCGGGAATACCCATGCGTAAGGTCGGAAACAGTGGTCCTGGTGAGAACGATGAGTCCACTCCTCTCGTTAAGATTGTACCTGCTGATTGTGTCTTACCTATTGTCGGGGACGGGGAACCACGTGGGTACATGTTGTTAACCTCTAGGTCCGGTAGTTTCGTGTCCAGAACAAAGAGTGATTCGGCTATCACTGCAATGCGGAAAGAATTACTTAAGCAAGCAGCGTCCTCTGCACTGGGTAACTTAATGCGTGCAACCGGCATGGAGACAAAGCAAACCGAAGTACTGGAACGCCCTGAAGAATTGCTGGCGGCGTACTCTGAAAGTATTGATGCTGAGATTCTAGAACAGTTAGAGACAGGGGGCGGTGAGGCAGGAGAACTTTCTGTGTCCGCATCCAATGAGGTATACGCCCTCATGCTTACCAGGGCACTGGCCGGAATTCCAACGGTGTTGATGTTTGTACCCCCCGAACTGGTTACTTACTACGCCTTCGATAAAAACAAGTTGGGTATCGGGGTTTCCATTCTGGAGGAGACCAAAGATTATGGCCTGTTACGTGCTACGCTTATGATCTCCATGGTAATGTCAAGCATAAAGAACGGGGTGGGCCACAGTAAGCTCTCCATTGAACTGGATGATGATGATCCAGATGCACCCACTACCATTGACCAGGTCATGCAGAACCACGCGGGTTACCAGGTGAATCTATTTCACGATTCATTTCGGTCCTTCCCGGAAATCGCAGAAAGTCTACAGCGGGCAGGAGTCGAGTTAGAAGTTACCGGTGGTGATACTTTCCCAGGAACAAAAAGTTCATTGGAAGACGCGTCCCGGGATCACCAGACTCCTGACACGGATCTACTAGATACACTCCGAAGATGGGAGTATTCTGGTTGGGGGGTTCAACCCGAGATGATTGACAGCACCCTTGAAGGGGAGTTAGCCACCTCTGTAGTATCTCGGTCAACCATGTTTGCTAAGACGGTGATTGGGTATGCTTCAATATCTGGTTCACACCTATCACACTTTGTGAGGTACTACATCTTCTCTTCTGGTAAGTTAATCAAGAAGATAAAAGAAGAATACCCGGATGAAGAAGATCGTCGGAAATTCATTAACAGTATCGAGGTAAAGCACCCAATGCCAGATCTGGTTAAGATCAAAGCACAGTCTGATGCGCTTGAGGAATACACCAACCTTGTAGAGTCGGTTACCAGGTCTGCGGTATCCGAAGACATGTTATCGGAGTTAATGGACGGTGACATTGATGCCAGTGTAATGGAGAGTATCCGGAATTCATTCTCTTCCGCCATTATTCGAGATTGGATAAAGGACCAGAATATCCTCCCAGAGGTACATGAGCTCTTTTCCTCCGAAGGTGGTGAGGTCTTAACAGATCGTATCACTGGACACAATGAGACCCTAATGAAGATCATGGGTAAGGTCATTACCAAGCTGTCCAAGACCGAACGTAAAGTCGGAGATAAGATCGACAAGGCACGCAATCCTCCTGAGCCAGAAGAAGAACCCACACCAGAACAACCTAGTACAGAAGAACCCACACCAGAACAACCTAGTACAGAAGAACCCACATCAGAACAACCTGGTCCAGAAGAACCTGGTCCAGAAGAACCTGGTCTAGTAGGAGAGTTGTAGGATGAAGTACATCCACTTGGTTATACCGGGAAATGAACAAGTTGTACCATATTGTGATATTTTATGTGCTGAAAAGGACCTTGTCGTAGGTCACTTTCCACTGGCAGGAGGAACCCCGGGTGAGGCGATCGTTGTCAAAACCACGAGGGTTCCATCCTGTCGGTACATTGATGTCCGTGTTCCAGAAAAGTGCGGGTGGTCCCAACTCGGCAGGGTTCGCATACACGGGACAGGTGACATCGCGTGGGTAGATGTATTTACCCTTCTGGGAGAGAGACGTATAGTGGTATCACAACATGCACCTGGCGAGACAGAAGTCTATTCAGTGTATGACCACGATGGTAACGGGTGGTGGGTTAAGTCGTTGTCTCTGACAGAGTTATTTGTTCTGTCTGTGTCACTGGTACCGCCCGAGTAATCGGTGTGTCTTGGCGAGATAGGTATCCATTCGGATACCACTTACCAGGAAGGATCGCATGACTAAATATGAAATGATAGAAGCGGGTCTAACGGGTACGGTAGTTTCGGTACTTCTGTACATGATAACCCAAACCTGGTTGGATATGTATGATCCACCGGTAATGATCCGGGCGGTGGATACCATTGTACTCGGACTTAGAGGATGAATAAATGCTTAAGTGTGACACCATTATAGTTGGGGCTGGGATCGTCACGGGAGTAATTAGTCTCTTATTGGCAGCCAGCGTTATCTACGGCGGCAGCCTGACCTCTCAGCTAGAGGAAACAAAAATGCTACTTAGGGAGAGTCAAACGGTAGCCGCTCTATGTAACCGCAAGTAGTCACCATGTGGACCTATGACAAAGTGGTAGACGTGGTTTCTTTATTCTCTGTAACCGCCATATTGGTGACGTACATAGCGAAGACAGTATATCTGTATTGGTTATTTATGTCATACATGGGCGACTAACCCCCGGTGTACCCGGGACTCGGCGAGGCGTGTTGAAGACATTACGTTCGACATAGGTCGGACAAACGTTAACACGGTGGTTATCATGAACAATGATATCTTTTACGATGAAGTCGCCAACGCCCCTTATGTAGAGTCCGGTGATAAGTCAACGGTCCTTTTGGGACTGCCTACCGATTCGGGCGGAATCGGAAAAGTCGAGGTTTACCAGGGAACAGGACCTGGAAAGCGAGTGAAGGTATGCGAGCTTACCATGGAAATAGGGGATCGTGGGTACGGGTTCGGTGGGGCCTTAGGACTATCTCGAAACGGAAATGTACTTGCAGTGGGTTCATCTCCACCAGACGAGGTGTTTGGAACATGTGGGACTGTGTTCTTATACCTTAAAACTGGGAAGCAGGAGTGGACAAGGGTAACCTCACTCGCTATAACTGGAACAGGACTGGAAAAAGATTACCAGTTGTTCACAGAAGACATTGTCATTTCAAAAGGGGGGCTTACCTTAGTTATCGGTGGTGGTACATCACACTACGGGGGCTTGGTTACCTTTAACCTGGACGTTAAGAATGCAGTGTGGTTATCCACGGGTGCGTTTATAGACAAGGATTCAGGGGAAACCCAATCTGACGCTGCTGTCTCTACACTGGGGCGACTACGTGGTTTGTGGAGTAAGACATGAACAGCCTTGCTTCCGGGGCGGTTGTTTCTTACCTCTCTGGGAGGCCAGTACCTGGGTTCCCAGTCAGCGTGTCTAAGGACGGAAACATTGCAGTGGTGGGTATGCCATATTACGGCGGAGGGACAGGTAGGGTGTTTGTCCACAGGTACGTTGACAAACACTGGACTGAAATAGCTACCCTATCTACAGACGACCCAGATGTTGGGTTTTACGGAAAGGGGGTTGGTTTGTCTGATAACGGGACTACCCTAGCCGTACTATCTGCTTCCCAGCTTCCTTCTGGTCGGCACCTTGCCACCGCATTGGAGTGTTTTAAGTTGGGACCGGGTGGTAGACTCACGCCTATTTACACGGCACTTCTGTTCTCTAGTACACCCTGGGAATATTCCAGAGTGTCCGTATCGGATGATTCCATGGTTTGTATTTTAATGGATAAGTTCGGTGCGATGCGCGCCGTAAAACGGGTGGTCAATAGTGTGGGATATGCTTATGATCTGGACCCACCAGAACATACTGCACTTGCGGTTACTGCCCCTGTGAAGAAAGAGCCACGCTACTGGGGAGGTACACTCAGCAGCATTGAGTTCGTCTCCACGGGTTTTGTACTGGGACTTGGCTTTTGGGCAATGGAATGGCTCTTAGTTAAACTGTCGCCATAAAGGAAGACGACATGGAAACTCAAACCACTCCTGGGTTTTTTAAACCCCTTGACATTGAGGCGTTACCGTACCAACAATCCGGAAATGGCGAGTATGTTGTTGTCGGAACTACGGGAAGGTACGCTTCAGGTAAAGAAGTGGGGGTCTATAGGGTTACACACGGCAAGTTGTCACATGTAAAAGACCTTGTAACACGACAAGGAGATATGGGAACGAGTTATGGCGTGGTAGTGGCTATCTCCGAGGAAGGCAACTATGTTGCTGTAGGTACTCAAGTAAAGAGTGCTGTCCGAGTGGATATCTACGTTGGCGAGGGTTTGTGGGAACACGCATCTACGGTGTACATCACCAGTGCGGACTATCGCAAAACAAAACTAAAGGTAACCTCTACCGGGGGTGTCGTGTATTCTTACGATGGCAACCCACACCTTACGTGTGGACCTCGTCGTGTGAACATGCGAAACTTGCTCGGGGTTGCATACCTCATGGGCTGCATTGGTGCAGTCCTTCATCAATTAGTTCTAACAGCCTTTCCATAGGAGACATCATGGCAAAGTCCGAAGTCAAGAAGAACATCCCCGTTACAAAAACAAAGCCGAAGAAGACCCCACTCGGTTCCATGGTCGCTGGGTTAGTCCGAGAAGGGTTAAGTAAGTACCTGAAGACGGGTGGTGTGATTGCGATCCTGGTCGTGTCCGCACTGTATCTAACCGCATCTACCGTTTGTGACCTCAACCCTGAAATCACAGCGTGTGTTTACGTGAGTGATTCTATTCCAGCACCTACACTGGAACCATAGTAAGTGAGCCGCTGACTTATAGTCAGTGGTTTTTTATGCCGCATGCTGGTATTATGAACCCACTTAGGAGAAACACGCATGACGACGACCGTGTGGCCAAGATTGCAGTTGCTGCAACACTGGAAGGTATCGAACTGGCACGACTGGTAAATACCCATGCTAGTTAACAGAGAACCACACTGGCAGCACTTAGAGATATTCTTTTCACATAGACGTAATGTCTAACACACTGGTAAACAGAGGAAGTAAAATGGGCGACAACGACGAAGTAACAATCGAACACCCTCGGGACGAAGGCATGTATGTGTTCACCTACTCTACTGCGGAGCATGGCGTAACTTCACTACGGGTTATGGATAAGAAGTTTAAAGTACCACCGAAGTCAGCCACAATGATAGTAAGGGAGAAAACGAATTACTTCCACATCATCCGACAGGACGGTGAGGGGTTCTTGGTGGAGCAGGGTGTACCCACTCGCCTGTATCCTTGGGCAGGCGATATACTGGTCGATTACAATGGGGACGGAGGTGTACTGACTCTGGACGATGTTGGTTTGTCTACCTTCCGATTACCCAACGGGATCAAATACCCAGTTTATGACACTTGTGTGGAGGAAGCCGTTGCAGTTAGACGGTACGGTACCATCCTGTGTATTGTTGGTAGTACAGGTCAGGTGGCTTTCATTGACATGCTGGACTTTAGGGTGTTGTCGGTAGTTCAGATGGAAACACCTCTAGAGTACAGATGTGTCTTCTTAGCCAAAGAAGACATGTTCGGCCGTATTTCGGTAACACAGATGTCTAAGCCAATGCCAGGAAGTAGTTTGTCAATGAACTACAACTTTACATCGTTTCACTTAATCCCTGGTTGGTGGAGTGGAAAGAAGGTAAGTCGGTATCTGATGTCTAAGTTTGTTTCAGCCGTGTACCGTGTACGCGGGTTCTTCAGATAGCATGAACAGGAGGCCCTTAACGGGGCCTCCTTTTTTCTTTGCCGTTTCAGCCATTATTAAGAACCATATTACCCTAATGATAACACGCCCGTGTTATTTAAATTTTTGGAGATTTAAATTATGTCTGATGTTAAATTGTATTTGGTTCGGGGTCTACCTGGTTCAGGTAAGACCACACATGCCCATAATAGAATCGCTGCCTTCAATGGGTCTGCGGTACTGGTCGAAGCCGACCAGTTCTTCATGAAAGGAGGACTGTACGTCTTCGACCCAAAAAGACTTAAGGAAGCACATGCGTGGTGCCTCTCCGAGGCACATCGCCACCTCCTACTTGGGAGTGACGTGTACGTGGCAAACACGTTCATCCAAACGTGGGAGATGGCACCCTATGTTAAACTGGGATTTCCGACCACGGTACTCTCCTGCAAGGGTGAGTTCACCTCGGTACACGATGTACCTCAACATGCGATCGACCGCATGAAGGAACGATGGGACTCTGACGAGGCGATTGCCAAAGCGTTAAGGCCAGTCATGGAAATGACAAAGGCCCTTCGTGCGATTGAGGTATAGTACACCGTGACCATGAGCAATTGTGCCCATGGCGCATTGATATATTACTGCTCTTACTGAGCAAAGGATTTAAACATGCATACATTCACAAGCTGGACAGCAGAAACCGTGCTATCGGATAACTTCTGGGAAGAGCTGAATGCCACCGCCCCTAGTCTGTTCGGGGAGGTTAAGGCCGCCTTTAGCGGGAACTACTTCCACCTTCTTCCCGAGTTGGCAGCCGATGTAATGGTGGCTTACAGCTCGCCGTGTACGATCCCATCTGCTTCCCCAGCACCAGCTGGGACTAAGGTCCCCCTCGCCTCCACCATCGGGCGTGCGGGAGGAAGCATCGTAGGCCGAGTTCGTTTAGCAAAGTATCAGTATCCTCCACAGGTCATCGAGATCATCCTCACCGGTGGTGGCAGTCTGAGAATCCAGGAGGCCCTGAAGGCGAATGGAGACACTTCCCTGACACACATACGTCAAGTCCTCACAGGCAAGTGGTCCAAATACCCCGTACAGTACCTAGCCAAATTGCACGTTAAGTCCAAACCGACAGTATCCCCAGAGGACAAACGGGCCATGCTGGAGGCCATGGGTGGTGATCTCGGGACAATGGGGGCATTGCCTTTACGGGAGGCGGCGGAGTACTTCGCCGCAAAAACAATGGGGCCTGTGATGGCCCAGCTGATGAACACTATGTTCGAAGGAGACGACTTCGTGCCGTCACCCAAACTGCTAGAGAAGGCAAATGAATTCTCATTAGCAGTATGTGTAGACAAACTGCTAATTAGTGAATGGGTATCCTTTTATGAGGAGAACAAGACATACGTCGAGGTGGCAGGTGGTGCGGCAGTACCACTTATTACAGAAGTACCAGAGGAAAACGATGGGGGTACGACAGTACCTCCAGCCGAAGGAACCCCGACGGAAAAGAATGCGAAACTTGACGATGAACTAATTGAAGCATTGCGGGACAGTATGTCCGGTAGGAAGTAACAGGATAAAGGGGCCCTTCGGGGCCTCTTTATTTTTTGCCGTTTCAGCCATTATTAAGAACCACATTACCTTAATGATAACACACCCGTGTTATTTATTCTAAATGGAGATTTACCATGGTTAAATCCAGCAATGGCACAACCACCACCCCATTTACTTTAACGGTTTGGAAGGCATTATTCCAAACACCCGTGAAAGGGTAGTTAATAGCATCGGCGTCCTCGTTGTGAAAGACAATGACGTTTACGAGTTGGTCGGGGTAGCGAGGGGTGGATCCGAAGAGCAGTACCTTCTGGATCGCCGCCGTTTGCAAACCCTCTTAAGACTTTAACTGCCCCGTGAATAAACCATGGGGTTATTGGAGTATATGACGATGGGGACCAAGAAGTTACCGTTAGCGGTACTTGGCGAAATCCTATCCCCTACATCAAAGTCACATGACCTGCACCTATCGGAGGACAGGTCTACTTTTCTGTCGGTAGTTACCCTAGAGGGGTCTAACGTTAGAAAGGTAAGGACATTCCATGATGATGGGTATGGGTATCGTGAACAAGGTACGATCGGGGTAGCTGATCCAGAGAGCTACAGAGGGGCAAGCTTCGCAACACACTGTGCAATGACAACGGGTGGTGCATATGCCCTAGTCGGGTCTAGGATAAGTTCTGGACTGGTCCAGGTTCCGTCTCTCATCCTCTTTTGTAGGGATAGGGGTCGTTGGACAAAAACGTTTGAAGCCATATTGCCACATGAGAAACCCGTTGAATCCAGCATGTATTCGCTAGGTGTTATGTCTGGCGGTACACACGTTTGGATGACGGTTAAATTCCGTGGGGATAATCACCTCACAAAACATGTGTACATTTACACCGATGAATACGGATGGCACAAGTCCTCCGTATCAAAGGTACTACAGGAGAAGAAGTATGTTTGATTTAGAAAAAATGCAACGCACATTACCCGGTATTGCCAGTGACGTTTTAGGGGGGCAGCCGGATGGGATTGCTAACTCCGTAATCCTGGATGACACGCTAGGTTATGGCCTTCCAATCGCGTACCTACAGGGTGAGTACGCTGAGGTATATTTCTACCACGAAGATTGTAACACGATTTCCTTCCTTAGAACCATCCCACTTAAAATGGTACCCAACCCAGTGGATCTTGACATTGTTGATGACATGCTGATCGTCGTTGGTGAAAGCCTGGTCTTTATCTTGGACCTTGTTACTGGCGGGGTTATCCGAGAACTCACCATGGGTCGAGCCCTCTTCGGTTGCATTAGCGAGGAGAACGCCGCTAACATTGCATTGACCACCACATCAGAGGGGGATGGCAGCGTGAACGGTGGTAGTGCCAACTATGACACCTTGGACATCATTGATGCGGGTACAGGGGAGTTGGTTTACTCTCCCTACTTACCAGAGGGTATGTCGACCTTGGGCGTGACACAGGTAAGTGGTGGCGGATTTGCGGTGGAGATGTCACCGGACGATATGTGTTCCAGTCGTATCGTAGTACCCGTTTACCAGAACAAACAGGGTGTTTGGAAAACACTACCCATGGGTATTCCAAAGTACGGGGTGGTTGGTAGTGAGCCACTGTTTAAGTCCGCCAGTATGGAGATTTTAGAGGCTTCCAGTCTTGCAGATACAGACTGTTACGCATACTGCCTCACCGACGACGCCAACGTCACTTGGATCTGGTTCTGTACTGAAGGTGGAAATGCGATGCCTCCCACTGCTGTCAGACGTGGAGAAAAGTGGCCTGTATGGCTCACGCACGCGCTCGGTTACGATGAGTCTGGCAAGTAACACAGTACGTACGCGTACGGTGGTATTTACCACAATCGCTCTACTCCTGGTGTGGGTAGGGCTTCCTTGGGTACTAACAGAATAGGACGGTTATGAAAGGGTTACTTGTAAACCAGGTGTGGCAGTGGGCACATGTTGGGGTGGTGGTGGTGTATTTAGTCATCACGGCCATTTGGAAGTTAGTATGAACACGATACTCTCTGGATTCCCGAAGGGTCTACGCTGTATCGGGCTTTCCGAAGAAAGAGTCTACTTAGACTACCTGCCGTCACGGGGGGTGTCATTGCAGGTAGACGAAGTTCGGATGCACCTTCGGGTCTCTGAAGAAGATGCAACAACCTACGTTGCTACACGAAGTAACATGGGAGAAGTGGACTTGACAGTCCGAATCAGTACAACGGGTATTCGTTCTAGAGAGAGGTTCATCACTTCTATGGATATCCAATCATTTTTGAACCACGTCGAAGGAACTTTTACCTTCGCACTAAACCGTATACCAAGAGGATAACATGACACATAACGAAAGCAACATCACGAACGTAACCCCAGAAATGGTAGAAGAACTGGAAAACGAAGGGATTGGGAGCCTGTGTGAAAGTAACGAACCGCACTATCCGCCACTGAATGTCAGTGAACACAGTCCTGCCCTTCAACAACACCTCGAGGCACTGGAGGACCGTACTTACTTCGGCGGTTTGGATGCTGCGCCATGGCAGGTAGAGGACTTCATTACCGAAGACGAATGGTTGTACAACGAAGATCCCACCGATGCGACACAGGGGTTGTCACTGTATGGTCGTCCCGATTATGGTATCGCCGCTGGCTCACAGGGGCAGGTACTTAGACTGACCTTCGTACATGATGGCAAGGAAATTGGTACCGTTGAAAACGGCATCATGTCACAGGACCGTAATGGGAAGATCCTTGTGGATACCCGTAAGGGTCTGGTAATGTTGATTCGTCGTTCATTTGGCTCCCCAATCTGGGGCGGACAGACTACTACCGGACTGCATACTCGGCAGACAGTAACCCTGTACCAGTACAATGTGACCTATCAGGATGAGCCCGGCTGTGTAGATACCCTCGGGTCGTACACCTTTGACATGGGGGAAGACATGCGGTACAACGGCCTTTCTGTACTTGGTCTGGAACGCATTGCGGATTACATGGACGTCTGGGATTCTGCTCACCACACAGTGGGGCATACCTTGTCAGACGCTGGTAAAGCCGAGTTGGCTATGATAGTCCAGAACCAGATCAGTGAGATCATTGCTCCCTTCCAGGTGGTTATCTCCCCTATTGTTCCAGGCAGAGAACGCACTTGGCACACTGTCCCAGTAGCGATTAAGGGTTTAGAACCTGACTTTGCCAGTAAACGCATTGGGCTTACACAGTCAAAGCACCGGGCGAAGTAACCCGTGTTCATCAACCTATCAGAGTTAGAGCTTGCTTCTGAAAACGTAGAAGCTACGGTATATACTCTGACCTCACCCGGTGGTAAAGACGCGCGGTTGTGTATAACCTATATCAAGATGGGAGACACCGCATTGGAACCGGTAACCGTGCACGGGGTGGATGCGTTCGCCGCAGAAGAAACAAAGGAAAGAAAAGAAGCCCTGTATGCCATCGCAACAACCGGCGTACAGGAAACAACCGGATTCACAGTCAATATAACGGACTGGCTGGATGTTTTAAAGTCCTAGGTACCTAGGCAACCTCACCGGTTGGTTTAACCGGTAACTTAAAGGAGTAACACAATGTTTGACCGATGTAAGAGTGCGACAACCGTACCAGAAACTGGCGCATTTGCGGATTACCTACTGTACACCCTGTTTGCTGTACTGTCAATGGTGTTAAGCGGGTGGTGTGCACTAGTACGTGCCTGTATCTACAAGAAGACAGTCCTGGCTGTATTGGGGGTTGTCGTACTGCCTCTCGTGGTAGGCGTCATGGTACAACCACTCTATGTTTTCCTATTCGGGAAATAATCCAACATGACTGCCCTTTGGGCGGTCATTTTTTATTGTACTCAGGAGTAATGAACATGAAGAAACATCAGACTTACATTGGAACAAGTGTAGAAATCCTTGATCCAACAACAGCGCCTGACGGGGAAGTAACCACTACCGTTCTTTTTAATATACCGGGTACGCCTGGTTCCACGGTGGCCAGGGAAGTAACAAACCTAGATACACCCCTAGACGGAATGTGTCTGGCCCATGGCGGTACGGCAGTGGTACACGGTGACCACTCCCTGTCAGTCATACATGTAGAGGGCAGTACCCAAACCTACGAGTTTACCCGAAAGATCACTGGGGTTGTTACGGATGGGGCTGGAACCTGGATGTGTACCCTAGAAGCGGACAACGGGTTCATTGGCCTAGTGGACGTATCCCCTATTGTCCCGGGTACGGTAAAGTTGGTTTTCCCAAGTACACAGGAGATCCGGGAACAATTGCTCTCCACCGGGGTCAATGCTGGCGCAACGCTTGTAATTCAGGCGTTATATAACCGTGCAGTCAAGGCAGGTGAGTTAGAACCGGGTGTTTCTAGACGATCACATAACCGCAGTGACCTCACTGCCATCGGTCTACCCCACACTGGTCCTGATTGTGAGGGTGTGGAGGAAGTGAGGTACATAGGTCCAAGCGTCAGTCTTTCCCATGGGACCCTGATATACAAACACTGTGACTACACTTCGGATCCTGAAGAGATCCCCTTCTACCGCGTTCCATGTGACATTGGGGTCGGTAAGAGCAGAGTGGTACTGGTAAACGGAAACCACTTCGATGTAAGACTGCGCTCGGATGGATTCGAACCAGGTGTAAACAGTAGGATTTATACAGAGGTAACTCCTTACTCGGTGTTACCAACACCCCAGCTAATAGCTATCTCCGAAAATGACCAATTTTGGTTCTATGAGGTAGAAGAGTTCGGTGTGGTTAACCTGGTGTTATTGGACACGGATACTTCCCGTACTAAACCGGTACTTCGTACTCGCATCAAAGATACCTGGATTGATGAGAATGAGAACATCTGCTTTAGCTATGTTGGATACATGGCAGCCGACACGGGAGAATCCTTCGCCATCACCTTCGACAGCGATACCGGTGTGGAAGTTCCAAATACCACAGGTACCATGTACAAACTAACCGGCCTTGAAGACACCACCCTGGAACATCTCCAGGACAACCTTCCTGGAGCCAGTATGTTAGGTACAGTAGACGATGTAACCGGGGTACAGGCGCTAGCCAACGTGACTCCGGATGGTAAACTAAACATGTACTGGAGTGAGGGGGAGTCGGGAAACAACCGTGTAGAAAGAGCTCTGGACCTGTTCCCTGAACTAGAAGAGATGCCAGAGTCCTTTGACATCACCCTGTACGGAAATGCAGTTTGCGTCTATGGACTAGAAGACAAGTCAAAGATCCATTGCTTCAGATTGTCCACTACCGAACCAATGGTGTCAAAGGTCATTGAGGTTAGCGTAGCCGTGGCCTTTCCAGAAACGGTATTCTGGGATGGGGAAGACCCGTTCGTGTGTTACAAGCAACCTGGGGGGTATCCTGACTCGACTAGCCTGGGAGTCATGATGACAAATGAACATGGGATACGTGGACTGTTCCAATTGCCTCCCGCCGTACAGACGAAACCACTAACCGACTTACATACTTTGAAAAAGTGCAACCCGGCAAATGGGTTTACTTGGGACATGGGTTTGCCTGCTAAGACAGAACGTACCCAACTGGTAATGGCAATTGGGACCGCTCCATTAACATATACCAAGGTGGAAGCCAACATTGGTTTCATTCATTGCCAACGTAAAATAAACGATGGCATCGTCCTCGAGTACGTCTGTGATGCTCCACTCCCAATCGAGGAATTGTACGTGGGTACCAGTTGTGTTATTTACCGGTCGGTTAGACGCTGGGACCTATTTGGGTTTACTCCGGTAGACGGAAGAAATAATGCAATCGTCTCTGTGGCAGGTGACGACGTGATTTACCCAATCCATAAGCGAGAATGGGAAGGGGTCTGTTGTGACGTGACGGGTAAAATCATGTTGCTGGTTAAACGAGAGGAGGAACAAACCACATTCCTGACGGTCAACTTCTTTCCAGTTACCCTGATTGAAAAGCTAGTGGTCATGGGCAAAGCTACTGTCGGTACCCCGCGTCTTGAATACGGAGAAGCTTCGGTAACCCGGGTGGTAGACGTTACCAGTGAATATGGACAAAGTCTTACCATTTCGGTAACCGCCATTGCATCCAAGACGAACGCACCGTCCACAACGGAGGAGACAACCGGTTATTCTGATGACGAAGAAACGGAGTATTTGGCGTTAGATGTTGAATGCCCGGGACTAGCGGGGGTATCGGAATGCAATGAACGCGTACTTAACTCCCCCCACATTCCAAGTGCAGATGTCAGGACGGTAGACAACCTATCCACCTGCGCTACCGAGACGGTAGACAGTACCCGTACCGATTCTGGAACAGGTTACACTGCTTCAGGTGATTCTGGATGCAACGCGGGTTAAAAACCATATTACTGTAGTGACACAATGACAATTCTGTCCGTGTCAATTAAACTAGGAGCAACACAATGCACGATTTAAAGAACGTATGGGACCCATTGAACTTACCGGACGGTGAAACACTGCCCATCCACTATACCAAACTGGGACTTAAGGCAAGTGTAGAAAAGGGGACACCAAAGTGTACCCTGCGCATTTGGAAAGCAGGTAACGAACACATGGAAGATACCATGTTATGTTCATTTGAAATTGGACAACGTCCTATCCAAGATTCAACAATTCCAGATGTTGCATCAATCATGTCCACCGTTCCAGAGGGTTTAATTACCCAACTCAACGACCTGTCCTTTGTGGAAGTGGGAACATGGGTACCCGACGACCTGGATCCACATGTAACCAAACATGCAAATGGCACGAATACCGTTAGATTTGTATCGGAGACATGCATTACCATTGTAGCCGAAGTAACCCATGTTCTGGAGGTACCCAGTGCGTTATCCGGTTTCTCTACATTGGCTACGCATCGGGTAGCAGCGGATGGTGTTGATGGACGTACAGGGTATGTGTCGCTGTTCCTGATAAACACCCATACGAACGAAGGCGTAGCGGAAGCACACATGCCCGTTGGGGAAGATGACCGTGACTGGACACACGCCATGGGTTTATTAAATGACAGACTCGCACTTGTCTATGCTCAGCTTAATACACCAGAGGAGGATTTATAGTGAAAGGTAAGTTTATCGTAATCGAGGGACCGGATCATTCCGGTAAGTCCACGTTGCTTCACGGACTGGAACAGTTGTTGTCCGATACGGCAACCTATAAGTTCACCCGTGAACCAGGTGGGTCTGCACTTGCGGAAGAAATACGAGCTGTATGGTTGTCCTCGGAGGGAGACGTGGTCCCGAGTGCCAGAACGGAACTGTTTCTAATGGCAGCAAGTAGATCTGACCACATCGAAAAGACCATTCTACCTGCAATGGCAGATGGGGTTACCGTGTTATCCTCCAGATACACTGACTCTACACTGGCGTATCAGGTAACCGGTGGCATGCCTGAAGCGATGGTAACCAACGTGATCAAGCAGTCAACAGATGGACTCGTTCCTGAATTAACCATCCTGGTGGACATTGATGAGGAAACACGTCTACGGCGACATTCAGAACTGGCTTCCGCCGACTACATTGAAAATAGGGGATCGGAGTTCCACATCCAGGTAAGGGAACAATACCTTGCTCTAGCTAAAATCAGTCCTGAGCGGTATTTGGTTATTCCAGGTACGCTACCGATAGAACAAGTACTGGCAAAGGCCATGTCCCGAATACTGGAAACGGTACACGGGAAAGGTTAACCAACCAGCAGGGAGGAATTCCTCTCTGCTACACCACAACTGGAGTTACAACGACCATGAACACCAACCTTAAAAACGCGTTATCCTATTACGACTGTGTCATGGGAAACCATAATTTTTATGCCAAAGAAGGCACCCTAACTCAGGCAATCGCGGTTGTGAAGTTTAAGAAACAACCGTTAGAGAACCACGAGGGTGAGAGGCCACTGGAACAAACCCTGGCCGAAGTAGAAGAGAACTTCGCTTCTGCGCTTGCAATGATCCGGGAACAGGGGATCGTTCCCGGGGATGAACCCGGTGTCGTTGCCGAGATGCAACGAGTAATCGCACCCTTGCGATTCTTGTTAGACTGCGACGAAGCATAAACAGGAGGCCCCCTTAACGGGGCCTCTTTCTTTTTTACCGTCTCACTCATATTTCAAACCTACATTACTACTATGAGGACGATCTTGTCCTAGTTATAGCTGGAGTAACACAATGAGTAAGACAATGCGTAAGAAACTAACCGTACCCACCGAACTGATTACAGAAATCAAGGAGGTGCAACACACCCTTCTAAATCTTAAGGGTGAAAAACCCATCGACCTGTTTAGGCTTCCAGCCGAACGGTTCATTAGGGAATCTCTGAAATTACTGGACCCGGGTAAGGATAAGGAACCTGGGACAGCGGAAGAGTACTACGAGTGCTTACCCTCTGACATTACTCCTGAACAAGCGGACTCTGTACATCTGCATGACCAACGGTACATCCTAGCACAGAGTGTCGTTGGTAACCACGAGTGTGTCCTAGGGAACTTTGTTCCAGAGGTTCGCACTTCTGTGTATGTGACAAGTAGCTCGGGTCGAGGGGTCAGTTCCTCTATGACTCCGGCCCTACCAGAGCTTGGGGATAGGACCCCTGAAATTGCACACGTTGCAAGGGCTATTTACATGGGAGAAAACAATGAGTAAAGTTTGGAAAGAAGCAGAAACGGCTTCAAAGGTAGCTGACGCGGCGGATGCAAAGTTAGAAATCGCCAAGGCAAAACTTCAAACGGTAACTGAAAAAGTGGTTAGACACGTTATCGCTGAAGTTGGTCCTATGCCTCCCAATGCTTCCTATGTGGGAGAACGCAGGTACCATGGTAAGGTCCACTATGGCTGTTGTAGACTACTCTATACCGATGTGGATGTTATCGACGCACAAGCCTCCATGACTTCCCGCGATTTCGGATACCTTCGGAATGTCATCAATTCTGTATTGGACGGAGAAAATAATGCGTAAAGCAAAATTGACAGATGAAGAACTGGATTCCCTGATGGGTGAACTGGGTAGCAAGTTGTACACCCACACCAACCTGGTTACCCCAAACATGGATGCCGCTTTCCGTGAACCAGCTAGGTTGTTTTTGAAACAAGCCAAGGCGTACATGGCTCCTGCTGCTTCATTGCCCTTTGGGTCAAGGGAGGCCTACTACGCTTGTCTACCAGGAAAACTGACCAAAGAAACTGTAGATGCGGTACATACACATGACGACATGTACTTGAACTCTGCGTTCCTAACCGGGCACGGTTCGTACGACGAGCTGTGTGAAGTATCCATTGGTACTGGGACATCAGTGTTAGGCTATGAGACAGACGTTGTCCTGAAGGAGAATAAGCTCGAAGCCCTTAAGGGTTACACCCCGCAAATTATGGCGGCTGCCATCGACATTCTAGATGAGGACGAATCACGTGATTAATAAATCTGAAGCTAACGAACTGGCCAGGTCAATTGACAAAGCAGTGGGTGTGTTCAAAGAGGAACAGCGGAAAAACAATCAGGTGATGGACAAGATCTACACGGTGTATAGTGAGGTTGCTATTCGTGCAACTGCACAACATGTGAAAAAACAGGCATGTACCGGGGGTGAGGACCCGACCACAGTTACCGGGATACTTGAGGAAGTCCACATCCGAAACAGTGCGAGAGCCTATGTAATGGCAGCTGTGGTTACCAGGTCATTCCCACCTAATGGCATGGACGTTATCACCGACCGGGTAAAAGACGCAATGTGCGCACTGAAGGACACCTAGTATGAAATCCACAGAACTGAGTAAAGATGTCGAGAAAGAACTCATTGCACTTAAGGACGCACTCCTGTGTCCACCTTCGGTAGTGAGTACCAGTATGTTCATCCCCGCAGCAAAGCGTTTGATCCATGAAACCGAAGTCATACTGAAACCGATTGGCGATGCAGTACCGGGTTCCATTGAGGCGTACTACGCTTGTCTACCCGCTGGCTTAGACCCGAAGGTAGTAGACATGGTACACGACCACGATGCCCTGTATCTAACAGCAGGTGTGCTAGCCGCTGTTACTTCGGAGTGTGACCCTGGCAATTACACCTCCATTGGTAAACAAATGCAGGTGGCTGTGGACAGTGGGGGAGGGCGAAAGTTTGTATATGGCGAAGCGTTATTAGCGGTTCCTGGACTAGGAGACCACAGTGATACCGTTCTTTTGGAAGCAGTAGACCTGCTTGAGAAACAGTGCGAGGATGAGAAATGAGTACAACATGGGACGAGGTAGCTGAAGCTACAGCCGAATACGATTCCTTGGTAGCAGAAGAACTGAGACTGAAAGAGCGCATCCACAGTGTTTTAAAGAAGGTAGTTGCGGCACAGCCTGACGACCTGGACCAGGCGGAAAGAACGGTCGCAAGTGCATTATTCGTGGAGCAAGTGTTGGGTGAGTACGTTCCAGGTCCAGCCGAAAAGGTCAGCCTGACGAACAACGTAGCGCTGTTGGGACATCTAGAGCAGGTAGATCCCTCCCCGGCAGGTTGGAACACGGTCCATGTTCCAGGTATGGGGGGGTTACATAAGCTTATCGCTGCTATGGAGGATGCTGAAGTGGCCCGAACGAGGAGAAACCAGGGGGAGTAAACATGTCGGAGGAACAAACTAACCCCGAGTTTCTGACGACTCTCATGGGTACCATGAAGTCGATCTCAGCGGTAGAGGGGGATACGGTCGACCCAACAGAGTGGGACGATGCATATTACATCACCCTTCCTGACGACATCACTATGGAAGTTGCTGATGCTGTTCACAAACACGACCAGAACTTCACTGTGGCGTCGAATATCGCATCCACACACATGGGAGTACCTTCTCCCGGGAAACGGTGTGGTACTCCACAACCCCAACCCAGTGTCGACATCGTAGCAATGTGTCTAGAGATACTGGACAAGTACAAAACATAACGTACACCCCCAGGTAGGAATCCTTCCTACCTGTAACCTTGAAGGAAATACAATGACAACACCTAGTCAACATGCAGTTCGTTTTAGCAGTAATATGGAACCCGTTGTAAATGGGAAGTATTCCGTTGTATTAGGAGGTAATGCCGATCTCCTCCTTATGAAGGGCGATGAGTTGCTGAACCGTATCTCCTATGTCACAATTGCAGATGGTAGTTGGGGCATTGGGTTTATTGTGATGATGTCGGGTGACAAACATGTCTGTGTGGGTACCGGTAAGGCTGGAGTTAACACGGGTTTCCGTATCCGTATGGTTGAACTGGCAACCGGTGTAGTGACTGGTCAGGTTTACGTCACACTGCCTGTGACTGGTAGAATTCCAGGTACTTACTTAGACCGGTTACTGGCACTGTCTACCCGCAGTATTTATGACCGGACAAAGGACATTGGGTTACCCGGGTTGTTCACCAAGAAGAAGAGCTACACGTCTAAGTCGTTCACAGAGAACACCTTACTGCCTTCTTCTGGGGATTCGGCGGTGATTTATCTTAACAACTGTAGACAACTTGGAGTACGTCTACACAACGACAAGGTGGTGTGCATTACAGACTTACTCGGTGTTAAGGAGACCCCTTCTACCGGTGGGGTAGTGTATGACGATAACGGTTTGGTGGTGGCATACTACCACCCATACCGGGGTGACCGTAGAAACGTGAAGATCATCAATGCTACCACGGGCATGTGTTACGGCAGCCTTAGCATCTGGCGTCCTGGTGCAAGTCTGTCTGGAACGGTGTTGTCGTCGGTTTGTAGGGATCTTATATCACTACAAGTACCCAAAGCGTAGTCAGTTAACGAGAGGGAGTAACTTCCCTCTTTTTTGGAGTAAGCCATGGCAACAAGTAAGTCACCTGATCTATCTCCGTGGATTAGGGTGTTGAACAGTGTGGAGGATATGGTCCCACATCACACACGTATGAAGGAGAGTAGGCGAACCGGGTTGATCGAAACCGATGCACCACACATGGGCCTGTGGGTAAATTGGGATGGGAAGTCAAAAGTTACCGTGACCGGGTGTACTAAGAACCCACTGGGTAAGGAAGCCAATGTCTTGTACGGTAAAGACATCTTCCCCTTGACGTGTTTTTACTATGTGGATAGTAATGAGTTGTCTGGCGAGATTGGACTGTTACCCATGGTACCAACCATGCCGGTCTTATTCATACACGACAACCGACTTGCACAGTTGTTTGAAGAGGCGCGTTATTACCGGGGAATATTCACCAGTGTCAACGGGGTAGTGTTTGTTAAGTTCGTAAAACGCCATCACGGTACGGTACTAAACGATGCGAATCTGGTAAGACCGGAACCCCCTTGGATTGTACGGGTGAAGCGCGGTTTGAAGAAGGCAATATTTAGACGATAAGCTGAGCGGACTTGTCCGCTTTCCTTATGCTGTTATCTATAAATGAGTGACCAAATTTATACATGGGAGAATGTAATGACTAAAGGCAAACGAGATAAACGCAAAGAACAACACCGGGAGGAGTACCTAGAAGGAAAACTCCTTAAAGCCCACCGAGATTACTACAACGGGGATGAATGCGAGTTCACTGACAAAGAGTACGAGTCACTCAAACGCCGTTACCTGAGTCTGTGTACACAGAATGCCAGTACACCTAACCCAGACATCGTAGAACGTGTAGGTGCGGCTGTAGACACCAGTGTGGACAAGGTAGCACATACCTCACCGATGTTATCACTGGATAACGTGTTTAGCGAAGACGAGCTACGAGATTGGGTGTTGAAGTGCCGCGAAACACTGGGAAAGGATTCTCACTTCTCGGTTGAACCTAAATACGACGGACTTGCTGTAGAGGCAGTTTATATCGCAGGTAAGTTAACTCGGTTGAGTACCCGTGGAGATGGGGTTACAGGGGAATCGGTCCTGTACAACGCAGGAACAGTAGATGGCCTGCCCACGTTTCTACACCGGAAAGCCCGTGACCTGCCTCGAGTGGTTACAATACGGGGTGAAGTCGTAATGACCGCTAAGGACATGAAGGAAGAAAACCACCTACGAGTCCAACAGGGGAGTCGTCCGTACTCCAACACACGAAATGCAGCGGCGGGTGCATTGCGTAGGTCAAACAGCGAGAGCCCCCTGACCTTCTATCCGTATGAAATGTCTCCTCCCGTTGGCGACTCTTATACGGATACGATCAAAGAGACCTACGAGCTACTTGGACTAGGTGCAAGATATGTCGACATGTACCTTCCCACCATAGGGGAGTACTCGCGTGACTTAGATGTGTCTCGGCCACTGGAAGATGACGCCACGGTTCCACTGGATGGGTACGTTATAAAGGTTACACCCTTGGTTGACCAGATTTCACTGGGCAAGACCACTAGGGTACCACGGTGGGCCATCGCCTTAAAGTTCGAGGAGATAGAAGAAACCGCTGAAGTACTGTCTGTGATATGGCAGGTAGGTAGAACGGGTGCAATCAGTCCAGTAGCCAGACTTACACCAACGCCTGTTTCAGGGGTAACCGTTACCCGTGCTACGCTTGCCAACCTACATGTCCTTAAGACAAAGGGGATTATGGTAGGTGCTATTGTGGGTTTGCAACGCGCGGGTGGTGTAGTCCCTGAGATTACCCGAGTGATTGACTACCCGGAAGATGCAGCAGAAGTGGTTATCCCAACGGTTTGTCCATCCTGTGGAGGTGGTGTAAGTACGTTGCCATCGGCAGATGGGAAGGTCGAGAAGATGCACCTTGTATGTTCTACAGGTATTGCCTGTCCCGCACGGGCCACAGGAGAGCTTCTCAAGCTTACATCTCGTCCCGTGTTAAATGTGTTAGGGATTGGGAAAGTAGCGGCTGACAAGTTAACAGGAGCCCCCTGGTGGGTAGATGCGTACAGTATCTTTACCTGTGACTTAGGGAAGCTGACGGAAAGAGGCATTGGGCACGCTGACGCGGTTAAGATCCTGGCTAACCTGGAGAAGGCTACGAATACCGATCTGGCTAAATTCATACTGGCACTTGGAATAGACCATGTAGGAAAGTCACTTTCTCCTAAGGTAGCCGAGCACTTTCAGAACCTGGAAGAGTTCACCCATGCTACGGTGAGTGACTTGCTCGAGGTAAGTGACCTAGGTGAGGAAATTGCAGAATCAATCGTAGCCTTCTTCAAGAGTGATTTTGGAAAACGGAGGTTGGATGGTCTTATTACTGCTGGGTTAAGTTACGGGTTCAAAGGCATTGTCAGGGCCACGGACACTCCGTTGTATGGTAAATCGGTTTGCATTACCGGTAAGTTCTACAAGAACAGGGAGGAGATAGCAGATGACTTAAAGAAAATGGGAGCAACCGTCACGAGCAATGTGTCCGCTAAGACATGGGGCATTGTGCTAGGAGAAAAGCCATCCGCAGCTAAGGTGGCAAAAGCAAACAAACTGTCCACTGTGTCATTTACCTTCGGTCCCCCAGAAGGACACGATGGCATGTGGGACACGGTAAAACTAATGGGTTAAGGAATACACATGGTTAAGAAGAGTTCACTGCGGTGTGCCATAGAAGAGGCTGCCAGGAACAGCGGGATGTCGTATGCGGAGGTGGCCAGTGGTTGTGGCCTCACCCTTAAACGCATGACGAACATGCTTAACGGAAACGCCAGTATGACGTTAACCGAGTCGGATACAATCTGTTACACTGCTGGGTTAGAACGGGGTGTAGGGCGGTACCTGTTTGAGCGACTCATCCGTGATACAGGACACTTCAGTATGGATCTCTCTAAGGTATCGGCCGCACTGAGATCTGAACTCGTCTCTTCAATAATGGCACCGTACCACACACAGGGGGTAGCTATTTCAGGAGAAGCACTTTCCACGGGTAAGCGACGTGGGGCACCCTGTCCTGCCCAACCATCCCTTTTCTAACAAGTCCTCGAGGAGGTCACATGGCTTTTACGAAAGCAATAGGGGTGGATTTACTGACACCACCCCAGGAGAAAGAGAACACACTGGCAAATGCTACCCAGGACATAATCGACAGCTGGGACATCCCTATCATGAACTGTGATAAGGAAGAGGAAAAGGTAGCGTCGGTTATGTCAGGTGGTGATATTTCTACGGAAGCAGTCAGTGCCTCAGACAAGCGGATTGTAAACGGCACTTCTGACATTAACCAACTAGCACCGTTTAAGTACAAATGGGCCTGGAGCTATTTCCTAAACGCCAACAAGAATCACTGGACGCCCTTGGACGTCAACATGACTCAGGACATTGCTGACTACAATCAGAACCTGTCTGAGGTAGAGAAACACGTTTACTCTACGGTGTTGTCCTACCTCACGACCTCTGACATCATTGCAATGCGGAATATTGCGATTGCGGTTATGGAAAAGATGTCTGCCCCTGAGTTACAGATCTACCAGGCCAGACAGATTTACGAGGAGGCACTACATAGTTGGACATATCAGCATTGTATTGAAACTATCGGTTTAGACCAGAAAGAAGTCTACAATCGGTACCGGGTTGTACCCGCTATTAACGCTAAGATCCAATTGGCTAATAAGAAGATGAACGCGATCATGGATCCGGACATTGACTTGAAGACACCAGAAGGGTTACGTGCGTTCCTGATGGGGTATATTTTCTTTGCAGCGGTATTTGAAGGGACCTGGTTCTACAATGGATTCGCCCCGATATTTGCACTCCAACGCCGAGGTAAGATGAAAGGTACTGCTGAACAATTACAGTACATCATGCGAGATGAAGTAATGCACTGTAGTTTTGGCATCCGTGTCTGTAAGAACATCATGGCGGAAGAGAACATTGTTCCTGATCCAGCTGAGATTTCCAAGATGTGGAAAGAGGCAGAGGCAGCCGAGCACCTGTACGCCAGTCACCTGTTACGTAACCCACTCTTGGGGTACAACTTAGAACAGCACATGGACCAATTTAGGTTCACAGCGAATCGACGATCCAGAAGCTTAGGCTTCGAGGAGCCCTATCCGGGTGCAATAGACGCAATGCCTTGGTTGGACGAACAATCGAACATGCGTAAAGAGAAGAACTTTTTCGAGACACGGGTTACGGAGTATCAAACCGGATCTGCGTTGGAATGGAAAGAAGACAAGTAAACCACCGGGTACCCATTTCGGGTACCTTAACCTAGAAGAGAATAACATGAACGAAAATACACCTAGAAACCACTTCGGTACCCGTTTGCAAGCAGCCTTGGCCTTCCATGGCGAAGACACCAAATGGTTGTCATCGGTGACAGGTATCCCACGGGGTACTCTAAACAAGTACCTTTGTAATGATAAGTGCCCAACGAACGGTAATGGTTGGGAGTTAGCAGTAGGTTTGGGCACCACCAGCGCGTGGATGGAATCCGGTTGCAGTACCCTGGTTTACTATTCGGGTGTAATCGCTTCGTTCAACAACGACCAATACGACATGGTTAAGGCAATCAAACATCTCATGGGTCTCAAGGGGGCCAACGTAAAGAACGTGTCAAACCTGTCTGTTCATCTGGTTAACCGAATGATGGACAAATCCGAATACAGTTTCGAAACATTAAAACGGTACCTGGACGCTGTCGACATTCCAATGGGAGAGGTTATCGCCGCACAACCCAACATGACCCCACTGTCCGACAAGGAGATTTACCTGTACAGTGCGCTCATGGAAAAGAAAGGTAACACTTACGTGTGTCGGTTAACCGGTAAGAGTTATTGGGTGTGCATGGATGATGGCGGTTCGTACAAAGTGTGTGGTAAACAGTTGCGTAAAATGCGTAAAGAGGGATTGTTCACCGCGTCAACCATGGTCGTCAAAAACCGTAAGTAAACAACGGCATAAACACCAGGGGCAATCCGCCCCTGGCATATGCTTAAATCGGAGTACACATGAAACACACATTTTACCATTACGGATATGCCGGTTACAAACAGTTGCAGTCCAGAGCCAAACAGGGGTCGAACGATCCTGGTGAAAGAAAGAGAATGCAGGACTTGGCAGACATCGCTGGATACCCCGGTATTTATCCGGATCACATCTCGCTGTTCATTGAACGCATCCCAGTGCAACACATGGGTGCCATCTACAAGAAGAGTCACGAGGTGTGGTTCGCAGGAAATGTTATTACCGAGTACCAGATTGAGTTAAGTGCCTTGAAGGATGCCGGGTATGTACTAGAAGAAACCCCAGAGAAACGAGAGTTTTACCATGGTCCACTGGCCGATGCATGGTACGATGAAAACGCAAGTGAAGACGAACGTGCAAAGGTAAAGAAACGCTTAAACGAGCTCCGGGCTAAGAACCACACCATTGGTAAGGGTACCAAAGAACTCATGAAAGGAATCACCCCCTTCCTAGGTACCACCCGCGATGCTTTCTTTGCACTGGAAGGAAATGATACGGACAAATACGCACCGTATGTACCGCACCTCATGATGTGGCCAGTTGGTGGAACCATTGAGATTGCAGGAAGTAGAAAGGTACGAATTGGGGATAAGAAACTGGGGTAGTGTAAGATGACAACCATTTACAGGATAGGGTTTATCAGTAAAGACGCCTCCTTAACGAAGCAGGATTAGAGAAAATAAGTTAGGTTGTGCGGTACCCTAACCCCTGGTCAAACCTGTATACTCGACATTACACGAGAGGAGTTTAAGATGTTTGAAGATGAAACCCCAACTGGGGTGGTGACTGCCATGACAGTTGCTTTATTTTTTGCGGTGTTAACTTGGATTATGTTGTACATACACAACACCCCGGTGGACATTGACGACACCGTGTTCTTATCCATAACCGTACCCTTTGTACTACTGTGGTTGACTCAGAATAAGTTTAGCTGGACTGTACTTGTAATATATTCCATACAACAACATTGGAGTATGTACTTTCCCCAGGGAATGTCACTCCCGTCGTTCTACTAATCACCCGTATTTAAGAACCATATTACCTTAATGATAACACACTCGTGTTATTTAATCAATTTGGAGATTTAACTATGGGTTTTCGTATAGAGATCGGCATTCGCCTTGAAGCGATTATCAGAGTAAAGCGCATGCGCGTAGATACAGTGGCAGAGGAGGCAAACCTCTCCCCATCCACGGTGAAGAACATCCTGAAGGGGAAGAACTACCCCTCTAAACCCACCTTGGCTTCACTGGCAAAGGCAGTCGGTACGACCATGGCATGGCTAGCCTTCGGGTGCGTCTCCCACCGTCGGGATGAAGATACTGGGCAGATTTCCAATGTAGATATTTCCTGGGAAGAGGTACAACTGTACCTTAATAACCTCAGGACGGAAAGGGGATACACGCTATTGTCCTTGGCAGAGGCAGCAGATCTAGACCCTCGGATTGTCTCGGATACGCTGTATGGTACAATGGGACCATACCGACACCTATTGCCCGTCGCGGAAGCGCTTGACATTACCATGCAACAAGTGGTGACACTCGGGAAATCCAACCGGCGGGTACATACCCATCCACCCATGACTTCTTCTATGGTCGGTCTACTTGTTGAACGACTGTGGTACTGGAAACCAGGGGGGTTTTACCTCTGCGGTGACGGTTCCGTAATTGACCCAGTGCAAGCATGGGTGGAGGTATACGACTATGATGAAGCCCACAGCGTTTAACCTGGAGGTCTCTTCCAGACTTAAAGAGACCAGAATGGGACTGGGACTTACATTGGATCAGGTGGGTATCTTTTTGACCGGTCAAAGGGTTGATAACGTTGCAATGGAACACCCCCTGTATAAGTTACAATCCTCGTTGGTTTATGACCTCTGTGACCTATATGGAATTACACCGGAGTGGGCGTTTTATGGTGTAGATTCGTCACACGCCGATCACTTCGCTGTTGGATCTAACCGGTTGGATTTGCCAGGAATAGCTTCCAGGTTACGAATGATCCGAAAGGAAAAGGGTCTAACCCAACGGAGCCTTTGCGATTCTTCCAGTGTCAACATCCAGGCGGTCGGGTGTTGGGAAAGAACATCGTGGCCTAGTCATCACAGTTTGGTTAAAATTGCTGCCGGACTGTACGTGGGTATATCTGAGTTACTTTACCCGAGTAGGCAAACGAACCCACCGTTGATGAACACGATCCCGGAAATGCCTTGTTCTCAAAAGGTATGGGCTGTTTGCAAAGAAGATAACCGACTCGTCAGAGTACATACTCCAGGGAAGGAATTTCACCCTACCACACCAGGCGGTGTCAAGGGGTATTTCCTGGAGAACGCCGAATGTTACAAATACCGGCAGTAGTATCTGGATTTCCAGATAGGTTCGAGTTGACAATGTCACATTGCGGCATGTCGATGGAAGAGCTGGGTAGATGCATACGGGTTGGCCCTATCCGGTTGAACCATATCCCAACCGGGGAAGTAACACCCCTTGTATTACGCAAGGTTTCAGAGGCACTTGGAGTCACAACAGGATGGTTGGCATATGGGATAGAAGGCTACCACTACCGTGGAACTAGGTTGGGGACGCAGAACCTGGACCGCCGTGAGATAGCCGGTCGCCTTCTGGAACTCAGATACCACTTTGGAATCCACAGGATGGATGTTTCACGTGCACTTGGATTCAATATAAGTTCTATTGAAGAGGCCCGGGGTGTTCCAGCCCGCTATCTGGATACCATAGCAAATTACTATGGGATGGATTTACATTGGGTACTGTACGGTGCGTGGACTACCGTCCCTGACTGGAAAAGGTATACCCCAGGAATAACCTTCGAAAGGGGAGTTTACTGGGTGAGATACAAAGATGGTCATATACGAAAGACCACGGGGGTAGGTATGAATACCCTCCAACACCCTCAATGTATTACACATTGGGTACACGAAATATAACACTGGGATTGTTCCCAGTAACACTGGAGTATTAACATGTTGAGCATGAAAACGCTGGGTCAGAAAGTCCGCACCGAGCGGAACATAAAAGGAATCACCATTAAGGACTTGTCAAAGAGTTCAGGTGTGTCCGCCAGTACCATCTCCCGGGTGGAGAATGGTTTACCAGTAAAGGAGGCCATCCTTGCAAGGGTTTTACATGCAAGTGGCCTGTCCACCGAAGACTATTATTTCGGTAAGGATGAACCCGTGTGGATCAAGGCAGGTGAATACATTCCGGAAGACCATAATGCACCATCCTACTGGATCTACAGTAAACAGAACGGGGTGAGTCTCATTCCTCGCCGTACCTTCTTGCACAAGGTGGCCACACACTGCCCTACTATGTGTATGTTCCAGTTGTCAGATGTGAGACTCCCGCCTCCTCCGGTAGGGGTACACATGGAAGACAATGTGTACACACCGGTCATCACCGTCACCTCTGCTGTCCCTCCAGAACACCTGGATGCGTATGAACGAATGCGCAACGACTTGGCTGGCCTATAAAGGTATGTAGGTGTGCGTTTCGCACACCAATTGCCGAGGGTTCTAAGGTGCCTACCGTTGTTAAAGTACTTATGGTTGTTGTGTCACTAATATTGCTCGTCTACTTGGAAGGCGAGTTTGTATTCCGGTTCATTGACGGTGGATTTATACACCGAACGGTTGTTTACGGCAGGGTCGCCATGGTAACCTGTTGTATTGTAATTGTATCAGTCATAGGTTACTGGTACTATGAAAAGGAGAAGTAATGGAACTGTTTGCTAATGTGGTTTCTGTATTGTTTTGGATGCTTGTGACCTTTGTGCTACTTGGAACGGTATCCGCCATCGCACTGGTGGTGTATGGCGATTCCCTAGTAGGGGAAGCAAGTACCGGGGAGGTCATAGCCACCCGGATAACATTGTTCGTTATTTCAATATTGTTGTTCACATTGAACATCCCGAAAACAACATACGGAACCGTGCTGTTCATATATGTATCATACATGTTCGTATGATGTTGCGAGACACCCGTTGGGTGTCCGTTTTTTTATGCCGGGAGTTAGTTATATGTGGCACGCACTGGGAGTGGGATGTGATTCATGAAAGACCCGATGGTACTGTAAGGGAGACGTTCTGTCTTTCTACCGGGCATTGGATAGTGATTGAAAATGAAAGTTACGTTAGCGTAGATACGAGTGCGGTATTTACTGGGGCGCGTGTACGGTATTATCCTGGGGGATACACCTGTGTATCTCAAACAGGAGAGGTTATATTCTTACTTAGTAAACGAGGGGTGCCCTAATTGGGGTTACTGGAACAGGAGTAGATGATGAACAAGTATGAAGTGATGGCTTGGGCAGTTGGAACCATTGCCACCATGATGTTTGTAACCAACCTAACCAGCAACGAGTTGGCAAAGGGAGGGACCAGTTACCGACACACCCGTGTACCTGTAGCAATCGATCAGTTTTCGACTGATACTATCCCTACCCTAAACCAGGGTCAATTACACACAAGGTGATTTAACATGATAGTGGACACACTGTTAACAACAGAAGATACCCCAGGTATAAGGAAACTTTACCTTAAACGCAATGGGGGTAAACGAGTACTGGGTATATTTGACACCACTATTGCTGCACCGAATCCAAGCAGCGGTACACTCCCTGTAGAGTGGAAAGAAGGTAAGTTGGGTACCCGGCACCTCAAAGTGGATGGATACGCGAATGGGAAACGCTGTTTCTGGTATGTTGTAGATGAGGGTAAACGCTACCCACAGATGCGCGAACAATACGTCTTGTATTAAAGGGGAAGTAGATGAAATAACTTAAAGAAGTAATGCGACGCTGGTCCCCCATGTGGCGGGATTGAGTTACAGACTGATGCTCACCGTGTGTATCGCATCGGTTTATCTGTATACAACAAAGGCTCCTTACAGGAGTGTACCACCAACCCGAGGATTTAAGAAAATGTTTACCATGGTATTTTGGATTTACACTTTATTCCGCATTGTGGATTACATTGACGATAGGCATTGGAGAAAGGTAGGGTTAACACCAACCACGTATGTGTATAGGGGAAAGGGATTTAGGTTTGGTAGGGTAACCGAGAACACTGGGTACCTTAGCAGACCTATCTTTAACCGATACCTAAACCGTCGGCATGGCAACGATCCCCTACCCCTGGTAAAGGTTAAGGAAGGTTACGTGTTCAAACAGCCGGAGCGCAGCTACCTACTCAGAAGTACCGACCACAAAATCGTTGTCTGGACTGACAACAAATAACCCAGGTGCCCAAACGGGCACCTGCACTAGGAGAAGTAAAATGAAACAGTATAAAGCATTGATTCAAGAAGTCGTTGACAATGGTTCATTTCGACCAGATCGGACTGGGACGGGTACCTTCGGGTACTTCGGGTTACAACAGGAGTGGGACCTTAGAAAGGGGTTTCCACTGGTAACCGGGAAGAAAACTAACTTCGACATGATCGCCACAGAGTTACATTGGTTCCTATTGGGCGGTACAAACACCCGCTACCTAACAGACCGAGGGTGTAAGATCTGGAATGAGTGGGCAGATGAAAAGGGTGAATTGGGTCCTGTGTATGGTAAACAGTGGCGTAGTTGGTTGGATTCTGAAGGGTTCACTCACGACCAACTGGAAACCCTGATTGACGGTCTCATAGGTAACCCGTATGGCCGACGACACATTGTCTCCGCTTGGAACACAGGTGACCTACAGCGGATGGCACTGGAGCCCTGTCACATTTTGTTTCAGTGTCACGTACAGGATGGGGTGTTGTCACTGCACATGTACCAACGCAGTGCGGACCTCTTCTTAGGGGTCCCTTACAACATTGCCTCCTACGCATACTTGCTGCACCTTCTAGCTGCGTACACGGGTCTCACGGTGGGTAGACTGATTGTAAGTTATGGAGACATCCACATTTATAACAACCACCAGCAACAGATTGCGGAGTACATGCACTCCCCCACATACACCTTACCCGAACTGATCCTAGATGTCGATGCCGTTAAGCGATCGGACCTGTTGACACAGTTACCTGACAAACCGTATACGTTAGTCGAGTACGAACATGGTCCTTACATTGCCGCTAAAGTCGCAGTATGAACACGACAAGGACAACACCAGAATACAACACGCGGTTCAAGCCCAGGACTTCGGTTACACTGGAACCGGGCATGGGGCTATACGACGTCAGTGTTACAGATTCCAATGGTGTTGCGGTTGCCACGTATTCAAACTACATAGTCCCTATGGTGGTGGTAGATGGGTTAGTAGCCTGGGTACCGGATACAGGATTCCTATATGGGTGTGGCATTCCCAATATGCCTCTTACCATGTATCGCATGGTTCCAGACATTGATGTAGAGATATCACGGGCGCTTAAGTTTGACCCCGTCCGTATTCTTCAGAAAAAGAAACAATTACTTATCCCAGTTTACACCTCCGGATTAGTATTAAGTGGCTATATTCTTGGGATAGCTACCTCGGTGTTTTTCTCCCTATTCTTCGAAATGAGCATACCGTGGAGGTAACCATGTGTAAGTTAAGTTTGTTCACGGCTGTCAGTATGGACAGTTATTTGGGAGACACGGCCTCCCGTTTGTTATTTACAAACCCACACGCACTGAAGCGACTGAAGGAGATTTCACAGAACAGTGCGTTGATCGTGGGTAAGCACACCCATGCACTACATGTAGACCAACTGAAGGGAACAGCGTGTACAGTGGTCACAAAGGATGCAGAATACACCGTACCGACTGGACATAACCTGGCGTACAGTCTCGTGGAGGCACTAACGTGTACAGCGTGGGACTCGAAGAAACTGCACTTTAAGAACGGACCGTATGTGATCGGAGGGGAGTCTCTTTTGGGGGAGGCAGTAGCAAGGGGTGCCTTCTGTGAGGTAATGTTTCTAAAGGACTGTATCCGAGAGGGCATTCATTTCAAGACAGACTTCCTCATTCCCCATGCGCGGGAGGTTGCGATTATGCATTTGGCGGAAGGGGGTACCCACTCTACCGCGTATGGCCTGGGATCTTAATAAGGTTGGATCAAGCCGGATTAAAAACCATATTACCTTAACGATCATAAGCGTTGTGTTTATGGCATTATATTAATCACCGCTCTTACTGAGCAAAGGATACCCATATGTTTAATCGCGGCCAAGCAGTCCAAACGATGAAAAAATTTATCTTCACCACCGGCACCAGGGCTACTGATGTGTGGGTTGGAGCTGGAGGAGCAATGCTCCTGAAAAGCAAATACCTGAGAACGATGACGTCAGACCTAGATGTTGGGGTGGATGCAAGGGAGTACAACCGGCTGAAGTCTCACCCACTGTGTCTTGGCGAACAGCCGATCCATGGGATGCCTGGGGAGTTCCTACTCTCCTTCCCGGATGAGGTTGATGTACACAAGGAGGACCGCCGCTTCCTTAAGCTGGAGTCGTACTGCGGCATTCTTCACTGGTCGATGGGGGACGTGCTGAAACTAAAGTTACGTCTCAACCGGCCGAAGGACATTGGTGACATCGCCAAACTGAAAAGTCCAAAGGGGAATTGGCTGTGACACCCAGTGTAATTGGAATCCTGGTCGCCCTCCTGGCAGGGTGTGCTTGGATCGCCAGTTCGCTACGGGAAAAGAAACTGGATTCGTGGGTTAAGTCCCACACTCCAGTTGTAATAACCTCTCCTTCCTCCCGGAAGGAGAACTCAATCCCGACTCTTACGGACCGGGTAAACTAATAAACGACCGGGTGTAACACTCACCCGGTCAAGGAGTATGCTATAATGAGTAAATCCCGCGCACCAGTATTTTCCCAGTCGGCTGCACCGTCTGGCCCATTGTCCATCCACCCACTTCCCGTCGGGCGGAGTGGCCATGTCGAAGTCCGAACCGCCAACGGGCAAACCCGCCTGGTGGTCAAGCCAGTAAAACGCAATACCTATATCTCCATCCGGACACTAAGTCCGGATGAGCGTTATCAGAGAGGCTTCTCCACGGTCTCTGATTGTGGTAGATATTTCGCCTTCGGGCATGTAGAAAACAATAAGAAAAGGGAGAGAGCAATCGCTGTCTTACTTTACTCCAGTACCGGTCGGTACTACGGAGTGGTACGTCAACTTGACTCCTCAAGGGGAGTCGAGGTCCTCACCGCTGAAGAGATCACCGCGATCACTGGTACAATCCACGAGGCGGCCACAACACCGCCCAATCTGGCTAATGTGGACCTGGGGAAGTATTCCTCGTCCATTGGGTCGATGCTTAACCCTCTTCTTCCGGACATTTCAACCCCCCAACAACTATGTTACGGAGCGTTCCTTCGCTCCGGTGTAGAAGGCGGTGCATACCTCCACCTTGATCTGGTTGACCCAATGGGCGAAAGCCTGTTAAAGGAACCACTTAAGGTCATAGCGAGATCAGATGCTGTGGCATCAGACGACAGTACTGTGGTCATTACCGTCAGTGCCGTCATGTTCCACTCACAGATTATGGAGATTATGAAAGTCCACATTCTGTCGGACGGACACCTGTGGCCGGTTGCAGAGGTGTCTCTTGCTAAGGGCGTTCGTGCCAACATGGCGGTGGCAACCGCTGTTGGTAAAGCAAGTTTCCTCCTCGAGGCTGCAGCCTTGATAAAGACTGATCTCCCCGGATGTTCAGGCATTGCGCCGTATTCCGTTTCGGATATCGCGTAATTAAGAGGAGGGGATATCCCCTCCTTATTTTTTTCCAATGGAGTACAGTATGTATACGGAGTTAGAGAGACTGGTAATAGATATGGCGGAAATGTTACAGTTACTCCAGAAAGGAGTTCACTGGATTGCAGATGGGGAAAAACTGACAGATAAAAATGTCACTGCGTTACCCTGTCCAACCCTTACCGAGATCATAAAAAAACTGCAGCAGGCTACCTTCCTGACTAGTCCTGAGAAGCTGGCCGCTTTCGCAAGAGGAGAGTACAATGGTACAGATCTACTCAATGTTAAAGAGGATATCGTGACCATTGACAATGCGCAGGTTGGCATCCGGGTAGCAATGACACTGGGAAATGTAGCACCGAGACACAAAGCGATCCTTAAGAACATGTACAATTTCGAAGGGTCGCTTACCTGTACAATTGGTCCACCAGAACCACCCATGTCCAATACCATACACTAGGAGAAACAGATGCCCTCTAGTATATCGTACCGCCTAAATCCCACTGTAGCAAAATCCCTTACTACCTTTAATGCATCGGGAACCCACATGGCGGTGTTTGTCACACATGTAAGAAGGGAACCCGTTATAAAGGTGTACCAAAATAACACTGCTGGAGAGTGGGTGGAGATACATGTCATCACCTCAAACCTCACTCCCGTGCTGTCCATGTCGGGTGACGGAAGTGTTTTGTACTTCTTGAGGGGCGGCGTTACCAGTGGACTGTTTTCACTTAACCTGAGTACCCTTGGTGAAACACGGGTGGGTGAAATCCTACCGTATACCACTGCGATGATGGTATCTCACTTAGGGAACACCGTAGTTAGACATCTTAACATGGGAATTGGGTACGCCCCAGAGGTGTGTATCGAACGAATAGATGCGGGCGTTTCCATTGACACGGTCACGGTGGAAGGAGATTCCTGTACAGTTTCAAACAGTGGGGATACCTGTGTTGTAAGTTACCCCTGTCGAACTGGAGTACCCGGAGACAGTCGGGTCATAGAGTGTGTTTCTAATACGTGGAAGGTAGGTTCCGCTACACTGGGTTCCATGTTGACAGGACGCACTTCAAACGACCATGGTCTCGCTGCAATCTCTGGAGATGGGAATGTCATATTTGCTGTAATGGTAATCGTGAGTTCCAGAGGGCGACAAAAGGTAAGTGACGTAGAGACGCTTGTTCAATATAAGCGAAGTCCAACTGGCTGGCAGTACGTGGGGAGTGTTACTGGCGGAGGGGCCTGTGGTAAGGAACCTGTCCTTAAACCGATCAGTGCGATAGTGTGTTGCAACCGAGGGGCACACCTGGTGATGTACGGCCTTATGGAAGCTTCATTACCCGCAGGAAGGTTGTTTAAACAGGATGGCAATGGTAGTTGGTCCAAACACGAACTCCCAGTCAGTACTGAAAGTGTACTGAGTCAGTCACGTGAAACACCCTGTAAGCCAGGACTTTACGTAACCGCTAAAGAAGCGACACTCGAAATACGTCACACCTGTGAGGGTGGAATGTCAAGTGTCTTACTGATGCTTGATTCACTATAGGAGAACAAAATGAAGAGAAGATTTACAAACACAGTTGCATTGTTAGACAACTTGATTGACGGTTTCCCCATTCCGGTACTAGGGGTACACAACGGTAGGATCATACGGGTATTCGCTAAAGAATTCGAGGAACCTTTCCCGGGTGTGTTACTGGACCCAAACAAGGATGACTGGTTTTACAATGGGATCCCTTCTGGAGGTGGCATTGTTACATGTGGTGACACCCTGTATCTGGTTTCCAGAAGGACGAATCGCGTATTTTCAACAGGCGGGGATACAATCACGTATGTATCCGTTGACCCACATACTGAGGAGATCACTGTGAAAACAGAAGGTGGGACGACGGTGTCCTTCTACGATGTGACATGTCCGGTAGACTTACCAGGGTGGTCAGGATGATTGTCATTCCCGATCCAGTGACGAGCGAATACATCAGCCGAATCGGCTGTATCTCTATCGCAATGGACGGTACTAGAGTGGTGGGTTGTCCGGACACAAATGAGGTGTTCATCGAATACCCGGACCCACTGGTTAGACCCACCCACCACATTGGCCTTTCCGACCTTACGGGGTACGGTATTGCAGTAATGATATCCCCTGACGCGAATGTGTTGGCAGTGGTATCATATGAATCACCGTTTCTCACTCCAGTTGAATCTGACTTAAATCCGTCTTTCATATCCCTGTACGTGTACCAGTACGTGGGGGGCGTGTGGCAGGAACGGGAGGTACATGAATCTATTTGCATGGCAACTCCCCATGCTGGCATGTTGGACATGTCGGATGATGGATCCACTATTGTCCTGTCCGGTTCACTGGAGTACGAGGTACATGGTTCTTCAGATCCAGCAGTGGGTGGTCAAGATGTCATTGAATTCAGTGATAGGTCCGCTGAAGTTATCCTCCTTACATCGGTTGACCTGGTAACGTGGTCCACTACAAACCGCAGCATCGCGGGTAACATTCGTGGACTGCCTCAAAACTTCGATACACCTGCGTTCATTAACTCTACCGGAGATGAACTGTACACGGTATGCTGTTGGTCTACTGGAGGTAGTTCGGGGTCAAGACTTTATGTATCTAAGCTAGTGGGTGGCTTCTGGTCGGCACCTCAGTTGGTGATATCCGAAATAGGTGGAAACTTATCCCTTTCGGCAAACAAGACAGTTGGGGTTTGCTCCTATGTTGAAACCGCACCTATCAACGGTCACTTCTGGTCACTGGCGAAAGGTCCGGTAGGTTGGGCACAGGTGAACATTCTTCCAGACCCTGCGGCACGTTTGGATCCACTGATGTTAGGTAAGAGTGTTAAGGCTGGGTTGGCTGGTAGGATCATGGCAGTAACCTCTAGATTCGATGAAGCGGTTTCGGGTAACATATCGCTGTTCACCGCCGGTGGAGCCTGGACACAGGCTACCATACAAACACCGGATTCACAGCTGGGTCATTTCGGACACTTGCTACAGGTAGACGACAGAAACCCTTTAGAGACAATTCTTTTAACCACACATGACAAGACGCTGTATACGTACACTGTTGCAGTCTAGGAAACACGATGGTAACAATAAACATTGACCCACCCCAGCCAGTGGACGGCATGAGGTTTGGATCGCACTTGGCAATGAGTCGATGTGGAAGGATTCTAGCAGTAGGTTCGGACGGATTGTGGAGTAAAGACCACAATGTGTTCCAAATCGATTTATATGAGTTACACGGGGAAGAGCGGGTTAAGCACTTACAGCAAATCACTGTAAAGCTCCCAACAATCTTTCCTGTAACAGAGGTTGGTGGAATGGCACTGTCTGAACACGGCAGTACCCTAGTAGTGTCGGTGGGGGGTAACATCATTACCTATTCCAACTTCACACAGTCAACCACCTGGAATGTACGCCAGTTTTACTCCCTTGTAAAACCATGGAGTCGCATTCGGAACTGGAAGGTTAGCTGCAATACTAACGGCACTATTTGTACCGCAACGCCCACGTGTCTATTTCGAACAGAGAGTGGCAGTGGTCCGATGTTATCGCTGTTTAAGAAGTCAAATTGGGAAGTGAAGAGTAGAGAAACAACGTACTTCCCTATGGCTGGCTCTTCTGCATCTGAAGAACTGGATACTTGTTTGTCTGACAACGGTAAAACATTGTTACACCAGTCGATAGTAGGTCGTGGTACCGGTGAAGGACGTCGCCGTATTTCCACATCCCGTCGAGACGGGGGAGGAGAATGGTTGTATGACCAAAGCTGTAATGTTCCAAGTGGTGACCCATGGCCAGGTCGGAGTGGACCAGGGATTGCATTGTCCGGTAACGGTAAGGTAGCATACGCGCTTGATACGGGACCTGCCTTGTTTAAGATGAAGGTGTCTCGACAGAAGACTACAGCGAGAATCCGGTGTACATTACCAACGTACGCATACACCGGAATGCTCGGTTGCAGCGTGGATGGTAGATTTGTGTTTCTAGGGTATACCGCACCTAAGGGAGGAAGCTTCACAAATAACATCCTGTACGGGGAGATAGATGAACAGGACCCGGAAGCAACTCCCTTTAAAACACTTACATCCTTTCCGGGGTACAGTGGCTCAAAACAAGAGTTCGTCGTAGATAGGAATGGCGCTACAATTGTAGTTTCGGACCGACACCATGGAGTAGAAGGACACCAATACGGGAGGGTTCATCTCCACCTTACCAATCGGTTGTAAACAGGAGGCCCTTCACGGGGCCTCTTTTTTCTTTGCGTTTCAGACATTATTAAGAACCACATTACCTTAATGATAACACCTCCGTGTTATTTAATTCATTTGGAGATACTAAGATGACACATGCTGAACAGGCAGAACGGATACGCCATTTGGAACTAATGGTAACATCCCTAAAGTTTGACCTAGCCGAAGTACGAGGGGAGCTACGTAAGGAATTACTGGATCACAGCGGATCCCTGGACAACCACACCTTGAGCGACAAGCGACACCTAAAGCTAGCCACAGCGACTCCCTGGACAACCACACCTTGAGCGACAATCGATACCTAAAACTAGTCACACAAGCACTGGACACGGTTAAAGCAGTAGAGGCTAGAGAGGCGATAAATGGGATACCATCCTACATCAACCCTGTGGAAAAGGACTAGGTCACCAGTCACCGGGGTTCCCAGCAACAAAGACGATACCGATAAACCAACATAAATAGGAGGCCCCTTTACGGGGCCTCTTTTTTTTGCCCATATCCGCATAGAAATACTATGCACAACAACAAGGATACATTGTTATGGCTACCAAGTCTCATTGGGACACCGTTACTGACGTGGCTCCTGACACTGAGTTTACCGGAAAAGATTCCCTTAGGATCTGTATGGCGATCTCAGCTAATGGTCAAGTTTCAGTAACGGGGAATCCAGGCGATGGCGTTGTGCGCGTACTTAGGTTGTTCCCTGACTCAGGGTGGGAAGAGACTGCGTCTCTCTCTGTAGATCAGGAAGGTCCTCTTCAGAAGTCTGCATTTGGCACTTCTGTAGGGATTTCATCTGATGGTACCACGATTGTAGTGGGTGATCCCGATGACGACGAACGTGCGTTGCACGGTGGATCAGCGTATGTATTTACATACCGACGAGGCGAGTGGAAGCTTTCAGGAAAGTTTTATCCGACTGACCTACATTTTGCTGCTAAGTTTGGGCATTCTGTCAGTATCTCGGGTGATGGTAAAGTGGTAGCGGTTGGGGCATACATGAGTTCCAACAGTTCTGATTACGCGGGAGATGTATACCTGCTTAGGAAAGGATTGTTTGGTTGGGACGAGTTGTGCATATTGTCCCCACCTGTGCCACGTACGGGTTCTTTTTTTGGCATCAGTGTGTCTCTATCCTTTTCGGGTAAAGAGCTCCTGGTGGGCGCTGATGGAAGCGAGCGGGCATACATCTATGGGACGTATGACTTCTCCAGGTGGATTCTCATAAAAGAACTTGTTCCAACTGCTAAGGGTAAGCACAACTTTACTCAGTTTGGTGCCTCTTGTGCGATTGCTGCGGACGGGAAGTCTGCGGTAGTAAGTGCGCATACAGAAGACATCAGGCAAGTGATTGGTGCTGGTGCAATTTACCATTACATTTCCTGCCGTGACCAGTGGGTCCAACGTTCTAAGATTTCGTTAAAGAATGGAAAGACGTTGGATTATTTTGGGTATAACCTGGATCTGTCCGGAGACGGAAGTGTCCTTGTAGTAGGTGGATACGCCTCTGTTGTAGATGGTGTTTGTGATCGGGGTGGTTATGTCATGCGTCTGGAATCTGGAGGTTGGGAACTGGATCGTAAGATCTCTCCAACGGACATTAAGGAAGATTCTGTTTTATCCTACGTAGCGGCAGTTGACCATTCTGGAGAAACGGTGGCATTAGCAAGAGGAGTCTCAACAGCTCCACTTGAGAAAAATGACCTCGCTAGCAATCTTCTCCGGCAACAGCTAAAGGACAAGCAAAGGAAGGCATAACTCAGTAACTGGTTCCCAGGGCAGAAATGTCCTGGGATTTTATGCAATCATCAGGAGAATGCAATGGAGTCGTGTACAAAGATAATGTCACTTGGGTATGTGGCCATGAACAAACCCACCGATAGCAACCTAATTGAAGTCTGTCCAATCGAACACCTACACCGTTTGGACGGTGAGATCACTACAGACACCGTAGAGGTGAGTTCATGTGGGATTGATAAGGAAGGTACACCTTACACCGTAAGCATCAACATGGGCACCACCGTACCTTGTACGTGGTATGGTGAGACAAACCACATGTTATCCCCCGATGTCCGGCGGGGTGAACAAGTTTGGATATGGGCAATGGGAGACAGTAACCAGTACTATTGGATGAGTGCCGGTAGAGATGATCACCTTAGACGACTAGAGACACAGCGTTACAGGTGGAGTGGACTGCCGGACAACATAGATGAAGAGATCAATGAAGGCAACTCGTACTACCTGGAGATCTCCACACATAAAAAGACGGTTACCTTTAAGACATCGATGCGAAACGGGGAACGTGCAGGATACACAATGCAGTTTAACACCGGTGACGGCCAGGTTACCCTAGTAGACAATGAAAAGAATATCTTCCAACTGGACACGGCCAATACCCATATCTGGATGGAAAACTCCAGGGGGTCCATTGTAGAGTTAAATAAACAAAACATACGGGCGTGGAATCCCGGTAACTGTGAAGTATGGCTAAAGGACAAGGACATATTTGTTCATAACGGGAACGGTGTTAAGGTTGAACTGGTTGGTCCCAACCTTACTACCACTGCACCAGGTACCCACACTTTAAATGCAGCGGCGTTCATAGTGAATGCCCCTACGAAGCACAACAAGCCGGTTGTAGGTGGAACAGCGACGTATTCGAAGATTAACGCAGGTAGTATCTCCGCTGGTAAGATTAGCGTTGGCATACTGGTAGCAGGTAAGTTCAACTATCCAAAGCCCTAATTACGACATAAAAGGAAACCTCCCGGATAGGGAGGTTTCTTTCTATGCCCGGCTGACAGGGTCCGCCGTCATCGAATGAATTCCCTTGTGAGGAACTCCCGATGTGCTTTGTCATACAGGTTATAAACCGGTACTCCAAAATGCCTTGCAGTTCTAACCGCCACCGCTGGATACCCAGCAAAGGGACTTGATGTAGACTCGGTGTAAATTATCACCATCTTTGAAACATCAGAGGGACGCAGTGAGGAAAGTGCGGGTGAACGGTTAGAACCCACTCTAACATCATCCCACTCTCCAGCAACGGAATGGAACTGACTTGCGTCTTCCATCTTTACCGCTTTAGAGTGGCGAATTATCCCAGGAGAGATGGATTCCTTGTCCAGGTAATGCACAGCATCTATTAGACCTCTTCCTTGTAAGCTGAACCGGTACTTGGTACTGAAACATTCATCCTTCCTATAACCAGAAGAACAAACCCAGGCTTCCCTGTTAGGAGACACCCTTTCAAATGCCTCGCACATCCCAGCCTTCCCGTTGCTTCTAAGGTTCCATCCTTTGAGGTCCAATGCCGTACCCAATTCCTTAGCGAAATCACACGCCCAACTGGGAGCATCTTCCGGTCCGATCCCCGTATACCACAGTTCACTCATCGTACTACCCTTCTGTATTTACCATACACAATCGTGATTAGATTACCCCACAATCGACTTCGTCGACAAACAGGACGTCTGGTAGTTTCGGAACGATGATTGCTTCACCCATGATGTACCCATCGAAGATGTCACCATCTGCGAACACTTCAACAACCACTGTTTCAGTAGCGTCTGGTGAGGCAGGATCACTGACGTCGCCATCGGTCACATTCGAATCGGTGGTGGACGTGTCGCTGACATTGGAATCCGCGATATCAACCACTGTGTCAGACCCATCCGTATTGGCAGTATCGCTTGCGGACTGGGCTTCTAAGACATCTACAGTATCTGACACCGTCGTGGTAGAGGCCGCTCCATCCGGTCGGGTTATGGTCGTGGTCGTATTAGTCCCATCGTCCACAGCGACAGCCACAGTGCCATCTACATAGAGCGTGGTAACTGTGCTGGTGCCATCTGGATTGGTAACCGTAGTGACCGATGCCACTGCACTTGCGATTTCGGTAGCTGTGTCAGACACCTGTCCATCGCTGGAATCCGAGACAGAACCGTCGCTGGAGGCAGTGTCGGTGGAATCCGAAGCCGTGTCACCACTGGAGGTAGTGTCGGTGGAATCCGAAACAGAGCTGTCACTTGATGTGTTATCTGTGGAATCCGAAGCCGTGTCACCACTGGAGGTAGTGTCGGTGGAATCCGAAACATTCGAACTGGTGGTGGTTGTGGTGACAACCCCTTCGGAGTCCGTCTCAGTGGCGATAACCGTTACTGTAGTGTGGTTAGCAAGATGGGCGTCAAACTCCCCACGTAACGTCGAAATGGTCCCAAGTGCTACATCGTACTTGTCTTGTAAAACACGCATGTTACTGAACATCATGTTCATGTCTTCGCGTATTCTACCAATGACCTGCATGGTGCGTTCGTCTTGGTTCCTAAGTTCCTCTGCCGAACCCACAAGTGTACGAGAGCCTAAGAAGGCAGAAGCCAGTTCTTTTAGCGCTCTTGGAATGGGGTCCAGCTCGATGAGATCCTGCAACCGATGATCGTGTTCCCCAGGTGTCCACAGTACCGGTTTGCCCTTGAGGGAGTTAAAATCAACCTCCCTTCCCAACGCTGCGGTGATTGCCTTTTCGATGTTTTCCAGGACACGGGTTGTCTTAGATTCTGAACCACCTACGGCGTTGTACGTTACGTATATCGTACCGTACAACTGTGCATTGGTTAACACTATACTGCCTGCAACTTCTAGCCCTGTATAGGCGGTTGCTTCTGGATCGAAGCCTTCGAATTTGTAATCTGTCCCAGGGACAAGAGGTGCCGAAGACCCTTCTGCACGTACGGAGAATCCTTTTGTGTAAAAGATTCCCTCCCGCATGAGGATATCATTACCACCTATCGCATTTAACACATGTGGTTCATCTACAATGTTGTTTGTCGGGTTTGTACCCGACCCATCTACGGAGTACTTTGATAGCTGGAAGACGCTCATTTGCTATCCTCCCATTTGTTACGGATGACCATGTCTCTCTCCTTAGCCTAGAACGTAAGCTGTTCCAGAGAGGTTTCCGGCTGCATCAACGCCATCTGCTCCCGCAATACCCCTAGAGCCATCCCAGTTAGAAGAGACAGAGGTACCAAGATAATCCAATGTCAGTGCAGAAGCTACCGTAACTTTGATACTTTCTGTCCATACACCAGCCACATTGCTCATAACGTAAACCGCACCTGTGTCAACCGCACTGCCGTCTACACCCATTGCGCCAATCAACAGTGTTGCACCGTCACTAGACAGGTCAACAGCGTGTCCATACAGGTCACCGGTTGCTTTCACAGTTGAACCCAACTTAGCACTAAATGCCCACCCGGATGCAGTGAGATCGTAAACGAACACACTTCCCGCATTTGACACGATACTGTCTTCACCCTTAGCACCCACTACCACGCGTTTGCCATCACCGGACATGGTAACAGAACATCCGTAGTAATCGTAGATGCTTACATCGGTACTGGTTAACTCGACCAGTTCTGTCCATGCACCAGCGACGTTACTGAATAGGTACGCTGTTCCAGAGTAAGTCCCTCTTGTGGAATCTCCCTGTACCCCGATTACCATGGTTGACGCGGTAGAGTCAGTTGCAACGTCCCAGCCAAAAAAGGCAGACGCCGATGGGGTGACAGCGGTTATCTTAGAAGACTGTGCCCACTGTGAGAGTGAATCACGGGTGTAGGTAAACACAGCCCCTGCGTCGGCCAAGGTACCAGAATCCTTCATAGGAGCACCTACGGTTACCGTAGAGCCATCCCCAGATACATCCACAGAGTGACCATATCCATCATAGTTCGCATGATCCAGTGCGGTTAACTGTGTTTCCTCAGACCAACCACCACCGTTGTTAAGGAAGACATAGGCTTTCCCGGAGTTAGTTAACAGTCCGGTTGGTGCATCTCCACTTGAACCCACTACGATTACGGTACCGTTGTCACTTATGGACAGGGCATTTCCAAAAAGACCCGAAGCGACCGGAGTAGATGACACCAGTTTGGCTTCTTCAACATATACCCCGTTTGTAAGGCGATACACGTAAACCGCTCCTGCAAAGGAACCTGCGGTAGAATCCCCAGGAGCACCTACTGCAATAACCGTACTGTCAGCAGAAATAACGCTCGCACCACCGTAACCCGCATCGGCTACTGGTGTAGATGCAGTTACTGTAGAAGAGACACCGGTGATGTTATCCGGTTCCACCGAAAAGTAACTTACTGGTCCAAATGGACTCACCACACCAGATACACCTTCATGGGCACAGCGTACGTAATACGTAGTACTCCCCAATAAGGACACTCCGGCAGCGGCTAGGTTATATTCCGATAAGTACGTGGTGGTTCTCCCACTGGCGTGGTCGACTGTACCAAACGCTGGGTCAGTTGAAAACTCCCAATAGGCGGCAGACTGTACTTCACTTTCATATGCCTGTGTGATTCCAACGAACAAACTCGATGTAATCGTTGGGGTGGATACAATACCCACCGCCCCGGTTACGGGGTGTGTGATTTCCGGAATGGCAATACCGGTGATGATCGTTGGTTCGATGGGTTCCCCACCGGGGGTTGTAGCATTGTGGATACACAACTTATTCACATTTGATGTGAAGTCAACGGTCATCTCGTCCATAGCGCCCACATACGCGGCGTGGGCGGGAGATGCCCCTTGCTTCCAGCGCCAAGGCTGGGTCATTAACTTGAGTGTCATATCTAGTCCTAGATTAGAACGTAAGCTGCACCAGCCTCGTTTCCGTTTGTACCTTCCCCAAACGCACCAACCACTCCGACAGTACCGGCGTCATTAAGTGACACAGAAATACCATAGTAGTCATATGAGGTACTGTTGGATGCAGTAATTGTAGAAGAGGTCTGTGCCCATTGGCCTGCTGCATCCACACCAAAGATGTACGCTGCACCGGCCACGGCGTTCACCGCATATGCCCCAACCAGGATGGTGGAACCGTTTCCAGAAATACATACAGAACGACCAAATGCATCTCCGTCGGTAGACGTACTTGCTACAATCCGTTGTCCAGCATCCCAGTTTCCGTTGGTCTCGGTAAAGACGTACGCCCCACCTGCATTCGGGGTGGTTAAGTCAGAACCGTACGAACCAACTACCGCAATTGTACCGGAAGAGTCAATGTCTACACTGTATCCGAAGTACCCGTATGCTTCTGCCACAGGCGAAACGAGTGCAGCGACTTCTGAGAAACCCCCTTTACCGTCGTGATCGAATATGTAGGCAGCACCTGCATCCACTTCACCGGATGGCACGTTGAACATCTGTGCGCCAACGATGAATCTGGAGCCGTCTCCACACATTGCGACAGAGATACCCACCTGGTCACCGTAGATGGTATTGTTGCCGATTAACTCGACAGGTTTAAGAAACCCACCGCCATCGTCCCACCATGCGTATACCGCACCAGAGGAGGTCCCATTGACATCGGCCAGATTAGCTCCAGAAATAACCAGAGTAGCGTCATCTGAAATGGCCACGGAGATACCCACCTGGTCACCGTTGTTGCCGTTACCTACAAGAAAGTCCTGTTCCTTCCAGGGTTGGCGATCTTTGAACACATAGACACTACCATCATCCACACCGGCATCGTCCATCATGTATGCGCCGATGGCACAGAATGCCCCATCTATATTCAAGGCCACGGAGTAACCAAATCGGTCACCGGCACCACCTGGATTTGGAATGATATCTGTCTCTACCCATGTACCACCCGACATACGAAAGATGTACACTTGTCCACCGTCTGTCCCGTTAGAATCTTGTAGGTAAGATCCCACTGCAATAGTAGAACCATCTCCAGATACACTGACAGACTGACCAAAGCGATCAGACCCCAGTGCATCCGATGCAAACAAGATCGCTTCCTCTGTAGTAACCGCAGCAGATGCAACGGTAAAGCCGACTTCCACGGCCCATGGTGATAAGGGTGCTAGACTGGATTCATGTCTGACACGGGCGTAGTACGTTAGCCCAGAAGAAAGAACGGTGCTTGTTGCAGACAAATCCATATTCGTCAGGTTAACCGTATCTCGGCCACTGTCAAAAATGATTGCATTGAATGCAGCATCCAAGGCAACTTGCCAGAAGGACGCAACATGTACACCGTCTCCTACCATGGCAGTCGCGGTCAGTACCGGAACAATACCGACTCCTGTAGCACCGGAGAGTGGAGAGGTCATTGATGGGGTGGATATCAAATAGGTAACTGGGACAATGGCTGACCCTCCTAAGGTAGTACCGTCCTGGATACGGATGTCTCCACCCCCATCACGAATGACCAGTTCCCCAATTGGACCAACATACTGGTCAACCAGGGTTGCTGATCCTTGCTTTAACTTAACTCGGATGTTAGCCATGGTAGGTTCCCTTAGTTAACCAGTTGGTAAAGTTGAGCACGTGGGTTGATTGTAACTAACCGGTTACGGTCACCTGCTAATAAGGCGGTGGTGATTTCATCTTCTGCCATAGACAGCGCACTGTGACAGTTTGCATTACGCGTAACCATGGTACTGCACAGCTCTTCCATTTGTTTCAACGTGTCGATCTCAATGTTTTTTCGAACATTGGCATTTGAAAAGTCCCCACTCAATGAAGGTGTAACCGGTACCTTTCCACGCCAGATGAGTGAACGAAGCCAACCCTTCTCCATGAAAGACAACTGACTCATTGCGGTAGTCACTGACTCTGCATTAGCCCGGATCATTACACCCCGGAACTCGAACCGACCTTCCAGGAGTTCTTTAAAGGCAACCTTCGCTTCCAACAGCCGTTGTTTGGCCAACTTACCGGTGTCAATACCGCGTACTTCGTAGTCCAGCACAACCACCGAACCCGTATCCCGCCGTGTCCAGTTACCGTATTCTTCACCTCGTTCTAATGGGGGTTTGTTCTCCACCACTTGGATCACTTGCAGAAAACCACCTATGTTTGCACTGGCGCGCAATACGGGTGGTACCATGTCTGGGTTAATACCACGTGCAGCACATATGTCACGTAACATGTCCTGGCTGTACAGTAGTGGACCCGCGATTAACTCATCGTTGTAGTAAATCTCGCATTTCATGTTATTCTCCTAACTAAAGATGATAGCGGTACCACCGCCTACAAAAAGACTCTCGTTACTCGGTGCGCCAGACAACAGGACATCCGCTCGAGATGATAGTGAAACAGAACTCCCTAACGCTGCTAACGCAGTGGTGGTCGAACTTGTTACTGTTCCAGAAGGAGGCCATGTGCCGCCAGCATCCTTATTGAACAGGTGTACTGACCCAGAGTTATTCAGGGTGGTGTCGTTTCCAGGGGCACCCACTGCAATGGTAGAGCCATCGTCACAGACACTGACTGACTTACCGAAGGTTTCAAGTGACACGTCGTTACCCAAGAGGCGTGTAGAAAACACAAAGTCCCCTGTTGTACTGGAACGGGCGTATACGTGACATGCCCCTGCCCCTGTGAGGGTGTGTACTTCTCCTGGTGCGCCGATGGCCAGAACATCACCGGTGTCACTCAGTGACAGGCTGGAGCCGTAGATGCCGCCAGCAGCAGGGTTATTAGACGAGATCTTCTGAATCTCTACCCACCCGGCTACTTGTAACGCGTACACATACACTGATCCAGAATCGGTACTCACAGCATCATCTAGGTGTGCGCCAACCACAATCAAAGACGCGGTTGAGTTAATAGCGACAGCCTTACCAAACGACGTAGCGCTAAAACCATCTGCACTGGTTAAGGATCCACGCAGCACCCATACCCCACTGACATCAAGTGTAAAAACAGATACCTCACCAACAAGCGTTGGGTTGGTAGACCCGATGACCACGGTAGTTAGGTTATCTGAAATGGCGACGGACGTACCGAAGCGACCACCTACTTTCGGAGTGGGGGGTACGAAGTTACTGATGAGTGACCACACCCCACCGGAATCCTTTCGGTACAGATAAGCACCGCCCGATTCCACAAGGCCCGTGTTTGCACCTGGTTCTCCAACGATTGCAGTAGAGCCATCTGCACTCATAGCAACACTTGTTCCAAAGTACCCGGATGTAATTGGACTGGGTGGAGATACTTTTGTAGTTTCTACCCAGCCACTGGCTGTGTTGGAATAGAAGTAAACTGATCCGGCTAAGGCTACACCACTAGGTGCTTCACCGGGTGTCCCTATGACACAGGTAAGGCCGTCGTCTGACATCCCTGTAGCAGATCCAAACAAGTCACCGGTTGCCAGGTCAGAGGAGGTTACGGTAGCCCGTTGTGTCGTGGGCATCGCCTGAGATACATCAAATGTAACGGTAGCTGACCACTCGCTCAATATGCCTGTATCGCCCTCATATCGGACGCGTACGTACTGTGGGCCAATCGGAAGTACAACACCCACTGCATTCAAGTCTAAGGTAGTAAGGTAATCCGTTGTCAACCCGGACAAGTACGTGGTGGAAATAAAGCCAGCATCCGCTGATACTTCCCAGTACGAACCCATGTGGTTGTCTAGGACATTCCCCTCTCCAATCCCGTTGAACAAGGATGCAGTAACGATGGGTGACGGGAGGACACCCGCTGTCCCTGTACGTGGGGATATAATCACTGGGGTTGCTACACCCCCAGTACCGGCTGTCCCAACGGGGACACCACCGGGTTTACCATTCGCCCCAATCCGTAGCTTTGTTACCCCACCTCTTCTATCTATGATGAGTTCTCTGTCCAATGGAGTGAATGCGAACATCGTGTCGTCAGAAAACGACTGGAGTGGTACAGGACTGGTTGGTGTTTTCGTCGCCATTGTTTCGGTCCTCGTTGGTTTAACCGGTTATTTCAGCACATCTTCTTTAGATGTACCAATGAATGAAGAGGTCCCATTGCAGAAAGAGATTATCGCAGACAGACTACCGTATAGGGAGTCTACGCGCTTGGTTCTCTCTACTGGATCAGATGACTCTCTAATTAAGGCATACTGTTTGTCAAAGGACTCTCCTGCGCGCTTGAACCATGTCGCTAACCCCCTTGCGTCTTTTTCCTCACGTGACTCAACTGCCATTGGTATTCTCCTTTGAAAGCGCAATGGCTTCTTCTGCCACCTGGTTAGATAAGTGTAGGTAGTATCGTTTTAGAAACTCCACATGGGTTGTAAACTCTTGTCTGCTCTCTTTAGAAAGGACAAGTTCAGGTGGGTTGTTTGCAGCAGCCACCTGTAGGATAGTCAACACTCGTTTAATCTCAACGCTGGTTGCTTCCGATGTAGGTAGCTGACTTGTATCTTTATACGTAATTTCTAGTAACATAGCATAAAAAGACAGGGGCCCAAACGGGCCCCTGACTCCCTCATAGGTTAACCAGGCCGAGGTGACCTAGCAGTTTAATGATTTGGAACTTCAGCTTATACCAAAGCATCCAATTGACTCACCGTCATCTTAACGCGGAATGCTTCATACAGAACCAATTTCGCAGCTTTGGTGATGGGGTCCAGCTCGATGAGAGCCTGATCGTTAACCCATTTACCGGAGAGAGCGTCGTACATTTGTACTGTGGGGACCAAGAATTCTCCAGACAGACCATGGGTGAACTGATGCAGGGTTCCTTCAGTAACAGAATCGAAGGTTGCAACGCGAGCGTTCAACTGGCTGGTAAGTGCAGATGCACCAGCACCAGCTTCAGCTTTAACACTGTTGATCGCGTCAACCAAGCTACCAGTGGCGCTTGTGGTCAAGTTGGCCAGATTACCTTCAGCCCCTTCAGCACGGAGTACTTCAGCGGCAAGGTCACCACCGAGTCCACTTACAACAGCATCGTTAGCGGTTTTGTAGTCACTCAGATCAACACCGTTTGTGGAAGCCAGTGCAGCCACTTCATTGATTGCAGCAACCAAGCTGGAGGTGTTGGCGGTGTTCAGGACATGGATGTCACCAAGATCACTTGTGATCGAAGCGATGGCAGCCTGAGCTTCACCAAAGGTATCCATTGCACTATCAGCAGTACCTTGAATGGTGGAGTCCAAATTAGCGATAGACACGTTGACCAGGTTGGTCAGGGTGTTAGCGATATCGGGATCATCATTCAGTGCAGCAGCCAGTTTTGTCAGAGTGTCGAGAGCTGCAGGAACAGCGGTACCCAACAGACCAGCAATTTGTTGTGCAACAGAACCACTAATGGTAGCATCACCAGACAGTTGATCCACAACTGCTTTGATAACCAGCATATCTTCTTCTTCAGCGAAGGTACGAACAACGATTGCACCAGCACTATCCAAAGAGGACAAGCGCATTACTTTATCGATGTTGTTGTACCAAATACGGCCAGCCGTAAGTGGAGTAGGATCAGCATCCAAACGTTCGACATTTAAGTTGTCGATCGTAGAGGAACCTGCCATTGACATACCGTGTACGCGTCTAAAACCAGCCATGATAAATTACCCTTTTGTAGGAAAAAAAGAAACACACTTATCTCGCCTCGCCGTGTTTACATATTACCCGCAACTAAAAAGGTAGGGTTACCGCGTGTAACTGGACATGATGCGTCTAATTGCCAGTAGGGTATCATCTACCTTTCTGGAATGTGACCCAACGTGTTCAATGCGGTAACTGTTTTCTGACCTGTACGCTACGAAGTCAAAATACTGACCGTCGTACCCCAACATTTTACTATCGGCGTCCGTGTCGATGTAAGCCACAAGATGCAATTCCTTACGCGAAATGCGCATGACGTGTTCCTGAGACTCAGTCTTTTCGGACAGGTCAGACGTTCTATCCTGGCCCATTGTCGATTCCATAACCTGTTCCTCATCTTTCAGTACGGTCCCCATACTATTCTGTAATTATTTAAACGGAACCCAAATCTATCACGTCATTAACAGTGATGAGGTCCGAGATGAGTTTTCCACCAATGGTTGTCTGTGCTGCAAAGCTAGCTGCTACCGAAGCAGGTACGCTGGTTGCTACCTCGGTTGCTACTGCTGCTGGCACAGCAGCGGCTATCGCACTGTCCACAACAGCAGGCGTTTGAGACGCTACCTCTGAAGTAACAATGGCTGGAACGGTAGCCGCTACCGTGTCCGCTACTTGTGTTCCCAGTATACCTGCAATGGCAGCGGGAAGCTGGGCTGTCACCTCTGTAGAAACGGTCCCAGGAACCAATGCGTTTACCAGTGTGGAGATCTCAGTGGTTAACTGTGCTGTTACCTCTGCGGCTACAGCAGTACCCACTACCGCCTGTACTTCTGTGGAAATAGCAGTGGCATATTGTGCGGTTACCTCTGCTGCCACACTGGCGGATAAGTTGGCGGTCATCCATGTGCCAATTTCCGTGGCAATGTTAGCCGCCGTCTCCGTAGCAATCACGTTACGCAGAGTTGACAGATCAGTAACCATTGCTGCGGTTATTGACTGTAACTCGATAGGGAGGTTCGTAAGTACGTTAGCAGCGGTTAACGCTGCCTGTGCAGCAGCCGTTACAATGGGATCCAAGATAGTGGGCAGGTCTACCGATACAAAGTTAGCCATTGCCGCTGCAACCGTTGTTCCCGCTACTGCAGGGAAGGTGGTTTGTTCCAACTTCAATATCTCAGCGGCCATACTGTTAACCACGTTTGTGTTCACAATGGTGGCTAAACTGGATAAATCCGAAACCATCTGTGCGGTGATCTGTGTTAGCTCCACCGGCAGTTGGTATGTGGTTTCGAAAACAGTCATCGCGTTCTGTACACCGGTGTTGATCGTGTTTTGGATATTAGCGGAGGCGATCGCTGCTGCTACTGTACTGGCGATATTTCCTGGGATGTCCAACACGGTTAACTGGTTACCGACCACAGATGTAACTGTATCTGGGATCGTTGTGTTTAGGATAGGTGCAAGTGCGGTATTCAATGCCGCTCCGACTTTCCCAGGAACATCCTCTGCGGTAACCCGTGCAGTTACTTCATTAGCGATGGTTGTTGGAATGGAAAGTGCCGCAATTGAGAGCGTTAGTTCCGCTTTAACAGCAGGTGTCAATCTCAGGTTAAGTGCATCCGTCACCATCGTTGCCGTAGTAGCAGATACCTGTGCAGGTATGTTTGCTGCAACCAGTGCGGAGTTCAACTCTGTCAGTACGACATTCGGAATATCCAACACGGTTAACTGGTTTTTAACCTGCAACAAGATTGCCGTTGCAATGTCACCTAAAATGGCGGCTTGCACCTGTGTTGTAACCTGACTCGTCACGGCGTTAGCCACTACTGTGTTCAGGTTAAGTACATCTGCCACCGCAGTAGCCGTAAGGGATTGGAGGTGTGCAGGTAATACGGTGGTCAGGTCGACTGCCGCAATGGCTGCAACGACCGCTGTATTTACATCAGCTGTAACACTGGCAACAGCCGTGGCTACACTCTCACCCAGCAATCGAAGATTGATCCACGGGGTACCCACTACAGAAGGCCAGTACCATAACTCACCCGAAATAGATACGAGTGACGGTAACTTTGGATCTACCGTTGGGAGTTGGGCAAGTTCAGGTAAACCAAATGGAGTGGTGAACTCCATCGGGGCTAAGATTTTTACAGGGTTGGAAACCATAGTTAACTCCTACTTACTCTTGCTTCCACCATGCAGGAAACAGAGAGTGTTATTGAAATGGTGTCCGCATTAACGCGGTCCACACGCACTGCATCCCTTCGCCACACGAGGTCTGTATCTTGTACCCAAATTACCGCAGATACAAAGTTATCGCCCAGCTTGTGGTTTATAGTGTGGACAGTACTCGGTTGGGTTGAGGAATAGTCGAAAGTACCGGACTTACCATCTAGCACAACTACCCGCAATGCTTCCATTGATGCTGCTAGTGCAGACAAGTCAAGGGTTAAACGATCTTGCTTATCCAGAACAACCGCATGTTCAACTCTGGCCAACCCAGCAGCAGACGGGGAATCTTCCACGACTGGCTGAACAACCACCTTCATTCCTGAGTTGCCACTGGACGATACCGCAACGGTGTTCAATGAAGACATGCTGATCTTTGTTAGATCATTGCGGTAAATACCCGCACCATCATGAACCCAAACTGTAACAGTAACGAACCCTGTGTTAAGTAAATGGTTTATGTTTTCCAGTGCAGAGGTGGATTCCAACTTTACAATGTACGCATTGGCCAGTGGTTTCTGAAGTACCACCTTGACGGTAGAGGGGAAGTCCGTTTCCACCAGAGCGTTGTTGTTGTCGAGGGTGGTTACCCGGGTCATGTCCTGTGTCCACAGGCCATTCCGTTTAACCCACACACAACTGGATAGGAACCCACTGTTTAACTCATGTAGAATCGGGTGGTTTGTCTTAGCTGTGAGTGACTCGTACACAAACCCATTGGATATAACCCGTCTGATGCATGCACGGAGTCGAATGGGAACGTCCGATGTTACCATAACGGTATTCGCGTCGGTCATCGTCGCATTGGTAATAGGTACAGCAAACGTACCGTCATCGTCTTCTGCCCAGAATTGAACATCTAGGTCAAAGGAGTTAAGCGCATGTGTGACGATGTGTTCCGTTGCAGGGAGTCTCGAATAGTAACTGTACCCGTCCACATTTTCGTACTGAGTGTAGTACCCGTCTTCAATAGTCTTCTTTAGAGAAGCGTATTCTTCAGAAGAATCTTTGAAGGACTGGTCAATCGCATTGAACTCAGATCTAACGACACTCTGTTTCTGCTCTACGGTTTGTTGCCGCAGTTCGACCTCTGTAACCTGTACCAGGGTGGCCGACGTAGAGTTCTCTGGGGTAAGTCCCTTTACCGTTTCCGCTATAGCGGAAACCCCGTCGGTAAGTGCAGCACAGAGTTGATCGTTTTTAAGAAGCGGCCGTCTAAACTCCCGCTGGTATCGTTCGTTTCCTCTGAAATCCAGCCAGTGTTGTGGACTAGATTTATCAAAGGTGGGTTTGACCATCTCTTCTTGGATCGCATTCACCAGGATCGTATCTACGTACCCACCAACTGCTTGGTACGTTACGCGGATATATCTGAACCGGTTATTAGAAACCAGATAGGTGTGTACTTCCCTTGACGTCATGGACGTGAGGGGTAAGAAGAGTGGTGAGAAATGGTAATCGAGGTTTTCTTTAAGAGGGACCCACCCTGCGGTTTGTGCTAGGTCATTCCCTTCCAGTACTAAGGTGTGTTTGTAAAACGCACCACGGGTTGGAAATATACCTACCGTCCTAAGGGTGTCATGTACTTCTGTGAATCGATTAGCCGCCGCGCCTGCTGTCTCGTCGTATGTAACCGCCATTTAGGAACTCACTCTCACTAGGGTTATTCCACATGAAATCCCATCACCACTCACAATCGTTCGTGTGGATGAGGTCTTTACTGTCCGTATTTGTACCGAAACAGTATCTCGTGCTGCTAGTCCAAGTAAGTCATTCGCTAAAACAGAAGAAGGTTTGATTCTCCCATTCACCGCATATCGGAACTCGTACGCCAGTGGTCCACTCGCATCTGTCACCGTGGGGTTACCACAGACATTAAGCATATAGCTACCGGTGTACTGAACGGTTAAACTGAGTCCGATGTCCCTCCATTCTCCCGCAACTGAAATTCCCATGTCCCTAAGGAGACCACCGGTGTTTGCAGAGTTGTGATAAATGGTATTGGATTCCGCGATGATGCGAAGTGCATCGGCCAGGGAACTCATTGACGTTACTATCGGTTCAACCAACGAAGTATCTAAGTCTAGGATATCTTCCATCATGATATTTCTATCTGGGGAAGCCAAGACTGTAGAAAGGACTTGTACTGCCTGCAAGATTGCATCAGTACCGGCCACATTTGAAAGTGTGACATTGTGTGGGGTTGGTGGGAACACTGGATCGACATTCACCACGGTTTCCCATGGTGTGTTGATGAGAGAATTTAGCGTGTCCATACCGCTGGAAACCGCTTGGGTTTCTGCGTTTACGTACTTACCACCGAGTGTCCGGTAGATTAAGCGATATGACCCACTTCTGTTGGTATCTAAGAATCCGATTGCTCCAACAATGGGTTTACCTACCTCATCAGTGCCCTTTTCAAATGGCCATGCTGGAAAGTAGTCTCTCGTGGGTTCAAGCGGTTGGCCTGACTCCATGTCTATCACCACCACGGATTCCGCATAAAACGGAGCGTAGGTGGGTACCAAGTAGTTGTAAGAAGAGCCGTTGACGAGACTGATTGTGTGGACCTCGTCGGATATACGGTTACCTGGTAATGTTCCCAGGGGATCAAAATCGAAAGCCATAATGGTTACTCCTGGGCGATATTCATAATATTTAACTGACACAACCCAATATGGATAAGAACTATGTATGAACTAATCAAAACCTACGTTAGACTTAATTACGAGTGGTCGGTTCTAGACGCTTCGGATGTTGTTGTAAGTGAATTACTGGGTGCCTACGATACGGTACATGTGGTTATGCACGATGGAGAACAGAGTCACAATGTTATCGACCTTTATGATTCCTCATTTGGACAAGACATCACCCGGTTATCCCAAACCCTGAGTACCTGGGTTGCGGCCACTTCCAGTACCGATATGGTAATGTTTGTTAGTCACCTGGACCACTCTAAGGTAAAGCGAATGCACGTGAGTGATCTACTTGCGTACCCGGTGAAGATCGCACTTGGGGACTCTACCAACGTCGCAGATGAAGAAGTCCCACACGGTGGAGCACTGGACATGGTGATAACCAACAAACCGGATGCCGACAAGGATTACGTTTCCGCAATGGCCTCGGGTTGCCTGGTTGCGGTGAATGATTATATCTTACCTACCACGTTAGTCGGTAAGTCTCTATTTGTAATTGATGCGAAACCCTTCCTGTCCCTTACAAAGGACACCGCACCCATGGTGACCGTCTTAAACCTATCTCCCCTTGGTAAGTGGGTGGACTTTGAGATAACCCGTGAGAACGCACATGTGTTGGAGAGACGTGCAGTAGATAAGGACCGTAACCAAACCAGAGTGATTGTAGAAGTCGGTACGTTGGCTGCGGGTACTCCTCTTCTGGTACTGGGTGGACAGCCTCATTTTCTAGATGGCACGGTCACCACTGTAGATCGAGAACACGTTACCATCATTGTGAGTCACAGATCGGTTGCACGCCGTGGGGTGGAACTCCCACCGGGGGTTGATACATATGGGACAACCATGTCTGGTGTGGTGGATTCTGACTTTGACCCAATTGGATACCTAATGGGCCCTATGTGTCGCCTCCTTCTGATGGAGAACGATGACATCAATCGAAACATCCGTTTAGCGGGTAGAACTGGGATCCCAGGCGAGTACACTTTGTTTCAGGGTACCGATGCGCTGATGGTACAATCTAACGGAGACATGGCTAGTTACTACATTACGGGTAGGTCAGAGCACAACTTTGCGTTGAGTACCACGGTGGGAATGCGTAAGAACTACCTGAGTGAGACAGCGGGGCACGTACCCTGTGAAGGTGGGAACCAACGGGTGGATACATCACCCTACCCGGACGAGGTGAGATTACTGGCATTGTACAGCACGAAGTAACCGGACTGTCTCTATTGGGCCCGAACCCGTTTCAAAACCGTATTACCTTACTGATAACACGTCCGTGTTATTTATTCTAAGTGGAGCAGTGGTATGGAAAAGGGTATTAACGTGGGGTTCGAGAAATTAATCGAAAGCTTCAGGGCAGAGACAGTCCAACTCGAGGACAAATGGCGTGCAGGAACACTGTACCGGCAACTTAAGTACCGTCGGTTAATGGGTTACTCCCGTCACCATCGGTCCATTGTGGATGTGGCTAAAAGGGAAGATGAGTTAGAGGAGGCTCACATCCTGATGCTCGCCGAAAGGACACGCGAATTTCACAAATACCTGAAGGGGTTCGGATACTACGGTTTGTTTCTAGGATAAACCAACATAAGCAGGAGGCCCTTAACGGGGCCTCTTTCTTTTTGCCGTTTCAGCCATTATTAAAAACCATATTACCTTACTGATAACACATCCGTGTTATTTAACCAATTTGGAGATACAAAGATTATGGAAACAATTACCGATGAGATGTTCCAGAAATTAATAGAAAAATTCAGAGTAGTGACAGTCCAGATCGAGGAGACATACCGTGCAAACGCACTTGTACGGCAACGTAAGTGCCGTCGGATAGTTGGCAATCCAAGTACTCCGCGTCTCGAGGAGGAGTTGGTTAAAATGGAAGATAGGGCATGTGAGAGACACATCACGTTACTAGCAGAAAGGACACGCAGGTTTCAAGACCACCTGAAGCGGCTCGGATACCGTGGGGTGTTTCTAGGATAGGCAACATAAGCAGGAGGCCCTTAACGGGGCCTCTTGTTTCTTTGCCGTTAATGGAATCAAGGATTCTGAAATACCACATTACCTTACTGATAACACGTCCGTGTTATTTAATCCATTTGGAGATACAAAGACTATGGCAAAAATTACCGATGAGATGTTCCAGAAATTAATCGAAGAGCACCGGGAACTAACCACACAGCTCGAGAAAGCCTACCACACTGGTGTGGCAAAACGTAAGAACGAGGCCAACCTGGCCTTTGGTGACGCAATTAGCCCTCGTTTCGAGGAAAAAATGGCTAAACTTGAGGCGAAGATCCAAGAGGAGCACATCCTGTTCCTCGCCGAAAAGACACTCGAATTTAACAAAGTACTTAAGAAGTACGGCTACACGGGGGTGTTTCTAAGATAGTAAGTAACATAAGCAGGAGGCCCTTAACGGGGCCTCTTTCTTTTTTTGCCGTATTTACTAAAACTGGTTTCAATGATCCTGAAACATTAGATTACCTTAGCGAGCATAGACAATATTGTTTAGATCTATCATGGTACACAACCGTTAAGCGCAACGGTTGTTTACCCGGGCAATATCGCCCAACCCTTAGGAGATTGACATGTTTAAAACTTACTTCATCTCGCGCCATGCCGGTGCACAGGACTGGGCCTTGGCCCAGGGTATTGAGGCCGAAATGGTCTCACACTTCGACCCATCTGTCGTTAAAGATGGTGACATTGTGATGGGCACATTGCCCGTCCAAATGGTGGCGGCTGTAGTCGCTTCCGGTGCTCGGTACTTGCACCTCACCATGTCCATCCCAGCAGAAATGCGTGGAAAAGAAATCAGTTCTTCCATGATGAACGAAATGGGGGCATCTCTGCAAGAGTTTACTGTTAAGGCCATTTAGGTCTTAGCAGTTCCCAGTGCGCGCTTGCGCTGGGGCTCTTTCTTTTTTGTATCTCCGCAGGTATTCAGAACCATATTACATAAGTGAGCATGAGCAATTGACTTATGTATTAATTATAACGGAGTACAACATGTTGTATGTACAAAGACTGTGGGCGATATGTGTGATTGTCCACTCCCAGAAGACCCTGAGACAGGACTTCACGAAAACGACCTGGTTCTCCATAGCCAGTGGTTCAATCAAGGGCCCCAGAGGCATTGCCCTGTTCAGCACCTTCCCTGTAGTATCGGGGATCTTTGTATCGTTCATGGTAGTTTGGGCTATCCTGCGTCCCATCTTTAAACGAATAGGTAAGAAAATATGAAAGACGTATATCTAGTAATCGTAACATTGGTCTTGTTGGGTATTGCTCAGTTCGCACAGGCGAACAACGTAATTGTAGTTGCAGTACAATGTTCGTCCAACGTGGTGGTCATTTCCATCAATGATAAGAAACAAACCACGGCGGTAACCATACCGTACAACCACCCTAACTACAGGGCAATACAAATGCGGGTGGATTCTCTTGCCGTGTGGGCAAATGGGAGCCGTGCTGTTGAACTGTGTCGGGTCTTCTCTGGAATGGGAGCACCTGGTGGTGTTTAAGTGGTTACTGAGTTCGATTGCCACACTGATGCTCTTAACCATACTAGGGTTATATTTCATTGTACCACACATGGTACCTACCGAGGTATATTACATGCAACCGGGAGCAATCGAACTCGACAAATAACAGCATAAATCCTCCCCAGTATGGGGAGGGTTTCTATGCACCGAGGGCAACCAATGCTTCTTCCAGTAAAGCTATCTTTTTTTCCAATGTTCCGATGGTGTTGTTCAGGTGACTTACTGTGGCGTGGGCGGATGTCCTGTCTCGGATCGCAATAGACCTAGCTCGTTCCAATTCTAGTATGGACGATGCAGGAATTGGATAGGAGGTAGGGTACCTGTGTTCGGTTATGTGAGGCTTAACCCCAATTACATCTGAGCACAGGTCAGCTATGGCACCCTTCACTGACTTTAGGGGTAGGGCGTCCGAAACGTACCCCAGTGAAACTGAGAGGTATATTTCATTGTACCCACTGCCACCGCCTGTTGGAACACCGGTAAGGAAGGCATCCGGTAGGATAGCGCTAGCACCACCACCCGCAGGTGTCAAGGTGACCATACTTACACCCGCTTGCAGGTGTAACTGGTACGTTGCCTCGGTGATTCCTTTTGGGGCATAGTACGCTACGTATACGTTGGTACCCCGACTTGTCAGTTCACCAATCGTTTCAATCGCGGTACAGGTGTAGGTTACCCCGTTACCAACCACAAAGGGTGGGGATGCCGTGTAAATCCCCGTTGCGTTAATTAGGGGTACCATTGGTTATGCTCCTGTGTAGCTCTGTAAAGTCATTACACGGTGATTAACACCGTCTACAATGTAAGTAATGTAAACCAACCCGAATTCTTCCAGTCGTTGGAACCCGGTTGGCAACTCTCCACCTCCGTTGTCTTTCTCGGCAATGCGAATGGCCTGTTCAATCGAAGCAATTGCGTTCCGAGTCTTGGAGGTAAGTAGACCGTTGTTTGATTCGTTCAACGGTATAATCGCGTAATCCGGGTATAGGTCTGAGAAGGACTTAGAGCTTCCAGGCCCATCGGGGAAAGCAACGAACCCAAGTGCTTTGAAATGGGTGGTTGCCCATCGTGCATTATCAAGTAGGTTAGCATCAACACCAGACGGAAATCGCTTGGCCAATGCCGATGCCATACTGGATGGTGACATTACAGAGGAATAAGCATAGTGTGTAGCAACACTTGACGCGATCGCAATTGCATCCCATACTGGTACCAGAGTTAGTGTTGCGTTAACAATAATGTCGGGTACACGTTCTTGCCAGTACTCTGGACTTCTGCCAGTTGTGGAGAGTAGGAAATCCCGAATGGCTACCATCTGGTTTTCACGTACAGCCGCTTGTCTGCCGTATTCCAACAGTACCCAGGTTAGGACCAGACTTTCCCCTGTGACGGTATCATACCAGTTAAGCTTAATCGTTGACTGTGCAGTGGGTGGAGATGAACCCTTAGCCACCGAAATGCTTTCTAACATCGTGGTGATGTCTTGCTTAGCCAATGCGGTTTTAAGGTACGTCGCCCCCTGTGCCAGATCCATCACATTCGGAACGGGGGGTATTACCCGTAATTCATGTTCATCGTATTCTGTTTGGAGTGCTTGGTCTGACAACCACACCCGGATATCGACACTGATGCCTTCACTTTCCATCGTCCACGAAATCCAGGACGGTAAGGTTGTGTCAGCCGTGGTTACGGCAGGACCGGTGTTTGGGTTGTAAAGATCCGCATTGCGACTGCCGAGTTGCGCCGTAAAAGAAATGTCGGGCTGCGCAGTTGTAACAAAGTCGTTCAGGATTCGAAGGGTAGCGGCTTCTATCGCTGCTGTAACAGGCTCATCGTATTTCTCGGTCTTTGATGAAAACACAACCAAAGATACTGCTGGATACCTGGGGTCAGCCAAATTCGTCTTTGTTGTACTGTAAGTACGACTGTGGATGGAAAGTTCTCCGAGGGGGGATGTGTTTCCTACCTCACCGTCCAGTAAATCGTTGATTATGCAAAACGCCTTTAATGTATAACTCACAGCCGTGGCTCCTATTTATGTATAGAATCTTCTTAATTTTAGCATTCGCTGCTAATCTTCTGTACCCAACATTACCCTTTATTATGGAGATAGTATCATGTCCAATCATCCTGGCATCAATTATGTAATGAACCGAGAGTTCACAGTGAGCCTTGGTTCATTACTCGGGTTCCTACTCGTTGCGATCATTGGCTTCATTACTGTCTCCATGGTATTTGGTACTGAACGTGCAGAAGCAACCTCAAAGACACAGATTGAATTACCCACAGTACCCACCGCTAAAGTGACCGCTGACTTATCCTTAATGGCCATCTTTAACGACTATAACGATCAACTCACCACGATCCACCACGGAGATACACACAATGAAGTTCCTGCTAACTCTATTGGCAGTGCTGCTAGTAACAGCATGTACGGTTACCCTACCGCCAGTTGCACCGACACCCCCGGTCAAACCACAGCGAGTGGAAGTCACGGTACTGGTGAAGAACCCAATCCCAGTTGTACAACCTAAACCCAGAGTTCGCACGGTATACAAAGAAAGGGTAGTGTATCGCGATAAGAAAGCTAAAGGGTGTACATTGTCCTCGGATGACCTGCGGATCATTGGCAGGATCAAGAGCTGGCAGAAGGGTAAGCCAGTCGGACAAACTCAAAAATTAGGGTGGGTGAATAACCCACGGGACGCCATCATCTACTTCAAAAGACGAGCACTGTACTCAGAGAAGTTCGTTACAACCTACATGCGGGATGTCGAGGAGGCTATCAAACGTGTTAAGTGCCATTGAGATTCCGGAGAATCGAGTAAAACACTGTGACATCTACACAGACGGCGGAGCGAGACCATCCCGAGGTAAAGGCGGATGGGGATACTGGGGGCACGATGAGAACGGTACCACCTATTCTGGGTTGGGCTATGTCGGCGACATGGTTACGAATAACCGAGCAGAGCTGACAGGCTTTATACGTGCAATGGAAACCGCGTTGCACTTACGGTGGCAGAGCTTACACATCTACTCTGACTCGCAGTACGTCCTAAAAGGCTCTAAGTCATTCATCAAGGGGTGGTTACGAAACGGTTGGGTAAACGCTAAGGGGGAACCTGTATCTAACAAGGATTTATGGTTAGAGATCATTGCCCTTAAGAAGAAGCTCAAAGAAGAAGGAATCAAGTTTAAGACCAGTAAGGTCAAAGCACACAGTGGGGTATACGGGAATGAGATGGCAGATGCAAATGCCACTCGTGCGATTGAACGGGGTTCACAGGGTGAGACAGGTGAGACACTGGACATTGTCTTTAAGGAAGACGAGGTTAGGAAGTTAAAACCGTGTGACTGTAACAAGTTGATCTACGGTAAGACCATCCTCTATACCACCCGTGTTTCAAACGTACTTGAAGACGGTAGGACCTCTTACCTGTTAAACAGTTTCTCAGGGAAGTTTGAAGAAGGTGTAAGAACCGGACTCTTGGCAGCTGAGTCAGTGTATGGGTGTGTGTTAACTAAAACACCAGTGACCGCATTAGATGTACTCCGTGACAGACAGGACATTGTAACACCTTCGGACTTTGTTCACCCTGCGTCGATCTTGTTAGCGAACGTTGTAAAGCCAGCAGTATGGGATGACCTAAAAGAGAACGGTACTCTTCACATTGTAGCACGTAGGCTTAACCTGACGACCGCAGATGACATTATGTTAACCTACTTCCACAAACCTGCACGACATGCAATGCGAGGACGACAGTACGCAACGGTTGTTAAAGCACGACTATTGGACTTATCCAGTGGCAACAACGGTAACATGACTCGGATTGACATAACCGATGAGATATTTAAACCAGTACCATCTGTTCCAGAAACCAATGGAAAGAAGAGTAAGAAGAAAGTAAAGAAACCCGTACGAGCGCTTGTTCCTTCCGTACGAAAACAAAACCACTGCAAGGTGAACGTACCACATGGCAAGTTAACCATACCAGTCGTATTAACATGGGGACACGATATCCCTCCTGTAAACAACTTGTCTGCGTTAGGCAAGACTAATCCCGAACTCAAAGTTGAGGTTATCAAGTATGAAGAAGGAAAGGACAGTTTCAGATACGCGATCTACATCGAAACAAATGATTCAACAGCACTGTACGCCGCAGCATCTAACCTAAGGGTAGCATAGCTACCCGTGCCCACCGAGCCATTAGGTTCGGTGGGTAGGTATGCTGTACTTATACTACATCGTGTAATTTTTTTTGTGCTAGGTCGTACGTGCCCTGTAGTACGGTGACGCTGTAAACCAGGGCGGATAACATTTCGGTTTCTTCTGCTGCTGCTGTCACTGCCATTGCTAACTTGTTGATGGCTTGTCGGTTCGTTGGAACAACTGACCTATCCTTACTGGCTTGCTCTACGAACAGACGTAACATCCTAGATAGATCCTCTTCACCCCGTAGGATCTTTGGAATAGAGATAGCATTTACTTTCTTCTCTACCTTGGAGATGACGTCTGCGGTTTTGAGGAAATCGGTTCCAGTGGCGTACGCTTCTGAGAAGGGGACGTTGCCACTACCTGACGAACGAGCACCCTTTCTTTCAAAGTGTTTTGCCAGGCGTTTCTTATCCTTCTTAACGTCTCGCATTACCAGGTCTTTATCTGTCCAGATTTTAGGAATCTGGTCCGGGTCACCCATAACTGCCTTAAGGTACATCTCTAAGGGTTTATACAGTCGAGAATAAATGTCACTATAGTCCTCAACCATGTCTTCCAGAGTGCGGGCGTATGGGAGTACCATTGAGCGTAAACCAGTGGGCGCGGCAATCACGATCTCTTCCAGACCAAGGTCATCTACCTTTGGAAGACGTTTACGCAGGTACGATGACACTACGATTGTGTCGGAAAGGGGAGATAAGGTTTTAGCTGCGTCAGCAAACGCACTGGTAATCTTAACAGTGTATTTGTCCATGAAGCCTACAATGTCGGCGAAACCTTCCATGGCTACTAGGTCTGGGTAGTCTGCTGGCAGTAACCCACTTGAAAACTCTGCATTAGAGGACATGATGTTTCTTCCCTTATTTTGAAAGGACAGCATTAATAGAATGTACGGAGATTGCTCTCCACCCTGATATACAATACTAAGGAAGCGACATGCTGAACATGCCACGTGCAAAACGAATAATCCCCAGGTACAACATGGGGTGTACACTGGATATACCAACGGGTTCCTTTGTAAAGGGTCGTCATGGTAATGCTATTTTGAATGGTGGACTTGTACCCGTTAGCGGAATCGTGGGTCCAGGTAACGTAGGTAAGTCAGAACTGGTTAACTTGTACATGACTACCTTACTGGGTCGGTACGAGAACAGCTTTGGTCACACGTACGATACTGAAGTATCCATGCAGTATGAACGACTGGAACGAAGTCTGAGTAAGTACCCTGCCTTCGATGACGTCATTCTGGATGAAGAGAATGATCGGTACCTAATGGTAACTTCTGACCAACTGTGGGGCGATGAATGGTTCCAGCTCTATAAAGACAAGCTTAAAGAACGCAGTGTGGCTAAATATCCACTTAGAGAAAGTCCGTTCATGGACATGTTGGGAAAACCCATCCTGGTTAAAGACCCTTTCTTTTCGGTGATCGATAGTCTGACACAGTTCCAGATAAAGAAACTCGTTGTAGATGGTATTGAGTCCAAAGCACTAGGTGACAGTAAGAATAACATGTTCTTTGCCCACGACGGTAAAGAGAAGACGTTGCTCATCACACAAACCCCTAACCTAACCGCCAAAGCGGGTGCCTCACTCATGACAGTCGCTCACGTCGGGGTTAAGATGGAAATTGATACATACGCTGCGCCTCCACCTAAACTCACTCACAGTGGTCGTGGTAGAAGCACAAAGGGCGTTCCTGAAAAGTATCAGTCCATCAACGGACATGTGATTGAGATCTTAGGCACTGGGATCCTTAACAACAGCAGTAAGGACAAATCTTGCAGGTACCCGTTACACACGCGTGACCGTGTAGAAGGTGCTGTTGATTTACTCCTGATGCGGGGGGTGTCTACCCGTAATAAGTACGGTCCCTCAGGTGTAACTTACAACTTTGTTATCTCTCAGTCCGAGGGTATTGACCCCTTGCTTACCGAGTTCCATCACAACAAGATGTATAATACAAACGGCATCGGTTTTGGAATGCACGGAAACACACAGAACTACGCGCTTGACTTGCTTCCAGAATGTAAGCTTTCTAGAACGGTTATCCGCAAAAAGTTAGCAGAGGTTCCAGAACTGGGCGTTGCAAATGGCCTTACATGTGACTTACTACAGATGCAGCAACTGTGGGGACCTGACAAGTTAGACCCCGCTATTAACTGTACTCCCCAGGAGTTATATGACGACATTAAGAAACTAGGATACGACTGGTCGGAACTTCTTAAAACCAGACGACACTGGGTATACCCAGAGTTTGAAGATAAAGAACTCCCTCAGCTTACCATCATGGACCTGCTGTTAATGCGGGCTGGCGAATACAAACCATACTGGATGTAAAATGACTAAAATACCCGACATGCTTACCGTTATACATGGCAAGTTACTAGACCACGTTGATGACGTAGGTCCGGAAATCTTCATCCGAGACGCAACGAACAGTCTTGGTGACTTAAGTAAAGCGGAGGAATGGTACAGGCAGGAAGACATTCGCAGTTGGATTGCATTGTACTTCGTGAATCAAGTTGTCAATGCAAACGTGCAAACGGAAGTACCTGGCGTATTTCGCCTTGCGTACGCCACCTGTGACACCGACTTCTTAGACATCTTTGAAACATCCGTTCTCCCTGCGTTTGTCAATTTACCGATTGTGGGCGTTGACATTCCACCACCACGAGGAAGTAAGTATGAGCAATCGTACTAAAGTAGAAGCCCTGTGGATAAAGGCGATTGATTCATACGAAGGAGGAACGGTCTCTACGACAATACTGAAGGACATCTTAAAGGACATGTCGGACAAAATGTTCGAGGCCCTCATGGCAGACTTCCGGGACGGTAACCAGTTTCCATTCATAATGGAGCCCCCTGGTGGGGAGGTTAAACTCAGTCCTGAAAAAGGACAGGCGGCCTGTAAGAAAGCCGGAATCAATTTGTACCAACGGGTTAAGTACACGGACGCAGTTACAGGTGACGTTATCCTTACACCGGATGAACACATGTGTTACATGCTTTCTGTTCGTCGACAAAATCAGCACTGGGAAAAGAAGAACTCCATTCCAGAAGGAGATACGACCATTGACCACGTAACCGGTCAGGTAACTGGGACAGATAAGGGTTCCCGTTTGTCTATTCCTGAGGTACAAATCCTAGAAGCCAAGGGATTAAAGAAATCCATCCTGGAGATGATCAAAGTCAACGGGGGCGATAGGGAAGCCTCTCAGTCTATGAAGAAATCCATCCGGGAAACCGGTGGGTTTGCACTAGAGCCAATCATAGAGGCGGGTACAAAACCCACGGTAACCAAGTCACTTAAAGCGTACCTATTTGCAATGGGTCTGGATAACACGGTAGGTAAACAATGAAAACCAATGTAATCTCAACAGTCGAAGTAGAAGAATACCTCGATAAAGCAGTGCGTGTCATGCAAACCCACATGACAATAGAAGAAGTACTGTCCGGTAAGGAGTCTACGTTACCGGCGTCCATTCTACGTGCCTCTATGGGGGTTCCAATCGACAGCCTGTTGGCATCGCCTGAGACCGCCACTAACTACATCAGTAGACTTGAGAAGTCTGAGAAAGAGAAGCTGCTTTCTCTGTACAGCCGACTTATGTGTAGGATACCCACCCCCAGTGTAAAAGAAGTATCCGCAGTTTTCGCACAGGGTGCATGGGTACATCATGTGGTGTCGTCAAATGACCGGCATCCGGTGGAGACGTTAACTACCTTGGCAGAAGCTAACTTGGTAAAGTACCCGATTCTGTTTGTGTCCGCTTTGTTCTCTAATCTGTCAGCGGAACAATATACAAAGCTTGGGGTGATTTCATCTAACAAGAGATCGAGGATCCGATGAGTTCCCGTCCGAATAGAAAGATCCTTGTTACCCTTGATTCTCTCCAGGACACATTCTTATCCACCTTATACCTGGCTAACCCAGAAGCAACCATGGCGTGTCTGGAGAACGGTAAGTACCATCGCCGTTTTTCCAACCGGGCTAGCTTGTTGGACAACCGGTTTGACGACAAGGAGGTTGAACGCCTGTGGAAGAACCGAGGGATGGAGACACTGATGTCGTCCGTCTGTACGGGGATCGTTCAGGAGATTCAGAAGACGGTGAAAGAGGCTCGTACAGGTGAGGAATCACCTACCCCTACTAAGGTGGAGATACATGTGGACTATGCTCCGTATCCGCTGGAGGACGGGGAGGTAGCACAGTACGCTCACATCCTGGGTAACCTGTTCGTATGTGATGCTCTCTCTATGGTTAGCTATGGAACGGCTAACCTTACACCAGCTGGATTGTCTGGATACGACATATGTGTATATCACGAGTACAACGACTGGTTCACCACACACGTAAATACATTACCCAATGGTGAGATGCATGAGGTGGAGTTTTGCTTTCCAGAGTTAGTTTCTGCGAAGATGGACGAATGGAAAGATGAGCTACGTGGGTACCTGGCGTTTCATGCCGTGTCTCTCATGAGTGAGTTCTGTAGACCTAAGTGCATGCCCCTGGCACTGTACAGTGCTCGACACAATTAAGGGACTATATTACCAATGTGAGCATAGATACCACGCACTTAAGCGTGGCATTGTTTATGGACTCATCTTCTTCTCAACAAACTCTTCAAAGGTTACTGAGGATACTTCCGTGGATAACTCCCCCTCTATTGGTTCGAAGGCATCCAGTGCTGACGCGTCAATTCGTTCACCCTCTACTACGTTTGGACCCGGTGGTACCATCCCTGGAGAAGTGGCCTTGGATACCATAAGTAACAGCGCACCTGCCAGTTCTGTTTTAGCCTTTACACTGTCTCCGTCTACGTTTATTCGGAGTTGTGCGGTAGAGGTTTGTGACATGCTTGACAGGAGCATAATCCGTGTTCTCGGGTCAAGGTCATCAGCAGCAAGCGCCAGTCGTTCTCTTTGAACGTAATCTAACATTGTTTGCGGGTCTGTTTTTACCGTACTCATTGGTGTTCTCCAGATATAAGGGACCAGGATATGTTTGGTTTTTTACTGCGTATGGTCCATGTAATCAAGGTAGATTACTACACGTTTACACTACATACGTATCCAAAGAATATATACTCCCCCGGGCGTACCCGGGTGGAGATGCAATTATGCAAGCTCATCCTAAGTCGTCGAAACGATACGGTTCACCCGTTACACGGGGAATACATCACCTGTACAGCCATAAGTCTACCCGGGTATAGGAAGGCACTGGCTAACAACCTAATCGCCTTACAGGGTAATCGTACGAGACTTGGAACAGATGCCACCTACATGTCCACCTTTCCAGTAAAGCGAAGCCTGGGAGAGTGGTTATGGCCAACACGACGGGACAACAACTACACCTTATCCACCGTAATACACGACATACATGCTAGCCTGACGGTCATCATGTCCACGATAGAAAAGGAGGAGGAAGCTCTCACTAGAAAACAACTGGAAACATGGTGTACCGACCTCACTGTAATTAACAGTGAGTTAACCCGGGTACTGATTACAGTACCCAATTAATTCCCAGGAGAACTCTCTGTGGCGAATAGACGAGGTGTATCAAAAATACACCAGATGATTGGCGATATACAGTCTGGGCGACAACCCAGACCATCTTCTATACTCCTTAGCCTTGTGTGTAAGAGTTTCTTTTCACTGGAAGTGAATGGTCCAAAGTGGGAGAAACTGGTTTCACTCTGGCAAGGAGCTAACTCAAAGGTACTAGGAAAGAAAGCCGCTACCTCCTTAAAGGGGAACCTTGAACAGGCAATTACACGCGGCGGCATGTCCTGGTCCATATGGTATCGCTTTATACAAACCATGAACGCGGAGCACCGGTTCAAACGCATCAGGTTTACAGTGACATTCACTGACCGACAGGATAACGACATTTCAGTATGGACCGACCTAGTAGATAGGGAAGTCGGACTGGGAGACGTAGGTTTGTCAGAAGGAACACTTAATCCAGATGTTAAGGTACTTAACCCTGGGACCACGGTTGTCCCTGGGACGGTATATTTCGTGACTGACTTTAAGGACTCGAAACTTAATGGCCTTAGTCTGAAGTATACGGGTAACCACCCGGTAGAAGTACTGGACGGTGACCTTACTGGATTATCTCGGGTAGGCAGTATAATCATGACTGCATCTGGGAATATCGACAATAACTGGAGTGTTGAAAAGAATGCAGATGGAGTCGACAATGAATAAGGACACCCGTGGGATCATTACTGCGGTTGCGTCAGGTGACTACGATTATGTCTTACACGGGTGTAACTGTTTTAACCGATTGGGTCCAGTCGTGGCTAAGTTACTGGCCGATGAATACCCAGAAGTAAAGCGAGCAGACCAGGCAACTGTCTACGGTGATCGGAATAAGTTGGGAACCGTATCGTGGGCTAAGGTTGATAACGGGACGGTAATTGTGAACGTGTACTTGCAATACCGGTACGGTCCAGCCAGACAACATCACTTAGATTACGTTGCCCTACGACGAGCACTCCTATACTTGACAATGGTGTATCCGGACGTCCTAAGTAGCAAAGTAGCATTCCCTAGGATCGGAACGGGAAACGCCGGTGGTAGGTGGGGGAAGGTTAGGAACATCCTTACTGAATTACTCCCTACATCGGAGCTTACACTTATAACCACGTGATAAAGGAACGCCCTTAGGGGTGTTTCTTTTTTTGGAGTATTCCAGAAATGGCAGCAGAACTCAAGGACTCGGTTTTTACCTCCGGGCCAAACGAAGCACTGGACACGGTGGATGTATACTCACCAGAAGGACTACTAACCTTAAATAACCTCCTCGGAATACTAGGAGCGGGTGGTGCTACTGATAAGTCATTTGACTACCTGTCCAAGCTACCAGAAGGAGTGGGATTATCGTTTCCAGTTGGTGACTTACTTGACATGGGGATCTCACCCAATCAGTTAAGGGCACTGTTTCCAAAGGGAGTTCCCACAGGGATAGACTTACTCCAGTATTTACGGGATTATCCTGGGCTAGACATGACTGGCTTCCGTGGGTCACTTGCCGCTATTGCTGACCTATATTCACGGGTGGACTTAGATAACCTAACCTTAATTGAGTTCGAGCGTCTGGTTTTCTCCGGCATAGAGGGGTCTCACTGGGGACCAGGTGGCAATTACTACCCCGGGATAGAGGTTGCTAGGCTAGTAGGTCGATTGTCGGAGTTACCTCCTGTCGATGTCATTGTGGCAGTCAGGGAGATCCTCTCTCTTAACCCGGAGGTATCAGTGGCAATGGCTGACCACATCCAGGTACTTCTTGCGGCAGTTGGAAACGTGGCTGGTGCTGCTGCTGTTAACGCAAGTGGATTGGGTTCTGGCTCCACACTTGTTGCCAGAATGACTGTGGAAAGAGCGTTGGCATCGGTAGCCCACCATGGGCGTACCCCCTCTAAATTGGAGGCAGTGTCCTTTGTTGACTTACTCATCTCGATATTGGCCACGTGGGGGTGGGTCATGCGCGGCGGTGTCCTTATTTCTGACCTCACCATTTATGGGTATGCTTCACGCGATGCACTTTACATGATGTTACTCGATCCAAGGGTAGCCGGTGCAGCGGACATCTGTACCCGCATCAGTGTGGAGAGACATTACGTTCGTGACGTGGTTAACCGTTCCTATCAGTACCTATCCGTATGACAACATAGTTACCCCTCCCTTTTTTGGGAGGGGCTTTATGCTACCTGTGCACCGATTTGAACAGTCCAGCGATCGTTCTTCCTGGACCGATACCTGAGAACTGCGCCGCATGGTGAGTTGGTGACATCCATGCTTCAAAACTGGCCAACTGCTGTCGCCATGCTAACTTTAACTTGGCGGTTCCATAGTACTGGTCGTACAGTGACAACCCACTCAGACACGCAAGGTATCGTGTGAAAGCGGTTTCTTCATCGAATGCACTCATGGATAAGAAATCCAATGGTCCCGAAAGGGGAGACAGCGGCATGTGTGCGAGCTTATCTAGGTTCAGTACTGAAATCGTGATATCGATTCGTGCAGGTATGTTATCTACGGTCCACCCAATTCCACCACCGCCTGAAGTCACCGTTACGGAATCAATGATTCCCTTCTCAATGTTGTTCTTACCGTGGTGAAACATACGACATAACAAAGGACTCGTATAAGAATGTTTACCCGTGCTCAGTGGCATAACTCCCGCAAGAATTGCAGCAAGGGGCACCAGGCGAGTTAACATAACCGAGGTTTTATTCCCATATGGACCGCCTAGTGAGATGGTAAATGAAGAAGTGGGTAACTGGGTAGTAGACGCTTCCCAGAACTCTGGCATATCTACCATTGCGCTTCCGCCTAAGCCAGCTAAGTTTCCCATGCCAATCGAAGCAAGGCCACCTTCCATCAAGTTTTTTACAGCGGTGAATGCACTTTCCGCCATGCTAGCTATGGCACCATCCCCAACGTTACCATGTGCGAAGTCAAAGAACTTACTCCTTGCACCAGAACTGGTGGAGTTAAATGATCCTTCTAGGTCGGACTTTCTAGTGGAGTTAGTCACAGACATCTGTGTGGTGGGTATGTGATCTACGTAGAACCCTACCCACATGGAACCATCTTCTAGTTCGGCGAGTAGACTACCGTCTCTGGCTTCCTGATGTACGTCTCCTACCTCTTTGGTAGCGTACGAGATTGCGGCGTCCTTATCCCCTGCAATTACGTCTGCGTCCAATTCTGCTCTGGTTAATCCCACACCACGCCCAACACTGCTGTTCTTATAGTAGTTGTTCATGTACTTTAAGTAGGTAGGTTGGTTTGCATCCCCCGCATTGGCTTGCATGTAGGTTGCGATACCCGGGGGGTCCATGCGTTCCCGAATGTACTTACGAATCGCATCATCATAGGATAACTTATCGTTGTATACCGATGCGTCTGCAATTGACTTAAGTGTTCGGTGGTGGTGATTAGCCAGTCGTTGTGCTCTAGTGGAGACCGCGAAGATATCAATCCCCCCATTCTTGTTACGAAAGATGTCTGGCATGAGTCGATTCATGACGGAGACGTCGTCCGTGGACATAGCGTCTCCATATGAAGCGGGTAAACCTGCAGCAGAAGCCGCTTCCTTAACGGTCTCGATCGACTTGTTTAAGAAGTTAAGCGGAACAGGGGGTTCTACGATTCCCAGGTTAACCCCAAGCTTGTTTACAATTGTGGACACAGAGCTCCAGTACAGTGCCATGGTTTGTTTTATGTAGTAGAACGATGAGTTGGCACTGCCCAGTAACATTCCGACTACGTTGGTAACCATGTTATTAAGGCCAGCAACCGCCTGCAATGGCAACGTAAGTAAGAACCCTATCGCATACCCTGCTTCAAAGAAGAACCCTCTAGAGTCACCTGTGTTAGCCAGGCGGGCCATCTGTGTATCATAGTACTTTGAAAAGAATCCAGTTAGACTGTTGTGTTTAGGCAGTCCAAACTGGAAGTACACGATTTCAGCGTTGTCGTCAATCACACTGCTGTAATATTCCCCCTGTCCGTCAGACATACCAACCGGTCCGAATCCGGGCATACGTGGGTCAGCAAAGGGCGTAAACTGTGGTTTGGGGTTCAGCCCAAGGTTACCACCCAGTGATGAATCTGTGTATTTCAAATCTGCACTGGTGTAGTTCCGGTTGGCTTTAGCTCTACCCCCCATGACTTTACCAGGGATGAGGTAAACTTGCTGTATCCAATCGTGGTCAGATCGTATCTTTAGAAAATCTGCTGCGGCCATGTGTCATCTTCTCCTGAGACTGCATAAAAAGGTAACCCCCAGAACGGGGGTTACACACGGGTATATGCTATGACTTAAAGTCCACAACCGATTTAAACACCGTAGTGTCTGTGTTCGGCAGCGCTTTCTTTATGCTGTCATTGCTGTTACCAGAGGAATCACCCTTCACAACGATCGTAGTATCTTTACTGGCAATAGTCTCCAGTTTTTCGATCATACGCTCTTGGTTGTTGATCATAGTATTTCTCTGTTCTTCTGCGGCGATACTGAGTGCGATCTGCTGTTTCATCGCACCAACCGTATCATCCCGAGTTCTAGACGCTAGGTCCATGTGGCGAAGTGCCAACCCATCGGATGCACTTAAGCGTTTCCGGGGAGTTAAACTGACTTCAGCTTCTGGACGACGACGAGTTACAGGTACCGGTGTAAATTTAACTGACTCTTGTCTACGGGATGCACGGTACGCCATTTCCTTAGCGTCTTGTTCATCCCGCATCGTTTGCAGTTTACTGGCAACCGTAATTCCTTCAGGGGGCTTGGACACAGGCTCCTTAACCGTTACCCTTTCTTCTGGAGGAAGTTGCTTAGCATTTACCCTAGCCACCATGGCGTCATGTTCTTCCGATGCAAGCTCATTCCGCGTGGCAGGTGGGGTTGGTTGGTCATCACTAATGAACGTCATGGCCTCCCTAGCAGACAGTTTTGAAAACTGTCTCATTGTTAGCGGGTGTTTCCCGGACCGTTTCCGGATAGAGTTAACCGCTGTCAATGCCCGTTCTAACCTACTACCCTCTACATTCAGATTCCTTTCTAAATCCTTAGAGCGATCGTAAGGTAGGGTACTTGTCCTAGGTTTCTCCGTAGGTGGGGGAGTAACCGAGGAACCGTACTTATTCGCCATCATGGTGTTACCCATTGATTTTTTCTCTTCCATAAGCGCACCCACTTCAGTGGCGGACATCGATGCAACCTGCATCATTGACATACCGGGTTTCCCCAGATCAGCCAGGGTGTTTGACACCATGGTGTACTTACGCTGCATCACACCAATCTCAAGTTGAGACAACCCTTCGGTTGCCTTCTCAATCTCGGCAGCGGTAACTTGGTGCCTAAGTGAAGTAGGTCGCGTCACAGACGGTGTAACCCGTGTCGTAGGTTGCACAGGAGTAACCCCCGGCATTGTAGGTGCCGTGCCGTACTTATTCGCCATCATGGTGTTACCTAGGGCCTTTTTCTCTGCAACAAGTGCAGACACGGCCTCCGGTTTCATATCCATGACTTCTTGCATCGTAATCCCAGGTCGACCCAGGTCGGATAACATGGCAGATACCATGGTGTACTTACGCTGCATCACGCCAATCTCAACCGGTGTCTTTCCTTCTGACATGGTTTCAATTTCGTCTTTTGTAACGACATGTCGTTTTGCAACCACCTTTTCAGGAACAGGAGCAGTAGGAGAACTTCCTTTATCCGATGCAGGGCTGGCAGAATCAGTCAACTTCTGTAGCTTAGCACTGGGTGGGGATTGCTTTGCAGCAAGGGTGTCTACCCCTTCGAGGCCATCCGACTGCCCCTCTACCTTACTCCCCTTGGCGATTTCCTCAGCGGTCTTTATCTCATTAACCGCTGCTGTTTTGTCCACGGATCTAAAACCGGAAACCGGATCAGTAGTGGGCCCCCACTGTTTAAGGTTCTTCCGCCATTCAAAATGGAGGTGGTTACCGTCACTAAGTCCTGTGTTTCCAACGGTACCGAGCAACTGGCCCTGGAGGACGGTATCCCCTATATGTAACCCACGTGCGCGTGAGTTCATGTGGGCATACCGGGTAGATGTCCCATCTGCATGCCTCAGGTAAACGACATTGCCATAACTAGGTGAATAATGCGAACGCATGACCCTACCATCCATAGCAGCGACGACGGGTGTTCCCTTGGGTGCGGCTATATCTATTCCCTTGTGGAAAGACCGTTCCCCCCCAATGGGGTGTTTACGCCAACCGTACGGAGAACTGATTCTTCCTTCAGCCGGTATCATCATCTTAGACTTGCGTCCTAGGTCATCCCCACCACCGTATATTACAGAGGCACCAACCAATGCACCCGCAACCAAACCGATGGCCTTTTTCTTTCCCTTCTTTTCAGTAGGGGGATTAGGGTCCCGTTCGTTTTCCTTCCTGGCTTTCTCTTCGGCATCGGTTCGTTTCTTATCGTTCCTAGACTTGTTCTTATCCTCACCAGGTAGTCCTGGTACGAAATCGAAGTCATCTAATTCAGAGTCACTCATAAGGGTTTCTAGCATGCGTCTCGTGTAGTCAAGTACAATGTCTCGCATGCTGTAAACGGGCTTACCATTGAACGGTGTTGCAAGTACCGCGTATGGGTTGAATCCCCGTTTGATGTCCTTCTCAGTTATCTGAACCCGATTGATGAACATCGCCTGGTCCTTATCGTCCATCTCATCATCGATGTCAAGTATGTCTACCCCATCGTCTAAACGATACGCTGCTTGGATATGAGTGTAGAATACGGGAATGAACCGTTTCCGGAACCACGTGTTCCACTCACGACCATGTGCGCGATCGTCCAGAAGCCTATTGAACGCTTCATGGTGCTCTTCATAGAAGTACGCCGGTTCTTCGTTCAGGGTAGGGGACCCGTTCTTATCCAGATCAATCTCTGACCTTACCTGGTCTTCGAGGGCTCGGATTGCGTAGATGAAGTCTTCGTCCTTGAGACTCACCCCGTATTGCAAGAACCTAAGCCCTTCGACAGGTTGTACGTCTGAACCATAGGTTAAATGTTTCGTCAGTTTGTACGCGCCCCAGGCGGCCACGCCCACAACCGCAAGGACACCCAGTCCCAACATCAGCGTCCCTACACCCAGTGCCGCAGCAGCCGTGGCTGCTGTGGTGGCAACGCTAGTGGCAACGCTAGTGGCTGCCACGGTTGCTGCTACCCTTGCTACCGTTTGCATAACTTTACCTCCAACAGCCTTAGCTGTATCGATCACAACATCCTTAGCCTTATTGACCACTCTACCACCAACATCCATAGCTTTATTGACCACTGCATCCTTAGCTCGGTTGGTATATTCACCAGCCTTCCCGGCGGCCCATCCTACTGCGCCCCCTACGCTAGGGATGCTACCCAACGTGTTGGCACGTCGTAAGTTGCGTCGGTTTTGTTCATCTTCCTCCTGTTCTTGATCTTGCCATGAACCATCCCGGTCACCGTCGCCATCTGCATCATTCGCGTTGGGACCAGCCGTACTCGCTTCTTGCATCTTAACAAGGTCACTCAACAGTTCAGTCTGAGTGGACATGTCTTCGCGTTCGTCTTCACCTAACTCTTGGTTCTGTTCGATGAGTGACGTTAACTCGCCAATGGTTCCAAGTAACAGGGCGTTTTCCGGACCACTGGATACGCCTGGATTAGAACCCGGTCCATCAGTACCAGTCGTAGTAGGAGTCCCCTGCATCTCTTTCAGATTACTCAGGAGGTTCTCCCTGGACTCCAGTAACTCTACCTCAGAACTGGGGGTGTTGCGTATGAGTTCCTCTAACTCGGCAATAGATGCTCGCAGTTCTGGAGTGTGTGGCTGTGCGGTAGCTGGTTCTGGGTTAAGTAAGCGATATTCCTCTTCCGTTAAACCAGCATCGTTTGCACCGGAGGTGCCACTGACGTTGATAGATGTAAGTCCGGATAACCTATTCCTAATGCGGTCCATACGACTTCCACCGGAGAAGTCAGCATTTGGAACAAATGTTCGACCTGCCACGTCCTCTGTTCCAGGTGTAATAATCTCCGGTCCCACATTATCTGAAGGAGTAGGAGGAGTATCCACCTGTTCTTCCACAGCTGCAAGTTCAAGTGCGACGATGTCTTCTTCTGTCAACCCAGCCGCATTAGCACTGGCGGTGTCAAATGAAGTGGCGTCCCTTAACCTACGGCGCAACCGTTCTAACCGGGTAGTAGTGTAATCAGAGTTCGGTTGGAATACCCGTGGTTCATCGAGTGGTGGTTCCGAAACCTCTTCTATTCCTGGGCTGGTGGAATCCGAAGTGGGTACATCCAATAGTGCCTCCATACCCGGAAACGGTGTGTTAGCTGCCGCTTCTGCTTCTGCTAGAGCAACACGAAGTTCCTCAGGCATACCGGTTACCGTTTCTGGTGGAGTTGGACCTTCTTCCATCGCCTGCGCTATCAGAAGATCGTTCCTTTCGGAAACACTGAGTTCCGACGTACCCACTTCCTGGACCATGGTGTCCGGGCTCGGTGGGTTAACGATTCCCTCTTGGGTGGCAGATACCACTACAGGTACTTCCGCCCCAGTGGATCCCTCCCTCATCAGCTCTTCCATCTTAGCATCGTTGATCTGAGCTAAGGTAAGCGGAGTATCTGGGGAGTTGGGAGTAATTCCCTCCATGAGATCGGATACCGCTTCTGAATCGGCCCGCTGTGGAACACGGGATGGACCGATGACAGGTGCATCGGTACCAGTACTGTTTCCATCCATCAGCTCTTCCATCTTAGCATCGTTGATCTGAGCTAAGGTAAGCGGAGTATCTGGCAGTATTTCTGTTGGCGGTTTTCTTTTCTTGGGGATCGTCAATTCCAAGGCTTCCATCGCCCCAGAATAATCTTCCGCCTTCCATAGGGCAATTGCCTTCTTAAATACGTCGTCCTTAAGATCGACAGTATCATCCCATGTGAGAGGGGAACTCCCCTTATCAATGCGCATCCTCAGTTGAACCAAGAGTTCACTCTTCAAAGTGGGGTCCACAAGCTCTGATTCTTCCGTAGTGGTTCCCGGTAGTTGTACCTCCTCGACAGTATCATCGGGTTCCAACGGGTTGTGTTCCTGTAGTGGAACTGGAGCTAACGTACGACCTGGGGTTTCGTCAACCGGTGACTCTCCCATGAGTCTGGTGATTTCCAAGTCGTTAACCTGTACGGGTGTCATCTCCACCTTAGAGGACACTTCCTGTTTTTCACCCGGTTGAACTAAGGACACGGGTACCCGATCGGCACTATTCAAACTCGCTGCCATGAGCGATAACATGTCATCATCATGCCTTTGTGCGAGTTCACGAGGAGTCCCCGGTGACTCCTCTTCCCCACGGTCTGCTGGTGGGGTTTCTACACTAACGGTATCCTTCCCATCTACAACACGGTCCACTTCAGAATGGACCTGGGTTATAGTTGGTACGGAAGGGATCCCCGTTGGTGCTTCTTCCATCATAGCGGCGATCTTAGCATCGTTGATCTGAGATAAGGTAAGCGGAGCATCTGGTGCCGCACCTTCCACCTGTACTACAGTGGGTTTCACAGGGATGTGTTCCACTGGGACAGGTGTTTCTTCCGTGGTGACCGATGGAGATGCAACCACAGTCGGTTGGGAAACCGGTGCAGGTGGAGCCTCTTCAGGTTCATCTTCCATCATAGCGGCGATCTTAGCATCGTTGATCTGAGATAAGGTAAGTGTCGTCCCAGGTGTGATGTCGTCCTGTGCGAGTACTGTGGTCGGTTTAACACTGTCTGTTGTCAGGGTGGTTGGACTAGGTGCGATTGAAAGCGCATCCTTCACTGTTTCCGGTACCACAGGGGCAACGGGGGTAGTCGGGATAACCACTGGAGAACTACCCGGCAATGGAGCAGGAGTTGCAGGTGCTGGAGTAACCGCCTGTTTTACGCCTTCTGGTTTTGACTCCGTTCCGGTTAACATTTCCATTGCCAGTGAAACATTCCCTTCCTTGAGTGCAATGGATGCCAGTTCTACAGTGTCACTTACATCGGCGGTGGCTGTCTTAACCACCTTACCAATACTGCTGTCTGCAACCTTACCTTTGAGCTCCTTGGCTTTCTTAACCACGGTGCTTTCCGAAATGGTCTTTCCAGCAGTCTCCAGGGCAGAACCTACCTCAGAACCCACTTTACTTTCCTTAGCAGACTTAGCAGCGTACTCTGCTGCTTCCTTCATGAACTCTTTAGCAAGCGCATGATCTCCCTCGGCCATGGCTTCCCTAGCCATCTCCAGTGAAGCTGCGGTGTTTTCCTTAACATCCTGTATCCGAATGTAAGTATCTGAGGCCATAATGGTTTCGAGTGTCTCTTCCTTGAGTTTCTTTGTGTGGGTCACAATGTCCTTAACCGTTTCGGATTCCATGAGTTCTTCTGCTTTAGAGGCTGCGGTCTTAGCCACCTCCTTCGCTTTCTGACCCAGTGCTGAATCGGACACATCCGCAGCCAAGTCCGATGCCACGTCCACTGCTGAACCCACTGCCTTACCAACCGCAGAGTTACCAACCGCTTTACCCACGTCAGATTCGGCTATTTCCTGGCCAACTAACTTAGCCCCATCTGACAAGATGGTACCCACTTCAGCGTAGTTCCCTTTACGAGCCGAGTCGATTGCCCACTCTGCACTGGTTCCCGCTACTTTCGCAATGTTCGTCGCACGTTTAACCGCGTCAGAGTTTGCGACATCATCCAGTACTTCTGTGGCGTTGGCGACAACCGTACTGTGCTTTATGTCTTCCTTAAGTTGCGTCGCTTTCTTTGCGGTGGCCTTGTACGCATCCGTACTCTTAACCGTCTTCTCTACTTGTGCGTACACCTTAGCCAGTTCAGACTTGGTCACCTCATCGGTAGCATCCGCCATACCCTGTTTAAGGATAGTCAGTGCTTCTTCCTTGTTACCCTTCTTATACGCCTCGTAACCCCACTCTAAACTGGTCTTACCAATCTCCGAGATGTTCTTAACACGGGTTACGAAATCAGAACTGGTAATGGTATCAGAAAGGTCTGTCGCTGCGGTTTTGACTTTCTTAACCGCTTTACTTTCCGATACCTCGGTTGCAAGCTTACCAGTAGCCTTGTACGCTTTGGTCTTGGCTACCTTAGTTTTAACATCCTTTAAGACACGGGCCAGTTCAGACTTGGTCACATCATCTCTAGCATCCTCCATACCCCGTTTAAGGATCTCGAGTGCTTCATCGGTATTCCCTTTCTTGTATGCCTCGTAACCCCACTCTAAACTGGTCCTACCAGTCTCAGAGATGTTCTTAACACGGGTTACGAAATCAGAACTGGTAATGGTACTTACCGTGTCTTTTGCCATCTGCTTTGCCGACTGTGCTACCTTGCTGTCGGCTACAGCGGTGGCAGTAGAGGATGCGGACTTATACGCCTTACTTGACTTGATGTCCTTTTCCAGTTCCTTAACTGCTTTAGCGAGTTCAGACTTGGTAACCTGATCAGACGCATCAGACATACCACGTTTAAGGATAGTCAATGCTTCTTCTTTGTTACCAGCTTCCATTGCCTCATATGCCCAGCCTACCGTAGTCATCCCGATCTCAGATAGGTTAGATACCCTGGTCATCGCGTCTTTCAACGTGGTGCTTTCTACAACACTGTCTTTCAAGGTAGTTGCTTTCTCTACTAAGGAGTTAGCAATCTTACTTTCCGTGACGGTGTTCTTCGCAGAATTAAAGAGAGACCCGAGTTTATCAATCGCGTTCTCTTTAGGCGCACCCGGTGTAGCAGGGATTACCATTACAGCTGGAGCAGGTGGTGCATCGGGGTCTACCGGCATTGGTTTCCCTTCTGCATCCAACTGAGGTGCCGCAGGGGCGGCCATTGTCATACCCGCAGGTAAGGTTAAACTCACCGTCGGAGCACTCGTAGAGAACTCCATGATCCGTGTAAGGATCTTTTTAAGCACTCCAGTCTGTTCATCGATGTGCGGAACAGCGTCGGCTGACATGTAACCGGTACCCACAGAGTCCTTCGACTTCAGCCCCCGGAGTCCTGCGGCCCCAGCCCCCCTTGTTGCTGAGAAAATACCACGGTTCAGTTTCACAGTGGTTTTGGCCAGCCCCTTGGCAATCGTACTTCCCATGGAAAAGGCCTTACCGATCGCTTTCCCGGAGTACCCGGTTAATGCGCGTAGTAATCCACCAGAACCCAACGTTACACCGTTCTTATCAACCAGTCCTTGTTTGATATCGTCAACCGTTAAAACGATGTTCTCACCTTCATAGACGTCGCCGTTTATGTCAGTGATTGCTTTTATAGGGCGACCGTCTTTGTCAGTGTACCTACCTGCCAACATAAGACGCGACAATAGCCGAGGTGTGCTTTCACCATCAACATACACGTCACGCCGTTTCAGAGATCGACTGGCCGTGTTAAGCAGCCACTTACCAGCACCATACGCGCCTTTAATGATTGCTGTCTGTACGCCAAAGACACCACTGACTGCACGGGTAACCGGAGAGAGAAGATCAGAGATAGACTTTCCTCCCTTCTCTACCAAACCAGTTTCGATATCGTCTGCTGTTAGGATCACGTTTCCAGTTGCGTTTACAACCGGACCCTTGATGTCCTTAAGTGACTTAATCGGATCACCTGACTCTTCATCGAAGTACTTACCCGATTTCATGCCGCGTGCGGTTAAGACCGGTTCAGAATCACCCTTAATGTAAATGTCATCAGTGAAGTAACTGGTAACGCCACGGGTTACGGTTTTAACACCCCCTCCGAGGACACTGGCTGCTGCTCCTGCAACTTTACCCATTCCTTTGTAGTAACTACCGAGTAACCCCGTTAATGTCCCTACGCCGGATTTCATGGTTCCAAAAACACCAGACGCTAAAGCACCTAATTTAACGCCTCCGCTACCACCTCCAGAAACAACACCTTCCGCAATGGACTGAAGGAGTAGGTGTGTGGTTCGTGAGTTGCCATCGATGGATTCCACCACCGAACGGAACCCCGGATCCAAGTCGGAGTATCCTTCGAAAATATCCGCTGTACTGAAACCACTCGACAGGTGTTCCTTGGCTTTCTCTAAGGCAGTTAACTCTTCCGCTGACTTAGGTGACTCGTCTTCGACTTCCCTAGGTATGGGTGCTGTTTCAAGTAATGCAGCGGCCCGCTCCAATAGGTCTGAGGTATTGGTTAGTGACGCTGTGGTTGATTCTACCACAACCGCCTCGGTTTCCTCCACTGCACTCGGAGTATCCCCGTACTGTAACGCTATCTCTCTGTCATTTCTTTCAGCGGGGGATAACCCTCGTCTGATTCTACCCCATACTCCTTCTCCCTGTTCAGGTGTTGGTGGAACTGGATCCCCGGATGGAGAAGGGGGTTGAGATGACTCGCTCGCATCACCAGATGGAGAAGTTGGGGTTGGGGTTGGTGGTACCTCTGCTGGAGTTGGAGTTGGTGACGAAGGATTGGGTTCAGACCTACCGGATAACCAGTTGTCTATTCTACCGAATAGACCGGGTGGAGGTGGGGGTTCCACGTCGTCCGCATCTGATTCAGAACGGTGTGCATCTGGATCCTCTTCTGTTTCTTCGGCACGTCTCGCACCACCGAAGAAACCAAACAACCGACTGACTACACTTGTGTCTTCCTCGACTGCGGCTTCTGGTGGAGGTTGTGGAAGTATACGACCATCGTCCTCAATGTGAGCGTACCCTTCCGGACGTGGACCACGGAATCTAGCACGGTCACGGATATCCCGTTCACCTGCAATGGCACCCATGTGATTCGAAGCGTCTGTCCCTTCTGCGATGTTGGAACCCAGTCTCATGTCGTTCCATGCTTCGGCGGATATTGCAGAAGACCCGTCCTCCTTATAGGTCAGAAGGCCAAGTCGTTCGAGTGCTTCCCTTTGTCCGTTGTAATGCAGCGATGATGTAACCTTATCTGCATCCAGGCTACGGGCCCGCATCCGTTTAAACTTCTTCTGGATCTCCTGCATGTGGCGTCCGTCACGATCGGCGTTAACCGCGTTTAACTTACCACTGATCTCCTCACCAATCTCGGCACCGTACTTCTTGGTATAGAAGTCTTCATCGGAAAAGTCACTCACCGCAAACCCAGTACGTTTATCACGGACCAACATCATCCGTTCTGCCAGTGCTTCGCGGGCTTCATCAGACAACGTACGGTCTTTATCAAGTTCGTCTACGGCATCGTAGGCTGCACGTTTCTTATGGACAACGTCTTCATCAGATACCATCTTCTGCGCGAGAAGGTTGTCATTCTCCTCGGTGGTGATAAATGCTTCTTTCTGAGTAGAATAGACGATTCGATCACCCGACTCCCCGGCGATCTTAGCAACGGTTTGCAAGATACGGGAGAGGTACCCTGGAATGATCTCGTTGATACTGCGATGGGTTATCGTGTCGAATGACGTAGCGGTGGATAGGTTGTCTTCCAACTTACCTCCCATTGATAGGTCATCGGAATACGACGGGGCAACTTCCTTAAGGAACTCACCAGCCGCGTTTACCATCTTTCCAAATGCACCGGGTGTAGAAACTTCCACATCGTCATCATCACCGGGATTGGATGCCAGGTCGCGGGCTTTAGCTCGGGCAGATACTCCGTCGGTTACGCGTTTGCCAACCCGGGTATCCCCCATTCCAAATGCGTCTACGAACCAGGATATTGCTTTGTCCTTTTTCTTTCCGACATTGGAAGCCATGTTATTTGCACCGGCCACCAAGTCCTGGTAGCCCTGCATTTCGGTAACGTCGCCACCCTCTTCTACAAAGGCTTGAAGTGCCGCTGCTTTGTTACCACTGTGGTATCGCAACAGGTCATTTAACCTCCCGACGGATTTATTCTTAGCAAAGAACGAACCGAGTTTACGGGCGGCTCTCTCACCGAGTTTACCAGACGCGTATTCTACGGCTGCACCACCTGCCATTTGACCTGCGCTTGGTCCTCCATCATCATCCCCACTCATTTGTTCAGCCATGTCTGCCGCGCCCTCTATCCCGGAGGATAAAGTTTCGGCAAAGTCCATGACAACATCTTTAACATTGTTTTTCAGTTCGGAGGTGTACTTAGATGTAAACCGACCAATGCCTTCACTCATATTACCCAACATGCCATCTTGCATAATCTCGCCAAGTCGCTCAGTGGCCTTATACTTAACGGTATCAGGTAATCCTGTGTTGTGCTGTATGTTCTGAAGGTGACTAATGTTGGTTTCGAAGAAGGGCTTTGACACCCCGAGTAAATCCCGCAGTGTGAAGTAAGTGCGATGTTGTAACTCTAATGACTTTCTTTGGTAGTTAACAAGGATGCTATCCTGGTACCCTACCAACCTACCAATAGAAACCGCGATCTCTTTATCAACCGCGATTGTCTGGGTATGTCTCAGGTCAGAAGAGTGCTCGGAGGCCTCATCCCGTTTAACGGTATAATCATCCCTGACGGCATCAACCTCCCTTTCCTGAGTAAAGATCTCAGAAAGGGATGCTTGGATTGCGGATTCATCTGGGTCAACGTAATCTCTGGAGTAAGAGGTATCTTCTGCAAAGTCCTTTATCCTAGAGGCGATGCCTTCTGGTAGGATCTTCTCGATTACAGACTCTGTACTCCGTAGTGCGGACTTCATCGAGTCAACAGCGGGCTCTAAAGCCTTTTCGGCGGAATCGTATATCTCCTCGCCTGCTGAAGCGATTTCATCTATGTCATCTAGAGCACCAGCGTATCCTTTAGGGAGTACGTTTTCTCTGATGGCTCGTCCTGCTGCTTGTGCGGAAGAGGCAGACAAGGCTGTCTCTAATGCACCAGCCTTAACTTGTCCGGCAATGCTTCGGTCTGATTCGGCGGGGCCATCCGAAAGCCCCTCCATATCTGGGCCATCGCCAAAGTCATCGTCCATGTCGCTCATAAACTCATCTGGATCAAAATCTAGGTCGTCAGACATGACAATACTCCTTATATGTTCAAAATATTTGCTAAGAAGGGCCTACTATGAAACAGAAAAAACTCCCGTTTAACATTTCCATCCTAACCCCAGACCGTAATAGGATTCGGGGTCTTCTTCCTGTACAGGTGTTGGACATGTACGATAACGTGTCCGGAGAATTCCACCCACAGGGACTTTACTCTAATGAAATCTTTGGTCGACCTGGTACACCGGAACGAAGTGAACGCCATGGATTCATGAACTTACGTACTACGTTGTTCCATCCTAAGTTGTACATCGAGTTAACCCGGTTGAAGTCTCTGTACGGGGATATCTTATCCGGGCGTGGCTTTGCGGTATGGGATAAGAAACTAAGGGACTTTGTTAAGTCAGACGTGATCAACGGTGAAACGGGGTATGCTTTCTTCATGGAGCACTTCACCGAGATCAAGTTCGTTCGAAACAAATCGCACCAACGTGACCTCCGGGTTGACTTAATCGAAAAATTCAGAGCAGATGCGCTATCGGATTATTGGATCATATTACCTGCTGGATTACGGGATGTCCAGTTGGATGAGGAAGGTCGGCCCATCGAAGTAGACGTTAATAAGTCTTATCGTAAGCTACTGATGTTAGCCAACACGATCTCAGAGGCGTTTGTGGGCAAGTCTATCCCTATCCTAGATAGAACACGACACAGTATGCAGATGACACTACAGGACATCTGGGAATACTTCATGCTCCTGTTCTCTGGTAAGAACGGGTTTATGGAAGCTAAGTTCGGGAGTCGTAAGATCGCAAACGGTACGACCAATGTGATCTCCTCTATGGACGTGGCTCCTGAATCACTGGATGGTCCGTCTGCGAAAGATGCCAGTGCCAGTACGGTTGGCTTGTTTCAGTATATGAAAATGACGGATGTTATCATGACTGAGTACGCGATGGTTAAGGGAATCGCAAGTTCATTAATTGAAACGGTTAACGCCACCAGCAAGTTAATTAATCCTAAGACCCTAAAGTTAGAAAGCCATGACACAACCGAGGTAACCCGTGTGAACTGGGGAACGCTCACGGGTAGACAAGGGTTGGTTAACCGGTTTAATGACTCTAGGCACCGCCACAGACCGGTTTGGATTGACGGCAAGTACCTAGCCCTGATTTACAGAGACAACCGTTTCTTCAAAGTACTTTACGACATTGATGACCTGCCAGAGTACATGGATAGGTCGAAGGTGTCTCCCTTAACCTGGGCAGAGTACTTTTACATCGAAGCCTGGTCATACAACGACCGTGTCCGGGGTTTCCTTAACAGGTACCCCATTACAGGAAGCGATAGCATCTACCCGTCTACCATTTATGTTAACACCACCGTGGTCACAAACCGCTTACGGGCGTTAGACGAATCGTGGGTTCCCGAATATGGAGAAGACTCGGAACTTCCAGAGTTTCCCGATACCGCTGGCGCGAGTGCCTTCATTGATACGTCATCTCCACATCCGTTAAAACTGTCTGGCCTGGGTGCGGATTTTGATGGAGATCGGGGTAGCACAACAGGTGTTGCCTCCGATGAGTCAATCGCGGAAATAGACGAACATCTGAACAGTCCAGCCACGTACCTTGCACCAGACGGTACATTACGTATGTCATCTGGTACGGATCTGAATGTTTGGATCTTTAACAACTTTACTGGTTACCAGTAACTCAAGAGGATAGCCCCTATGAAGTACGACCAATACCTTAAGCAATGGACACCACTCCGTATAGACCAACTGGCCACGTTTAAGTCTACTAAAGACCGTGACCTGGACCTACCGGACTACTCTACAATCCACTACGACAGTGACAGCCCCTCGGATAACGGCATACGTAAGAGCCATCCCCTTCTTAACACCCATAAGAAACACATCCGAGTTTACCACGTTACCGACCTGGAGAAGGCACAGGGTAAACCACGAAAGAGGTCCTTTAACTCGAACGGTGCAATCAAACAGTACCTACGGGAACGACCCAGGGGTTTCTATAGGACACCTGACCTCAAACGGGTTATGCAGGATAGGAACAGTGCGGTCATCATTGATCGAAGTCTACTCAAACACATGTGGGTTTACCAGACCTCCCGTTTGGCCTTTCTGGATGAATGGATTAACGACCTGGCTACCCTAGCGGTTCAGATTAAGAAGGTTAGTACTAACCGGGTGCAGTTCATCCCAGTCATCTTACCGAAACGTATTCCTGCAATCCAGGAACTCAAGAAGTTGTCTAGCAGCAAGCCAGAAGCTGTAATTCCTGCTTTGTCTGAAGAACGCATGTTAGACCTCATGTGGTTATGGGACATGGCAACCGGTAATGGAACAAGTGTATCATTACTGGACAATGAACACCTGGAACAATGTGTCGTGGTCATCATTGATCAAGATGAGGTATTTCAAGTACGGTTATCCAGCTTGGTTACATGGGGAATGGATGAACCCACTAAGTGCTCTATGCTTCTCCATAAACGCATGGTTAGCATGGCCAGTAAGCGAATGGAATCTACGGTCGAGGGTAGTACTGAGGGCGATGGGGTAGCACCGGAACCGGTTGGGACGGATCCTATCTTACTGCCACCAGTGGAAGACAACGTGGGTGAGAACCGCATTAGTTTGATGGTCAATGACCTTGGTAAGTCCGGTAGTTTAACAGTGGCACAACAAAACCGACTCATCGGACTGGCGTCTTCATATAAGAAGATAAAGAACCCCAGTGGCAAGGGTACCGTCGCAGACGTTATAACTGAGCCCGCGATTGCTAATGCGGTAGACAGTACCCTCCAAACCTTACCGGACAAAACCAGTGTCATAGATAAGACCTTATTGCGAGCGTCAATTGACACTATGGAAAAAGAAGGTGTCCGTAACATTCAGAAGGATGTACTTAGTGCTGTGGTCAACATCCAACGGGGTGGAATCATTGTACGGGACATTACCACGGAACGGAAAGATGATGCGTTGAGTTCAACCACACTGTACAAGGTGAAACTTCAGCCAGTACGTGGAAGCGAATCTACCTTGTCTTTTGAGCTGCCTAATGTAAGTGAGGCGGGTGAGTTTCAGGTAAACGGTGTCAAGTATCGTTTGGATCCACAACGAGTTGACATACCGATACGTAAGGAAGCACCCTTTAGAACGTCCCTGTCATCGTACATGGCAAAGGTGTTTGTCACACGTAGTCAGAAGGCGGTCAGTAACTATGGCAGATGGATTCGTTCCAAACTGGCCAAAGATTCCATGGACCATGAGAATGGGGTGGTTACGGTACTGGTCCTTAATGATAATGTTCTTCCACAGAAGGCATTGTGCAGACATTACACGGCACTGGCCGAGGGCATTGTAGCCATGCGTGCTCATGGGTATCACTTTAACTTCGGGTACATCCATCGAGAGGAAACCTTTGGAAAAGAGGTACTTGCTAAGTTAGAGAAAGACGACCGAATTGTTATTGCGTCTGGTAACGATGGACACCTGGTGATGGACACGGATGGAATTCTTCACTCTATAGTAAAGGGAAAGGAAACCATGTTATCCAGCTTCCCCGAGTTCATCTCCCCAGGATGGGGTGAAGGCCCTGCGGAGTATGCCGAGCTTGGTATCTACGGAAAGGGTGTTCCGGTAGGGGTAGCTATTGGGATGATGGTGGGTCTGGAGAAACTTCTAAAACTTACGAAGTGTACCCACCGCTGGGTTGATTCAGGAAAGGCAGTCAACCTGGAATCCTGGGAATATCGCATTCGTTTTAAGGACGAGTCTCTGGTTGTGGATAAACGAAACATCCACGCATCCCTCATTGTCGGTGGATACATGGGCATAAAGAAAACCACACCGCTATACGATGTGAGTGCGTTTAATGACCCAGGGACATATGGACTAGCCATGGAAAACGAAGGGATTGGAAGACACGTTGGTAAAGAACTCCATCTAATGGTGGATTACTTTGTGGATCCAGTTACCAAAGAGATCTTAGAGGAGTACAACGAGCCAACTGAGTTTGTCCCCTTGTTGATCCGTGCTGTAGAGTTGCTCGTCACGGATAACTGGACAGACGAAATGGATCCGGTGTACATGCGTACTCGTGGTTATGAACGGTTCAGTGGGTTTGTGTACTCTAGGATGTTAGCAGCGGTTCGTGAACAGCGTAACTCCCCTGTACCCGGTAAGGCGAAGGTAAGTATTCCACCCAGAGAAGTATTGGCTGCGATCTTAGCCGATCAATCGGTTGTACTTGTGGAAGAAACAAACCCGGTACATGCTCTAAAGGAGAGAGAAGCGGTTACCTTTACAGGTGAGGGTGGACGTAGTCCTAGAACCATGGTTGCTAGAAGTCGTGTCTTTCATAAGCACGATGTTGGTGTTATCTCGGAAGGAACCCCGGACAGTGCTAAAGTGGGGATTCGGTCCTACCGAACACAGAATGCGAAGTTCACCAGCATGCGGGGTATGTCGGAACGATATGATAAAAAGGAAGACGGGCTGTCGTCTGCTTTCTCATCTACTGCACTGGTATCCCCTGGTGCCCTCAACAACGATCCCAAGCGGATTAACATGTCCAGCATTCAATGGAGTTCTGAAGTAGACTGCATCGGTGGTAAGGTCATGCCAGTTAGAACTGGCGGTGAGATGATCATCGCAAACCGGGCTCCGGATAAGTTTGCTTACACTGCTAAGTCTGCCGGGAAGATAGTCGGGCTGGATGCCGGTTCTATTACACTGAGGTACGACCACGACATTGACTTTAAACCAGGTCGGGTGTTCGAGTCAGATTACAAAACACATTATGACTTGAACCAAGTGATCTACGATGTGAATGGTAAACGAAGTGCCGAGGTGGTGAACCTTAAGGACTTAGTAACCGGGAAGGAAAAGAACGACGGTGCAAACTGTGTTCTCTTACTTACGATCGAGGGAAAGGTGGTTGTAGCGGAAGGCGCGTACTTGGTTACGAAAGCGATCAAGGATGGGAAACGTGCGGTACAGTGTTACATGGCACACGAGGGGATTACTAAGGATGCGGTTATCTCTAAGGCGTCTGCTGCTTCTAAGAAGATCGCAGACGTTTACGGTAAGGATGGGGTAGATGATGTAACCTTGCCAGTAGGTACCCACATTGGACGGGGTGCTGGCGCGGTCATTTCTCACAAGATCGTTACTGACTTAAAAGTGGGACATGTCTTTAAGATAGGTGATGCTATTACCTGGAATGAAGGCCACTTTGCTCGTGACTACGCTAACCCAGGTGGTGTGAGTTTGCGTACGGGTATTCCAACCGTAGTGTGCCTTACCGAAGCTTCTGAGACGTATGAGGATTCCTCTGCTATCTCTAAGGAACTGGCACAGGGACTGTCGACCAGCATCGGTAAAGAAAAGACCCTGCTCATCCGGTTTGACCAGGCCATTAATAACCTTGTGTCCGTAGGCGATGAGATAGAGAGCACGTCTATTTTATGTACCATCGAAGAGTCCGCTACTGCGGATATCATAGATGAGGACGAATCACTTGCTGGTTTGACAAAGTTGGCAGCCAGCGTTCCCAAGGCGAAGTTTACAGGGGTCATCGACCAAGTTACAGTGGTCTACATGGGAGATCCAGCTGAGGCAGATGAGTCCGTACAGCGTCTCATCAAGAAAGACAACTCCAGACGCAATGCGTTACGGCGGAAACTGACTGAACCCGGTCTTCCTGCGACGGGTGAAATTATGAACTCCACATTTGTGGGTGGTCAACGGGTCACTGCAAATACGATGGCGGTTACCATCGTCATCTCGAAAGACGCCGGAATGGTGGTTGGGGATAAACTCGTCGTGGATACGGCTCTCAAGGGAGTACCAGCACGCATTATTGAGGGTGGGGATACTATGGAAGACGGTACTCCGATTGGAATGTACATGAGCTACAGAACCATCTCGGCTAGGATCATGACTTCTCCTGAGAAGTATGGCCCATACAACTTCGCCTGTGTCAAACTGGCTAAGACACTATCTGATATTTACTTCGGGACTTAACATGAAAACATACACGAACACAGTAAAGGCACATCGGACAACCATGTCCCGTGCCACGTTGGCAAACGTCTTAGCCCTGGGTCGACGGGTTGTAACCAACCTAACCGGCAACGAGTTGGCAAAGGGAGGGGTTTGTCCTGATGAATACCTCGCTTCTAAACTGAAAGGGTGGCTGAGCGAGGAATCTGCGAAAGTGAGAATGGAATTATGATTACTCAAGGACAGACTGAAAAGGTACGGGCATCATTGCGTAGCTTAAGTTGGGAATCCGTGGTTATAACCGCCAAAGCTGGAACACCCCTGGATTGCCTTACCCTTGCCATTGGTACTATCCACGAACCGGATGGTGACGAAGATGAAGCCGGTAATGAAAAAGCCCTATGTGAGGCAAGTAACTGTGGTGACCACGATCTCGAGTTGACAGAAACCGCAGCATGGGTCACCCGTAAGATCTCTGCAAGCATTAACTATGCGCGTAACACAATCAACCCACTGGTCACCGACGTCGTTGAAGCATGTGAAGACATTCTCGAACTTCGTAACGATACATGGGAGTCCACACACGAGATCATCCCGTTTAAGTTGAGTGAGATTTATTTCCATCCAATCTTTAACGTGTTACTGGATGGTACTACTAACACCCGTGCTACAGGTCACGCAAGTGTACCCGCTACCATCGTATCCCATCTCGAGAAAACGTACTCCGAAGAAGAGATTATGAAATCTCTCCTAACTGGGGATGAGTCATTTGATACACTCGTTAGGGATGTAAACCAACACGAGTGGTTGATGAACCTCTCGGGTAGTCGGAACATGACGTCCAACAGTGGGATGTTATCCCCTATTGAACTGAATCGGCTGTTATTCCGTTTCTTGATATTGGTAGCCATGCGGTCTGGTAAATTGGAAGGCTTCAGTACTCGTGGTTTATCCAATGCAGAGAACTTAGGTTTGGGTAAAGCGGTTACGTCTATGGGTCACCAACTTAAGGCCCAACTAACCCGCTACCAAGCGATGATCGAGTCGGATACACACTTCATTGCCTCTGTGGAGTATAGACGGATCTACGTAAACGAGCGCTCTTACGGCAAGTGGTTGAAAGCAGGTGGTTCTGCTGACAGTATCCTAGGGTTCCTCGATAAGCAGGGCTTAAATGACCGTGATCGGGTTAACCTGGTAAATACCGGGACATGGAAAGCATATAGTGAACTCCTCTACAAGTCGCTCAGTGAGCCAGGTGGTTGTCCATTCGCTAAGTACCTGTTACGGAAACATCGTACTACCCAGACAGTGAACGCAGGTAAGACCTGTAAGAATGTGGATAAGGCGATCCATGGGATGGTACTCGAGTTCATTCGCAACCACTACGCTGAAGGAACAGACCCCCGCACTACTCTGGTAACCAAAGCGAATGCCGCATTGGAACACGGTGGTTATCGGGCATCGTATGACATTGAATTGTACGTCTTAGGTAAAGTATGTAAGATCCTGTCTGTGGACCAGAACGACGCTTACGCCATCCTACTGAGCATTCGGGAATACATGCAAGCCAACAAGGAAGCAACCGTACAGGACGCCGCTATTGTTGCAACACTTAACCTGTACTACAACTGGGCCGTAAGCCAACTTGAATGCACCGTCGTTCGTAATGACAACGAGTTGTACTAATGGACGTATCTGTTCTCAAAAGAGATCCCGTTGCTGGGGCCAAATGGTTGAAAGCATCTGGGGACCAGTACGTAGCTACTGTTGACCTGGATGTGTATCTTCCTAAGTCCTGGATGTCCGGGGCTTTGGCGAATGCAGGTGAGACCATTACCAGTCTCGCAGTATTCGCTATTGTGGTGGGTAACAAGTACGTTTCTTCTGTTTCGTGCTGTAACCTTAACTTTGTACCAGATACAACGTCGGAGATCATGATAGATGATGTTCCTTATCTAGAGCTGCACTATGAGAAAGGGTCTGCGATTACGACGACCAGTGAGTCGGTTAAGAATGCGCCCATCCTCTTTAACATCTACGATGAGTTTACAGCTAAGGGTAAGAAGCCGTGGTACATCGACGGCATTGACGAGGCGAGAATGATGGATACCGCGAGTTATCATGCTGGTGCTACACCGGGTGCTAACCGTGCCATTTTAGAAATGATGGTTGCTTCTCGTTACCGGATGGCCGGTGATCGAAGTAAGTATTATAAGGAAGGATTTAAAACACAGAAAGAGTACGACGCGGCCATACCCGACGTTATCCCAGCAAGGTCTGTTACCTACGGGGCGACCAATACCTCAGCTAGGTTAATGGGGTCATATACATCGGATGCCATGAACGCGTCACTTGTCAATCCCAGTGAGAACCTCGAATCAATAGAGGAACTCCTATTCAGTTAGAGGTGTAACATGATGAAGTCGAACAGCGGAAGGGGTACCCTTTCCTTGAAGGTTGCTGCTAAACCCAGTCTCACATACGAGTGCTTGGTTATACATGACCCGTCTAAAAAGAAGAAGTTGAAGAAGTCCAAGGACGGGTGGTACGAAGTCATCGCAGGTGCGTTTAACACCCCGTCGTATAAAGGCATGGTGTATCCACTTACCCCCATGGTTCGTGACCAGTACACGGGTGACAACGCAATGACCCGCGCGTTGTCAAAGCGGCAATTGTACGGCGAAATGGGACACCCTACTCCATTACCTGGACAAAGTATGTTGGACTTTATGGCACGGGTTGCTGTGGTGAACGAAAAGAACTGGGCTACCGTGTATCGGAAGCATTCGTTTAAAGAAGCCACCAGTGACACTGGTAAACCATATATCCTTTCTGTGGTGGAGGTCAAACCTTTCGGTACCCATAAAAACGTGGTGGAGGAGAGTTTCAATGACCCTTCTATAAACTCGGCACTGTCCATGCGCTGTATTACCGATTACCCGGCCATGCGAAATGGTCAGTGGGAGAAAGATATAACCAGCCATGTCACTTGGGACTTCGTAGGGGAACAAGGTATGCCGGATGCATGTAAGTACCTGACTCCCTCTATGGAGAGTCTGAGTAGTCCGGTTGTGTTCACACAAGAAAACACCAATGCTCGTCAGTTAAGTCTGGATGACTACGTTGGTATGGAGTCTTTGGGAACAGGGGTTGAACGCATCCTAACGGACGCGGGGTGGTTAACCGTGGTTGAACCTACCCGCGTACAACGAAAGGGGTTTTTGTCACTGTGAAAAAATGGTCTGCACTTGCCATGCCCGTGTTACACGGGCGGTCAGAAGGTTGGACTTACGGACTGCACGTAGGTAAAGTGTGTACGGTACACAGCAATGGGGACGAGACGGTTCTTCGTTGGCTGGACATCGCAGAGGAGATCGTGTACGCATTCGAATCGGAATACTGTCTTAAGTGCGTCTGTACAGATGGGACGGTGTATACGGTCATTGATGGGAAAATTGTCAACATAGCTGTACCGGAGTGTGGAGAGGTTGTACACTACGCGAGTAACACACCTGGGTGTCCCTTTTGGGAGACCGAGGAAGGGTGGATGGGATTCTACATTGTAGAACGCAAGACAGGGAAGTATCAGATACGATATGTTACATAGGAGTACCAGGGGCGTATGCCCCTGGTACTTATGCCGTATTTACTAAAACTGGTTTCAATGATTCTTAAACATTATATTACCTTAACGATCATAAACAATATTGTTTATGGCGTCTATCTACTGCTCTTACTGAGCAAAAGGACTTAAAGATGACATACCACATTAACGTTAAAGAAGTAACCATGTCAACCGAAGAAAAAGAAGAGCTGTTGGAACGGAGGCACACAACGTGGCATTGTACAGGAAACCTGTCGGAGGACAGTAGTGTACATCTGGCAAGGGAAGCCTACTTCGCCAAAGGCGGAAATGGGATAGTTGAGTTCACTGTGGAAAACGGTAACCTGGCAATACGTCACCATAGCCTGGACACGCCCAACTGTGCCTACCGCATGGTCGGAGGAGCACTCCAATGGTGGGCCCCCTTAAAGGGGGGGTGGGATGAATGCGAGAATGCTTCGGCGTGGCCATTGTCAGAAATCCCAAAAGATGCATATGGGGACCAGTGGGTTATCCGTACCCGAACCCAAATTCTTGCGGTGCGTGGACTGATATTAAACACCCCTATTCAATACGGGGAGACACCAATAGATGCCTGGTGGAAAGCGATCAACACGCTACCATCATGATGGTAGATTAAAGAAGGAGCCCCATTGCGGGGCTCTTTCTTTTTTGTTATTTTCACGACTTAACCTATATCACCCGTATAAGGGAAACAGCATGTACAACCCATTTAAGTCACGCTCCACTGGGCCGTTAGATCACGACTAATTAAAAACCATATTACCTAAGTGATCTCAAGTACATTACTTAGATCACAACACAATAACTACGCTCAATGAGCACGGAGTATGACATGTTTAAACAAGATTATCCACAGATTACACAGTTGCCGGAGCACGTCGACGCACTGGAGCGGGCTCAGGCACTGACAACCCTAAAGTGTGCCTACCAGTCCATTGCCATTCGTGCGAAATCCGGGGATATTGACAGCAGATACATTAAGTCCTGTAGGAATATCCTTAACACGTTTGGAGATGAGGACACTGGGGAGTGTTACCCCTTTGCCGATGAGATAACAACCACTGACTTAACTGCACTCGCAGAGGTGTGGTACGACCTGTGTTTAAAAATGTAATTGGAGAATCGAGTATGAGCACATCCATATTTTTGAAACTGTGTCGTAAACACCCTGCTGTTATACAAGGACTGTTGGCACCGTACCACCCCGAAACACTGGACATCCGAACGGCGTGCAGTTTTAGATATGTGTCAGAAGGAACTTGGCATCATGTGAAGTACCCATGTAGTAACGGAATGCACATTCGTCGCGTTCCAGATACTCTGTTCATGGGTGCATTAATCGAAGGACCGACCGTTGCGCCACACCTCACCATGACCATATGCGGACAAGTATACCTTGTTTCAAATGAGCCAGAACTCCTGTATACCCCATCTCAGTTTGGTCTGGTTATCCCGGGTACTGCTAGAGCAGTACCTGTGGGAAAGCACAGTACTGTTGTAACATGGTGCATGGTAGACAGTGAGAACGAGGTGTATTTACATACGTTACTCCTGGGTAAACCTGGAGAGAACCACATGTACGCAGGAACCTACCCACTGGGTGAATACATGGAGGGCGGAACTAGCGTACCTACTGTAATTAAACGGGTGGATGCGGTACACCACGTTATAGTGTCCAACAACGATATCCCATTTATACACCCCGTATCTTCCACCGGGGTACATATAACGAAAGCACATGTTGCATGATGCTCTCTCCAAAGATACACCACGAGGGCAAACTGAAAACCGCTGTTAATTTCCCTGAAACCGGGGAACTCTTCTTACTCACGGGGACAGACGTAGAACGCGTAACACACCTTACAGTGAGGAGGGATAAATGACTGATGCATACCGGTACAGGTTGATCGTCGGTAATTGACTAATACTAATCCCTGACGCCGTCAGGGAACTACACAGGGGAACGGAACATGCAGAAATTAGCTACGCGCATTAAGAAAGGTGGAGTTGAGCACGCGATTAACAACGAGTATGTCGACATCACTGACTGGGAGGGGTATACCCTATCCTGCTATGACGCCATACCCTTCCAGATGCTAGGGCTGTACGAAGCAGAGGATACTATTTACGGGGTCTGCGAAAGTCACGTGTTTTGTATCTATCCTGAGAAGGATACTACGTACATTCCCATCTGCGATAAACCCACACCTGGCTTCAAAACAGCAGGGGCATATGGTGACAGTAACGGAGTACTGGTTGTTAAAACAATGCAATATCCTCCAGGTGGTGAATCAATACTGATGTGTCGTATTGCCCCACTAACTGGGAAGAAGACCCGGGAGGAGTACGTCTCAACCGTTAACGTCTTCTGGGAGGAGGACATCGTAGATGTTGTAGTGTTTGGAAAAATGCTATTCACCGTGAATGCAACGGGCGTTTCATCTAGCTATGAAGTAACCGTTGAACCGACAAAGGACTCCCCGGGGATCCTTGTCAACGTAGGGTAAGTTACACACAGTTAAAGAAACAGCCGGTAAAGGCTGTTTCTTTTTTTGCCCTTCAACCGTATCGTGTATAGGAAGAACTTAAACGGAGAACACCACACATGCGCATCATCGCCATGGAGCTTATAAAGTACGATCGGTTAGCACTATCAGGAATAGACCATCTACGCTGGGTTATCACGAGCCCACTGCAACTCATCATTGGATCTAACTCATCAGGTAAGACCTCTGTAATGGAGATGACAAACCCACTTCCCGCTAAGAAGGAAGATTTCCGAGAAGGAGGTGGTAAGAAGATATGGATTGAACACCAAGGGAAATATTACTACCTATCCTCAATATTGTCCCGTTCAATGGTACACAGTTGCGTCTGTTTAGGGGACGAGTTCGATCCACTTGATGACGAGTCAGGGGAAGAGCTAAATGGGTCTGGAATTAGTACAGTGCAGTCCGAGTTAGCCGAGCGTATCTTTGGATACACACCTTGGTTACACAAGTTACTTACCGGGAAAGTGAAGTTCACATCCTCCAGTACTGGTATGCGTGAGGAAATACTGGCTAAGGTAAGTGACCTTGACATGCGGTATGCACAGGGCGTATACGACAAGTTAAAAACAACACGGCGTGACTTGATGGGTGCTCTTAAGCACTGTAACACAAAACGCGAGAATCAAGCATCTGCATTAATGGTACTGGGTGACCTTAAGTCAGAGATTGCAGAATCTGTGGTACTGGAGAGTGGGCTAAAGGAATTATTTCCACTTACGATCAACACGGACCCAGAAGTGGAAGGGAAACGGTTGTCTTACAACCAAGCGGTTTCCAGTCTAGCGGGTGAGATTGAGGCATGTAAGAAATTGGCTGTTGCTGGGGATACCCTGGGACATCCGGATATGGACAGTGTCAAGAGTGAACTGGATATGACAGATAAGGTTATCCACACTACAGACGGGTTCATCAAGCATCGTTTAAATGAGTTGGCAGAAATACGGAAGCTTAAGTCACGAATAGAAGAAGGCGAAAACGCGTGTAAGCACGAAGACGGAACGGATGGTTCCTCAGAAGACCTAGAGGCGGTGCTAACGGAACGAAAGGCCAAACTTGTTGCAATGCCTTGTCCAGTTACTGCAACGTACGAGGGAGAGCTACAGGGGGTCGTTAAAGAACTCGGCCAGTTTGTATACGGTATGCAAAGTCGAGTCAATGTGTCAATCGGGGTGGAGAGTGTCTGTACCAGAGAGGAGTACGATGCATCTCGAGTGGAATACCAGTCCTATAACATGGCGTTACAGGAGAACACCTCTAAGTTGGATACTGCAAATGGGTACATTACAGAATACCTGGCGCTTGGTAAGCAGGCAAAGGAATGTGGGTCCTGTGGTACCCTGGTTCAGTTTGATGAACGGGGTAGTGAAGCCTCTGTAAACCGAATCCGTGCTAAGAAACGCATTCTGGAAAAGGAACACGACCGCATTAAAGCTTCAATGAGTGACTTAAAGAAAGTGGGAACTGCGCGTGGAGAATACATGCAGTATCACACCCGAATACATTTAGCTATGAAAGAAGCGTATCGGTTACATCCACTCTGGTCCATGATGGACGGGGGAATCGAATGGTGTGTAACAAACCACGTTGCGTTTCTTGAGAAGTGTCGTGTTGAAATCCGTAACCTGGAACTGGTTATTTCGTACAGGGAAGTAGAAACGTCCGTCAAGGCGTTAGAAGACACCATAGCGCTTAGAAAGATCGCAGGAGATGGAAAGACCGCAGTACGGGAGAAGAAGCTCTCTGTCGAACTAGAGGGGCACTATGCTGCAAGAGATACTCTTTTAGCAAGACGTGCTAAACTTACCACCGTGTTATCTGACTACACTGCGTTTGCTAACAAGATGAATACTGTAGAGAAAGGAGCCTCTATGGTGGCTACCTTGTTTGCGGCCTACACAAATGCAATAGCACACACTGAGGTTGGGAATGCGGTTAAACAAAAACAACGGCGGTTGTCTACCATCATGTCGTCAGTGAGTGAAAGAGACATTGTAGGAAGGAACGTACAAGAGCTAACAGATGAACAGCGTACCCTGGCGGACCGCATAAAGCACGTTGATAAACTGATGGAAACCCTTTCCCCTAAACACGGGTTAATCGGTGAAAAGATGTCTACCTTCGTGGATGGCTTCATGGAACAGGTCAGCGCTGTTATATCTAGGGTGTGGTCCTTCCCAATGGAAATTGGAAAGTGTAACATGGAAGAAGGTGGCATGACTTACGTATTTCCCATTGTAAGTGCCAGTCGTGTTGTAAAGGATGTGGGTAAGGGGTCAGAGGGGCAAAAGGAGATTATTAACTTTGCATTTACTCTAGTTCTAATGCAATACATGGGCCTTGATGACTACCCTATCTACATTGATGAATTGGGACCCACCTTCGATGAAGTACACAAGGGAAAGCTAATAGATTACATCATCCACATGATCGATGAAAGAGAGGTGAGTCAGATGTTCATGATAAACCACTTCAGTAGTTTCTACGGTGGACTGACACATAAAGAGACATTGGTGCTAAGTGAAACCAACGTCGTATTGCCTCACGTATATAACGAAGGTGTCACATTCAAGTGACACAGGAGAAACAAGATGTTTGAAACAGAAATTGTAGACTTGGTAACGTACCACAAATTTACTGGGATATGGGCACTTATCCTTCACCTTATTGCGATATGCATCGGTTGGATTGTCTCCGGGGGTGTCGTAGATGCACGATTCGACAATCGAAAGATCCTACTGGCAAGTTGTACATACTTCCTATTTGTAACAGGGTACATGTACGCGGTTCCTGGCAACCTATACAGTGCCACGCTACCGACCTTGTTGGTGTGTGCTGCACTTATCCCATCCTACGTGGTGCGAGTGTCTCCTGGTAGAAGGGTATTCCTAGAGGAAGTGAAGTTACGGAATAACTTTTCGGCAGTACTGCTTGCACTTGTTGTGATCTACGTCATTGGGATGGAGTTCTTTACCCCACTTAGTTACAAGGAAAGTATTCCCAGTATGATCGCAGTTGTAATGTTACTCATCGGGATTGTTACATCTCGATTAGGTCAACGGTTATTAGTAGAGTGGCACCGCCTTATTGTCGTGGATAAGGTTACACCTCCCGAGTAAACCCGTTCCACGTACATTTAAAAACCATATTACCTTAGTGACACTACACCCGTAATGTCACAACTACGGAGCCAATGGCAATGAATAAGAAAGCGATACAGGGTATGGTAAAAGCAATTAAGACCGACATGTCTGTCGTGGATGGAAACATTACAGGTGGGGAGGACCTGTTCTATTCTCTCGCGCCAGATGGAGTTACCAAGGAATCCACCGAGGCCCACATGGACCACATAACCCTATACTCTGCCGCTACATTACAAGCGGTTGCAGAGTACGCGAGTGAAAACCCCGTTGACAATCCGAGTACCATTTGTGGGGAGTTCGCACTGGCACACGGGTTAGACACGAACGTTGTACTCACCCGGGTTGAGGGTGGTTACGATCCAATGTTGGAGGTGAAAGTTGGGTTCTGTGACCAAGCGCAAATCGCATATGAAAATGCGTTGCAATGGGTGGAGGACAACTTAGATGAGTGATCTTGAAGTGGGTGCGGATGTGGGTGAGGATGAATATGAAGAGGACGAGCTCCGACAGGGTCTAATAGACGATGCGGAGGAATGGAACAACGGGTGACCGTGTGTTACCCACTCGGGTGGCCACCTTTGCCGGAATAACGGCACCATTTCGCCACATGACTCGACGCTAACTACTGGGTGGATGAAGAGGGCGAAGTACAATGTGACGCAGGTGAAGGTCCCTTCAGCCCGGGGATTCTAAACCTGTAGTAAGTAACATAAGCTGGAGGCCCTTCACGGGGCCTCTTTCTTTTTGCCGTTTCAGTCATTATTAAGAACCACATTACCTTACTGATAACACGTCCGTGTTATTTAATCCATTTGGAGATTTAAAGATGTCTATTGTAAAAAATGTACCTGCATGCCCGTATTCCCTACATATCGAAAGAACCGTTAGCAACGGTATTAAATGTGTACGGGTCATTCGCCGTGGAGAGGAGGATAGTGCTGACCTCCTGTACACTTTACACTCAACGCGTCGCGTTCCGCTGATTGATGATTCGCACCCAGAGTTAACCATTGCTATATTAGGGAATTCGATGTATGTGCTCGGGAAGACCTCTGGGGTGGTGACCAAAACAACCATTCCAGAAGGATACGTTGCAGCACAACAAACGACCGTGACTGGGTGGATTCCTGAACACATACACGGGCTATCAAACAAATTCGCGTTCAAGTTAGAAGGAGGGCAGCGCGTGGTACGCACCATGGAGGCCTGTTTCCCAGGTACAGGTGTTAAGGAAGGGGAGTCAATTCTTGCTCCCTTCGAGGAGAGACCGGCCGTTCTTCCGACTCCTGACATAGGTCAAGTACGCCGAGTACCGGACGTTGCAGGTAACGTGCTGAAACTCAAAGACTGTGGAGACACGGTGGGTGTTCCGTGTCAGGTAGGTGCCCATGACATGCCGACCCTAGTGGGTCGTTATCGTATACTTGAAGACGGTACCCCTGCTCTGATCAACATTGACGATGTACACCTCATCGGAAAAGAGATCCAGATTCGAAGCATTACGAAGTGTCGTTCTCCAAACCCAATGAACAGCTGTAAAGTGTGCAGTGGAAACCCACTACTAGTGGTACACACCATGGAGGCCTGTTTCCAAGGTACAGGTGTTAAGGAAGGGGAGTCAATTCTTGCTCCCTTCGAGGAGAGAGCGGCCATTATTCCAACCCCTGATATAGAAAAAGTACGCCGTGTAGTGGATGAACAAAAGGGGTGCGTAGGGCGACGTACCCAGGCTGAAGAGGATAATCCGACCATTGATTCTATAATCAACGCCGCGAGAGCTCGAGTCGCCGCTGGTGCCAAAAACCAACCACTGGAGAATAAAATGATTACACCCGATTACACAAATGAGGATGGCAAAGGCTGGACATTCATTCTAGATGGGGATGAACTCTATGTATCCCATGGGGATGACTTCAATCCCAGTGATACTGCTAGCTGTTACATGGTACAGCGGCTCACTAGTGTACATGCTAGTCCCAATTACCCGGGTGGTAACCGTTGCCAGTTAGGTAGGCACACGGTGTTCGTCAGCACCGAAGGTACACTCCGTCACATTGATGCAGAGACCGGGGTAGTATCCACTACCCTCTTACCCGGGATCTGTCTGGAAGACCTAGAACAAGAAAGAATTGAACTCCAACTCTCTCTGCCAGAAGGTGGCACACACCTAGTACCGGACGTTACCGATATCGTTCTGGGACTTATTGAATGTGGAGATACCCTAGGTGTCATCTGTATGAATTGCATACGCTTCAACGAGGCCGTCGTATCATTCAGTTCAATCCGTCAGGGTAGTGCTGTCACATATGTGGAAACACACCCCGTGGATGAACAGTGCGAAAACCTCGGGGTTACTGTTACTTGTACGGATGGGAATCACATGACGTTCATGGTAGGGACCCATGCACATACCCTGCCACTGCATGATCTCAGTTAACCAAAATAAGGCATAAAAGAAAGGGCCAAACGGCCCTTTCTTTTTTTTGCTGTTACCTAACCAAAAGGCTAGTTGGTACCGATACCAGGAGAAGGCCAAGTGCCCTGTGAAGGAGCGCCCTGTCCAATGCGGAACTCGGGAGTATCCACAGCGACTTTGTTCAGCTTGTCGACGTAACCTTCGCCACCAACTCCACCGTATTCGGATGGTGCGACGTACATGCTCTCAACAGCGTCAAACGCTGCTGGTAAGGATGCTGGACGAGAACCCAGTTTAGCAAGCGAATCAAGATGGAATTGTGCCAGTTGAGTAACACGATCTCCACGCTGTGCTTCGTTTGTAAACTCATAGGTGTGCTCAACCGTTTCGTTGGCCTCACCCATGACGCGTTTCATCTCACCAGAACCAGTGCTCTTAGGCATCATGTTGGTACAGATGACTGCACTGGTAATGCGTGACATGTCAATGGATGGCTCGTAGAACAAGCAAGACATTGAACGAGTATCAGGCAAGAACTCCGGCTTATTAGAATTACGGTAAGACGCTTTGTTGATCAGAGTAGGATGGAACGTATCTGGGTCAATGATCAGTTCACGGATCCACTGGTCAAAGTAGTTCCAGAAGGCACGACCTTCCAACTCAGGAACAACGAACGCAGGAGCACAACGAACACGTGCTGTCTGGGTAGGTGTCTCATGAACTTCCCCGGCATTACCGACTTTATGTTCACCATAGGTGACATCGATCTGTTCCATCAGACCCGTTACTGAAGTAGGCAACACTTCTACGAAGGCTTTCAGCATTTTAACACGCTGAGCACCATCACGCATGTAAGTACCCATGAAGGTTGGGGCTTCAAGTAAGACACAATGCATCTTCTGGCGACTGTAGGTAGCAGAAGACATGAAATGTCGTGGATCACGCATGTGACCCTGTTGACCACCATGTTCAAAGGACACTGCACGAGTATACCCCTGGGAGATCGTTGCGGCATTTGTTACTAGGGGAGTCGTATATCCCCGCTCATTATTAGCCATTGGTTAACTCCTTATAAGTCGCTGTAGCGCTTGGCGATTACGTTAACGGTGGAGACAGTTTTCATGCCTTTCGCGTAAACCCGGTTGTTCTGAGTCCAGCTGTATCCACGCGCTTCATCAGCTTTGGTGTATTCAGCTTTAGGTTTGACCTGGACACGCCCGTCGTAGATGCCTTCGACCAACTCAGACATCAGGGTATCAGAAGCAGCCAAGAACGCACCGTCTTCCATGGTACCATTACCGGTCAAGCGACGATGGACAGTGTAAGACTTCTTCAGAACGTCAACCATGATCAACATGGTGATGTCAGAGTTAAGAACACTGGTGTCGTTGTCATACACGGTCTGCTGTGCAGGCCAGAACAACTGACTCATGTCAGCGTAACGAGGAGCATTCATGCCCAATTCCCAATCTGCACTTATGACAGACTTAGGTTTCCAACCGTTGCTCACGTCTTTCATTGTATCAAGAACGTTAGCAGGGAAGACATCGTACGCGTAGACGTTGTTCATGACGCCGTTTGAGGCACCCATGTACTTAGAACGCTTGTTGATGATGTCCATGATGGTAGGAACACGTTTGCCATACTTACTGGTTTTAAACGTACCAACGCCACCGTAAACTACAGCGCGACAAGTGGGTGTACCATAGAAGGTAGACTCAGGAGTCAGACGTGCGGTAGAACGAAGAACCGCCATGATGGAACTATCTTCACCACTGGTGTTGTCTTTTTCGCCAACAGTCTGAGTACATGCGCCAATGGAGATATCATCTCGCATTGCCATGGTGCCCAGGATAGCCTGTTTGGTAGCCATTTCAAAACCGGTGTCATACACGACGGAAATGGGGAATTGTGCGTCATCAACCAAAGGAGCGTTCACATTGTCCCACTGGTGCAGACATTCGTCTTTGACCAACAAGTTCAAAGTAGCTTCGTTAACAGTACCGTCTTTACCGCCCTGTACATAGTGGGTGGTAGAAGCATTCATTGAAATGCTGGTGGCATCCATGCGTGCTGCATAGTGGTCATTACCGTCAATGTCGAGAACATTCATGATGTTAACGAGGTCCGCTTCCACAATGGCAGCGTTATGGGTAACTTCCTGGGTCTGAATCAGTGCCAGCACTGCATCGACATTGTCTTGGTAGACATACAGCTCATCCATTGGACCATCGATAGGTGGGGTACCATCGGGTTCACTATGGGTGTACTCGGTTAAGACTTTTTCGAAATTGTACTCGACGTCGGTTTTGGAGTTAACCACACCGGCTTTCAAGCAGAAGTCAACATTGGCTTCTTTGGCAATGCTGAACAACGTACGAGGGGTGGAAGTAGCGGTATCGCGTTCCATCCATTCCATACGGTAGACAACGGCACCATTCTCTTCCATGACAGCTAAGTCAGTAGGAGCAGCAGTGGTTGGACCAGGGAAGCTGAAGCGCATGCCAGTGTTGTTGATGTAATCACCAATTCCGCCTTTCATTGCGAACATTGGATACACAGTACTTGTTTGACCACCGGCACCAGTAAGGGTACCCGTCACGTTCAACTCACCGCGAAGATTGGTGATATCAGACAAGGGTGCAACAGACCATTTTAGACGATAGCCCAAGTTGGTTGCCGTTGGACTCAGGGTTTTAACACCACTGGCATCACGAACAACAGAACCATCGGCATTACGTACATACGCAGCCAGCGTATCTTCCACGACTTCCAAGAAGAACACCAGTGAACCAGCAGAAGAATCAGCAGGTACAACGCGTTTCAGGAAGATCTTGTTACCATTGCCGTTACAGATTTTTGCACCCAACGTTTGATGAGAGAAGTACTTGCTTCTGTCTCCAAAGGTACTGGCACCGTAACTGCGAAGCATTGGTCCGCCAGAAGTAAGTTGGGGAACCAGTTTACCACGTTCTGACATGATATAAAAAATAGGGCAATGCTGTGGCACTGCTTGCTTTTCAGGCACTAAGGCGCGACCAGACTCATCTTTGAATCCGTTGTTCAGCGCGTTAGGTGCCGCATTTAGAATTGCAGCCATTGTTAATGTCCTTGTTGCTGTCGACAGGACGCGAGTGCCTAAGTTACTAGGTCCTAGTTAGTCACCGCGCTATGTTAGGCTTGTGATCTTATGCCTCCTCGAGGCGTATCCAACCACCGCATAATATAGCGGTAACTTATTTTTTAGATGATCCGCTAATTGGAGAATAACATGAACGCATACGACACATTACCTGGTGAACCCTATACCGATGAAATCAAAGAGATCAAGGAAGTCATTGAAACCCAGGTTGCAATGGGTTCGGAAGGAAGATACCGTGAAACTACCGGCGGGTTGAACTACGCTGAAGTGGACAATGAAAAACTAGGTGGTTGGGTACACCCCTTTACCATGGGGGACAAGGTATACGGTGACCCTCGTCCATTCTTAAACTCTCGAGGCGGGGTTCGTTTAAGTACAGACCACGCCTTCTTAACTGTACGGATGGCCATGGAACAAGAATGGTCACAGTCTGCTTCTACCTTTGAATCATTTATCACACCCTGTGCTGCGGTGTTCGGACAGTGGGTATCTGGCTCTGTCTTACAACGGTATGGCCTTACCGCTATTGACGAGGTCACTGTAAAGGTGTTGGCAAGTACATGGTACATTGCAGTTATCCTGGCGGGCATTGAAGTACAGAACACTGAAGACAGGTTGAAAAATGACTTGGGTAACTACATCAGTGTGGATGATCTCATTACAATGTCACTTCGTTCACTTGGTTCGCGTGGCGTTGGAATCCCAGCAGAGTTTACAAATGAGTTACTAGAGAGTAACGACGGTATATTCTGCAAGGCCCTCGTTACGGGATTTCCCAGTATGCAACTCTTGACGGATGCCATTACTGACTCTATCTCTACTAAACTGGGTGAGTTTAGTCCACTGGCACTTCGAAGAATTATGGCAGGTGGCAGCTGGTTGGGGTACATGGCGGATACTTTCTCGTTGGTGGCAATGGAATACCCACCGATGTTGGTATCTATGTTGTACTTCATTGAGAAGAACCCCAGTTTCCGAAACAAGACCCGCATCGGTCGGTCCTCTAACATTGTAGGACGCAAGGGTGGTGTGGAAGCATTAGCTAAATCCGTTGGTAGAATCCTCCCATGATAGACTTACCCAGTTTAATTTATGACACAGCTAAGTCGGAGCTGTGGACTAACCCACATAACGACCGACAACTAACCTACAAGCCAACCAGACTCTGTACGATACATGGGTCGGTTGGTTCTGTAACCACTCACATGGCAACCCAACGACTTCCAGATGTAACCACCCGTTGGGTGTTATATGACTTTGGTAACCTGCCACTGGAAGGAACAGGAATACAGAGCCTTAATACCACGTGGTCTACTGGTGAATCAATAATGGTAGACAACGCCATGTTACTCAGTGTGTACTGCAATGGGGTTACGTTTGCGCCTGGTCAGTACCAGATGCGACGTACCAGCAGAAAACACGTGTTACTGGCACTGGAGGCCGTACCCAACAGTAGCGCACTGTCGACTCTGGAACCGTTGTTCTTCCGAACGTATTCCAACGTATGGCACTCTACCTCGGCTAACCCGTATCCTGTACCCGTGTTACCCAGAAGTGTAACCTGCATGGCACCAGCAGATACGACTACGGTTTTATTACACCAGGATGAACCGGTGGTGGGTAACCGCATGTTGTTCCACAATGGATATTACGTTTCTGATATTACCAGTAACGACATATCGAACGGGGATACCGTGTACCAACTGGATGACTTACCGGGTAACGGATACGTCGACATTCCGGTGAATGACCTGAGTCATTATGTTTCGGACAACGATCGACGTGGCAAGTATGTCGTGATGCACCCTACCAATGGCACACCCCTGGCAATGGAACCAATGGATGAACTGGAGTTATTCGTTTGTTGTACCACGAAAAGTATAAATGGTGAGAGAGACGTTGTTAAAGGTGTCTACTTCGGGAGAACTAAAGTAGGTGACATGCGTATGTTAACCCACCGAGATTACTCCATCGATGTTAGAAAAGTAACAGGATTAACAGTGTCCCACCGCACTATCTTTGGAAACCGGGATGTTTTCTTTCGGGTATTTACTCGCAAACACGAAAACGGTAACCTGACAATTCTAGATGGGTCTTACCTACTCGACCTCTTTAGACTAGAGGACAAAGATCGGGTTCGGATGATGACTGGAACCGGTGGGTTTAAAGGGTGGAGATGTACTGAACTGGAAAAGGCCAACTCCATACTGTGGCAGAGTCACGCATGGTGGGAATTAACCCAACCAGATAGTTTGAAGAATACTCTGGCATTGCCAGCGGTAGCCGAGCTTGTAGCTACGGGTACCGTGAACGGTAACACACATACCCTTCCCTTCTCCATGCGACTTGGTGGTAAAGCAATTGGTTATGACGTAAACGGTGTTCTCATATCCATAGAAACCATTCCCGTTGATTCGGATGGTACTGTGATGGCGCTTCCAGTGGGAGTGGTCAATGTGGAGTACATCCCTGGAGAATTCATCACCGATGGTAGGATGATTGATGAGCCCATGTACGGTGGTGAGAAAGCCAACTGGTTTAATGAGGTGTACTACTACAATGAAACGGAAGGGGGACAATGGCTACAGGGTCTAATAGATAGGGACTACCACATTGATGCTGGTACCGGTGAGGTGTTGTGGGATGAGAGGCTTGCAACCGCAGGGTGGACAAGGCGCACGTGTAAGTACAGTTCTCATCGTCGCATACGCACTGCTCCAAACACACTACATTACAAGTACTCCATGTGGGAAACCAACGAACCCGTCATTGCGGTAGGATTGTTTAAGACCGAGGTCTACATCAATGGCCACCAGCTAGTGGAAGGGATTGAATACACTGTAATTGGGCATTCTTTCCGGGTGAACAGTGCAGAGTACTACAATGGAGACGATCCTGAAGTTGTCATTGATGTATTCCATTATGGGGTAAGTGACCGTGGGGAAGAGAGAAAGATATCTGGGTTCATCCAACATCGGAAGGCGGTACCCATTACTGGGGAAGGACTGTTCATTAAAGGACGGAACCGGGTTTGCTTTAACTCTGGTTGTCTGGTAAGTGCGGATAAACTTGGCATACTCGAATCTCCAGGAACGGAGACAGACCCAGCATACAGAGAAGGCTCATTGTGGGCAGCGGAAACAAGACCTATGTTACACAGTCGTTGGGGATTGCGTGCGTTTGGGGAGGAAGACGGGTACTCTGAAATAATCAGTCGATCTGTGTTCAGACATATTCCAAAGCCGGATTTATCTGGACTGCTTACCATTCCCAAGCAACACCTCTTGTTCTCTCCGTTCATCAAGCGGGTAGTATGGTTGCTTATAAATAAGACACTGGATGTTTCCGTATTGGGAACCAGTCGATCATCAGTACAGTCCGCAATGGTACCCTATCTAGACCTACTAGCAGAAGACCCTACCTCACGATTAAGTTCGGATGGTCAACTTGGGATATCCCCCCTGCCGGAGTCTACCGTAACAACCATCTCAGGCAGTGAGATGGCCTTTCTTAGAGAAGTCGTTGCACTGTACTACAACGGTAACGTAACATTAAACCTCCACCTTCGGGTGGTGTAAGGAGTAAATTATGGGTGGAGTAGTAGTACGAGACGTCCGACTTAGGGGACGCGTTTTACATCTGGATGAAATCTGGATGGGTATAGAGGGCACGATTAACGATGGTCTGATCGTTGCTAACATTGATGATGTGATCATGGGACCCGGTGGCATTTGGAGGGTCGCGTTGGTTGACGAGGTAACGTCCATTCCGGTGTTGGTGTCCATGATAGATGAATTGAGTGGCAAGAGCAGTACGCTCAGTTCGGATGTATTGGACGATGGGTTACGCCACTACCCTGCAGCCATCACCAGTCGTTTGTTTTTATCCACGGCGACCGAACCCTACACGATAACGTTGGATGCTACATTTCAGGTACGTGGGGCAGACGCGTCTCACCTCCGTCTCTTTTATGGCACGGATACCAGTTCAAAGGGAAAGGCAATAAGTCACAGTTTGGATACAAACGGCAAGATCCTGAGTGACCTTGTTGACTTACAGCCACTCGATCCGAATAACCTAGCCATCAAACGCCCTGGTGCAATGTACACGACCTTTAACATGCAAGACGGTGATACCTGTACCGCCGTATCTTACTCTGCGGATGGGAGAATCCATGATGAGCGGAGACTCGTGGTTATCAACGCAGGTAGCATTGCTCCATTTGACACCAATGGGGTTTACCTAGAAGACATTAGTATTGAAAGTCCACTATTGTCTGCGACAGACCCACTGGTCATCGAGAACCCGGTTAACCATACCTTTGACACGGCACTGATTACCGCGAAGTTACATTACAGTAACGGGGATGTGATACATCACCCTATAGACGGTAACAAAGCCATTCTGTTTGGCCTTTCTAACTTTGACAGTGGACGCGTAGGTAAGCCTGTGGAGTTAATGATAAGTTACTACCCGGGGCCAAGTGAACCAGCCATTAACTTGAAAGGTGTGCTTCGTCCTAACTTATCGAAGACGTATACCCTGTCAAACGTAGCTACTGAAGGGGATTACTCCCTTAAGGTATACGCCATTCCATATCGGGTTGCAGACAAGTGGGCAGTACGATGGATCCTAACAGATGCAGCCTATGGGGTAGCATTAGACGTCAGTGCTCATACCACGGTACTCAACGACACAAACCGGGCATTTAACTTCGATAACGATGGAGTATTGCAACGGATGTTAGTGACAGTTAACGTGGGTGAGGCAAACAGCATCAAATACCCAGGACACATTCACACCCAGAAATTGGATATTTCGTTCCCCAGTTTCAGCACCATCGATCACAGTAGCTGGGTCATGGATTACGGAATTGACGGGAACACCGTGTTTGGTAAGGACCTGTACGCTACGGTAAATCAAACGGGTGAAAAGGGATACAAGGTCGATTGTAACCTACCTGATATGAACACCTGGTTGGACACCTTGTACCGTGGTGTTGATCCAGTGTACGATCCTGCATCCTATGGGACAGCACCGGTACCGACACACGTGCGTGTGGAACACGGGGGTCCAGATGGAAGAAAGGTCATCGGGGAGTTCCCTGTAGATGAGTGGGACCTTGTGCATTACATGGGGTCCTCTGGTACATGGGAAGACACAATGTCGATGAGTCTGGTATGGCTTGTTAAGACAGTGGATACTACCCTGACCCTGGCCATGTCTCCTCTTCAAATAAAATACCTTCTGGTATAACGGACCTACCTGGGGAGACCCAGGTAGGGTGGGACCTTGTATGATTTTATTTCTGGATGATTGGAAGAAGTACCCCGGTGCCATTGCTGATACAAAGACGACCAACCAGTCCTTCCTACGAATGGCCTCTGTTTACAGGGCGAGTGGGGTTAAGAATTATTACTGGCACCTAGCGTTATTTGACCGACGGTTACAAGGAATCGACCCACATGACCCTAACTTAACCCAAGAACAGATTGCATGGATAGCTGTAGAATGTACAGTTAACCCTATTTACACCTTACGGGAAATGATTAGGGTACCCTCACATGGTTCTCCTATTCCTAAGAAGTTCATTGCCAACAGGGGTAACCTTGCCGTAATTTGGGCTTACATGGTACACATTGACGTGTACAACATCCAACCCAGACAAACAGGGAAGTCTGCATCAATCGATTGCTGGTGGGTTGTACTGCTTATAACAAACGCATACAGCTTTAAGGTGCAGTTGTTTACTGAGAAGGAGAAACTGCGTAGGGAAAATGTAATCCGGCTCAAGGATATACGAGATTTGTTACCTTCGTATATAAACGCAACGGAACCGGGTAAGGACATGGACAACCATGAGACCGTTACGCTGGTTGGTAGAAAGAATCGGTACATTACTGCGATTGGTAATGCCAGTACTGCTAAGGCCCGTAGTTTGGGTCGTGGCATGTCCTCTGGTACTATCCAACCAGATGAGTTTGCGTACATCCCAAATGTGCACATCTCTATGTCGGTTGCTAAAGGTTCCTCTACTGCTGCACGTGCTGATGCCAGGATGAACGGTTCTCCTTACGGAAACGTGTTTACAACAACGGCGGGTTTACCGGATACAGTGGAAGGGGCATACGCATACAAGGCAGTCATGAATGCCATGGTGTGGGATGAGAAACTCTTTGACTGCAATGACATTGATGATTGTCAAGTGGTTGTTAAGAAACACAGTCGTTCACTGGGACCTTCATTGAACGTAACCATGTCACATACCCAACTGGGACTAAGTGACCAGTGGCTAGAGGACGCGATCGCTAATGCAGAGGGTGACCCTGCTACCATTAACCGAGATTTCTTTCAGATATGGCAACCAGGCAGTGGACATTCTCCACTCAGTAATGACGTACTCAAGGTCATTCGATCCGGTGTAAAGCAACCTTGTTTTACAGAACGTACTCGGGAACACTACTTTATCAAGTGGTACATTCAAGAGAGTGAAGTACTACGGATTATGAACAGTACGAACACAGTAGCTACCCTTGATTCGGGGAATGCAGTTGGTCAAGATGCAAATGCCGTGGTTATAATGGATGTCCGTGACATGTCCATACTGGCTACCTGTGAAGTAACGGAAGCCAGCCTGCTACACTATGGCCAATGGTTAGGTAACCTAATGGTCCGTTTTCCTAAGATGACACTGGTGCCAGAGAACAAATCCTCTGGGCAAGCCATCATCGATATCGTATCTGCGGTATTGGAAACTGCCGGACAGGATCCATTCAAGCGGATCTTCAATAGGGTAGTAGAAGAACGTGGTGCAAACCCAAATGCGTTCGCTCTGTTAACCCAACACGGGAGAAACCGTGGTACTGAAGTTTATGATCGACTGAAGAAGAAAATGGGGTTCATGACAACCGCCAGTACTCGAGAGTTCCTTTACTCTACAGTACTGCACCGTGCAACCAAGTCGACAGGACATCGGGTTGTAGATGAGACACTCTCTAAGCAACTCGGTACGTTGGTATATAAGCATAGTCGTGTGGATCACCCACCCGGTGGACATGATGACATGGTGATTAGCTGGTTACTAGGACACTGGTTCGTTAACTATGCTACTGACTTACGTCACTATGGGATTGAACGTGGTGTTGTGTTATCCAAGGTGTCTGCTGAAGGAGCATTACTGTCACCGGAAGAACAGGCAAAGAAAGATGCACAACAATACTTACGAGCACACATTGAGGTTAAGAAGAAAGAACTGCGTAAGAAACTTACACCTACACAGTACGCTAGGGCCGAACGGGAGTTAGCGATCCTGACTGCCAAGACAGAACGTGATGGGGGAGAGGTTGTATCCATGGATGAGCTTCTCGTTGAAGTGAAGGAGCACACCCACAAACGGGCATCCGTTAGAGATGCGTTAGCTAACCTGAGGCTGCGGAAAGCGGTATAGTGATCGGACCCCACTGGGGTCCGATTCATTTATGTTCTTACCTCAACAGGGAGTACTATACTCAACAGGAGTTAACAATGTACGATACAATACCGGAACCACACAACGGCTCTAGACTGCTCACAATTAAGGAGTTAAACGACATGTACTTAGCTAGGTGCAGGGATATGTCGAACAACAGTATCCCAGAACGTCTTTTACACATAGCAGAAGCAGTACAGACCATAACGAAAGAAATGGCTTCTAGGAACAATGTATCTGGGATGACTGCGGTTATGTCAAAGTGTAGCTATAACTTACATACAGAGAAACAGCATGAACATGGAAGACCCGACTAGTCGACAAGATTCCATCGCCCTGCTATTTGATGACCTATATGTCAGAGTACGTGCAATTTAACGGACCATGGCATCCCTAACACGAAATAACTATCGTTCCTATTCTGGAACGCACAACGGAACATTACCTATGTGTGAACAAGCGTTTAAAGAAGTTGTTGAAGCAGTGTTGGAATTCTCAAAAGAGAATGAAGAGGTTCGACTTAAGGACCCAGTGTGTTGTGAACGTACCCCGGATTGGAACATGGCCGGTGCAAGAGAGACCTCTGAGTTCCTTGGAACACTTGGTTTGGAGTGGTACAGTCCTATCGAAGCTGATCTGATCGAGTCACAGTTGGAGATCATTGACGTTCTAATTTGCATGGTACATCGCATGATAGAACAAACCGAAGAGCCTGAAGATGTAGCGTCCGAGTTAAAGGACATGTGGCTTGAATGCAAGTCCCATAACCTCGAGTACATGTCCATGCGGGACATGGCACTGAGCCTCATGCGTTCATTTATTAATGTGAAAGCCATAATGGTGATTACATTACTGTTCTTGACGAACATCATGAAACGTCTAGAGATGGAACCCGCTATGATCAGTGGGTTACTGGTAGGTAAGCTTATCCTCATTCGGTTCAGACACGCCTACGGTTTCCGAGAGGGTGCGTATGACAAGAACTGGAACGGAGTATCGGACAGTAAGGTAGTGTACCAGTTTCTCATGGGGACCAACATGGACCCTACGCGTTTACGAGAGCACCTGGCTTCTGAGTACAGCAAGTACCTTAAAACCATTGTACCCAGGACTGACACATCGCCATGGCTCTGTTTAAGCAGATGATGTAGGGTCTTAACTAGAGCTATCAATAGGAGAACACACGTAACTAAAGAATACGTTGAAGATCACGTAAAGGAAATACATAAACGGGTATCCCCGTGTAATTTGACCTAATGACCGCATAAAGAAGAGGCCCTTAACGGGGCCTCTTCTTTTTATGTATAATGCTTGTAGGTTAGAATGCGGAGTGCTAAATAGACCAGTACCGCTATACGCGCAGGAGCGGTCGTAGAGCTGGACTTGTGCGCAATAGGTGATCTACTTAGGATATGTTCCATTTCGTCCCTTACGTACAGGATATCGGCATTTGTAACCTGTGATGACCGGAACATGTTCCTTAAGTTAACGACCAGGTGGATCATGGTATCTCCTGTCTTACCATTCTCCCGGTAGTAGTCGGTTATGTAGAGGATCATTTTTTTTACCATCTGGTGGATATCAAAGTACTTTGTATCCTCGTGGTGTTCCGATATGAAAGCCAACAGGACCTTAACGTGTTTCATCTGCACAGTAGGAACCATGGCTAATGTCTGATCTAACAGATCGTCCTTAACCAAGTCAATCGGGTCTGCAATCACCCGGTCCATTAGACGTACCAGAGTGTCGCTGTCGTCGACGTACTCCCGAATGGTTATCTCACCCTCCCTAGACACATAAGAAGACTGTGACATGACCCTGGTCTCCTTCTTAAGGAGATCGTGGTACAGTATGTTGATCTTCACCACCAACTTACGAATTCGTGTCTGGGTATCTGCCACTGCGTACAGAATCCGATCATCCGGTGCAAAGTCCATGAACGCCTTGTGATGCACACACGCCTTAGAACTCATGACTTCTGCACGGTGGTTAATGACCCCGCCCCAGGTATGGTACTTCTTAAGCAAAGACTTCTTACTCAATGATTCGTACAGGGCCATTGCTACACTCTCTTGTGCAGCGTACTTATACGAGCGAGACATAAGCGAAGATAGGAACTTGTTATGCATCATCCTCCATACTGCCTGAGAGGCGTACTGCTTGTCTTTGTCAGACAACTTAGGGTTGGTTAGAAATCGGTGTGCCAAGTAGACGTACGACATGTTCAATGCGGAACCGGTTACTTCCCACCCTGGGTTTACTTCTCTTTGATCGTGGTAATCGTCTACCAGTGCGCTCCAGTCGTCTACCCCTAGTATTTCCTCGATCCAAAGACGATCGTCGATTGAGGGGGCGTAGCGGAACTTATAGACCCCTACCAAGTTAGACCCCAGGAACTTTATGTTATCTTCTGACTTTGTTTCGAAGGCATACACGTGTTCCATTACTTTCTGTGCGAACTTTCGATCAAAGGTAATGTGTTTTAGGTAATCCGTAAATACGGCTTTGATTGATTTGAACCTGCCTTTGGGATCTCGTTTCCATTCGGATTTGTCCTCGCTAGCCAGTGCCCTGAATTCTTTCCAGGTCCGGCTGGGTTTGTCTTGTCGGAAAGCCTCCATCGCTACGGCCATTTGTTCACCGGCTTCGTCTACATCATCTTCCGTATCATAGTTTGCATCACGGCCAGTGGCCTCATGCCAGGATGAAATATACTGGGTTTTTTTTACGTAAGTAGCGTAGTTGATGGTTGCGGAGATGTCCGTTTCCCACACGAGGTCGTCTGTGTCCACGTCCAGGGTGTACAGCCACACTGCCTTGTCTTGGGATGGGTTTGTTCCAGCGCCGTCTCCTGCGCGTTCTATGGCCTCTCCGGGTTGACTATACACCACCGTCTCAGATGGGAAACGAGTCATTGCTTCTTCTTTAACTGCAACGTACATGTACATATGTGGGTTCCCTATGGTAAGTATAGGATCCGACGTATTTCAAAACAATATTACCTTACTGATAACACGTCCGTGTTATTTATTCTAATTGGAGCTTTACTTATGAACAAACCTGTCTTTTTCAATCGTAATGTTCCCCTTGATGAATTCAAGGATCTCTTCGAAACAAAACTGGTGCCGGTTGAACTGGGTCGACATTACCTGCGTCCACCACAGGCAACCATGACCTCCTCGTGGGTAGCCGGTACTGACGTAATTCGCCATGTCACTGTACCCGGGTATGACCACGATTGGGCGATGGTGTACGGTAGCATTGTAACCGAGACAGTACACATTGTTCCCCTGATCCCTCACATGGACGGTGTTACCCAGAGTATCCTGTTACTATTGGTAGACCACCGAAATTGCACACTGGACCTTGTAGAGGTAGTTTACACCGAGGAGCCGATTCACACCCTAACCGGGGAGGACATCATAGCACGTGTATCTGCGTACCTTCAAGCCGAACGTGAGAATGTGCTTTTATTGGAACGCGTTGAAGCAGACGATGGGTTTACGAACTGGCCCGACCCCGATGTGTTCCAAATCGAAGGCGGTACCCTGAGCGGACTTGCACACGCCATTGAAAGGGGGGGTAACCCCATGCTAGCGAAACATGTCCGGGAAACCCTGGTCGGGATGCAGGGTGATGGGAATACCGACCCTACAACTATGACATGGGATGCCACGGAGTATTTACGGATGTGGGGTAGTCCTGCGTCCACGGTGGAAACGGGAGAACCCGAGGGTGAATCCCAGAGACATAGTTTGGACGATGAAGTGGAACCTAATAGCGTAACCTGGGCACTGGACGATGCCACTGTGTCGGCCATTGCAGCATTGCTGATTGAAGCCCACCTACCGGAGGACCAGGGCGATGACTGAGAAGTCGGGTAATAATGCGAGTCGTACCGAAAAGGGATTCGACATCGTAGTTGATGCATTGTCTGACGTACCAGAGGTGTATGTACGCCATATGAACGAACATCTTTTAACAGATAAAGGAAAGAGTAATATGAAAAACAACGCCTACGGGAGTGGGGTTCTCCCCCGGACATGGGGGTCTAATAGATCCGTGGCAACCAGACCGAACAACCATAAGCAAGGGGGACCCGTACAGTCTCGTGGAAAGGGCAAAAGTAAGCGGTACTAACCCAAGGGGATTGACCTGTGTAAAAGCGATAAGTGTGAAACAGGTGGAGATGAACCCTTTAGAGACCCGTTCGATGAACGCATCAAACACTATACCAGTGTATACGACATCGGGTCCTCACACCCCCTATACTTGAACAGCCCTTCTGAGTACACGGTTACACGTAAGACTTACCTTACTACCTTACCAGGTCCTCGTATGTCTAAAGGTAAAGGTAAGGTTAAACGGTACTGATATACCTTCACTTCTTTCACTTCTATTATTAATAAAGGAGGTACCTATAGTGTAGACGTCATACGCACCTATCCTGTAAAAGGGATAGGGGTGGAGATGAACCCTTTAGAGACCCGAAGGGTCTAATAGATAAGTGAACGAAGTGAACTCCTTACTACCTAACCATAACAGTTACTAGAGTAGTTAAGGTAATGACAATAGAGGACTAAAGGGTAGTACTGACTATACCCTATACATGAAGGTAACTATACACTACCTTTAATGTAATGGTTACTACTTGACATACGGGATTAGACCTGATTAAGGATAAGGGATAGATAGACTTAACATAGATACATGATAGTAATACATGTAAGCTATGAGGTAATGAGATACACTGAAGTGATAAGGGTAAGTAATGATGCTTACTCTAAACTAGGGGAATGCGAAAATGAGTAATACAGTGGTTAAAGGGGTTGTACCACTTCTTAGCTTACATGACCCCATTCGTCCACCTGTAGAGGACTGTGACCTATACACCGGACCTAACGGAGACCAGATCATCGTAATGCCCGATGGCAACCACCTGCTTATTCGGCATAGCGAACACTATACGCTGCCTTACGTCATTGACTTACCCCTTACCTTGGATATCCACGCTAGGTCGGATAAGTGGAGACGGGGGTGGGAAGACACTCACTTACAAGTTAGAGAACAGGTGTTGACTATAACGACATGGGGTTCCCATAGTAGTCGTCGAGTTTTAGTTAGGAACCGCCCCATCTTGGGAATGGTTCCTCTTTCTGGGAAACGCTTACCTAAACAACAAGTCTGTATGTTAAAGGATCGTTCCCTTATCCTTGTTAACCCAGAGACAGCGGAAATAACTGAGCTGTATACACAGAAACCTACCGGGCGTAAAGAGCAATGAATGCTGAAGGGGTACACATGTACCCCCTTGTGGGAGAACGCAGCTGTGAGGGCATTCTAGAGGGTACAGTACGTATAGAAAGGGACCTGCCACAGTACAACCAATACGATTTACTGGATAATGGTTCGAACGTAGGTGTCAACGTATCCCGATATACGAACCAAAGTCAGTTACATATCCCAGTAACAGCATAAGCAGGAGGCCCCGTTAAGGGCCTTTTCTTTTTTCTTTGCCCTCACGCATATTTCAAAACCATATTACCTTACTGATAACACATCCGTGTTATTGATTCTAATTGGATATCGAACACGTGTTCGATGATAGAGTGCACGGACTACTGAAGGAAGACCAGTCCATGGTATCTATTTACATCCAAGCCACCTGAGGATAAGTAATTGTTCCTGTACATCCCTAAAAAGAAACCAGTTCCTAAACGTGGAGATATCATCTCCACCCGGGGTAATGTAACCTACGTTCGTTTTAAGGTAGAACCCCGCCGGTTCATTAAGGGGTCTAGTGAAAAATGCGTCAGGGTTAACCCTGACAAGGACGATACCGATAAACCAACATAAATAGGAGGCCCTTCACGGGGCCTCTTTTTTATTTGCGTTCCAGCCATTATTAAGAACCACATTGTTATTTAATTCATTTGGAGATTTAAAGATGAATAACCGCTTAGAAACAAAAGTCTGTGTAGGCCCCTATCTAATATCCGTATCAAAGGGGACAGTATGCATAACTGCTATGGATTCTGTACCCTCCGAAATGGGGAAACCCAAGTTTAAAGACGCAGTTGGAATTATCCCGGGTGCCGGAAGTCGTGTTTACATTGTGTGTTCCTCCGGACGCAAGGAACTGGCCATTCGGGAATACAATGTGTATGGGAATGAGTCCGTCGATGTAGAACTAGCCATGGCGACTTGCACTCGTCTAGGTATGGAAGAAGCCGGACCTTACTCGTGTACCCGGGTACACGATGGGATTTTGTACCACAGTAGGGACATGTCCGAATCCCAGACAATGGTACCGGTACCCATTGGGGTCGGTTTAAAGGTGCGTGGTTTGATTGGTAACCTCTCCACCCCTACGGTGGTCATATTGGAAGATGGTACCGTTCTGTCGCTGACTGCCAATGGAAAACTAACGTTCTTATTTACAACGGTTAATCCGTACGAAGATGAACTTGCAGTACACCATTACAGTAAGCCCACGAACGATGGAGATCCTGGACAAATAGTACAGTGGTGGAAATCTTACCATGAACTAACGACACTGGCTTCAAAGTACTACGACAACATAGTCCCTTCCAAGAAAAACATAACCTAGGAGAACAACATGACAAAATGTGAAGTATATGCAAATCACAAATTCGAAGGATACCTTCGGTTCAGTCAAGATTACATTGTCCTTCTTACCCCCTGTATGGATGATACCATCCGCTGGCATAATGTCGTGCCCCCAGAAGGAGTAGATGTAGAGGTACACATTAAGGTAACCCAGGAAATGTTCGCGGCAGAAGGTGTCAAAGCCCTTGATAGACTGTTTAAACGAGTAACCCCTGAAGAACGGGAAGCCGTGCTTAACGCACACGGTTACGTAGACCTATATGGCGCATCGTACATGGTACACAACGGAACCCTATATTACTTCATGGGCGATAACGTGTACACTGTCTTTGAGTTTTATCCCGTTACGGGGATTGTCCGTGATGGTTTGAGTGTGGTTACCACACAATCTTTCAAAGGCAAACCAATCGGACAGTACCGGGTAAGTCCAGAAAAGCCAGTACCCTTGTTGTTGGACCAAGACAACGAGCTGAACATTCCTAACTTACTCCCTTCCACTACCTCCCTCTTGGATTTACAGCAGTTGGTCCGAGTCCCAGTGAGGCGACATTCCGGTGTGGCCAACTGGAACGTGGACATCACAAGAGCAGATACTACAGCGCACGTGATGCGTATTCACCATGACGATACTGATCTCGAATTTGAAATCGTTAATGGTTCGGTAACGGTGACTTCAGGCGGAGGCATTAGTGAAATAAAGATTCAAGATGACCGGGTTGCATATTCCCTATGTCCAGTTGGTAACGACCGGTTATTAATCACATGTACGGATAATACAGTTTGGGAAACCTCTGTCGAGGGTGAAGTGATGTTAGCAACCCACCCATATGTTCCAGGCTACACGGTAACTGCGGTGTGTACCTTGGACCCTACGGAAGAAGACCCAGCGTGTTTCCGGGTTGACGCCATTCGTGTGGTAGACGGTGTGTTGGTACGGGGGTTCAACCTGGGTTATCTATTCTTTAGTTAACCGACGACGACATAAATAAGAGGCCCTTAACGGGGCCTCTTTCTTTTTTACCGTTTCAGACATTATTAAGAACCACATTACCTTACTGATAACACCTCCGTGTTATTTAATCCATTAGGAGATTTACCATGGCTACATTGCTAAAAGTATTCCACATTATCGACCCGTCTGACTCATCGCCAGTTGTCCAACAATTATCTTTCGCGGTGGCAGATACTGACTACACGGTAGGCGCAGAAGTAATAGGCCACTTGGTGTTAACTTCTTCCATTGCCCAAGTTCGTCCATGGGAAGCACTGGAATGCAGGGTGGTACTTACCACCCCAGATCTAGTCAAGCTCACACTAACCCGAAAGGAGAACCCGGAAGACGTACATGCTCTCCTCTTTTCGATCGTGCTGGACGCCCTAGAATCAGAACCATCACATAGTCCTGATCTACGTCGGTACGCAGAGAACCCACAGATGCCTCATCCGGTGTTCCCGTCAATTCCGCCTAGTCCGCACGGTAACCAACCACAACCATTCCAGAGTTACTGCCATCCCCAACCCCATGTTCATCCTTCTGACTCAGTCTATTCAGCAAAGGGTGCTTTAGATTCCGCAATGGGTGATTTAGATTCCGCAATGGGTGATTTAGATTCCTCAATGGTTGCTTTAGATAAGTTTATAAATGGACCGAAACAGGGTCCTGCCCCTTCAGGTAAAACCCCCGCCAAACCTACAGAGGAAGTGAGAGAAACTGACCCGGCTTCTAAGAAACCCACCACGCATTAATAAACAACACGGGTGCTAACCCACCCGTGTACTTGGAGAACACGTGAATACCTTACAAATGCTGCAAGTCGACACCATTCTTTTTTCTACTCTTCTCGCCAACGCCCTACCTGTTGGGCACAAAGATAGGCAAGAAGCATTCTTAACCGCCCGTGCAGTAGAGAGGTCTCTAAAGGGTTCATCTCCACCGGAGTTGATTGATGTACGTGTCCAAAACATCTCCACCCGCAGTAAACTGGACTCCACATTGGATAACCTAGACACATTGCAATCGACCTTACCTAGGGTAGATAGGTTACGCGAATTAGTAACTCGGTTAAAGGGAGCTACTGTTACCCTGTCCCTAAAGGAAGAAACCGTAGTAAAACATGCGGTTGCCCTCATTGGGTCACATTCCATGGTACCTCGTACTTTGTTACAGCGAGGTTTGGTTAAGACCGAGGAAGCGTGGCGTCGGGTTTCCGAGAAGCAACGAGAGAAAGATACAGAAGTAACCCACCGTAACCACCTACCTACCTGGGCAAAGTAACCCATTGTATGTATAAGCTATTCTCCTGAGTAGTCCATTTGTGGTGGATGGAAACAGGCCTCAGGCGAGCACATGTATATGTGACATTCACACCCTTCCGTGTATCGGAAACGTTGTGCGACATGTACCGCTGTGTCCATATGTCTGAGAACCTGTTGGTAAATGGTGGTACTTGAGAGGCCCTTCACGGGGCCTCTTTCTTTTTTTGCCGTTAACGCGGTACAAACATACCGGTGTACGTCTGGGCTTGTTTCTTATCTGCAAACACGTTTATTTTTTTCCATCGTTTCATCTCCGTCTCTTCGTACAGTTCAAATGAGTCAGCGTACTCGTCTACAATACTTCGTATGTGTTCACTCATGTTACCGTGGCTGAAGGCACTGAACCCGGTTGACAACGATAACTCCTTATGAACATAACCCTTCGCTGCCAACACACACAGTTTACCAAACTGCATCTGACTGGATACTGGTAGGTTGTGTAAGTTGGCATCGTGTGATAAGATGTAGCGTAATGCCACATGGGGGGATAACATTGTTTGAGGGGTAGCAATGGTGTTCGGCCCTACCAGGTAAACCTTTTCCGTACCCGGATGATTTGCATTCCCCATGGTACCTTCTGGGTGGATCGGTCCACGGTTAATAATAGCCAGTGGCTGTAAGATACTCCTCCCGTTTAACAGATCACTGGGTATAACCCACTGTGTCCCAGTTGGGTAGGTCTGGCGCGGGATGTTGGTTAAGTCCATTACCAATCGTTCACCAGTTACCATGAGTACATCTTTGAGTACAATGCCTCGTATGATCTCACTTACGATGCGGTCATCGAGAGAGGCGATTTCGTATTGTCCTACGTTACGCCCGAATAAAGTCCGTTGAAGGATCTCTGTGTTTATCTCCCGGTAGATCCGGTCCAGACCATACTGAATGTGCGCCGACATAATTTGTCTCCTTATAAGTACATACGATCCACTACAAGCACATTACCTTTTAGACCGGGGTTAAATAAAGTAGAGCCATCCACCGGGTAAAAGGGATAAATATGTCTAACCAAACAATGCCGATCACGTATGTAGAAACATACGTACCCACCATAGGGTGGAAACAACTGGAACATTCGCTTAATCTGGAACAAACCAGAAGCCTTTCATATTGGCTAACGGGTTATGGTAAGTGTAGCTACATGTACGGTGACCCAGACGGTAACGATCTAGTTGCATTACAGTTAGATAGGGGGCTCCCTTCTGGAAACCCATATTCGATAGACAGGTATGGTGTCTGTGTATTATCGCCTCCTGCCGGAAAGGAACACCTGGGTGACTATGGGTTCGGTTGGTTAACCTCAACGGAAGTAATCGAAGCACATGTTACACTACCCATGTATACTGGGAGAGGCATTATTTCCATAGCGGACTACAACGACATGCAAGAAGGAGACGCGCCCCCAGGCATCCCCGATATTTACCTAGCCGGGGACATGGTCGTGGTGTCTACCCCGGGTACAATAACCGAGTTAACGACGCACGTTAACGTCGAATGGAAAATCGACGTAAGTGCAGAGTTCAAACCCTTCGTAGACAGCCTAAAGAAACTGCATTACGAGGTGGGAGAAGTCCGACTTATCTTCGGATACGTGAAAACCAGGTCCAACCATTATTAAGAACTACATTACCAACATGATAACACGTCCGTGTTATTCTTTCCATTTGGAGCTACATCTAACATGAGCAAAAACACCACAGAAAAACGAACCGTTGTAACCGTATATGGTTGTGGCGGTACTGGCGTGAACCATATCTTGCATTCCACTGGCACCCCGTTGGCTGAGCAGGAAAGTGGGCTTTACCCCATGATGAAATATGTCGGGATTGATTCGTCGGCATCTAACTGTCGCAACTACATGGATGCAGCAGACGCCGCTGGTATTCCAATTCACCTGTTAGCAGGTGAGATGGGGTTCGGTATGAATCGCCCTCAGGCTGTAAAGAAGTGCAGTCCCCACATCATTCCAATCTTACGGGATTACCCACCTACCGATTTCAACATCCTGATTGGGTCTGCTGGTGGAGGAACAGGTTCAGTATTAGTCCCACTGATTGCTAACCAGTTACTGGAACGGAATATTCCATTCATCATCATGTTGGTTGGTTCCCGGTGTACATCAAGGGAAGCACAGAACACACTAGATACCCTCACCGGTATCCGCAATGCAGCTCGGAAACACCAGACACCCATCGAGTTGTGCTATTTCGAAAATGGCAAGAACGACGAGAAGGGCCAAGACTGGGTTGGTACCATCCCAGAGGTAGACCGTCGGATGGATGCTACCTTCCGAAGTAATCTTCTGTTACTCGCCGGTACCTGCGAGCGCTTGGATAACACAGATGTCCGGAACTTCCTGGACTACACATCCGTGGTTTCTTCTGACATCGCCCCTCAGTTGGTTCGGTTGATTCCGTTCGTGATGGACGGTGAAAATGCACCTTGGAGCGAGTATGCCCGTAAGACGATTACCTCGGTAAACCTGATGCGTTCTCCCGGTGACGATGAAGCACCTGTGGATGCATTATATGGGACCGTGGGTTTGTACGGGGAAGACACGCATCCTTCCTCAATTCCGAACTACGCCTTCATCACTACGACGGAAGGTGTCTCTACTATCTTCTCCGAACTGAAAGCAAAGGTGGAGATGTTCAAGGAGATCGAAGAAGAACTCACCACCACTGACGTAGACGAAGACTGGGGTGAATCACTCATCTAACTAACCAACTGACATGGGGAAACCTGTGTCAGTTCATGGAGGGAGTCATTTGGACACTACCCCTAGGAACCTTATTTATTTTAGGGTACCACAGGAATTTACAGACCGCTTGATTCAAGTGTGTACATGGGCCATGCAGTCCAGGGACTTTCACATGTTTAACCCGTTGGATCAATACGGCAACGACATGACTACGTATGCATCTGGGTTCTGTAATCAAATCCTTGCAAACTCGCTAGGTGGGCGTAACTCCTTTGATGGTCTCGATCCCAACATGACATGGGATATTGACTTGGCAATGCAGGATGATGTAGATGTACTTTTAACGGCTATTCCGTATTCCTTGCGGACGAGTTGTAACCAGGTAGACAGGGTTCGATTTATGGAGAGCAGCAGTGAGTTAGAAGTCGTGTACTGTGGTAAGAACATTCCAGTTGGTACACGGGTCATGATACGGGTAGACCGGGTGTCAGAACAATTGGCCTCTTCTGTTCGATACCTTAAAGAAACAGGAGCGTTTCCAAAGGTACTTGATGTGAATTCCTTTGCAAGAACCTATGTGTTGTCCCTTTTAGCAGACATGGTTGCCGCTGGGTTACACGGGGAGTTAGGAATTGGGTCCATTTCACGCACCCGAGAGTTTGTTAACTTAAGGTTGTCCATGGTTGCAGTTGGGTACGGGGAAGACACTCGCGTTGACTATCTCGCTAGCATGGCGGATGTCGGGTGGTCGGGAACACACTCCTCAGCCCCATGTGGACACTCCCAGGGTATTTACATACATTACAAGGAGTACGACAAAGTCTTGGAGCAGTTAGAGTCAGGGATAGCGGAGTCCGTTCGGGTAGACACACACCTTAAAACTAACTTCCCATGTGTGGTTGCATTCGTGGAGTATATTCGTAACTTATTCACAGACAACCACTTTGACTTCTGGACCTCAGAGGCACTCGGTGAAAATGTACTTCTTACCTACAGTGGGGATTATCGAATTGTCGAATGGGAATTAAATAGGGACCGGGATAGGTATACATGTGGAACATACACCACTGAAGAACTTAACGGAGGCAACCGATGATTAATCCGGAACACAGACCGAGAACAGGGGTATTCTCTTCTGTACCAGTGGACAGGGTCATAACGGATAACATCCGTAGGCTCGGCCGGGAAAGGAAACCAGACCTAATCGTACCAAGGATCGTGTCTAGGGCGCTCAACGATAGGTTTGGTACAGGTGGGTATTACAGTGGAATAACCCCCCTGGAGGAACTTAGGGACCAGTTCGACCTGACGGAGTGTCAGGCCGGGTACCTTTTTTCTTTTGTTGAAAATTGGACAGACGGAGTTAGGGAGAAAATGGAAGAGCTGGCCAGTCTATCTGGAGTAGGACCCGGGTATGAATTTAAGATCGCGGTCAAGCGGTTTGCCCGGTTTTATATAACTATATTACCACTTAGAGTAGAAGTCACTCTTCCCGATGGTTACCCAGACCAAACTGATTCTGGATGGGAACCCCGACAGCGTTTAGTAGAAAGAGAGTATGACGGAAACTGGTACCCGGAAAACGCCAGGTACCACACATAGGAGAGTACAAATGGCAGACTTAACCCACGTGCTTTCAGTAAACAGACTGAGACGACAGATCCACCATATGTTGGAAGTAGTGGACCCCCATAAAAGTAAGACAATGAATGCAGACACTATGATCGAAGAAGCGGTGAACGATGTTCTCTATCCGGACATGCCTGAACAATGGACAGGTGTACATAACCTGTCAAAGGTGATCTCTGACTTTGATATGTCTTCGGTTCAAGCTCAGGCTTTCTCGGACACCGTGACAAAAACAACCGAGTCAATCATGGAGATAACCTGCCCCGCATCGGAAAGGACCGAAAGGTTACCCATGCATATTGAATGGAGGGACAGTGATACACTACTACTTCACATCGTGGATGTTGATGATATTGATTACGACGATGACATGGAGCACTATCCGGAGGATGGCCCAGATTGGCTTAATTATGACTAACGTAACTACGGTTATCATGAACCAACCCGGCCTATCCCATGCATGGGATAATGTGACCCAGGAGATTATTCCATCCATCGAGTACGTTTACCTAGGGTTACTAACCGGTGATGTAGACCGGAACATTTCCGAGGTTATGGATTATGTGAACACAGGAATGCTGTATGACGAAGAGTACGTGGAATACTCGAAGGATATCCTGTTTCCTGTATTCAGGAAGATAGTACATGGTTACAGTGAGATGGTGGTCTCACCCTGGGACGATATATATCTGGCTGCGTTCGGATCAGTAGAGGTTTTATCCTGTAACACGATAGCTATACATTGTAATCCTACCGAAGAGGAAGTGTCTAACTTAATGAGGATGGCTACATGACGTCAACAGAACTTATTCCAAAACCACTGGTGGTAATGATAAATCACCCTGGAATTTCCGCAGCACTGGATGAACTCGCTTCCGACCACGTAGACGTTAATTTAGGTACCAGGGGTTTGTATGGGATCGACCCGTATCTGGTGCTTACGTTTATGTATGGTCGGGCTATCTTATCACCGGACTTCGGTAACAACCAACAGGAACTTGTGGAGAACCTATATGGCCAGACCGAAGTTTTCCTCTATCCTGTCGAAGGACCTACTACTGGGCTCCAATGGCCTCATGGTAGTAGTGGCGGAAGTGTTAAATGGAAGGAACGCTTGGTACGGTTTTCGACTCGAACCGCACCAAGACTTAATCAGGTTGTAGAACCTATCGCACGTGTATTGCCGAATGGGTACACGGTATCGGAAGTATACCCACACCACGGAGACTGTTTAATGGTCTGCCTGGAGGACAACAATGGCTATTAAAGACCTATCCCCTGGTGACAGGGTCAATTTCACCATGTACGCCAGCATCGCTGGAACAAACCGAATAAGCGGTGTCGTAAACTCCGTATCAAACTACACGGGTCTTCCAATTGGTAACACGGTCAATACTGACCATGTTAACCTATACAGAGAAGTACCAATTGAGAACAAGGGTAGTATGGGAGCGGGTCCAGAGGGGTACCTGTACCTAGTGGTAACACAAGACACTGGTGAAATACTTGCATGTGGGTTCCCCTGGATAATTGAAAGCACGCTTGTATCTAACATCTCAAGGAAGCTGGTTATTGAAATAGCCGACTTTCAAGACGGGGACGACATCTTCGTTCGTAACATTCTGGAAGTAAAGGGGTATAAGGTTTCCTCTTCGGAAATTGTACAGTCGTAGGATAAGAGGGCTTTCGGGCTCTCTTTTTTATGTTGTTTTACGGGTAGGTACGATGGTGTATACCACAATGGAGACTGTACACATGGGCTACCCATTCTTACGAGATACGTCAGAGTACGTTAGAAACATAGACCTAATCGAACACTACCACCAGAACATGGGTACTTACCTTAGAGTAATGACACCAATGTCCGGCGTGGAAGCAATTGCCTTTTCAAAACGGAATGCAATACCAAATGACCCGATGTTAAAAGTGCTGGAACGCGTCCCGGACGGAGATAGGTACAAGCGAAAAGTGTCACTATTAGACTTACTTAAGAACGTCCATCATAACTCCCGGTTCTTATCCCCCTCAATGGTGGTCTATGAGAACCCCGACGTGAAGCTGAGTTTTGTAGCGGAGTATCTTATCAATGGGATCAACGGAAGAAACTCAGAACGTTCCCTGGCTAAAGCAGCATTTCTCGTGCAAGATTACGGCGAGGCAACCTTCCGTAACAACAACCAAGCCAACTTCAAAACCGGTAACAACACGGTCAGTGGTTCACATGTTTCAGAACACAACCCACTGCATAATCCCTCCTGCCACACGACGCTTACTTCCATATGTAGGTGTGCCACGAGCTATTCTAATGCCGCAGTAGAGAAGATGTTAGCTGGTAACAGGCACTACACCACAGAACTCATTACTCTGGGTGAACTGGCAGCGTTGATTCGTCACGCAGATATGTCCGCCCTAGAGAAAGTAATAACTCAGTTTAACATGACTATCCCAACCGTCACTCAGCTGAGTGACTATATAAAGAAGAACACACTTCGTTACTGGGAATCCAAAGCCGGTTGGGGTAGCATACATGCCTTCATTAGTAAGATGTCCCCAATGGAGAGGGTGGCTGTGGCGTACACGAACGATCTGAACGCGATGCGGTTGTTTTCTCCGAAGGCCACACACTTGTTCCTAACCAAGTTAGCCGAGAAGAAAGAAGCAAGTGTGGAAACAGCAGGGTTGGACATCGGACACTTGCGGGAAGAGATGGCAATTCATGTCGGTTTAGTCATGTCAGACGAGATAAAGGGAATCTCATTATCCGACGCTAAGAAAGATAAGCCTGAAACGTACTCACGGTATTACAATACCGTTAAGAACGTAGAGTCCGTCATGGAAGAATACCGCGAGTTCATTGCTAACTTCTTCCTGACAGATAACCTCCCCAGTTCGATATACGACATCATGCATTCTGTCCGTAAGATCGTACCGTTGTCAGATACGGATTCCACGTTGTTTACCCTTCAGGACTGGGTAGAGTGGTTACAAGGTAGCCAGGGTTTTGAGAGACGACATCGTGCATCTGCTGGCGCAGTGTTCTTTGTCTTTGCCAGTCACGTTAACCACATGTTGGCACTGATGTCTAGAAACATGGGAGCAACTGACGAGAACCTATTCAGATTGGTTATGAAGGGCGAGTTCTACCAACCGGTATTGGCCGTGACAAACATGACCAAACATTACACCTCGTTCAAGTGGGGTTCAGAAGGGGATTTCTATGATGTAATGGAAATGGATACTAAGGGGTCAAACTTGAAGAACTCCAAACACCCTCCTGAGATAACCGACATCCTGAACAAGTACATCAAGCAGATGATGGAATGGGCAATGGTTCCATTGGAACAAAGGCCAGGTATAAAAGAGATGCTACGTGTTCCGTCACAGGTATCTGACCGCATCCTTACATCACTCAGTAAGGGAGAGATGAAGTACCTAAGCTCCGGAAAGGTTAATACTAAGGAAGCATATACCAACCCAGAGGCATCACCCCTAATCTACTATAAGTTCTGGAACACGGTGTTTGGAGCAGAACACGGTTATTCTGACTTACCGCCGTATGACGCTACTAAGGTAGCCGTAACCATTACCAAGAAAGGAAAGTACAAGGAGTGGCTTGCCACACAAGACCCCACCTTTGCAGGGAAGTTCAGCCGTGCAATGGAAGACATGGGAAGAACATACCTAACCTCAATCCTAGTGCCAACTGCCGCTCTTTCTTCTGGACAACTTCCTAAGGAAATCCATTCCATGTTGGATTACCGCCGGATTGAAACAGAGCTTACAGCGGGCTTTACGATCATGTTGGAAACAGCAGGGGTACAAACCCGTAACAAAAAGATGTCGAGGCTGCTGTCGGAAGAAGTAGATGTAGCAATATACGAAGGACAGAACTTAGACGACTGGGCTGAGTTCCTACCACCGGCATAGAGAAAGGGGCCATCGGCCCCTTTCCCTTTTATGCTATTCCAGGTACGTCCTGAGGTCAACCCAAAGAGTCCTCGCATTAAAGCGAACGCTGTCTTCTTCGATTCGGTCAATGGTACCACGTGACTCCACCAACCGGTTAGCTTGTTTCCACCTGTTTAACAAGTTGGACATGTGTCGGTATTTTGGGGTACGACTAACCACCGCATGTACCAATGGTAAGTATGCTAAGAACCGAATGGTATCGTTCATTACGGTTTCGTTGATATCCAGCAATGGGAACCCACTGAATAACATGCCTTCACCATTCAAGTTTGGCAAGTGCCCCAAGGTGTCAATTGGACTTTGTCCCTTCTTAGTAGCCCTTTGAAATAATTTCCAGTACAATTTCGATATGACCTCTGTCCTGTTCGTTAAAAATATAGGTGGTCTTTCCACTGTCGTGAACATCTCATCACCACGGGTAGAAGCATTGTTATAACTGGACTGTAACTGGGTGTCCAGTGCTCCTGGTAGAACGAATCTCCCAACGAACTGCTCTACCGACTCTTGCATGGTATCTTCTAGCTTCCGATTAACTTCGTACCACCCGTGGTACATGACAGATAACTCCGGTATGGAGATCGCCAGGATTGCGTACTCATATGTATCCGATCCTTCACCCCCCTCTGGAAGGTACCAGTGGGGTAGAACATACGGGTGACATAGCACGCGAAGTGGGGAAAGGGACTTCCAATCTCCATTGTACGATATCACCTCGGTGACACTGTAGTGATCTGACTGTACTAAATATTCAAAGCAGTCTTTATAGTATACTGACTTTGAGGACTTGCCTCTGTTTACAGGACTATATGCCTTTACGGCAAGAGATAGGTCATCCTCTAGGTCTTTTGCAGCGGAATACTGCATCAGTGGGGTAGACCCCAGTCGTGTTACTAACCCATAGACCAACTTAACAATTGGGTGGTCACCACCAGCAGAATGTCCGTAGGTTTGATAGTGTTTCTTTACCTGTTCTCGTTCGTCGACCTGTAAACCAAGAAGGCGATTTAGCTTTGTATCAGTATACCTGCCGACATTAGCAGGGGTGGTGCCTATTAGCGGGTACATTCTCGAACTCCAATGCTAAATTAAAAGACCAGGATCCATACTTATGTTAAGTGGAAGGAATATTACTTATCCAAACCATTCTTACTGGGACGCGTGCGTCCTTTTCTGGTTTGAACATAACTATGGACATATATTATTTTGATGGTAGAGTATGTTCTCTTCCATTCCATTAACGCACGTGCGCACGTGCATTAGGAGATATACCACAGATGGCACTTATAAGAGATGATCAACAACCAGCAGCAGCAGTGGATAGAACCCATTCCGCTGTACCACCTACCCCAGAACAACCTGGTGTTAACCAGACAGCGGCACAACCTACCTTGGACCCAAACGGAGACTTCGATGAAGGATTCGGGGACTTATTCGATGACGGCCTATATGGGGACCTCGGTATCGCTGTATCAGGTGTGGGGGGGTGTGGCGAATCCCTTGCGGAATTCTTGAAAAACATGGAGGACCAGTGCCTCAGTACGTTGAAGGATAGGGCTGTTATCCGCCTCATACAGGATGTAAACCTGTACATCTCGTTTGTAGTTCTGGCGAATGTGTCTAAGATCAAGGAAGGTTCGGTTCCTTGCTTTGTATTTATGATGGAAGAGACCATTCACGGGATATCAGCCACAAAGGTGGAAGAGTACCGTACCATCCGGGGTGTGGAACAGATAGTGCGTTACAACACCACCGATCAATTCTTTGACCCGGATGCCCGTAACATCGTGGCCCGCCACATGGCCCGTGACCTGGGTTGTGAGTTGGGTGCGATCAAGTTCGTGGCCAACGCCACCGTTAAGAAGTCAATGGACCTTCGGTCTCCGGAGACCGCTAAACATCACTTCACAAATGCACTGTCACAACTAGCGTCCAAATACGTTAGACGCACGGGTAAAGGGATTACCTACGCTAGGCTGACAGATGGTGTAAGCCAGTTAGTCCAGACTGTGTACACCACCCCCGGTGAAGCATCTGAATTGGATGTAGAAGGCCAACCCTGTGCCGCAGATTTCCGAGTTACCCTGGCACTGAAGGAAGCGGGTCGGAATAATCGTCCTACCAACAACATTCACAGCCAGGCGAGTGAGGCGGGCCTGACCACCACCACCGTTCATGTGGATCTAATGCGCCTCCCACCTTCACAGGTACAGCCCACTGGTGTACCCGGTATGGTGCAACAGCCTACACCGGGCCACGCAGCATGTCTTACCATTACCTCAAACCATGAGGCTCTACTTGGCCCACGCAATGCGACAGCAGGGGTTCCAGCCCAGTTACTGGGTATGACCTCACTGGCTGTGTTGTCTTTGAACAACAACTGGGTAGCAGCCTACCAGAACTTCCCTGGTCAAGTATCTGCTAAGGAAAGCATTGGCATGGTGGCGGTCGAACATGACCCCTACCTACGTCCAGGCAACGATCACTTTAAACCAGTGAACGTCATGAGCGCTGCACCAGGGGAAACTCCGGGTGACGCAATGACTCCAGAAGCAGTGGCTGCAATGTGGGTTCATCCTGCATCTATCCATGCAATCGATTGCCTGCGTGCAGGCGTCAATAGCTGGGCAATGGATATCTTCCAACGTGCTGCTACCGACCCTGCTGCACAACAGAGAATTCTCTCTGAATGTGATGCACTTTTCAACGGTAAGTTCTTGCCTATCTGGAACCGGGTTACCAATAATTCAGGTGCATCTCCCGTTCTTCCACAGACCAGTTACATCTTAGCTGGTACTTACCGTGAAGAGAACCGCCTCTTGGATATCCGCTCTCTGGACTACACCAAGGTCGTGGCTATGGGTCTACAGGATCCTCAGTTCATTGCCGAAGTAACCAGTGGTAACATGATGGGTGCAGATGCCTCCCGTGTCCAGAAACGCATGGAACGTTTGCGTCCACTGATCCCATCTATTGAGATCACAGGTGCTTACACCCGTTGCTACTTCCACCCTGCACTCATTGGTGCTATGGCTGAAGCAATGGTTGCTGCTGAAATGGTGGTAATCACCAACGCCAACTTCAACCGAATTGATACAGGTCGTGCTTACATCGATCCTAACAATCTGGGTGTTGTTTCACAGGGTGGGGCATTCCAAAATAACCAGGGTGGTCAGTCTAACTATGCTGCTCCAAACAGTTGGATGGGTCACGGGTACTAGAAAAGGCTAGTGGTTTAGTATTTTGAGAAAGGGCTTCGGTCCTTTCTTTTTATTTGTCTCAGGAGAAGATGTCAAATGGCTAAAACACTCGTGATGGTTGACCAGGACAAGGTCTTTTCGGACCTGAAGTTTCCACCAATCATGTTGAACGACATACCCTCGGAAACCGCAGAGGATAGAAAGGCACTAAATGCACTGATTGCCATCACCTATCAAGATGATACAATCGATGGTGTCCCACGCTGTGGTTGTGGTAAGTTAGGCAACGCGTACAACCTAGGGGTACTACACGAAAAATGCAGCACTCGTGTAGAGTCACCGACGGAAGTGACTATTGAATCAAACGTATGGTTCCGGGCACCCGATGGTGTAACCGCCATGATCAATCCCCACCTATGGACCCTGTTATCCACGAAGATGGTCTACCAGGGATACAACGTATTAAGGTGGATGTGCAGTCCAAATGTATCGGCACCACCGGTAGAGAATAAGAAGGCACATCTAGCGTTACGCAGATACGAAAGGTTAGAGATCCCACGTGGGGTAAACAGCTTCATCGCTAACTTTGACCTTATCGTACCGGTATTGTTAGCAAGCTTCACAGACAAGTATGCAAAGCTGGAAATGGAAGAGTACCTGATTAGGTTCAGGAAGTACTTCTTCCCAAGGCACCTTCCGATGCCAACCCGGATGGCGATCATCATGGAAGAGACAAACATGCTCACGTTTGTGGATGTCACAATTGCAGATGCAATCGATGCTGCTAGGACAATGACCATGGGTAACCACGGTCGTCGGGCTATTTCCAAAGTAGAGGGCAAGGTTGCCGCAGTGGTAAACTCCCTTTCCATGTATTACGATAATCTCATCGATTCTTCCTTCTCTAAAAAGGAAGGAATGTTCAGGAACGTGATGCTCGGAGCCAGGATGCCATTCGCCTTTCGTTCGGTCATTGTCTCTAATGCAGGGGTACATGACTACGAGACCACAGAAATTCCATACACGACAGGTGTGACCATGTTCAAGGTCCACATCATGAACTTAATGGAAAAGGAAGGGTGGACATATAGAGAAGCGTGGGATTATGTAGACGAACACACGATGACGTGGGATAGCTACCTCTATGGTTTGTTAATGCAGTTGGTCAAGTTGTCACCCGGTGGAAAAGGACTAGGACACCTGTTCATCCGATACCCTACACTGGATAGGCTCTCCATTCAGTTCCTGTTCATTGTTGACTTCACATTAGAAGCAGCTAAGATCTCTCCTCTGGCTATCATTGGGCCAAATGCAGATTATGACGGGGATCAACTGACCGGCATTGCGGCGCAGTCGCTTAAACAGTATGCGATCTTCGAGTACTATCGTCCACACTACGGAATCTTTGCACTCCATAAACCAATGACGATTACTCGGAACCTTGCATTGCCAGATGCGACTATCGGAACAACGTCGGCTTGGTTAGAATACGGGCGTCGTCCGATTGACCAAATGCATGAGGATGGGGTTGGTTATGTAGAGTCCGTTTCTTCAACTGGGGAAGTAACACGAATCCCCTTTAGTGACCTCTACACGGAGTATGTATGAACATCTGTTACGCCAATGTAGATGAGTTAGCGTCTGCGATGTATGCTAGACCTACACAACAGGCACTAGCCACCATTCAAAGTAACGTGGCGACTTACATGGCCCAGTCGGTACATATCCCACAGGCCATCATGGCTACTATCAAACAGGGATACCAAACCTTTGTAGACCACTCCCTTGGCAATGGTGTGGCAGCACTGCGTAGTAAGTTGGGCATGTACTGGAGACCGGATACCATAGCTACGGCTACCACCATTGAGGAGTTGCAAACTGCTAAACCCACCATGTCACGGTGGTTAATGACCAGTCCTGTAGTACGGGAGGCAGTAGCCTCCGGAAACTTATCGGGGTATGCTGGACAGTATGTCGATCCGCAACCTGGGTTATCTGGACCGGCTCAGAAAGATTGGAGGCAGGTTAACACAGGGGTGGTGCAACACTCAGACAGTGGGGTACACGTGTCTACCTACTATGAACGGTATGGAAAGGACTCAGTTTACATGTCAGCCGTTGATAAAGGCATGGTAAAGGCTTCAATCGCAATGTTGGAGTACTATGCAACAGAAGGTGATTTCGATCCGACGTCGGTATGGAATGAACCTATTTACTAGGACAAAAGGAGGGCTTTCGCCCTCCTTTTTTTATACCCAGTGGGCAGATTTATAAAGGAGCGATCATGAAAGCAGTACCGGTATTAGGAAGTGACGGTTGGGTAACCGACCCGGAAAAGATGATGAACCACTTGTACATGAACATGTACGAAGCCAACTATTCTCAAAGTACAGCAATGTACGGAGAGGTAACCAGTTTCCAACACATCATTACGAGTTATGGAAATGACCCACATCTGCTCTCGTCGCAGATGACAAACGCAATTCGAAAGTATTACAGTAGGTATTTCGATTCGGCAGATGTCTCCTTTACACGGGTGGATACGACCGATGGAGAAAATATGGTCTATAACTTAGAGATCAACGCAACCTTGGGAAAGAAGTCGGTATCCCTTGCACGGACATTACGGAAAGGCACCGGACACAATGCCGGTACTTTCTTGGAAACACTAGGAGCATAACATGACCCAGATGACAAACCCCTCTAATAGCCAGATACCCGTGGAAGAGATCCCCACTCCTGAAGACAGTGAACCCATGTCAGATGAGATTCGCGTTATCATGGCTAAGCTTGCGGAGTTACCCCAGATTAAATTAAGGGACTTTGAGATATACGCCGCTGCACTGGCAGACCCCTCTGATGACCCGGAGTCACTTCGACTTAGAACTGAATGGGCTAGGACCGTTTGTATATCCGAACGACTAGCTGTACATGTGGTGGACGACACATCAGGTGAAATAATGTTTAGAGTCCCACCGATGCGCACTCCCCTAGCACAGTTAGAGAATAAAAACATTACCTCGGCCATGCTTGCTCTGGAGAAGATGCAACGTGGTAACCCCTATGCAGCAGATGCATTCGCAAGGGAGGTCATAGAACCCTCTATGTTTCAAGGAATGATAACCCTCGAAGACACGAAGGATTGGCAGTACATCATACAACGATATGGTAGCAACCAACCACAGGCCCCCGATGGAGTGGAAAGAACAATGAACACCAATGCTATTCCAGATGAGGAGGACTTGGCAGATGACGACGGATGGTAACTATGAACTTAGGATCCTAGAATTCTCTGACGTACATGTAGATGGTTCACTTGTCCCCACTCGGAAAATACTAGGGGACATGGACAAGATGATTCCAGACGATGCTAAAACCGCGATGTACGACATCGTGTTTATTGCGGGAGACTTCTGGGATAAGGAAATGTCCGCCGCCTCTAATAATTGTGAGTTAGTGGATCGATGGATTGTTAAGTTCCTACGGCGTTGTAAGGTAAACGGTACCATTGTTAGAGTCTTGGAAGGGACGAAGTCACATGACCGTGGACAGAACTACCGGTTTATAATGCTTAACGAGTTGGCAAACATCGGGGCAAACGTGGGGTACTGGGATGTTCTAGCCATTGAGCACATTAAGGAACTCGACATTGATGTGCTTTATCTTCCAGACCAATGGCGACATGATCCAGATGAAACGTGGGTTGACGTACAGAACCTAATTGCCAGCAAGGGACTTAAGAAGGTCGACTATGCGATAACGCATGGTTTCTTTGAGCATCAGGTTCCAGAGGGATTAGGTTTGCATCCTCACCTGAATAAACGGTACAGGTCCATCGTACGGAAGTACATATTCAACGGGCACCACCATACGGCAGTGGTTAAGGATAACATCATTGTTGCTGGGTCTCCTGGTAGGTACATGCACGGCCAGGAGGAAGATAAGGGAATCGTAGCTGTTACGGTAAGACACCGTGAGAAAAATGACAACGACACCATTCGGTTTATAAAGAACGAGTACGCCACCGTCTTCAATTCCTACCATTGGGAGGATAAAGATTCTTCGGAAGTAGCCCAGTTTGTAGAGGAGATTGTAAAGTTACCGCCTGGGAGCCACGTCCGTATCTACATATCCCGACTATCCGAAAACCTAGCGGTCCTTGTGACTGCCAGTCATTTGTATAGGCACGTTACATGGAACCTAGTCCCACCGAAGAAAAAGAAAGGACCTAGTGTTAAAGAGGCGGTAAAGGTACATCGCCAGAGGGAAGATACCGTTGTAACCAAAGTATCGATTTCGAGCGTAATCGAGGAGAGACTAACGGTCAGTGGGGTATCACCATCGGATGTGTCCCACTGCATTAAAGAGTTGGAGATGGTAATTGGCTAGAGAACGAGAGCTAGGGGAAAAGGTAGCAATATCGATTGCTACTGCCGAAGCGGTTGGGACCGCCCTCTTAGCGGAGAAACCGACTCACCCTGATTGTTGGATGAATGTTCGTACACTCATCCGGAACTTACACGGTTCCTACAAGGAACCGTCTAAAATTATCCCACCGGAGGTACTGGAGGACCTCGTGGAGGAGATGGAAAATATCGCTGCATTACTAAGCGATCACGTAGAGGTCACTTACTATGTGACGGATAACGCATCACTACATCCAATGTTTAAGGGCGCTAAACTTAGGGTACCTAGGACAAAAAAGCAGGTGGCATACAGTGAGATGGAACGTATGGTTCTAGAGAAACTGCGGGGTGAGGAACTAGAGGTATTGGAGTTCAACCAGCGTATACTGGGTAGGAACTCCAATGCAACAATGTTGACACACCACCCACTTAACCTCTTGTCGAAATACGAGTTCGAAAACCTGACCCTACTGGAGTCACACACTGGGACAGAGAAGTCATCCCGAGAGTGGAATACTAAGTTAACCAGAGGGAAAGAACGGGCAAGGTTACCCTTTAACGTGTTGACCCTACAGGTGTTTGGAGACAACAGTAATCAGTTTCATGCGATGTCAAAATTGCATCGTGAGACACTGGAAAATATGGCGATTGAACACGCATGGACACCACTTACAACCACTGCTAAAATCTTATCCAATCTGAACGGGATTTCCGATAAGGACCTTAAAGCAGACTTGAAACAATTGGCATTAACCAAACTGAGGTAACACAATGGCACATCCGCAATATAAACCCATCCCAAAGAACCCCACTGACAGCAAAAAGTTGGAAGTGGCCGGGGATCCCTGGAAACCAGGTGACTGGAACAAACCTTCTTTCAAGTTACGCATCGTAAATGGTAACGTGTGGTTCGCAGGGTACAGTAACCATCCCGATGATGAAGGAGTGGGTCCAATCAATGTGAAGTTCGACATTAGTCTGGGTTATACTTTCCTTGAGATGTTGGAAACCTGTGTCCGTGACCCAAATGCAGAACGGGTAGCAATCCAAGCAATGGAGGCACGTGACGCAGGTAAGATGGTAAAGGGTGGTAAAATCACGATTGGCCGAAATGCAGAGGGGGTTATTCGCTTAGCAGTAGAGTACCCTGGAAGACGAGCATGTCAACTCAAGTTCCATGAATGTCGTTTTGCCAACTTCATGGACGGTAACGGCAATCCCCTTAGTGACAAGCGTGTTAGTGAACTGCGTTGTGGTTCCTTTGTAACCTCACTGCGTGAGATACTAGCAGCGGTTTACGTGAAAGACTACGTTCACTATGTTAAGAAGAAACCAGCCAACAACAACAACGCAGGTAACAACGGTGGTGGTTTTGGTGACCCAGGTACAGCAACCGGAGGTACTTCTGAAGCAGATCTATTCGCATAGGTAACACAATTACGGCATAATGGAAGCTCTCCTCTTTCGAGGATGAGCTTGTCTAAGCCGGATGAGTCCTATGTCAGGAGTCGGTAATGTTTTAGACATATATAATTAGTAAGAACAGTAACAGGAGAACTTTTATGAGACTGTCAATTGTAACGGAACATGGGGATAAGCGCCGGTTAATGGTGGAACACAATAACATTCCATTGGTGTGGTTATCCAGTGTATTGTATTCTAGAATTGTTAATCGACCCAGTGATTCCGTATTTGAGGTAGTAAACGATTACCTTGCTACTCTTACGCCCGACACGCAACGGGATATATTCGCACTCTACGTTAAGGCGTACACATGGTTAGATTCGCCGGATGGTCAAGTTACACTCCAGACCACGGGCGAAGATGAGATAAAGGCCATGTTCGTTGAAATGCACCGCCTACTAGACTACCCACGTCTGATTAAATGGATTGGTACCTCCGGGAGACTGGAGTTAAACGATACGATCACCGAGGTGTACACAGGTACATATCCTGTAGAGAGAACATACCTTAAAGGGGAGTACGAAGAACTGGCAGCACTTGCGGTACTTGCTAAGCTCGCCATGCCTATTTGGGGAACCATTGCCCAGTTCCGACAAGGGCAAGATAAGAAGTATAAGGAGATGGAATGTTTCCGCCTCTGGGAGAGATCCCCGGTAATGGAAACAAGAGGCATGCTTAAGCTAACAGCATACTGTTCTTCTACATCGGACCAACTCGGAAAGAATTCCGCTGCAACAGTTTGTATGCACATGGGTACAGAGGAGATCCCATTCTTCTTGGTATCCAAACGGATTGTACGGGACATCGCACTTGGTCCATTACGTACTCCCGGAACCACCCTGATAATGCTTATCTTTAACTCACTCCGTGGAGATGCACGGACGTTGGGTTCTGGTATCAAGGATAAGCGGTCTACCAGGCCAGTCGGTGGAGAAAAAGAGTCCGTATCCGAATGGTTTCGGGCTTCTCAGAAGGTAGCCGACTATACGTACATCATGGCAGAGGAGTACATGCTGGACACCCAGGGGTGTGCGATAGATTTGAATGAGAAGGCAGATGTGGTTAAAGTGATGTCGTACCTAGCTGCAATCACGAATACACCGGAGTTTTCCATAGCGCCTTACCATGTGCCTCTCTGTGGGCTCATTCTACAGAAGGTTATCCACCCGAAGTCATTGCGTAACATAAAACGGGATTCAATGATGTCAGCCATTGCCGTGTCCGCTGCTTGGTTATCTGACAACGGGTACCAGGAAATAGCCAACCTCATGCTAGCCCCACGACGGGTTAAGGAAGGCGACGACATGGAACTTCTACTGGCACAGGTGGGCGGGTATCCCTTTACCGCGTTTACAAGAGAGAACAAAGTACTATTGGAAGAGATGTATCCCTTCCAAAGAAGAGACAAAGGAGGTAGGAGTTTAGGAAACCCAGGAGCAGTTATGATTGACTCTATGTTGTCGGACATAGATGACAGTGTATTCCCAGGTGGTTCAGACGTGATACCCGACAACATACGGAACGACATCGTTTCCATAATCAGGAGATTTTAATGCAAAACGAACATAACTCATATAACCTAGTTAGTGAGACCCCCTCTGTAACACTGGTGTCCGCTGTGTTCAGTGAGGTACCATTAGAAGCACAGTCGCATTATCGACCCTTTACGGTCCGGACTGACCATACCACCGCCACTAGGTTGGATGAGATTACACAAGGTGGTCGCCTCACGGATGCCCTTAACTTAACCAGCATTGCAGGTAGCATTGTAGCACCCGCAACACAGTCACAGGGAAAGATCGTTATTCCAAACGGGTGGGATACCCGAAGAATGTCCGTTACGCTGACCTTTAACGTGTCCACGGGGTTTGGAGTTACCTTAGAAACCGTGAACGGGTACAGTTCCCACACGGGACTATCCCGAGATGGACAGAACCTTGACCCCCAGATGGAAATTTTCCTAACCGGACATGAAACAGCTGTGCAAAAGAGAGCAATGGGTTCCGCCCCTTCCGCAGTCTCATACGGTAAGTGTTCTTCTAGTCAGTTGCTGGGTAACACACAACATGTGGGAATAGATGGCATCATCAGCGCAACAACCAGGATGGCAAGACCAACTGACCTCCTGTCTCACCAGGATAACGTGGTTAATAACTACGACCTTCCCAGCATTATTGACCAGCGTGGTGTAGTAGGTGGGGGGTATAGTTCATCCAGTACGGACAACGTCACGCCTTCCGTGTACCTGTCAAAGGTAATGGGTGCGTATAAGGAAGCATCTGCTACTGTAGGTAACCACCGTTCGTCCGGGCATGGTATTATGGCCGCTGCCGCAGTATCGGATTCTGCTACGGAGACAGAGAAATCGGAGTCTATCCTCTTTAGAACAATTGGAGATTACTCGCAACTGACCACTACTGGCCGGGTTACGGTAACCGAGTTGGCCAGGATGTTCCCTAACTTTGACCATGTTACGCACGTTAGCCTTATTCCCAGGACAGGTATGACTGACCTGACTGGACATGTAAACCACTGGGGAGGGTCTAATCTGGAAACGAACATCGCTCTCATGTTGACTCAGTCCATCCCATCGTTCATGGCAACGTACATGATCGGCACGTACGGATTTGCAATGGATAATCATGTTACTAACTTTGGCCAGGTTGGCCAGGTTGGAAATAACCATGTGAACTTCATTGAAACAGGGTGGCAGGGTAAGTTGGAACTTCCTGACAACCCCATCCGAGCGGACTATGTTAAACAGTCCATCACTGGGATCCTTGTGCCTCAGATCCTAGCAGCCGGTGTAGGGGACTTCATCATTTCCTGTACTGTAAACAGCCTAGGGAGTTGTTCAGTATCACTGAGCATCAACGGAGGGCACACAATGGAGTTCTCCAATGGGGTATACTCCAATGCCCTCTCTACACCGATTGGGGTCCATGGGATGGACCAGGTGCGTGAAATCTCAGACGGTATCGTTGGGGCTACACAGGGAGCTATAAAAGACTCCCACCTGACCGCAGGTGGGTACGACGACATTTACCAAGGGTATTAAGATGAAGAAGTTAGAAAAGCATTACCGATCAGTGTTATCGGATTGTGGCAACTTGGTTGAGGACAACGGTACTGTCTTAACCATGCTGGAAAATGTGAACACTGGTAAGTTGAAGCCCCGTAAAGTACGGGTGGCCAGAAGCACAGACCAAGGGGAGAAGGGGTGGAGATCTCTTCCACTGGTTATTCCAACGAGTGGCCTGTTGGCAGAGGAAGATCAGTCTAAGATGGTGTTCTTCCATCCTGCGTGCGAAGAACTCTTACGTGGGCAGTCTGAAGTACTTAACGCGATGGTTAAGATGGTATCCGAACGACTGTTCCTGTCGTCTACTTCGCTGATCGCTGCGATCATTTCGAATGCAAATGAAACCGACCTACCACAGTCTGCGGCAGAGGTGATTGCACAGGTCCCTATCGTGTCAGATAAGACAGTGTCGGACCACGCCAAGTTCATGTCTGGGATCACCGGGTTTGCTTCTCCTCGTCCAGCAGTACGGATTAAGTTCAAACGGAATGGGAACGACGACGGTAAAACGTACACTCACAAATGTACGATTGACTTCCCACCCATGCTTAATGACTTCTATGGCAGAAAGTTGACGAAAGCAGCTAAGGCGGCTATCTTGAAAGCGTACGAACTCGTTTGTGGCACAGGCGAGTACACTGCTTATTCAGAAGGCGGACAGGCACCGTATTATCGGACTCTACTAACCGCATACCACGAAGCCATGACTCGGATCAACACTGTTTCCAAGGCACTCAAGCACATTGGTCATCCAGTGTTGTGTGAGTTTAATGGTAAGTGGTTAAAGGAATTGGCCAAATTAGGAACGTGGTATAAGTCTGAGTTGTTCATTCAGCTAGAAGGAAACCGTGGACTAGGTGGCAGTCAAACAGAAGAAACCGCTTCTGTAGCACAACCCATTAAAACTGTAGCACCACAACGCAATGTTCCTGTAGCTCCAACACCAGTACCGCAGGCACCACCTGCTCCTGCTCCAGCCGCAAGTGCAGGTTCATGGTACCCACCTGTACAAACCCAGCAACAGCAACAGCCACAACAAGTGTACCCACCACAAGGCAGTTATCCACAAACCCAGCCACAACAAGGATACCCACCACAAGGCAGTTATCCACAACCCCAGTATCCGCAACAAGGATACAGCCAACCCCCACCACAACAATCACAGTATCCGCAACAAGGATACAACCAATCTCCACCACAACAACCCCAGTACCCGCAACAAGGATACAGCCAACCCCCACCACAACAATCACAGGGTGTTCCAATGAAGTCATACCGGGATGATCGAACGGGTCAGATCATGCAAGCCCCAATGACTCCTGATGAAATCAACACCGCGAGAGCTCGAGGACAGCTCGTTTAACAGCATATGAAGAAGTACCCCATCTGGGGTACTTTTTTATTTACAGGCTCCCTCTTCTGGATAAGAAGGTTTGATATAGGTTTACGATCGCCATTGGGTCAACGAGACTTATAACCGCGTGGTCAGATCGGAACTCAGAGGGGCTCTGCATTCCATTTACACGCATGATTATCCAATGTGTGTCTCTGGGTACCGAGTTTGCTACAAGGAACCCGTATAGGTCACCAGGATACATCTGATGAGCTGCCGTATCGGGGAGAAGATGCCGCTGTATGTGTTTCTCTCGTATTACATCTAAGTGGTCCTCTAACATAACCCTGAATGCAGGAGAGTGTAGGGAACCGGAATCGGTGGTTTGAAGAAGTGTGTTGATAAACATAGTGTCACCAGACCTATAGGAATATATTACCATTGTGGAACAACAGGAGAATACAATGATAACAGAAGAAATACGCAACCTAAACTACGATGATCTTTTGGCTGCCTTGCCACGGGCAATGTCATTAGAACACATGGGGATGGATGCAGCTAAACAGTCCTTTGGGATAAATAACAGTGGGAGCAGGAAACAGATGGCTACTGCAATGACAGCACAAGCCGTGTTGCCAAAGGTACCAACTGTAGCACGCTGTCTACATGGACTGGAATCCCAGTTGGCAGAATACACTGTACGCATACAGGCACCGTGTGACCTGATTGTTAAGAAAGTGATCTCCAAGTACCCAAGGGGAATAGGAGATGGGTCCTTTGCAGAGAACCCATTAATCACGGTCATCTTCCAGCATGCAGAGACAGGCCAATATGGTAGTTTCCATATACAATCCTACCACAACCAAGAGGACCGTTACCATGAAGTGTTTGGCTTTAAATACAAGTTGACACTGCTCGGTAAGCAGTTACACCCTGGTATGAGAATTGCGGAAGGTGCAGTACTGGCAAAGGGACCCAGTGTTACCGAGGACGGTACTTACATGTCCGGGTTGGGTGCGAACCTAGCCTACATGGAATTACCACATGGGATTGAAGATGGGTTCCGGGTCTCTAGGGAATGGGTTGAGCGAGCCAGCCCTATTGGAACCATGATGTACACCTGCTCGTCTGGTAACAAGTGGTTCCTCTTAAACATGTATGGGGATAAGGATAACTTCATTCCGTTTCCTGCCATAGGACAAGGTATTCGAGCGGATGGTATCCTGTATGCAATGCGGGTGTTTGACCCGGTGTTCAACGGGATTGACATGACTGCCGAGGCACTGATGGTCGTGGATAGGGTACACGATAACGTGTGTTACGTTGACCCTAAGCTCATGTCCAAGGGGGCTAACGCATCTGTTATTGACATTACCGTGTTGACCACCACCACCGAAGGGAATAAGAAACGGTCTACTCCAGTGGGAATGGAGCTAGCTATGAATAAGTACGTGACGGCTACTAGTACTTATTGGAAAGAGATCGCAGACTTTTACTTTGAAGTAACCCGTGGACAATCTGACAAAGGCAGTATGTTACAACCGGAGTTCCAGACATTGGTGACTCGTGCGTTTGGGGATGTTCCTTCTACAACCGCAAAACGTACAGCATGTGGAGCAAAGCACGTACATAAGTCATATCGGGATACTCCAATTGACGAGTTCACTGTAGAGATTAGATTGCAGTACACTCACGTACTTGACCTGGGAGGTAAGACAACCAACCTACATGGTCATAAGGGGGTGTTCTGTCTCATAACCCCACGCAGTGAAATGCCACGGGACGAGTTCGGTAACATAGCGGACATCGTTTACTACACCAAGGGAGTTATTGGTAGACTCAATCCGGGACAACTGTACGAACACTTCCTAAATGCCACAGCACGTGATGTCAGTAAGGATATACGGAAAATGGTAGACGCGGGCAAATGGGATGATGCATGGAACCACTATGTCGGTTACATTGAAGCGTCAAACCCGGCTTACCTGAGTGTTGTGAAGTCGGCTAGTCCGGATGAGATACAGGAAGTCGTAGAAGGAATCTACGCCGATGGCATTTACAACTTTGTTCCAGCAAACTCCGGTGACATTGGCATAGAGGTCCGAGATCGGATTAACGCATTCCGTCCTCCAGATAAGAGTCCCGTCACTTATGTGGATACTAACGGCAATACGGTTACAACGTTGGTACCTGTGTTGATTGGAGAAGTGCAACAACTTATCCTGGAGAAGATTCTACATAAACCGGCGGCGGTGGCAGGGGCACCGCGTGGAACATACGGTTTGATCATACCACCTTCTAAGTCAACGAAGTATAACACCCCAGGTAACCAAACCGCTCCACGGGGAATTGGGGAGTCTGAAAGTCGGAATGCCGCATCGGTCTTACCCAAAGGCGAGATCAATGAGGTACTTCAGATGAGTACGGATCCAAAGGCACATGCCTCTTCCGTTAGAAAGATCTACACTGGGCCAAACCCGTGTCAGGTACCGGATTCCCTAGATCGAGATGGGGAACCCAGTATTGGGCGAGCAGCAGCATACGTAAGACACATCCTGAGGTGTTACGGCATCGACATAGTGAACGAGGCATAGACATGGGTAGCGCAATTCAGTTAAAAGAGTACACCGTAGCCGATTTACTGGCTATCTCTCCAAGTGAGATTGAAGGGAAACTGCCACCGGTTCATATTGTTCGGTTTCCAGATAACACCCTCCTGTTATCTAGTCCACCTAGGACTAGAGTATCCAGGACATACTGGGAGTTATTCTGCCTATATCCCGGTGCGGTAATCGGCAGGGAGCATATGCTACCCGCTACGGTTTTTAAGAAGTCCAGTGATGTGGACCTGTTGCAGACTTTGTTCTGGGATGTCCGTGCGGGACACATGGCACTCCATCCAGATGCAGAAGATCCTGTTTGGAGAATGGCAAAATCCGCATATGAGATCCAGAACACGATGTACAACATGTACGTCAGTGACCTGGGGAAGTATGGTTCATCCGTAGACTTGGATGCCCTTTCCGAGATCATGACACACCCACAGGTGGTTTCGGCACTCAAGGCAAATGATGACGGGGATATCGACCTTGACGAAACATACCGTCGGATCATCTCGTTCATGCAATCTCCACTACCGGAGTTAAGAGACAACGGGATTGCTAGGTTATCTCGGTGTAACCTTTTGTCACTGGCACAGACGGTACAGATGGTAGGGCGTCGAGGTCAAGTATCTGCGGCAGATGGGAGAATCTATAAGTACCCTCTGAAGGGTAGTTTTGGAAATGGCCTAGGTGACCTGTACTCTTACGCTACAGAATCCCGTTCTGCGTCGTTGTCACTGTACATGACCGATGGGCCACTCAAGGATACGGAGTACTTCAATAGACGCATGCAACTCGTGTGTGCTATTATACAGGGGATCAAACTCAAAGACTGTGGAGATACAAAGGGCATTCGGTATCAGGTAGGTGACTATGACATACCGACCCTGGAGGGACGTTATCGTATCCTTGAAGACGGTACACATACTCGGATCAACATTGACGATGTACACCTCATCGGAAAAGAGATCCAGGTTCGAAGCATTACGACGTGTCGTTCTCCAGACCCAACACACAGCTGTAAAGTGTGCATGGGAGATATACATGTCACGATGCCTCCTCACACGAACTACGGTCACTTCCTGACGGTCTATGTGCTTTCTAAGTTATCCCAGCTTATTCTAAGTACGAAGCATGTTGTGACCAGTGCAGAGGCACTTACGTTAGTCCTTAGTAAGGACCTTCAAACGTGGTTCCGACTGGACAAGTTGAACAAGTCACAGGTTCGGCTACAACGGGGGGTAGGGAACGTTATGATCCGCGTTCCAGCGGAAGGGGTATTCGGGAGAAACATTGTACTGCATCATAAAGGAGATGTCGGTACTTTATCTCCACCCCGGATAAGTTGTATCCCTTCTCTTAAGATCGCACAGATGGGACCATCGGGTACACGTACAGGAAACTGGATTGACGTGGATGTTTCAGTAGGCGGCATTGGCAGTGCCTTATCAACAGATGTACTGCGAGAGATGCACCTGAGTGGTTGGGAGAACGAAGATGGGGAACTGTTAATCCGGTTGCCTAACTTCGGCGGTAATTCCGTATTCATTACGCCTCGTCGGAATGACTCCATGATGGATTACGTGAAACGGTTCATGTACTTCATCTTTGCTGGAGATCCTCGTGCCGGTAAGGGAGATAGTATCGCTAACTACGATACTCCAGATGCGGCAATCGCTGCTTTGCGTACCATCGTAGATGAGCGTGTTCCAGAAGCATCCTTTGGTAACATAGAGGTGTTCATTCGTGCAGTAATGACGGTTGCAGGAAGACGTAACCTGAACTTACCCGTTGGAGGAGAGCCCTTCAAGTTCGTATCAGCACTGCATGTTCTATCAGGTAGGTCAACAAGTGCGGTTCTGGTTTACCAAGGACAACGCAAGGTACTAACCACACCGGGTTCACTCTTAAGGAAAGTGACTCAGGATCATCCGATCGACTGTATGTTCGGAGAATAGTAAATGGCCGCTAACTTGCTAGTTAGCGGCTTTATTTTATGTCATTAAACCAAACGGGAGGAGACATGGCTACATTTACGGTCGACAATTACAGCCATGGGTTTACCATTAAGGCATCGACAGGAACAGCACAGAAAGCATTATTAGATTACTGTAAGGGACTGTCTACATTCGAGAAGAAATGGGACCCCCTCTCAATGCAACGCCGTACGTTCGTAAAGGACGTTTACGCAGCCGCATCCCCGTACCTACAGAACATCGGGTTCGTCAATGGGGATTGGAAAGCACTACGTAGCAAGTTATACAGCGCAGGGTTTACTGATGTGGATTTCACGCACCAGGTACACCGTGCATCAGACGGCGTACCCATTGAGGTGGAGCTACGAGATTGGGTCTCTCCACGTGAAGAACAAGTCCCAGTCGTAGAGTTCTTAACAAGACCACAAGCCCCAACCTGTGTACTTCCCATGCGCACGGGTGGTGGTAAGACCATTTCCACGATCATGTCTATCGCTAAGGTAGGTAGACGCGCTTGTCTCTCGATGGCCCGACAACACATCATCACATGGATGAAGTCAATCGAGGAGTTCACATTAACCGAGAAAGATGAGATCTTCTGGGCAGATGGACAACCTGGCTTAACCAAGCTAATAAAACAAGCGAAAGCCGGAGAGTGTAACTACAAGTTCATCTTCATAACGGTGGGTACAATGCGGGGTTTCATAAAACGATACCTTGCAACGGGCCACTTGATTGAGGGCGTAAGTCCACGTGACCTTATGTCCATCCTAGGGGTAGGTATCTTAGCGGTGGATGAATCCCACGAGAATGTACATGCCATGTGTATCGCTGCTATCCATACCCACGTAGCAAAGGTCATATACCTCTCTGCCACCATCGTAACTGACAATAAGTTCACAGAGGGCATCTACGATAAACTCTTCCCTCAGGACCTCAGGTTCAGTGGTGGACGAGAGAATGACCACGTTGAAGTATACCCTGTCTTTTATCGGCACTCTGCACCAAAGCAAGTTAAGTGCAAGGGTAAGATGGGATACAGTCACATCATGTATGAGGCATGGTTGTTGGAAGACGAACGTAGAATGACTGCGTACTACGATCTGGTAAATGCCATTGTTGGCGGTACCTTTATGAAGTCGTATAAGAAGGGACAGAAAGCCCTGTTGTTCTGTGCCACCATTGACTTCTGTAAAGAGATAGCACGTAGACTGGACCTAGACTACCGTGACCAAGGGATTGTTGCTAAGTCCTATAACGGAACAGATGCATATTCTGTCTTGTATGATTCAGACATCGTTGTCTCTACAGTGGGGTCAGCAGGTACCGGGAAGGACATACCCAACATGATGGTTGCCGTATCGTGCATTGCCATTGGCTCCGTTCAAAAGAACCTGCAGATGTTGGGGCGACCCCGCCCACCAAAAGACTTTCCTGGGATTGACCCCCAGTATTTCTACTTGGTGGCGAGTGACATTAAACAACACCTGGATTATGACAAGCGTAAGCGCGCAGCCTTCACAGGCATGTGTCGGTTTGTCAAGCCACTTAACTCTAACAAGGTTATCTAATATACGCGTCCCTCTTTGGGGGCGTTTCTTTTTTACCTCAACCGGACACACCTAACATGTTAACCATCCTAGTCAAGTCATACGCAGATATCATTACCACCTGTTGGAAACTCACACCAGCGGGAATCTCTCCCAAGAGAAGACCGATCCGTTTGATTCCGTTCAAGCGAATCGAAACTGCAACTGAAGCACTGGCAATCGCGGATGCCATTCGTATTAACCAAGAGAACTTTGTGTTCTTCATGGCATTCCATCAGTCCCCTGGCTTATACGACTTAGCAGCGTACGGTAATGTTCCACGGGTTAACCGGTTACTCGGTAACCATCTGCCTCTGACATTTGGAGTAGTAAGAGAACCCACGAACACGTTGTCCTTTTCTGATTCGGTGTTGGAATGTAAACAAGAGGACGCACGTCAGTTGGCCATTGTCAATGCGGTTGCGATCGGATATAAGGTACACGGGGATACAATTCTTTCTATGCGGGATAAGGAACTGGTGTTAAACAGCGAGGGTGCTGTCTCTGAAGGGTTCTTTGACCACTACCTATACCGAACTGTAGGTATGGACGATGCTGCGGGAGACACAGCCAGAGGAGCTGCAAGTGCGTACGAAGCGAGTATGAATGCCATTCTTGCGATACATCCGGAAGACAAGGTATTCGGGAAGGATTCTAAAGTAGAAGACCCCACATCTGAACGAGTGTTACTGTTGAACGGGGAAGTAACGGAAGAAAAGGTAGCAACCCTCATCAAAACACTGTATGAACTAGACGCAGAGGAGGTTGTTACAACGGTACCCTTGTTCATAAACTCCCGATCTGGATCTTACACCGCAGCATTAGCACTGGCAGAAGCCATCGCCAGAATGCGTACACCGGTTAACACAATTGGAATTGGTGAAGTATACGGTCCAGCCGTGGTAGTCCTGGTATCCGGCAATGCCGAAGACAGAGGCGTAACCATGAACTGTGGACTTCGGTTGATTACCCCACCCATGTCAGCCTTTGTACCCGGGGACAGTACCCTGATTATGGCAAAGTTGGAATCAGATGCGTATATTCGTAGGTTGTCATCGTCACTGATGATTCCAATTGAACACGTTGAGGACATGTTAGCCAAGGTGACGTATCAGTCAGTTACAGATGCCGTTACCCTTAACCTGGTAGACTATGTGATCTAACGGCATAAAACGAGAGCCCAACAGGGCTCTCATCTATGCCGTTATTCCTTTGGAACTTCCAAGTCTTCAGAGAAACGACTTAACTCCTCTTCTAGCTCTTTCGCAGTGTAGGCACCCTTCTTAACCTTGAGCGCACATTCGGTGTGAAGTACTTCCCACACACAAGGCTCAAGGTCCAGGATTTCAACAATGCTCATGTTTAACGCCGCAGGCATATCCGCACGAATCGTACGTTCTATGAACTGGTTAGCCAAACTGTGCTTAGGCATCTGACTAAACTCATTGTGAGTAGAACATGGGATAGGGTTGTCCCATGTAGGCCCCTTGTGAAGGCCCATGATGATGTTGAATCGTTTCCTAGCAACCATAGCGTTAGCAATGCCGTTGATATGAGGAGGCTGCCTTAACAGTCCTTCTTGCAATGCATCCCGCTGTTCCTTGGTAGGACGAAACTCCGGACTAAGTTCCGGAGTGTGGAGCGCTTCAAACTCTTGGGTCTTGGCGTTTACAAGTTTTACCGTTGTCCCCATCTCCAACCCATGAGGACGAAAAAAAACCGGACCATGTTACATGGGATCAACCCAACCAATGCTTCCTCGTCTTCAAGTTGACCCGAATGACAGCTGGGACATTCCCAGTTCTCTGTACCGGTCATAGTAACGATGCTGTCGTTGCGGAACTCAGAGACCTTGTCTTCCAACTGAGTTACGAAATCAGTATCGGTACTCAGTTCACTCAGTGCGCCAATGATTGTGTCCGTGTCCGTCACTTCCTTTGGTTCATCATCGTCTGGACTCTGTAAGTACTCAATTGAAGCAATGTTAACTGCCAGTGCAGTCAGTGCCATGTCTTCAGAGAACTGGTTGATGAAGGTAATGCGTTTGCGGCGGCGCACGGCTTCTTTCATATCCTCAATGCTGTTAAGTGCGTTGTCTGCCATTTCACGGATGTTAGTTTGCCATAGTTCAGCGAACGACTCCGCTAGAGCAATGCTGGCACTGCGCAGGTAGATGGTAAAGTCAACATCGTCCACACTGACCTTAATGGTGCGTTTCTGGTTAGCCACCTTGTCCTGCATCTTTAGGATCTCTTCCACGGTACGCATTGTCTTGGGTTTACCCGTGAATTCACGTACCTCAGTAGACAACATGCTGGCATCTGTAACTGCCATCGCCTGGAACTGGAGTAAACTATCAATGTGGTTGGATACCCCATCTGCGTTCTTCTTAATGGGTGAGATATAGTCACATGTGGCGTGTGCGGTATTCTTACAACGATGTACCGTTGGGTAACCGTTAGGGTAAATGGATTCCAGAGCAGCAGCTAACAAGTGTTGGATATCTGAGTCTTTCAAGATCCCTTTCAGAAGACCGACTTCACCAGGCATCCATTCGGATACGTTACACGCGGTTACATGTGAGAGAACTTCATCCACGATAGTCATGGTAATCGTAGAGTCAGTAGGGTCCATTGCCCAGCCGGAGGTTTCATACCCCATGGACACATTAGCGTTATGCATCAGGGTAGTCAGTGCCAACAGCTCTGAGTTTTTAAACCCACCCAGTGTGAGTGTAAAGCAACTGGCGTGCATTGTTGCCGTTACGGGAACACCCAGGCCAATCGCAGAGCGAATGGACTGAATACCTGCTGCACCTGTCATCTCCCGCTTACCACGGTTGTGAGGTACACTGTGGTGGGTATAAAGACTGCCGTCAGGCGTATCCAACTTTTGTACGTACTCCGAATCTTCCCGGCGGTAGAAGGTAGAATACGGGCGATCGTTACCAGGCCAGGTGGCAGAGTATGCACCACGATAATACTCAAGGAATGCTTGTACTTTACGTTCACTGTCCTCAAGTGTATCTTTATCGTTTTTTGGCCACGGCAGGGTAGCTCGGAAGTCACGTAACATCCGACGCCACTCTTTGTCATCCACATCTGTTCCTGGGATGGGTTTTACGGTGTTTCTCAGGCGGTAGTTCTCGGGGACAGCCTTCCGTGGAGATCGGAACTTCGGCATTTTAACGCGTGCGGTGTAGTGACCACGTGGATCTGGGTCACCTATGGAACTCGACTTCTTTTCTTCAACAGGAACTTCCACTTCTACAGGAGTAGGTTCCTCCTTTACTGCGGTCTGCTCCATAGTCGGTTTCTTTTCTTCCACTTTCTCTTCCTGTGGAGGGGTCGTATCGTTACTCATTGGTCTCTTCCTTTACGTCAGGTTCTGTAGAATTTGCTTCCTCTTCCTCAATCTGAGGAAGAGCATATGTTTGGGTCAGCTCAGCCATCAGGACAAGTCCGTTGGTGGAAAGCTCTTCATTGAAGCCGGATGACTCCAGATACAGTGCCAGATACTTCTCCATTTCTTTGGGTGGTACACGCCGTTCTGCGTGGGGACAACGGGAGCGGACAGACTCGATGGCAGCTTTTACTGCTACCAGGTCTGCTGCGTTAGCTGAAATTCGATTAGCGTCCTCAAGTGAGATCTTTGACTTGATGTCTGGGTGACTGGTAAATACCCGGAGTCCGGTTCCAATCTCTTTGAGAAGGTTACTTGCAACGTCCAGTTGTTCGGTTACGTCCCCCCATACGGGACGGTTGTTTAAATCCTTTTCCCGGTTAGCCTCTGTCTTTTTCTGGTTGGACTTTTTCTTAGGTGCGTTACTCTTCTTACCTTTACTCATGTTGCTCTCCGTATGTGGTTGTTATATGTTTGTAACGGATCTTATAATTTAATGTACCTAAAAAAGAGGTTATTATGGATACCGAGTTTGATATACCACTCACGCTTTACGAAGCAAGTCAGTACGTTCCAGAAGAAAGACTGAAGGCGATTATGTCTATCGAAAATTCGTTCGGTAAAATGTCGTATAGTAAACATGTCGACGCGGTGGAGTATGTGGGCCAGCAGGATGAACTACCTGGTGCGGCTAAACTTGGTATGTTACATGCTGCGTACCAGGAATACTCAGAAGCCTTGTTAGCGGAGTTCGGGATTAGTCTTACCGAATCAGTACCCCTTGCAACAATTGCAGCACTTCTCATTTGTTTGCATGAACTATCTTCCCCGTGGGTAGCGGAGTCCGTAACCGAGTTAGACATCACCGATTCCTCACCAGAAGAATACTTGGCGGCAGCCTGTGCCTCTCTGTCAGATATCCGCATGTTTGACTACCTACATGCATTTGTGGATGTAGACAGTGCCTTAACAAACAAGATTAAAGGGTTAGCCGAGTCTCACGTGGAGTACCTGGATAAGGAAGACCAAGAGGAATTGGAAGAAAGTCGAGACGATGACGCGATTGCGGTATCCAAAGCCAGGGTTAAGAAAGTCATCGCAATGATGCCCGCAGTAGAGGCCAGTCCAGCATACCGCCACATTACCACCTCTCGCGTTTTCCCATACGGTCTTACCTACGCACTGGCAAGTGTAGAGAAGTTCATTGAACCCCATCACCTGATCAGCCACATGGCAGAAGAGTACATGTTGATCTTCGCAGGATCAGACATTCCCAACAGTACCCCATGGAATGAAGTCCTCTCGGAGATTTTAGAGTACGTACCAGATGACTGGAGGATACCCTTTTCTGCCTTAGCGGTACAGTACTACGAGGAGATGACATGAACAAGTACGAGGTATTTAAACTGGCGCACAAGAACCGACTTACCTATACCAGACGGTGGATGATGCGCACCTATTCGGTCCCACTCGTAACTGAGAATAAGGCATTGGACTATTTCATCTCTCTGAAAATAGGGGAACGGGAGACCGCCACCAAGTCCGTGTTTGATGAGGGAGATATGGCGTTTATGATGTCCCCTCGAGGACAGGGTCCAAACGTGGAAGACTTTAGACCCGGGTACGTATACTACTCCAGTGATAAGAAAGTCATGGTACTGAATGAAGGACTGGAGTTTGAAGAGATCACCGGGACTAACTTTACCGAACCACTGTACGGGATTTTGGAACAAACGACCGTGGCTAAAGATGATTTCCTCATGGTAAAGGAGACGACAAAGACAAATTACAGTACCCTCCTCCATAACCTGGTCATCTACGAATATGCATTTGGGGATGCCCTTCCCTTTGTAAATGCGAAGATGTCGCCTAAAGGGAACGATGCTGCTGTAGCCAAGGCGTGGGCAGAGAAGAAGATCGATACTGCGATGTACCGTAACCACACAAAGGGACTTGGTCTAATGGAGTGCATGTCCATTGTATCTGTTCCCTCTGCCACCCCTAAGGCAGCACTGACACACCCTGGTGTTGGGGCCCTTAAGAAGAAACTGCTTGAGAAACACAAAGATGAACTTGGTGACCCAGTAACCGTAGCGCACATTGAAGCAGAGTTGGTTAAGTTAGATGGGGAACACTTGAAGGGCGACCCCAGTGACAGGTTCTTCAATGGTAAGGCCCGGGCGGTTAGCCGAAAGAGAATGCTTCTTATCTTCGGTGGAGAACCCACCCTAGAGGATGCCACTGTAATTAAGTTGTCAAATGCTTCCCTTACAGAAGGAATCAACATTGACGATTTGCCAATGATGGTTAACTCGCTAAGGATGGGTTCATTCTACCGTGGAGCAGAAACCGCAAATGGTGGTGAGGCAGCTAAGTTCGCAGGGCGGATTTACCAGAATACCCGTTTAGCAGATAAGGACTGTGGTACGAAAGTGGGTAACCTGACTGGGATTACCTCTAAAAACTATTCGATGTTCGTGGGAAGACACACAGTCGGGGGTAAACAACCCCACACGCTGTCCAGTGCAAAGGCACTTGTTGGCAAGGGGTTTTACCTACGGACTCCCCAGGCGTGTGCCACTGTCAATGGCAACTACTGCGAGGTATGCATGGGGGATGATGTAACGAACTCAGGAGTGGGACTGGCTCCCCAGGCATCAGCAGTAGGAAATTCTTTCATGATTATCTCCCTGTCACAGTTCCATGGGCGTAAGTTGGAAACTGCATTCTGGAACTACGCGGAGTCAATCCGATGAGCACGCTTGACATCCAAACGATACTCATGATAACCACGTACGGTGGGATCTTCATAGGCTTGACCCGGTGGAGGCTTTTCATGGAAAGTATGAAATCCACCGGGTTTGACCCTGCCCTCTGGCGAGCAATTGTCTTGTTTGTTTTACTGCCGGACAGCTATGTATTGGTCGGCCTGTTAACCGCTCCCCCATACGGGTACGATTTACTGGCACTGGCATACCCGATCACGGCATTGTTGTACGTGTACCTCTTAACCCGTCCGCCTGTTGAAAATTCCATACTGTACTTATTGTTAGCTGTGGTTATACTTGGTATGATTCTAGTCCTTATTGTGACGTACCATCCACGTGATACGGTTAAGATGGCGACCAGCATTGCTTTCTTCCTGTACGCCGCTAGCTTATGTCGGGGTGCGGCTGGTAAACAACGGTCATTGGATATGTACTGTTGGTCGAGGAACTTCCTCGGCGCAAGGTAGTCCCAGTGATGCATGAGGGACATATTACCAAGGTGAGTCCAACATTCGTTTGGGTGCAAGTAGGAGTAATTTAATGCGTGTAGGTTTTTATGTTGTGCCGTTTCACATGGTGGCCCTGTGGACAGTGGGTGTGCCCGTATGGATTTTGTTCATTGGGTTTGGCATGGGAGTGACCTGTGTTCTCCCATTCCGGATCACCGATTCAAAACAATGGGCTGAGGTTAAGAACATTGCACTGTGGGTAACCTTAGTATCCAGTTCCGTTATCTCATTTCAGATACCAGTGATGGAATCTGGTGCAGTTGTATTATACTGTCACCTATTGGTCATAACGTGGTACTTAGATATACGACGGTTACTAGAAGAGGTGTAACAGCATAAGTAGGAGGCCCCTTTACAGGGCCTCTTTCTTTTTTGCCCTAGTTACTAAAACTGGTTTCAAGGATCCTGAAATACCATATTACCTTAACGATCATACGCAATATTGCTTATGACATTACGGCTCTTACTGAGCAAAGGATTCATCATGGTAAATTTCTTTTTGAACATCGCGATAACGCTGGTCGTCACAGTCCTCACCGTCCAGGCAATTGATGCCTTCTCTGAAAAGGGAACACGTGTTGGCTTTATCACAGGTATGTTAGGAGAGGTACTCCTCCTTTCCTACCTCGGTGGGGAATTTGCATCCTTCATGGTGCTCCTCTTGGTTACGTCCCACCTCGGTGGGCTGATGGCCATTAAGGACATTGACACGCACCGGGAACCAACCAAGCTGGAATCCTTCTACCAAGCGGTTCTCTTGGTGGCCCCGCTGGGTTCGCTGGCGGCGGCGTACATAATGGGAGTCTTCTTCCACGAGGACATCACTGTCCTAGCCGCATTTTCTGTGTACACCTGTGTTAGCGGAAGCATATACGTTTACGCAATTAAGGGGAAACGGGTGGTACAGTTAGCGCGGCGGATGGTCGCCCGCTGGTAAAAAAAGAGACCCTTAACGGGGTCTCTTTTTTCTTTGTATTCAGGACTCTTTAAATACCATATTACCGTAACGATAACACCTCCGTGTTATCTAATTCATTTGGAGTAATGTAGTATGGTTACCATTTATGATGTATCGCTATTGTCACTGTGGTTCTTTAACCTATGGCAGGTTTCTCAATTGCCGACAGTATCCCTAACCGCTAAGGCAGCAATCGCTGCAATAGCGACCGTGAACCTAATTGGGTTCTCCTTACTGGGGTACGTCATAGGAGGACAGGTTACAATGGTTGCATTCCCTGCCCTGCTTATTGCGCCCTATTGCTTTCCTAGGATAATGTCTGCCCCTGTAGGTAGTATCGTACCAAAGGGAGTAGTTAGTATTGGTTACCTAGTGAGCGGTGTGACATTCTTACTGTCATCGCTTGTTCTGGTATACGCATCCCTATCCTACATGGGTCGGCTATAACAGCATAAACAGGAGGCCCTTTTCAGGGCCTCTTTTTTCTTTGCCTTTTAACGGGCCAGTGTGTTACTCATCCAAGCCGTACGCAGCACGCATGGTAGAGACGATAGCATCACGGTTATGTGCCTGGATGGTTTCAGCCACAGTAGCCATAGAGATCATACGACGTGCGGTACTACCACGGGTTTCTGGATCACGAGTTACATAAGCCGTAGTCAGAATCACTTCAGCTTCACGACGAGGACCAGGACGAGGCCACAAACCTGGAAGGGAGTAACCTGCCAGCAACTGACCACTGCCAAATGCACCATTGACATTGCGGTTCATGGAATCCATGAGGAATACGAAACCAGCACGAGCAACCGATTGATCGGGATTGGTCATAATGGAAATGGTACCATATGCCAGTTTACGACATTGTTCGATCATCAGCGAATTGGGCTTATCAACTGCAGCACTCATTTCTTTGGCGTATTCGGCCAACATGGTTTTGTAGTTTTCCAAGATAATGTTTTTGTTATCCTTTACAGAAACCGGTGCAACAGCAGGCGTTGGAGCAGGAGCAGCTGCTGCTACTTTCTGTGCGGTACCTAAGGCAGGGGCGGTAGGTTTATCCGCAACGGGTTTGGCTGGAGTAGTTGGGGTAGCTGCTGGGGTAGGGATGTTTTGACGGTTGTTCTGGTTGTTGCGGTTTTTGTTGCTCATAGTCTCGTCTCTTGTTTAGCGGGAAACCCCGCGTTGATAATGGGAACAGGTACAGGGGGGGGGGGGTTATTGGCCTTCGCCTCGGTTGTACAGGTCAAGCAGTTCTAATGGGGTAGGCATGCCACAGTTTTCAACACCGATAGCAATCGCGTTATTAGCCATGGCCGTCATATTCACCCCAAGTCGTCTAACAACGGCCTCTCCGTCTTCTCCTTCGATCTGACATACTTCAAATACCGTGGTTTCCTTAGCGGCATTTGACATGATGCCTGCTGAGGGATAACCCGCAGCCAAATCGATATCGAAGTTGTGTAAGAAGAACCGACTAACAGCACTCGGTACATCCTTTATCATCTGTATACCGGGGAACGCAATGAGCTTGGCAGACAGCGTAGCAATCCAACCATCTCGTCCCAGTGTAAGTCGGTCGAGGGCAGTTGCCATCGTTGACCCGACTGAACATATAATCTTTCCCCTTTTCTTTAGGAAGTAGTGTAACTGGAATCCGTTTTTCTTTGGGCCACTGCCAAAGTTAGCACAGTCAGCCAGTCCGGCAGCAGACAAGTAGGTGTATCCAAAGTCCTTTGTCTTTTCATCCAACAACTCCAAAGCCACACAATCGAAGATGTTGTAGATGAGGTATTCCACCTTAAATTCTCGTTGCATGACCTTGTGCCACGTCAAGTTGTGGTCACCGGGTGCGGTATTAGGGATATGCAGTTTCTGTATTCCCAGTTCACGTTTAAGGATGGCGTCAAATGAGTAACTGGGAAGGTTAGGCATGGTCGCACGGTTACGTTTGTAGAATCGCATTGCGTCTAAGAACGTAAAGGTAGCGGGTGCGTTTACTGTGTTCCACGTATCTAAAAAGGGCTTTGATGACTTCTTATCGGATGCGGTTACCTTACGGAGGGAATCTTCTCTCCAGTCAAAGCTACGGTACTTCTGAGGAACAGATGGATCACAGAAGATGTTCTTAGGGTCGACATTGTGTTCCTTCAGGATATTCAGTGTATGGTTTATCTCAGTGGGTAGATTCCATACCGAGACAATATCGGGCTTTAGCTTGTGCATGCTACCATACAGGGTTCGAACCAGGCGAAGGGAATCCTTTGTTACCCTGATATGGAGCTTCAGCCCCCTCTCCTTTATTTCCTTTGCCATCTCCCTTTGGAAACAGGCGTGTATCTTCTTCTCTGCATCTGGAATACTCTCAAGGAACCATTCGTTAACAGCAAGGACAACCGTGTCTCCCATGGTTACACTACCACAAATGGTCTTGGAGTGTCCTTCTAAAACGTCCCACTCGTAATCGAATGCAGCCACAGAGGCCTTTGGACCATAGTTGGGATACTTTGATTTGTATTTCTCGCGAATGTCCACAGTGGGAGTAATGTCTGCACCGTAGACATAGGGACTGTCTTTCATCTCTCCCAGTCTAGGTCCTCTTGTGAATAGTTTGAGGGCCTTAGCGATGCTCCTGGCTTTGTTTGTTTGCGTAGTTACGTAGGAACGTAAGTTCTCCAACGACTCATATTCTTTCTTCTGAGTATGGGTCTTTCGGTGTGCGGGGTTTGTGACGTAGTACTCTAGTGCGTAATTCTCCAGCATTTTGAATTCAGAGGTTTCTGTGCCATCTTCATGTTTGGTACGTTGTTTTATGAATGTTGCGTCATCTCCAGATCCGTCGTTGGACCGGGTGTGCCATGCGCCCATACAAGCCTTTTCTTTTGCCATTTCTACTCTCCCTAATTCACATACAGAATCGGGATGACCGATACTTAAATAGGAGGACACATGTCCTACATGCTAGACAAATTCGCAATGGAGGCTATTGACTTCCAAAAAGACTCGAAACTGGCTGCGTCCATCGAGAATTCCCTTAGACAAGTAAGGGAACACAAGAACCCACAGAACAAACACCTCCGGTCATCCAAGTTACACGAGGTGGTTAAGAAGATCACCGGACTGGATGTTACCTTCAACATAGATGAGATTGGTTTAAACGCCTATGTACTGGTCCCCACGATAGATCGGAACAACACGGTTATCAACGAGTGGCGGAGAGGATACATTAGGAATACCGATTCCAGTCGCCTCCTTAGAAGTAATGACGTTATTAAAGGTACAGTGGATTTCAAGAACTCCCGAGTAACAGGGGACTTTACAAAGATACAGGTCAGCATTGCCGTTGGTAAGGAAGTGGTGATGAAAGGATCAAAGCTCACTGTACGGGGTGCAGTCACAATCATCATGCATGAGATCGGACACGTTATGTCTTACCTTGAGATGTTGGGACGGTCGCTCACAACAAACTACGCGATGGCAGAAACCACAAAACGGTTACTGGCAACCAACGTGAAGGACACCAAGTACGCTATCATGGAAGACTTCGAGGAGTTCACGGGTACCAAGATCACGGACAAGGAAGCTTTGCAGGACGCTCAATCCGAAGGCGCACTCAATGTAATCCTCCTGAGTGACAGTGTAACCAAGTCAGTTTCAGACCTAGGTACAAACATTTACGACATGCGTGGGTTTGAATACCTGGCGGATAACTTCGTTGCACGTCATGGGATGGCAAAGGACCTGGCAATTGCTCTCGATGTACTCTACCGTAACGGTGGTTCATCGTCGTACTACTCAACTGTAACCCACGTATCTGTTGAGATCTCTAAGGTACTTGGGTTCATCTTACTCGGGGTAACGGTAACCTTATTGGCTATCTTCATCCTCTGCTCTAACCCGTTAGCACGAGAGTACGACAAGCCAGAGAAACGCATTGCGGTCATTCGTAGAGAAACCTCTCGTTCACTTCGTGAGCCAGGTCTATCTAAGAAAGACAAGGAGCGAATCCTTTCCGACATCGACGAGATGGACCGAGTCTTATCTGAAATGAAGGACCGGGTTAACTTCTATGAATGGATCTGGGGGAATATTTACCCCTGGGGACGCCGCCAGAAAAAATCGGTTGAGCTACAGCAGGGCCTGGAAGCCATGTCTAACAACAAGTTATTCGAATCAGCAGAAAGGTTGAGACAGTTATGAGTGGGAACACAGTAAAAGCATTGTACACCGACATGGTCGACCGTAAAAAGGAGACACGTGCATCGGAAGTAATCCGAATTGAGAAGGCACTGGGTACCAAGTTATCTGAACCCATCGTGAATTCGCTGGTCCAGTTTGAAGCAATCTACCTGCTCTTGGCTATTCATGTTATCCGGGATATTCCGATTGCACTGCATCGACATGGTACTGGGTGGGATACTAAGTTCGAACCAGAGTGGGATCACACGTACAAGAACCAGGTAACCCAGGCCATCCGCAAGTTGGATCCCAGTATTGAGATTGTAGAGGCAAAGTTACGACAGTATTGTAAGTCGGTAATTCGGGAGATAACCACCGTGTACATCGGTGCCCTAGCCGGTGACCTTGTCATAGGCGGCTGTCCTGAAGATGACCCCCTTATGTGGGAGGTGTTTTACCAGAGTTGGAGTAACCTTGAAAAGGTGAAGCCATTTACACTGTTAAATAACAAGGACACTGACATCAGTAAGTATGTTCAGGTCGCACTGGATACCTTGTTCAATAACCAGGACTGGGAAAACCTTACAGCAGCGGAGATTTCGGAGGTAAAGCGCCGTACACGGGCCGCCTACAGTAAACTTAACCACTGGTTCAGCATGTGGGTAAATCCACAACTTACCGAGATGTGTGGTCCAGCCTATGGGTTACCAAAGGATATGTTACACCGCCTCCTGAGGCATCTAACCGTCCAACCGGATGGTGAACTGTCAAGAACAGAGGTACACGAAAGAGCACTGCAGATCATAACCGACATGACAGAAAACGGAGAATATGGAGATGAGTGATATGAAAGAGACCCTACAAACGTACGACGAGATCTCACAGGACATGAATGAGAGCGATGCCTTTCTTCACAGTTCTCTAGAGGTAAGTACGGTGTTACTGGACCGAGTAATTGGCATTCAGGAACACGGGATGGACCAGAAAGAAGCAATTGCAATGGAATCACTGTGCCCTGCCTTAGTCACAGAAGACCACCCCATCAATTCCTACAGTAGTATCCCATCGGGTGTTGGAAAAGATTACGCCATGGAAAACATTTTTACCACCGTCATCAAGTCGATTGGTAAAGCAATTGCGTGGGTGTTCAAGGGTGTGTGGGCGGTGTTGTCATGGATCGGTGACAAACTGGTAAACTTGTTCAAGGGAGGTGGTAAAGCAGAGTCAGACCGTGTAGAGAAAGCCGTTAAAGAGATCGAAGATGGCAACGCGGAGTTGAACATTGAGAACTACTACACCAAGGGAAACCGCCTGTGGGAGTTCTTAGAAGATCACCATGACAAGTTCCAACCGTTCATTCTTGAGGTGACGGATGTCAAAGCAGCCATTGGTGCGCCCATGGGCATGTTAATCGCTGGCATCAATCGAGCCATAACAGAAGCAAATGGTTTCCGTGAAAACACGAAGGCCAGAGAAATCGCTAAAGTAATCGGAAGTAATTTTACAAATGTATTCGAGAATCATGCCGATGGAATGTGGGGAAAGGAAACAGAGAAGACCTTACGGGTGTTTGAACAGATGGCTGGCAGGTACAATCTTGGGGTGACCCCGGTTAGAATTGTCGAACGTACACGCGGGTTTAGGTGGGGACCAATCACCTTGGATAACTATAAGGACATGCGTGCCAAGGAGGAAATGATGGCGAAAGCCGCCATTGTTAAAGCCCTGGAAGACGCACCCCGTCAGTCCACTGGTGGAAGACGTCCAGACGAAGATGCAATGTTGGAGATAATGAAGTCCCCTTTGTTTACCAACAGTGCGACAAAGGGACAGTTGAAGGCACTCCAGGGAGAACACGACTATAAAAGTGCAATGGACAGTGCTATAAAGGAAGTGGGTAAGTTGGATTCCGCTACCACTATAACAAATCGGAATGCGATTACCCACTACAAGGACCTACTTAAGCACATTCGGGTAGCCACCACCATCGTCCAGTACCTGGCTAAGACAGAACATGTACACGGTGTTGCAGTTGCCAGAATCGAGTTAACCAGACAAGCCATGATGAAGAACTTCTATGAGAATGTAAAACCAGTTAGTGGAGATGACGACACCACAGGTGGAGGAGACCGATCACCCACCGATGACGATGCAGACTCGTAAACCGCATCACGAAAACGGTAAACCAGCATAAAGAAGGAACTCCCAATGTGGGAGTGTCCTTTTATGCTACTATGTGGTACTTTCTACGTAGAAGTTAATGGAGATGGCTTCCTCCACCCCGATGGATTGGTTACTGAGGACAACCGAGTTTGTCTTAACTGAGAAAGACGCTTCTGGTTCAGTTAAGTACGCGTTAGAAAAACCCTGGATCGGGCTGTCTACTACCACATCGAGGGCGTGTAACCCACCAGCGTCCATCAGTTGCCGTGTAAGTACACCAGTGGAGTATGTGTCACCCTTTGCATGGTTAAGTATAACTGTCCGTGCAGCGGCGTGTATGGCTTCCTGGATGTCGTTCGATGCCATCCCATCCACCGTCAACATATAGGTCACGTTAAACACAAGTGCGGTGTTAAGTACGATTGCTACGTTTCCATCCACCACTGCTTCCGCCTTACCAATGCTACTTAGTGGTTGGAATACCAAAACAGTGCCTTCGATAAGACTCGGCTTTAAACCCCGTATGAACGATAAGTATCCTTCAACGGTACCTGGAATGCTTTCCCTGTATTGCGTGGGTTCTGGAGCCGTTGCGAACCAATACGCCGCATCCAGTAACATGGGGGTGTACTCCCAAGTAAGTCGCTCCTCCGTGCTCATCACTACCTTCCCATCCCTACCCGTTACAACATCCCCTTTACGGTGTTCTATCATTGGGGTGTTGTCATTACCTAACCTAACTTCACCTGCCTTAAACAGGGTATTGAACTCGGGTTTTCCAGTATCTGGATTTATGCTCCATACGAGTGTATCCGTTTCATCTCGCTCCAACACATCGGTGGTGTACCGTGCAGGAACGTCTTCTGGGTAGTGTAGTGTCAACCCCGGAATAAGGATAGCTTTAGACCTAGATGACATTCCCACCAGTTCTTTACCGAGTTGCACAGTAATCGTTTCGTGTGTAACCGTCGTTGGATAAGGTAGGGCGTAAGTAACCGCACCCGAGTTAACAAGTTCATCCGGTACAGTTGGTTCCGAATCCCCGGTGTGAATGTAGTACAGGTTGAACATAGTGTCCAGCTGAAGGAACATCTTCTCTGTCCCTCCCTGAATCCCTAGGAAGTTAAGGAACCCAAGTCCCCTGTAGAAAGACACATCCAGGGCGGTCTCCATTACAAACACCACAGAAAAGTAACCCCCGTCCCGATCAGACTCACGTCCGGTCATATGGTACCGATGTCCATTTTCGTCCTCGTACATGATCTGAGCTGCAAAACCCTTTACATCCTCAGGCCCACTTGCAGTTACCGTTAAGTGATATGCCCCTTCCACCCGACTAATAGAAACGTCTGTTGTTTGAACACGGTATCCAATGGAGTCGTTAGAACTAACCCATGAGTTGGACAGGTATCTTTGCGTGTCCAAGTCGTACACTCGGGTTACGTGCATTCCGTCTGCCTCGTCTAACACGTAGTGATAAGGAGAATAGGTGTATGCACTTTCATTCAACCGAGTAGTGAGTTCTTCCGGTGTAAAGGATGTGAGTTCATTCATCTCCACTTCCGTTAACAACCGGGTAGATCCATTGGTCTCCCGGTAGATCGCCTTGGTTGTAATGGTGGTACGTGTGCCGTGTGGGATTACCACCCCCTCCGGGTAAGCTACCCCCTGGCGATCCACCTCTACTTTACCATGCCTAACTCCGATTGGAGTAGCAATGTTGGAAAGGGCAGGTGGGTCAATGTGTCTGCTGCACAAGTACAGTCGATCCGTAAACGTATCTTTGGCCTTTATCGTTTTAAACCCCGCATCGGATAACCGATAACGCAACTCATTAAAGGTGATGCTTGCCTTTGTATCCCCACTTCGATACACCACCCTGTCCCGTAACTCGTCAAAGGTGAGTTCTGCTCTTCCACCGGAAGTAACCGATGTAGAGAAGATAACCATGTCAGTTAGGGTGGACATTGCAATTACTTCAGGTCTGTTAGCGGAGTCAAGGTCTCGCCACACTGCGGAAAAGTCAGCAGGTAAGTAGTCACTGTGATCAACCACCAGAACACCCCGTGACTCATATGTATCAATTCGGAAGTTATCCCCAGCCAAACCGTTAGCGACATAGATGCTAGGGAGACGATACCGCACACTTCCTTCTAGGACCGTTACTTCTACGGTTACACGGGTAGGGTCACGGAGTTGATCACTGTGGGTTGTAGCTACCTCTTCCCATGGGCCATTGTTTTTTTGGTGGTACACCTTTGAAGTGTAGTACTGATCAGTCAGGCCATGTACGGTAGAGAGGCCAGTAGAGGATGATACCGGTTCAGTTATAGAGGTCAACAGTACTTGCTTGACGTAAACTTCCACAACTAGAGTAGGTACACCACCTGTCGTGGTTACCCATGCCTTCAGTAAGTTTGTCCCTGAATCCAACAACCCGGTGGTACGAGTATAATCGTACGTTACCTGGATACTCCCATTCTTAGACATGATGATGTCAATGTCTTGTAGGTTACTCCAAGGCGTACCCGCCACAGAGAAAATACTGTCTCCAGGAATGGTTACACGTCTAGATCCGTTTACCGGGTCAAGTACTGCGCCGTTCTTAAGTACCGGTACCTGGATCGCTAATGTGAAGGTGGTAGCAGAGGGTAAAGAAAACCGCTCCAAGGTATCCACATCACTCATGTGGTGATACAGCTCACTAAAGTTAGATGACATGTGAGGGTATGTTTTACGGGTAAGTCCCTCCCCCTGGATCATCGCAGTTGAAACCATGCTTGCGGACACTTCAACTAACATTGGGAAAGGTCCGGTCGGATCCACTAAGTCAATCTCACCGTCCAATGCCGCTTCCACAGCATCTAATGCACCACCCAGTACCATAGACGGGTCACTGTAGTATCTGTTAACGTTTGCATCCAGTTGTTCGGTTATTTTACTCATTGTCTTTATCCTAGTAAGCTGCTTATTTCACCGGCCATGTAACTGGTCTTACTGGCATACAGTGATGCGTCAATCCACCACTCCATCTCGTTTGTCTCACTGATGTGTGGGTAACCTTCTGACTTGTAAAGGATCCTTTCCCCGGGGGTTAGTTTCACCATGAGGTGCTGGCGTACGCCGTCTCGCATATCCGGGTTAAACGTCTCTACAGTAGTGTTAAACGAGATCAACGTACGGGGGTCGTTTTTCCTACACCCAAAACACTGGAACCGGGTGGTTACCTGGTCTGTGTCAGAGGTACCTGCCTTGGAGTTGTTGTAGTTGAACGCCGCTCCGTCATTGGCCGCGTCTGGATACGCAGCTCCCACGTCAGCCCACTTCCGAATGTACGTTCTTGTTCTATCCATGATGAACCGGTATATTCGGGTGTTGTAGTCAATCGCATTAGTGGGAATGAACTTAGAAAAGGGAACCTGTACCCCAAGTCCAACATTTGTCATGTACCGCATCCACGCGACAAGCATCGGAGTAATTGGATCGCCCTCCATATTTTGAAAGGTAGCGGCAAGTGAGAAGTCACCATTGTAAGATACCGATCCGTCAACCCAACCCGTTGTCTCCTTTCTAAGGCCCTCTGGGGTGCGGTACGTGTCCAACTGGCTGTCAGGCCACCCAGACAGTGACACGAGGGCGTTAGCGAAAATGGGGATGAACGCGTACTTCTCGTTGTGTACCTCAGATCGTTCTAGTCTCGGTGTAAGATCCACACCTGCTACACTGAACTCACTTGGGAATCCAGGAACTGCGGGAGATAATATACATCGAATAGCCCCGGCCATGTGGCGGGTACCCGGTGCCAGGAAATGGGACATCAGTCGATCGGCCTCGATGTTACCATACGACAAGTTAAGGTGTGGTCTTGTAAAAAAGGTCCAACCTTGGTCATCGTAATTTCCAGGGACGGAACTTGGACCACCCGTATGGTTTGGCCCCCGCATCGCTTCCATCATGGCAGCCCCGGGAGTACCCAGTCCACTGGTAGCACCTAACCTGTTCAATGCATCTTTTTTACTCATCTTCATTCTTCCAGGAGTTGTTATGATAAACCTAAGTACGGAAATAACTCCGTTACAGGCGATTAATGAAATCGCTAAAGCAGTTAAGGAAACACGCGCCGCTTCCTTGTCAGAATACACGACGTCCACTCGCCTTTATCCAAAGGTACTGGTTGATGCGTCCCTGACACGACAGGACGATGACGTCCTGTACAATGCCATGCAGACAATGGGCGGTGTCTATGCCGCACACTATATGCAAGCGGTGACTATGGCGAACATCCAATCCATTAACAACCTGCAACTTCTGGATCAGTTTGCTACAGAGCGAAGCTTTGGCAACAGTGGAATTATTCCTGGTGCGTTGGATCAAGTGGCCACAGAGTCCTTTCACAAGTTGGTTCCATTTGCAATGGAGGCCTTCGATGACGATAAAGATGCTAAGCCAGAGAAGCCTCACCAAGGCAATAAGATGGACATGGATAAGATCAATCTGGGTGAAGCCGTTAACCTGGCAGTAGGTCGACAACTCCGTGTTTACATTGGGGTGGGTGAACAAGCCATTGGCATTGACATTACCCTGCAGCTTAACCCAGAGGTAATCCCAGCACAGGCATTACCTGATGTCCTGGCACTGACCACTACGGATAAGAGTTACGTTGGCAGATTCCGCCAGTGGCGCTCTGGTGAGATCGATTCCTTTAATGACTACCTTTGGGGCCTGGATATTATCGAACGTGACCGTAAGGCACTCCTGAACGATCCCAGTGGCATTTACTCTGAAGCCCGTCGTAAGAAGTCGACATCGCGGTGGCAATCCCTGTTGTCAGGAAAGAAGTCTATTAACATGGCATCCACAATGGCGGTAATCTCCACGGGTGTAGCGGATGAGATGCAACTCTCTATTAAGGGTAAGTTAAAACGCCCGAATGTCAGAGAGAAATATTTTGACGCCACTAACTCTATGATGCTGATGGTGTTGGACCAACGCAAAGAACGCGTTACTCTTTACCAGCGTGGTATTGCCAAACATGGGGTTTATTCTTTCCGAGATATTGAGAAGGTCGGTAAATCAAATGACGGAATGGACATTGGTGCCGTTCTACAGGCTTACAAAATGGGCGATGCCCCTTCACTATAAAGGTACTTGTTATGTTTGACGAAACAACACGCCGTACGGTAATGACGGGACTCGCCGCCTTTGCCTCTACTTTGTTACCGTCGTTTAGTAAGAGTCGCATTACCGAGGACCTTAACAGTGCCTTCAAAGTGATGACTCGCTTGCGTGACCTGTATGACGGAATGCTAACCCGGGACTACATTCCCGTTATTGAATCTAATTACGGTCACCTACTGGGTGCGTTGAAAGGACGATCCACCATGTTCCGTGGTGACTTGCTGAAACACATTGGTATGATTGTCGATAAGCGAGTACGTGAACAAGGTGAGATCATGGACTTTGCAGACGACATCTTCGGAACGGTTGTATCTACGGATGCATTAGATCATCGGCGTTTGCAGATGCTGCGTTACGTGGAAGGACTTAACTACTTCAACCTGTACGCACGTAAGTTATTGATTCATGTGAACCACCTGCGCATTCAAGATGAAACCGTTGTAAGTGGGTTAGATGAGATTGATACTGACTTCTTACTGAACCAAGCCAACCAGATTGCATTTGCAATGGTGGCCACGGTAATGGAACATGATGCCAAGTTTGTCCGTAAGTCACTGGACAAAGTTTCGAAGATTAAGTACACGGAAGAATCTTACCGGCTAATGGAGCTGGATAAGAAGAACAAACGTAAGATGGATCCCCTGGGCCAGAACATGATTCCCGTTATTGGGGATTTGGTTTACCACCTGGGTACCGCAAAGAACCTGTGGTTTAAACATCGTCAAGATCTGAACGACGAAGAGATTGAAAAGATCCAAATCCAGTTGCTGTTGCTTAAACGCAAACGCGATGGTGTAGAAGATAAAGAGGAAATCGCTAAGCTGACAAAGCAGATCGATTACCACAATAGTCGGATCAATAAGATCTCGGCTAAGATCGAAGACATCGAAGAAGACTGAGGGCGGCGAGATGAGGGTGGTAACAGATAACGACGATTGGGAAAAGATGTGTACCATAATGGCACTTCAACAGGCGAGGATATCTGACAGCTATAGTATGAAAGACATTGTCCACCTACTGGACATCATAAACCGAGCACCGTCCCTTGCGTCGCAAGGTGGGAAGGTCACGATGTCTGCTTTAGATATGGTGGACGATATTATCGACCACGCAGCGGGACGTAGGACACGTGTGTACCCCTACTTCTACCTTACCGGTAAGGCAGAGGAAAAGGAGATGGCTCTCCCAGCCGAACGGTTCCGAGAACTGATATCGAAACGACAAGACCGCATGAGGAAGATAGGCAATGGGAAACCATGGTCCTGTTTCTCTTTGTACGGCGATGTCAATATGGAAGTTGTCAACATTGCAATTTCTGCTACATACGTGGCCACGCAGTTGTGTGGTAAGGCGGTTCAAATTACGAAGGGGACGGTAACTCCTCTTCGCTCAAGAGTGTGATCACACTAAACGTTAAGGATATATCCAGAATGAATATGAATTTTTTAGACGATGCTGGCCTTGCTAATAGCACTGCCTTTGGCGATGTACCTTTTGCCGTAGAGTCCTACGGTGTACAGGAAAGTGAGAAAGAATTGGCCCAAGCTGCCTTAGACTGCATCGAAATCGATCAGACTTTGGAAAATGCCACTGGTGCTGTTACTGCAATGGAATCACTGCATGCAGTTGCTGTTGCGTCTGTAGCAGACGGCAGAGGTTTGGGTGAACACGGTGCTGCGGCGTTGTTACAAGGCGCAGATTGTGCTTTGGGTATGATTGGTGCTTCTGGTGCAGTACGCATTGCCAGCATGGAAGACTTCGGTGGTGTTAATGGTCGCGTTCGTGCTACCACGCATGCAATGGAATCGTTCACTGATACCATGAAAAGCATTTGGGATACCATTGTAAAGTGGTGGAACAAGGCTAAAGAGGCAGTGATTAAGTGGTTCCAAAAGCATATCAGCTCTTTAGGTCGTTTGAAGATAGCAGCTAAGGCACTCGGTGAGAAAGCTGAGAAGTCTGATAATTCTCCTAAAGAGAAGAAATTGGAATTCTCCAAAGCTAAGTACCTCACAGTTGGTGATTCATTGGCTAAAACCGCTGAAGCATCCCTTTTGGAAGACCTGAACAAAATCAGTGACAAAGTCATCAGCAAGGAAGCTATTTCCGAAACGGCAGAAGGGTTCATTAAAACCGCCGAGGACAGTGTTAAGGCAATTGGCAAAATCGACATTACGGAAGCCAAGGATACTGATAAGTTTACAAAACTTACCGAGGACGTACAGGCAGAGGCAGAGAAGGCATCCAAGGAGTACAATACTGACCTGGGGTCCCTGCTGGTCATGACTAAAATGGAGAATGACGCACCCAACGGTGACAAACGCATCAAAGTCCCAAAAAAGAAAGAGGGCTATAATTCCGAACGCATGTGTGGCAATGCACTTTGGTACGCCGATAGGTACGAAAAATCTGAATCTGGGTCAACCTTGTCCAAGTTGAAGTTCTACGGTACTGATCCTGCTAAGTTCAAAGACAAAGACGATCATGAAGTCGACGCTTTGACAGGTGGTGAAGTAAGCGAGGTCTGTGAAAAGATTGTTGAAGGTATTGAATTCTTGCAACGTCGTGATCCCTTCAAGAAGTTGTCAAGTGATACTAAGAAACTGACAAAGATTGGGAAAGAAGTCCAAAAAGCTTCTAGTGACTTGGTTAAGGGTGAAGACGTATATGGACCTGAGGTGAAGGATGGTACTAATAAGCCAAAGCCTGGTCCGAAGCTTAGTGTGAAGTCAGAAGTTGCTACACTGAAGAAGCAGTTAAAGGGCCTCGCGGGGTCGTTCAGTACTATCACTGACAATGCGCGTACTCCTGTTCGTGAATACATCCAACATGTATCCACAGTAATGGGTGCATATTACAGCTTCTGTAGCATGTCTTACAGTAACCTGAAACCTGACAACGACTGATTGATGGTCTAAGGCTGGTTTAAAGGTACGTCGGGCATTTCCGACGTACCTTTAAGAACAACAGGATAGGTCCAGAATGAATATGAATTTTTTAGACGATGCTGGCCTTGCTAATAGCACTGCCTTTGGCGATGTACCTTTTGCCGTAGAATCCTACGGTGTACAGGAAAGTGAGAAAGAATTGGCAGATGCTGCGTTAGCCTGTATCGAAATCGATCAGACTTTGGAAAATGCCACTGGTGCTGTTACTGCAATGGAATCACTGCATGCAGTTGCTGTTGCGTCTGTAGCAGACGGCAGAGGTTTGGGTGAACACGGTGCTGCGGCGTTGTTACAAGGCGCAGATTGTGCTTTGGGTATGATTGGTGCTTCTGGTGGTATGCAAATGTATGCCGCTGAGAGTTACGGCAGTAACAGTGGGTTCGCTACACATGCAATGGAATCGTTCTCTGAAACTATGGAAAAGATTTGGGATACCATTGTAGAGTGGTGGAACAAGGCTAAAGAGGCAGTGATTAAGTGGTTCCAAAAGCATATCAGCTCTTTAGGTCGTTTGAAGATAGCAGCTGAAGCCTTAGGCGAGAAAGCTGAGAAGTCTGATAATTCTCCTAAAGAGAAGAAACTGGAATTCTCCAAAGCTAAGTACATCACAGTTGGTGATTCATTGGCTAAAACCGCTGAAGTCTCCCTTTTGGAAGACCTGAACGAAATCAGTGACAAAGTCATCAGCAAGGAAGCTATTTCCGAAACGGCAGAAGAGTTCATTGAAATCTCCGAGGCCAGTGTTAAGGCAATTGGCAAAATCGACATTACGGAAGCCACGCCGGCGGAGTTTGATACCCTTATCCTCACCACGGCGTTAGAAGCATCAAGGGCATCCGTAGTGTACAGCGATGGCCTGGATAAACTACTTGGCCTTGATGCACTGGAGAATGACGCACCCAACGGTGACAAACGCATCAAAATACCAAAAAAGAAAGAGGCCGCTATTTCCGAACGCATGTGTGGCAATGCACTTTGGTACATCGATAGGTACACCAACAGCGAAGATGGGACAGTCTTTCCCAAGTTGAAGTTCTACGGTACTGATCCTGCTAAGTTCAAAGACAAAGACGATCATGAAGTCGACGCTTTGACTGGTGGTGAAATCAGTGAGGTCTGTGAAAGGATTGTTGATGGCATTGAGTTCTTGCAACGTCGTGACCCTTTCAAGAAGTTGTCAAGTGATACTAAGAAACTGACAAAGATTGGGAAAGAAGTCCAAAAAGCGTCCATTTCCTTGGTTAGGGGTGTAAAGGTGCGTACACCCGGTGGGGTTACTACAACCACTGAAGAGATCCGCGTGACAGTAGAGAAGACTCATAGTACAAAGTCAGATGTTTCTAAGCTGAAGAAGGCGTTAAAGACCCTCACGGGCTCGTTCAACATCATCACTGACAATGCTCGTACTCCTGTTCGTGAATACATCCAACATGTATCCACGGTAATGGGTGCTTACTACAGCTTCTGTAGCATGTCTTACAGTAACCTGAAACCTGACGACTCTTGATCGGTTGATCTAAGGCTGGTTTAAACATACGAAGGGACGGTAACGCCTCTTCGATCAATAGTGTGATCACACTAAACGTTAAGGATATATCCAGAATGAATATGAATTTTTTAGACGATGCTGGCCTTGCTAATAGCACTGCCTTTGGCGATTTACCTTTTGCTGTAGAATCCTACGGTGTACAGGAAAGTGAGAAAGAATTGGCCCAAGCTGCGTTAGCCTGTATCGAAATCGATCAGACCATCGAGAAAGCAGCCGGTGCCGCTTGTGCAATGGAATCACTTGCTGGTGTTGCCAGTGATTCCTTGGCTGACGGTGGTGTTACCGGTCATGATGCTGCTGCGGTTATGGCTGCTGCTGATGTTGCGTTGATGACGATCGGTGCTGGTGGTGGTATGCAAATGCCTGCCGCTGAGAGTTACGGCAGTAACAGTGGTTTCGCTACACATGCAATGGAATCATTTTCTGAAACCATGACAAAGATTTGGGATACCATTGTAGAGTGGTGGAACAAAGCTAAAGAGGCAGTGATTAAGTGGTTCCAAAAACACATTAGTTCTTTAGGTCGTTTGAAGATAGCAGCTAAGGCCTTAGGTGAGAAAGCTGAGAAGTCTGATAATTCTCCTAAAGAGAAGAAATTGGAATTCTCCAAAGCTAAGTACATGGCTACCGAAGACAAGTTGCCTACCTCTGCCGAAGCGGATGGCCTGGACATGCTGAACACAATCAGTGACAAAGTCATCAGCAAGGAAGCAATCGCAGAATACACCACCAGCTACATTGAAGATATGGAAGCCGTGGTGGAAGGCCTGGAAGTCAAAAAGGAAAATACTGTTGCTGTTGCGAACACCTCTGTCGAATCTGCCTTGGCGGAGGCAATTTCTACCTACGAAGGTGCGATTACCACCCTCCTTGGTTTGACAAATTCTGCAAGTGACGCAGACGACAAACGCATCAAAGATCCCAAATCGGGTGGTAAAGTCAATGTCTCTGATTTGTTGACTGGGCTTGCTCGTTGGACAGGTACCGTAAAGGAAACAGGTACAGGCGAGGAAAAACAAGGGCTTTCCCTCATATCCATCACCTTCTACGGTACTGATCCTGCGAAGTTCAAAGACAAAGACGAGCATGAAGTCGACGCTTTGACAGGTGGTGAAATCAGTGAGATCTGCACTAAGATTGTTGAAGGCGTTGACTTCTTGCAACGACGTGATCCTTTCAAGAAGTTGGCCAGCCATGGCAAGAAACTGAAATCGTTGGGTACTTCCTTCAACAAGAAAGTCAAGGAAGTAACCGACGAAGCCGGTGCTGGTGCGGGTAAGAAAGACGAGGGCGCTAAAGCACTGCGCAAGTTGTCTGGTAAGGTCACTAAGTCAATGACCAACGTGACCACCAATGCTCGTACTCCTGTTCGTGAATACATCCAGCATGTATCCACTGTAATGGGTGCTTACTACAGCTTCTGTAGTAAGTCTTACAGTAACCTGAGACCTGACGACGCTTGATCGGTTGGTTTAATTAGGTAGTACAACCACCTCCTTCGGGGGGTGGTTGTTTATGCTGTCGATCCTATATATGTCACCAGGAGAAGGCAATGCCTTATGTAACGCAGATTATACCACAGCACGAGATAACCATAACCAGACCGGTTATTACCCAGTTTGTGGAAGACATAATGAAAGCATACGGTGTCCCATCCGACATGCGTATTGTCTATGAAGAGGAGTTGGGATCATTGCCCTTAAGAGAGGCACTCCTAGCAAAGAAGAAAACAGCCAAGGACAACGACCGGGATAAAGATAAGGACATCCAAATAGAGGTACCTAGAAACCACGACTTTGTAAAGGTAACCTACCGTGAGAAGTACGCAGAAGATGCGGTATTGCGGTCAGTAGCGTATAACCGAGAACACGTCTGTGTCTTTAATGACCAGTCATTAGGATTACGACTGAGCGCTACGTACGCTTCCGTTATAGTAGAGATGAACATTACCTTTAACTTCCGGTCAAGAGTAACCTTATCTGCCCTTAGACGGCGTCTGAGGATGGCACACGGGTTATCTGCAATTCAGGTAAGGCATTCCATTCGGTACAACTACGGTCTTCCTAAGGCCATGACAGAGTTCTTATATGACGCGTGGGTAATGAGAGAAGCAGTAGAACCATATGGCGATACCCTGTCTGAGTACTTAGACAACCACTTCTACAAGGGAAGAATGTCAAGAGCAAACGTATCGAGTACCTACGCCAGGGTAGCCATTGATGAGATCCAGTCAAACATCCGGGGTGAGGTGGCTTCTGAGTTCTTCTATAATGAGCCAGAAGTAAATGAAGGAGTTTATGAATTGGGGATGGAATACAAGACTCAGTACGAACAACCCATTGGACTGGTACTGCGTTACCCTAACATGATACACAACCAACATATCCCAGAGCGCTATCAGGAGATATGGGAACCCCCACCCGTTGTAACCACGTTCATTGATACCATGCGATCATATCCCCGTATCGAAAACGATTACGCAATCCCACCCATGTTAGAATTACCAGGAGACACCCGACTGGACCCGACGGATGAGTGGTTTCCAGAAAGAGCCAGTGAAGGTTACGGTACGGTGGTTATCGTCCCATTGGAGGTCGAGTTAGGTAACCGAAGAAGTGTTTTCAACTTATCCGACTTACCAGAGAACTACTTACCCCTGCACATCCGTAACTACATACAGGACCACCCATTGGATTCCATTGTACCTCACCGCAGTGCGTATCTGGTACAGGCCCATCGGTTAGGCGACAATGAAGATCTCAGTGTGGTTGAGATAAGTCCAACGGGTGACATAACCACAACCATAGACATGGATCCTAGAAAACGAAACTACCTTCGGATATCTATGTTGATGGACTTAGGGAATCTCTCCCAGGACCACTTTGATTACCTCGCAGCGAATCCATATATGGCAGAAGCCACATTGGATGCACGTTGTCCTGGTATCCGGTTAAACACAAATGGACTACTTCGGACCATTGGCGTATCTCCCGGTTGGAAGGTAGCTAAGCCTTCCTTACGAGATACCATCGGACGGATGCCCTCGACCGGTGCCATTTACAAAGAAGCAATTACCCACGGTACACGTACTGTGATGAACACCGCGCTTGTCGCGCTTAGGAAATAACAATGGCCATTGCAAACTTCAGCAAGTCAAGCGCTGCCCCACCCCCAACTGGTGTAGAGCGTGAGATTTTATCTAACTCCCGTTACCAGTCTTCTAACCTACTCAACCCACAGATCACCGAGATCGAAGGGGAACCCTGGGAAGGAACATGGTATTCTAACCGACTGGTAGAAGGACAAGAGCCCCGTTACCCAGATCTGGCACTGGACCCTACCCTGCAACAATACCAAAAGATCATCCGATTTAAGGTAGCACTGGAAAGTCCCATTGATCCAGACATGGCACCCACCACGGGAACCATTGAGCTTAGAGCAGCAGCCCAAATCTACAGTGGGACAGTAATTCCAAAGGTAAGCGATGTCTTTGTTGTGCAACTCACACCGGGTAGGTTCGCGGCGTTCGTAGTGACTGAAGTACAACCGGTCAGTTACTTTAACAAACCGACTTACCGTATTAACCTTTCCCTACACACAGAAGACCCGAATGTAATCGAGAACATGGATTCCAAAGTCGTGGAAAACCTGGTGTTCGACTACGGTCGCTTTAGAGAAGGTAAGGAATCCATTCGCACCTACGTTCAGGCTAATTCCGAACTGCAACTGCACACTGTCATTAGGACGCTCATAAGTGCCCTCTACGATGAGTTCTACGATACCCTTACAAAGACATTCGTAATGGATGACGATTCCACCAGCCGCTTGTATGATCCAATTGCGGTGGCATTCTTTAATAAAGTGGTAGGTCGGGAGCTAAGAGGTGGTAAACCTCGTCCAGAAGTCTACTATGATGGGCGTGCCACACAGTACCTAGAGAGACCCACCCTGTGGAGAGCATTGGCAATGGGTACCTCTACAGGCATGGCGGTATTCCCAAGGAGCTTCTCACGCTTGGACCCAACCTTCTTTAGAGAACAAGAGTTGTGGTTCTCACTTGCATCTGCTGGTGTGGGTGAAATACTCACGTGTGACAGTTGGAAAGCAAGAGGGGGTACTGAAAACCCCTATGTGCTGAGTAATGAGTTTTACACTGGAGACAGCACGATGTCTTCTCTCGAAGCACTTGTACTCCTAGCCATTGACCGGGGTAACATTCTGAGCGATAACTTGGCAACCGAAATAAATGCATTGGAAAGTACAGACCTGACTACCGTTGAAAGGTTTCACAGGACTATATTACTTATTTGCCTAACCCTACTTAAAACAGGAGAACGATAATGACAACCGATACCTTAGCCAAGTTGGCGGAAATCGAACACTCGATTTTCACAAAGACATATCTGTGTAAGTGTACCCCGGAAGATTACACTATGACACAAACCCCGGTTTGCATTGAACCGGATAACCTTCCCCGTGTTTCTATTAGCCCCGAAGGAAACAGAGTGGTTCGAACCGTGGTGTCACCAAACGCTGCGATGATTGAAACCGTCTTATCAAGACAGTTACGATATACTGGGGATAAAGAAACGGATGATCGCGTTGCCCGTACACGTGCAGCGTACAACTTCACCGTGGACGACATGGTAGAAGTGTTGGATAAGGGTGGAGAATTTGTTTTCACCAGTCCAGCCGATGTGAGTGAGATTGCGGATACCGTGTGGGACTACATTGACACCACAGACAAACACCGGAGAGCCGCAATCCACACGTGTATAGAAGTATCTGACGCAGAGGAAACCTACCACAAGCTAAGTGTGTTCCTTAAGAAGATGGAACACCTCCTGAATATAACCGATCGAATGCGGAAGGACTCAGGTTTCGCAGCAGACATGAACGATATCTTCAAGGAGGTGGGATTCACGATGGGTGGGTCTAACTCACTGATCGATGACATATTAAACTCCACTCCATCCGTTGACGACATTGTACCTGTTAAGGCAGTCGATGAAAAACAAAGTGCAGCAGCGTATGCCCGGTCCAGGGGGACGTACTCTGACCCATGGGATAACTTATAAGGAAGAACAATGAGTGTACGCAATCCAATCACCTATGAGGAGTTGTTAGAGCTTACACGGTCCCCGGGGTTTCTTACCTCATGGGACATAAACTGTACACTCTCTATAGCTGAGGTACCTCACGATGTTCTTAACACGGGCGGCATAATGGCTACTCGTATGTTTGGCGAAACGTACTATGGTAACATGTTCCTGGTCATTGATGTTGATTCCGTGGTACATCAACGAATGGTGAACCATAAGGATCACCTTACAGTGGAGATCACCCGCAGGCAGATAACAGAGGAAGGGATTGATGCCGGAGACCATTTAACCTTCAGCCAGACCTTTGACGCTAAGTTAACCGACGCCACAAATCCAGACATCATGGCACTGACTGCCGCTACACATGGAAACTCGGTTACCCAGCAGTTAACCCAACCTAGGAAAATCGCACTCCAGCTAATAGAACCCTTTCTTTCGGACTACCGTCTTGTTAGCACGGGTGGAGTATACCGCGACGTTACCATGAAGGAGATCCTACAAGTGGTCCTCGGGGTAAACATGGGTAAAGTACCGGATGCCGCAATGTTGTCCTCTAGGGAGTACCCTGGACTACGGGGAGTGGATGTTACCGAACCCGATAACACCACCCGATACAGTCACCTACTTATCCCACCGATGAAGTTGGTAGAGATACCTAAGTTTCTACAGGAGAAAGCAGGGGGTGTTTACTCGAGTGGGTTGGGGTGGCATGTGTATCGTGGGATCTGTTATGTGTATCCTAGACTTAAAACAACGGGGTTCCAGGAACAACCCCGCACCTTAACGGTACTGAACATCCCAACCGGGGAAATCCCAACCCTAGAGAAGACGTTCCTTGTGAGATCAAACCAGGTGTTTGTGTTCTCTACCGGAAGCACTGGACACGCAGATGAATCGGAAGGGGTACTATCCAACGTGGGGAATGGGATACGGTACAGTCCGGCCTCCCACCTCCTTGATTCCTTTCGAACGGTAAGTGAGAACAAAGCCTGGTGTATTCGAAAGGACAACGTCAAAGAGTTCATTGTAAAGGAACGCCCGGATGGACGTAACAATATCCGAGACATTCCCGGTAACTTTACCGATAACCCATATCCACTGTTAAGTGAACTTACCCTTGGCCTAGGGAGTGTCATTCGTCTTAACTGGGACCACGCTGCACCACAGCTTGTATACCCAGGTATGCAGGTACGTATCCTGTATAAGAAGGGAGAACACATTGTACAACGGTATGGGAGTCTAATGGGCATTGTTGAGGTGGAAGTCTCTGCAACAGAAACCCTACTGGACAACCACTACACTAACACGTGCTCCCTCATTGTACGTGTAGCAGAAGAAGAAATAACCGCATAGAACCCCGACCCCAATATGGGGTCGGAATATGTTGCCATGTGTAACCACTCAGGAGAATAACATGCAACTTAAAGAAGACCAAGTCATCGACACCGTCGTAATGCACAACGTTCGTTTATACTACGCTATATCCCAGCGGACCTTGGCAAAATCAAAACGGATGTCCAGTACAGCGGCATACCGCATGGAAAGAAACAACCCCTGTGTTTATATCTTACTGGTCAGAGACTTCCTCAGAACACGAGATCCCCATTTTACCAACCGGTCTCTTGCACTTACATTCGGAGCAATGGGAGTGGTTTTAGAGCATGTCCCTGTTGTGAAATTTGCGTTCCTGTTTACCGTCCCGTACGACAAGATAACCCTGGCCCGAACTTGGTTAGATAATAATCCAACTGAGGAAGTTACTGCCATGATCGCAGCGTATACGGGGTTTCTGGAGGAGAATAGTTTCAATAACCTATTACATTACCGATAACACATCCGTGTTATTTAACCAATTTGGAGATACAAAGCCTATGAATACCGAACAATTGATTGAAGCGGTTGTTAGTTCCGCTCAGGACTTGGCGAACGCACTGGACGCTCAGGGAAATAACGCGACGCGTATTTCCCACGTACTTGCTATTCAAGACGGGGCTAGGGCCCTCCCCGTATTCCTTGTGGAAAATGGCGATGCATACTTATCCAAAATGCATCATGTTGTCGCGATGGCCATGGCCACTCTCGCGGATGAGGTCGGGTTACAGGCAACCGGTCGCTTCCTGATGGGTGCCATTATGGAATGGGAAGTCAATTCTCCGTCATTCGAGGAACATTTCCACTTAATGAATTCTGCAGATGGGAGAACAGCTCCACGTGTCTCCATTGCAATACGCACAATCATGCACAAATATGAAGGTGCAGTGGACTTTCTAAACGTCCAACTCGAGGCTAACAAAGCGATCACGGCTGCTATTGAAGCGGTGGACCTCTCCAATATGGAAGAGATTACATTAGCGGCGAACCGCAAACACTGACGTGAAACTTAACCACGTGTAATAAAGAGGCCCTTAACGGGGCCTCTTTATTTTTTGCCGTTTCAGCCATTATTAAGAACCACATTACCTTACTGATAACACGTCCGTGTTATCTAACCCATTTGGAGATACAACGATTATGAACAAAATTACCAAACAATTGGTTGAAACTATTGTTAATTCCGCACAGGACTTGGAAAACGCACTGAACGCGCAGAAAGAGAACTCGACGTGTATGGCTCACGCACGTGCTATTTGTGACGTGGTTAACGCACTCCCCGTATTCCTTGTGGAATATGGCGATACATACTTATCGAAAATGCATCATGTTGTCGCGATGTCCATGTCCACTCTCGTGGAAGAGGTCGGACCACAGGCAACCGGTCGATTCCTGATGGGTGCCATAGCGGAATGGGAAGTCAATTCTCTGACATCCGAGGAACATTTCCACTTAGTAAATTCTGCAGATGGGAGAGCAGCTCCACATGTCTCCATTGCAATACGCACAGTCATGCACAAATATGAAGGTGCAGTGGACTTTCTAAACGTCCAACTCGAGGCTAACAAAGCGATCACGGCTGCTATTGAAGCGGTGGACCTTTCCAATGCGGAAGAGGACAAAGAGGTTACATTAGCGGCGAACCGCAAACACTGACGTGAAACTTAACCACGTGTAATAAAGAGACCCTTAACGGGGCCTCTTTATTTTTTGCCGTTTCAGTCATTATTAAGAACCACATTACCTTACTGATAACACGTCCGTGTTATTTAAATTTTTGGAGATTTACTTATGGTAAATACAGATACGATTATACCGAGGCAACATACGCTCGGTGAGTTAATAAAGGTGCACCGTGCTCGCGGTTCACTCTCTCAGGCTTCCCTGTCAGATATAGCGGGTTTATCCCGGACGCATCTCTCTCGAGTAGAAGTGGGGTCGGCTAAGGCCAATCCCCTGTTTATATCTCGGCTGTCTAAGTGCTTGTCCCTGACACCGGGTGAGTCCTCTGATCTAAGACGTGCTGCTACACGGGCAAATCGATACCTAGATAAGACAGACGTTACACGGGATGCCTTATTTAACCAGGTTGGTAAAACAATTGACATCATGTCAGAAGGTGATGCAAATGCAATCTCCCGGATTGTACTTCATTACGCTCGTGAACTAGGAGAAGTAAAATGACAACCTTACATGCTTACATTGACGGGAACACCGGCTATGTACTAGCCGATTCGATTGGTACCACTGATAACCCCACGGTAGGAAGAATTCCGGCTAATAAAATGTACTCCACCCCATATGCTGTCTTTGCTTTCGCTGGGGATGCTAAAGAAGCTAAACGTAAGGCAGAGTACATCATTAACCAAGGACCCATCCCAATGGACAAGTGGCTGGAGCAGATATCCGATCCGGACAACAAGGAGCCTAAGTACGCCAGCGTAGGTATATACCGTACAGCGGAGGGAAAGTTATATTACTTCCTCTCGGAGGGGGATGTCAGGAAGTTCCACACTATAGATAGTGGAAACTCATGGGGTGTATGTGCGGGGTCGGGTGCTGGAGCAATGTATACGTTACTACATCTTACTACCGACCGCAGCATTGAAAAATCCCTAAAACTATTCAAGACGGTTGTGGCACTGGACAAGTTCTCGGGTGGGGAGTGTGTTTGGAAATCAATTGAGGGTAAAACATGAAACATACACTGATCTGTGATAAAACCGTCGGGATGGTACAGGTAGCTCACTTCCCACGTCACCTGCATATCTCGCCACTGCGCAGTTCTGAACCTGGGTACTTTACCAAAAACGGTTGGACTGTAGTGGGGGACATCTCCGCAATGTTTAAATCCAGGTTATTCGAGTACATTGCGGAACGGTACAAAACTAAAGAAGGGCGGTCGGATCTGCTTACGTCTGGCCTTAAGCCAAGTATGATGCAGCACCATAAGGTTTACCCAGATAGACGGGATACATGTATCGTTATTCCTCCGGATGAAAATGCACGACACATGTGTACCATGTTTGGTCCATGGTATGGGACACTGAACCCGGGCCTCACGATAAGCAACACCGGGGATCGAGAAGATGGATTTGAAGCATGTCTAGCGTGGGAGTGTCGGGTCTTGGAAGCAATCGAGTCCGGTAACGAGTCGTATCTACCGACTATCCTGGAAGTAGCCGCGTTGCAGTCACACCACTACCTCCCACATCCAAATGGAATGGAGCTGGTTACGATCACTCCAGCCGGGGTGACTACTAAACCATATTCTTCCCTGGAACTGGCAGAAATCTACAAGGGGTTCCATAAGAATGTGGACTTATACATGGCGTCGTTCACGAAAAAGAAACCAGTTAGAAAGAAACGAACGCCAAAGAAGTAACTAACCCCCAGGCTCTCAACCGAGAGCCTACCATAGGAGTAAAGAAACATGAAACGATTTGACACAATCGCCTATCTACTCGATACAAAACTTTGTGTAATGCCTGGCATTAACGATTCCACCGTGTATCCGGTATTGGTAAGCAAACATGAGGTGCGTAACATATGTGAAGGGTCCGAAAAACCTTTCGGAGTCGCAGCATTTACTGACCTCGGGATATATGGGTACACCGGTACCCACGGGGGCGTTACCGTCTACAACCCGGACACCACAGAACGTGTTCTCAGGATCCCACCGCCCCCTGGTGGGTGTTTAAAGTGGGCGGGACACTCCGGGAATTATGCCGTTTCCATACTGCGCGAGGTAGTGCCAGGTACCCCCTTCGTGGTTAGGCAGTGTGACCTAGCAACCGGATACACCCAGGTGTATCGGTTATTTCCCGATCCCCAAGAAATCGACCTAGAAGACATTTCGACCATCAAGTTGGGTACCTTGAAACACAAGGGTTCTCTCCCCACGGTGGTTCTTTACATCACGTACCTGTGTTTAGCCGACGAAATACATGCGGTCGCACCATTGGATAGGGTAGATGATTACGCGCTGACCAGAATCGACTATACCGAAGACCAGTGGGCCGTTTTCGAAAACGAATACCTGTGGCCAGAAGGGGAACTTCGGTTTCCCACAGTGAAAGAAAGTCGACCCGTATCTGGAATCCGAAAGTACGTAAACCGGGTAAGACGCAGACTTTCCGTAATTTGGAGTAACGAAGAATGACCATGGAAAACGACGTCATCCCAATGACAGGGGATGGTCGTTCTTCTACCAGTAGCACTATAGCAACAGGTAGCAATGTGACCATACCCAACCATCCCATCTACCTGCGTACTACGCTGACAGCATAAGTAGGAGGCCCTTAACGGGGCCTCTTTCTTTTTTACCGGTATACCGGTACATGGACGTTCCACCGGTATTCTAGTCCAGAAGCAGCAGACGCCAATGTCCCACTGGTTTGGATGTTCTCCCATCTCTGGTAGGCATGGTGGTTAGGGAAGAAGGTATCCGCTCCATATGTACCGGTTACTTGGGTAACGTACAGTAAGTCAACGTGTGACAGGAACTCCTTGTAAATGGACTCCCCACCTACTACCCATGCGTTATCTTCATTGGCCGCCAACTCCATGAACTCATGTAAGTTGTTTATAACCGTACAGTCCCCTGGGCTAAATGAGGGATCCCCACTTAGAACACACGTCTTTCTTCCGGGTAACGCCTTCCCGATGCTGTCATAGGTACCCCTACCCATGAACAGGACGCCTCCCATGGTAAGGGCTTTAAACCGCGCTAAGTCTTCCGGGATACTCCACAATAACTTACCATCCTTACCAATCCCATTTTCATCGTCTACCGCTACAATCATCTTAAGCACATTGCTCTCCAGTACATTACCATGCTTCTTCAACAGGGTTTTCCAGTTTAGGGACATCATCATCCCCGAACCCTAAGTCTTCCCCACCGACCCCATCTTCGCTGTCGTTGGATCGTCTACCTAGGTCGTAAATTACTTTAGGTACGTCATCGTGAATGTCATCTACAATGCCACCTACCTTATGGAACTCATACGCAAAGTTACAGTGTGCTTCTGGTGTAATTGAAATACCCCGGTGCTTACCCCTTGCGAATACCAAATATTCTTTCTCTCCAAACTTGTGTTTGTGGATAATCCACTCCAGGTCCAGTTTGGTATGTAAACTTTTCGTGTTTCTGTAATACCCGCCCTTAGCAACAAGCTTAGGTAAGTTGGTGGTTCCTTCACGAGCCAATTCCTGGGCCTCTGTGGAGAGTTGATGTCCGTTGACGACGGTTATACCCCTGGAGTAACAATGGTTGCGTACGGTCTCTACAGCCCCGTTAATAGCTTCATCGATTCTTTTAGAGCCGTCCTTAGATGCAATGAGTTCCAAGTAATCAATTGCGACTAGGTGAATCTCGTATCCTTCACGTGCATAATCCTCCAGTACATCAAGTACGTCATACACTTTAAATACGTTGGCATCATAGCACAACATATCGAACGTGTACCCATTGACACCCAGCTTCTCAATGATGTAATCCGTTGCCTTGTCTGGATCAACGTTCTTAACATCCACACTCTGACGAGTCTCATGTTCTACAAGCGATTTGTAAATCAGTGGTAAATCCTGATCGGGTTGATTCTCGAAGCTGATCCGGAGCACCAGTGGTTTTTTCTTTTCATCTAACATGTACGGTTCGTTATGAATACATGCCCAGCGAACACAGTCATTAAGAATACCGGTCTTATACTGATGCGGTAACCCACCAAAGTTAACAAACTCGCCTCGTCTGTAACCAAACCCGCCACAACCCCGATTAAGTCCAACCAAACCGGTCTTAATCATCCCTGCTTCGGAGTAACTCTTAGAGGTCTTTACTAAAGTATCCTTTAGACTCTCCCGGTCTCCCGTGCTAAGGCGCGCCACAAACCCAGGTTTCTCACCCCCTTCCCCTTCCCCTACAAAGGAGACAATGTTCTCCTGTAGTTCTCGTAACTCATCCCGAACGTCCACCAGTTCGTCACTGTAGTTCACCTTCTTATTAGCAGAAGAGATTATGCGTCGTGCTCGTTCGTTATTAAGCTCGTACCTAAGGGAAGAAGAAAGTGCGTAGATGCGTTTACTGGACCGCTCACCGTCACCGTCCACCATGAGACTGGTTGTGAGTTCTGCTAACAGGGAAGGCTCTTCATCCAGATCCAACCTAACCCTAGATAAGATGTCTTCCTTAGTAAACTCAATAGTTCCAAAGGTACGGATCATCCAGCTTAACATAGAGAGTGTGTTCTTGCCAGCAACTTGTTGTTGGGTTTCTCCAATGGTGGACTTAGGAATGGAAATATTCTCGAGCGATTCTTTAACTACATCAATTACTGGGGTCCAACTACCATCTGTCTTTGAGGCGAGGTACATAATGGTCGTGCAGTGTACCAATGTTACATACGGGTTAGACATGTCTTTGTATTCCTTCATTCGTTTTTTGGCTTACTCTATTGTACGTACACGTAAAAGAAATAATCCTATGTAACCTAAGGAAAACCTATGAAGACTTTATACTTGAGTGCAGAGGTACTGGATGGGCTAGCAGGGATGGGCGTTTCCATTTCATCGTCTGTCTTGTTTCCTGCATTAGAACGTATAGGGGCCTTTGACACGTGGGAAAATAATACGTGTTATGTGACCAGTAAAATACTGACAGCGCATAACTGGCCCTTTTACAACGATCCCAGTTTTACTATTGCACACATGACGTACCATGCCGAAGAAGTAACCTCTTTAGGGCACAGGGCTTTGTTTGTCGATAGGAACGAATACTATGAGACACATGGCGTAAACGACGCTGATGTACCTCAATTTTACGAACTTGATGCTCAGGTTAATGCCGGAGTTCTCTTATTGACAGACGCAGGCGAGAAGCTTAACTACGTCGAGTCGGTAACTAAATACTTTACGGCTATGTCCCAATACGCTAGCGCTAGCGATGTCGTGGAGTCCGATACCTTCGCTCTATGGGCGAGAAAAAACCTTAAGGAAGTATGATGTCATTTTTGAAAAAAACAGATGTAGAAGTACAGGCGGCTAACGCGTTCTCGGAGATCATCTCCGCCAAGCACGAAGCAAACAAGGCAATTTTTAATACTGACATGGCATCGGATGTGGTTGCCATGGAGTCATTTGGTTCTTTGCCCTCGACCGGTGCGCAAGATCTGGAAGTACAGGGCGCAAACGCGAACCAAATGCTGGCCGATGCCGGTATGGAAGCGGTCATGAACCACGCCTATGGCGTTAACCACCTGGACGATAACGGTAACCCTGTGGACCAGTATGTTTCAGACGCGCATGACCTGGCCATGGAAGCAGGTGCATTGGCATTTATGAGTGCAGGTGCAGGTAAGGATAGCTTGGTTCCAGGCGAAGTAAGTGCGGCCATGTTGGGTGCGCGTAACGGCGGTCATTTCATCGCCCCTGCTGACCGTGGCGCAGTACTTGCATTGGAAAGTTTCCATGATGTGAAGACTGATGAGTTCGTTGGCCAATCTGTTCACTTGGCAACCGTAACCGCTGCTTCAAGTCCTGTTAGCGAGTTGTTCTACCCTACAGATTTGTTACCGGCTGGTGTTGCTGGTCGTAGTGCTTCACTGCGCACCCCTTACATCTACCGTAACTCACCACGCACCAACGACGGTAGTGTGTATGAGATCAAGAAGATCCCATTGTTGCGCGCACATCGTGATCACACGATCTTAGCTGCGGAAATCCTGAAATGCTGGCCTGACGGTGATAACGCGGCTAATCTAGAATACCTGGTCGATGCTGCGGTAGTCCCTAACTCCCCTGTAACCATTGACGGTATTACAGTGAATACCCGTCCTTTGTTGTTCGGTAAACGTTTCAACATGTTGGGTGTTTCCAGCAATGATCTGTTACTGGGCAGTGCTGTACAGAGTAATGTGGATACCATGAGTCCTAATGCCGGTGCAGGTACCGTGTGGGTACGTGTTACTGTGAAACAACCCAATGATGCAGCCGGTGCTGCTGTACCTCCAGTTGTCCGTATCGTCAAAGTGGATATTGACGGTGCTGTTGGCGCACTCATGTCTCCTCCTTCAACGGGTGGTGGCCAGAACGACCTGGTCATGAACATGACCAGCACTTTGTTAATCACTAACTTGACAGCAGCGATTGGTACTACTGGTACCGCTGGTGACACCGGTGTCGGTACCTACCTGGCAGACGGTGGTAATGGTTGGAACTTGGGTTTGGATTACACCATTACCGGTAACGCCGATCACCAGACTGCAAACATGGTATTCCACGCTAACAGTATTGAACTGGGAGAGGCTTCTATCTCCGGTGCAGACGGTAAAGAAGTATATGTTGAGAAAGCCAGTGTTGAGTATAAAGCACTGTTGGCTGCAACCACTGTTGAGCTGATCGCACATTTGCCACGTACTTCACGTGCTAACCTGGCACTGCGTCAAGTCGGCACCATGTTAGACAACGGTGAAGAAGAGACCTTCTTCTTTGAAGTGCGTCCTGGTTCTCCTTTCACTGCACTGCGTCCCGGTGGTAACACCGCTACTGGCGTTGCCGATGTTGCCATGTTGAAGAAAGGTCTGTCTATTCGTAGTCACGGTTCTGCAATCACAGAGCTTCTTCGTCACGTAGATGAAGTCAAGGCTGCATTCGGTACTGGTACAAACATCGGTGGCTCTGCTACCTTTGGTAGTCGTTTGGGTGTCAAAACCCAGTACGCCAGTGCTACAATCGATGCAGCATCCGATGCTGTCTTCACCCAGACCCGGGATAACCTGGACAACTTCAAAGCATTGATCATTGATACCATCTCTATGATGGTGACCAACCTGTTGATCAAGAGTGAATACTTGACTGCTCTGAAATACCTGACAGGTCGTAGCACCGGTTATGAAATAATCATTGCTACTTCAGCACGAATCGAACGTTTCCTGATGCGCAGTGGTGACGAACGTACCTTCGGTCAGAACATGAGCTTCCGCATTGCGGTTGATGAAGATGAGCGCATGGACGACAAGTGTATCATCTCTGTTCGTCGTAAGGGTGTTACTGGTCCTGATCCCCTGAGCCATGGTTTCCGTCTTTCTCAGAACCCAGTTGTCTACACCTACGACAACAGTTCACGTACCCAAGATCGCGTTGATGAGATCCACGTTAATGCGGGCGAACATCACGCTACAACCTTGCCTATCTGTGCAGAGTTGTTCCTGACAAACCTCGATACCTTCACGAAGAACCGTGGTGGTACTTTGGTGGCTACAGCATAGTCTACCTGTAGACTTGTGTGTAAACTCCCCGCCTGAAAAGGCGGGGAGTTTATGCCGTAATTAGAACATGTCCTATTTTCCGGTTCTGGCCTAATTTAAGGCTATATTACCATACTGATACTTAGGCTTATTTAATGGAAAAGGACTATAATGCAAATTAGAAAGACCGCAAGATACGGCAACTGTGCCTCATCGGAAGGATTGGATTACCACAGAACCATACTAAACCATACCGGAGAGACAGTCAAAATATGTGATGCTTCTGGACGGGCACACTACTACGATGGTGGATGGGTACAGCATGGGGATACACAGATTTTAGCCATTGAGGAATGGTACCGTGGCACGGATGCCACAGGGATGATCGATGTAAACCTGGAGGACATGCCAGAATATAAACATGAGTCTGGCATCGTAATTACAACACACATCACCCTGTCAGCGTTACAGGAAGTAACCGAAGGGTTTTACCTAGATTCACTGGGATTGGTCATATCCCTACGGAAGTACGTAAGTATCGCTAAACACCCACGTTTCATTACACATGAGGAAGACCGTCAAGAGTCTCGTTCCACAACGGGTGTAAGTATTGAAGTGCATGATCCACGGAAACGGATCGATATCCAACATGCTACAATGGGCGGTCAGTGTGTGCCAGTTGCACCTATCCGTATCCCTACCCCAGCAAAAGAATGTGTCATTATCAGACGGTGGGATCCTTCTACCGGTGGTAAAATAGCAACCGAATACGAACTATCTGACCTCACTACAGGTGAGGGCAAGTGCGGCATTCGCTTGTACGCTACAGTAACAGAAGCAAACGCCGACAAACGTAACCCTGAAAAGGTCGCATATGCACTTAAGGAGATTTCACTAGCAAACCACAAAGCAGAAATGGCAAAGGACATCCGAGCAGCTATCGTAGTTGAAGAGAAACGCAAGTACGAGGACAAAGTAGCTGCTGTTGTTAAAGAGAACCGCAGGTCTGAAGAGAAGGTTTGGAAAGAAACGAAAGCCAGGTCCAAAGAGAAAACGGGCTTCTGGTCAAATGCGTTACGTGTAACATCAGATGTCGTCCGTACCTTTGGATCCTGGCTGGTAAGCTGGTTCTAAGCCCTAAAAAAAGACCTGCGCGCTAGATAGTTTGTTACTACAGGAGAAAGGGATGATACGCACCAAACTAATGCGCAGAATGTTTGACGATATGCCACGACTTAATAAGGAGTTATGCGAGGGCTTAGCTTGGAAACAGGCTGAGGAATACGAGAAGTACATAGAGGAAGTCATCCGCTGTGCAGCTTCTATCTTCCCGAAAGGGTTCAAGTTCGTGGGGTCAAGGCGAGCTACACCAGAGGAACACTTTAAGGCCGTAACCAGGCCAAAGAAATTCAGTCCCGCCTCTTACGATCTGGCACCAACTGATATGTACGCTATGGCATATCACTTTGAGTTCGAAGGCGTCCCAGCGAAAGTGAGGTACCTGTTACTCCCCTATGTAAGGAGGGGTGGGGTTCTCCGAATTAAAGGAGCATGTTACAAAATATCGCCAGTACTGGCAGATAACCTGTTTTCCCCGGATACGGATGTGTTGTACGTACCGGTGACTCGATCCAAGTTAAAGTTCCATCGCCTTTCTGTTACGTATGTAGCGGATGGTGTCCTGATGTCAACCGACACGGTACATTGTCCTGTGATTAACATGCTTGCCCCTAAACGGCATAAGAAGCGCGTTACCACGCTTATGCATTACATGATGTGTAACAAGGGGTTGTCAGGAGCTTTACTCGAGTATTTCCAAGTTCACGCCGTAGTAGGTGAGCATGAAATAAACAGTGATTCATACCCAACTGATCATTGGGTTATCTGTAGTTCACGTGGTGTGCATCCGATCCGGGCTAATCTTAATTATACCCCATCGAGTATCCGCATCGCTATTCCGAAACTGGAATTCACATCAGAAGTACATTCTGCAATTGGAGGAATCTTTTACATAATTGATCACGAACCAGAGCTAATCACAGTAGACCAGGTGGAGAACATCCTCTTGTGGCGACGATTGATCCCCAGGTTTGCAATCGCTAAACGCAACACAGAAAGACATGAGGCTGACCTCATGGAAGCACACTTTGATTCAATCGGCCATTACATAGATGAACTTGTGAAACGTCGACTGGTTAAAGAGAACATTGACAGTAGGGACATCTACGAGTTCTTTGCTGTTATTGAGAAGACCTTCACGGAACGAGCTATCCATGCTGACCCAGCGGATACTTCCAACAAGAAGATGGAGACAACCCGGTTTGTCTTGTTTGATGTGGTTAAGACGATCTTTAATGCAGCGTTTGTATTGAAAGGACTGGAAGGTCCACGGCTTTCCCTTACCAACATTGAACACAAACTAAACAAGGCCTTCATAACCGCATCTGCTATGAAGATGAATCGGAAACACGGTGAGGTAGAAGTCGTATCTTCGCCAACCGATCTCCTCCCTATATCTGTAACTCGTGGACTTGTTCCACAAAGTAAGACAGTCGTTACAGGTAAATCCGCTAAGGACAAGGAAATGACCAGCAGGGCACGCGCACTACATTGGTCACAAGCACTTACTTCTGGCTTCTGCAACATCACCAGTGCGGATCCAAGTGGGAGAAGCAGCATAAATCACTTCTGTCAGTTGGACGAGTCCTGGGACATTGTTGTTCCAGAGGAAGCTAAGCGAGAACTGGCCGTGTTCAGTCGGATGATTGAGGAATAGTCAGATGCAAGAAAAACCAGATTCATGGTATTTCGAACAGGCAACAACTGGAAAGGGGGTCACCCTTTCTGAAGAAGATAAGGTCATTACCACTGCAATACAACTGGCAATGGTGCACATCGCCTGTCTTCCCGACAGGTATGGGCTTTCTTCCAAGGAGAAAAAGAAGGTGAGGTTGTATTTCACCGACAAAGAAAACGGACATCGGTTACCCCTTTTGATACGCGATATCATAAAGGTGGTACTCGTACATGTTCGCCTGAAGAACCTCCCCACTACTGAAGACATAATCGGGTATAAATCCGAATCGGTATTGGTGGGTTTCCTATGGAACAACAGGATAGGAATACCACTCCCGTCCTTAATCAAGTTGGGACCACTCCATACTGGCTACACAGCAGAGGACTGTACCCATTACACCCACCACATCAGGAGAATAGGATGAGTCTACAAGGGCCCTTTACCTACCCCAATAGTCCGGGTCGATACTACATCGACCCGGTAACACAACAGGTTGTTGATGAAAGCGTTTTAATCCAGCAGCAACAGGGACAACGTCACCACCAGCCGATCAACCAACCAGTAGGTGTACACCAACAACATGTGCCGCAGGGGTTCTCTCCCTTACAGCCACAGGTGCTCCCACTCCCTGCTTCTAACAACATCCCACAGAACAGTGTCTCACCACTCTCCTCACAGCCACAGCACCAAGGCCATTACCAGGAATACAGCTCTGAAGACGCTGAAGCAATGCAAGACCTTGTGGGGTGGAAACCACAACAAACCACGCAACAACCCGTAGAAACGACAGTGACACCAGATGTCCCGACCAGTGTTCCAGTTGTAACCAATTCCACCATGCGACGTTGGACAGGTACAATGCAATACCTCGTTGCCCATAATCCTACCACACATGGCATCGTGGAAATAGACCATAACAACACCCTAACCCACTACATAGTTGACAGGAGTATTCCAGTGAAGAAATCATTTGCCATCGACCACACCCATCCTAAGGTGAACGAAGTGAACCAGTTGTTAAACACGGAAGCAGTTGAGTACTGTACCCCTTCCAATCGGGACGATATCGAACTTACGGAAGTCTTAGAAGTTAAGGATTCCTGTGCTACAGGCATGAGTCTGGCATCTGTCATCCCCCTGTTACAACACACCCATCGTACGGCAAAGTCTAAACCACATACCACGGTAATGCCTACCATCGTGGACTACCCAATTGGTCATTACGACAGTGATGACGATATGGAACTGTTACTACTGTCTATACCTGATAACATGCATTCCTGCATTGAATGGTTAGAACAAATTGAGGAGAAGAATGCTGGTAAGTCCGGTGCAATTACCGCATGGTTGGACATGGTAAACCGTGTAATGTCTGCAGCCCTCTATGAGATTACGTCGTTGTCGTCCGGTAACGGTATTCGTACAACAGCGTTTGTTGCGGACTGGGAGGAAATATGTACCTGTGAACCCACCGCTGGAAGCCGGTCCCTGTTAGTGAATGAATTGTCCGATACCTTTTACGCAACGATCCAACCGATTGTGGAAGACGTAATGGATAAGGATGATAACGTTATCATGAAGGTGTTGTATAACCAACGTCGA